AATGGATATGGATTATGAGGGAGCCAAGCATCATGATGAAATTCCTGGATCAATTCCAACACATAAAAAATACACAGATTCTGATGGTACCACATATAACAATTATAATCCATTTTATTATAACCCTAAAACTAAAACTGATGAAATGGGCTATTATGCCAAAACATATGGTACAGCAGACCCAGATATGGAATCAGAAACATTGGCCGATTTAAAAAAGAATCAACCTATTAACTGGCCAAAGTATACAGAAAAAGACAGACGTGATCCAGAAAACATGTTATCATGGGAGCAGAAAAAAGCTTTGATTGCGCAAAGAGCTGAAAAAGCCGCAGCAAGAGAAGCAGCCAAGGAAAAAAGATTGGCGGCCGCTTCGCTAAAACCAGGTGTAAACGAATCGGTTGTTAGGTTAACCGAAAGCGAATTGATAGAGCTGGTAAAAAAGATAATGAAACAAACAACAAAAAAATAAATGAAAGCCCCGATTTTTCGGGGTTTTTTATTGGTAACCATTTTGGATACATATGGGTTTTACCTATATTTATATACTATGAAGTTTAAGGACATAATTAAGGACATTTTGATCGCTGAGAGTGAGGGGCCGTCTGAACACGCAAAATGGGTTGCAAAACAAGTCTTGGTTAAGTTTATGTTTGCTGATTATAAAGAACAAAGGGGATTTGTTTGGGACTATGATCTTGATGTGAGTGGGGTTTCTAATTTTGTTTTATCCGCCGGCGGTGCTGAGGATTATTACCTTCAGTATAACTTTGAAATTGATATTAGCTCATATCCTTCTTATACCCCAGCAACTTATGATGACCCAGGAGATTATGATCCCGCAGAATATGAAATTGAAATAAAACAAATTACCGTTTTTGATAACGATCAGATCATTTATGAGGGGCCAGACTTTACAAACTTCGCATCATTAAAAATTGGTGAGGTGGAATCCAGATATGGTCAAAACCGTATTAGTTATGGGGAAGGTTTTCTATATGATTACTTTGGTGATAAAATTGAAGAAATATTAAGTGACAACGCAGACTAAAAAAATATAGTATATGGCAAACAAAAAGAAAAAACCCGTAGCTAAAAGATCAAGAAGATCTGGGGTTAAAACAATGGAACTAGTTAAAAGAAATAACGAAATACTAAAAAAGTTTTTAACAAAATGAAACAAACGTTAAACGAACAAGTTGCTAGAATTAAAGCTATGATGGTTCTTAAAGAACAACAGGAAATGACTCTTGAGCAATATATGGATGAGTTGTTAAAAGATCCTGTTGGGTTTTTAAATAAATTAAATACTGATGAGCAATTTAAAAATGATTATATTAAATCTTACGGGCCGCAACAACCCGGTAATCCGAACAGAGCTATTTTGGAAAATGCTAAAACTAAATTTATGATAAATAATGGGAGTACAATTACAGGACAGTTAAAAAATGATAAAACAAATGAGATTGTACTGAATTATGAAATATCCTCTTTAGATGAATTTTTAAAATTAAACCAATTTATTAAAGATTATGAAGCAAAAGGAACACCTTTATTTGATGTAGGATTAGTAGGGCTTCTTAGAGATGTGAAAAATGGTAACGAGTTTGCTCAAGCTTTGAATATAGCAAGGGGTGCAAAGGTGTTCACATAAAAAAAAATACAAAAATTAATAATATATTATGAAACAAACATTAAACGAACAAGTCGCAAGAATTAAAGCCATGATGAGTCTTAATGAAGATGAGTCACAAACAATGGCCATGTTGCAACAAGAGACCGAAGAATTTAACCAGAAGGTTGATGAAGATTTAAGTCCGGAAGAATATAAGGAGCTAACATGCTCAGATCCAGATGATATGGAATTGCCTAATATTGGTGATGAAGAGAAGCAAAAGGTGATGGAGTTAAAAGAAAAGATGAAAACCGCATCATTCGCTGAACTAATGCAATTGAAAAAACAATTGAAGGAATTAAAAAGACAACAACAAAACGAGCAAGTTGCCGGACCGGCCGTTATATCCTTATTGGGTGTTAGCATGCCTCCTGCTTTTGCAATGGTTATTGGTGGAATCATCTTTATAATGATATTATCTTTTTTAAGTAAGTTTATTAGATTTAATAGAACAACCACATATTGGTGTGATGGGAAGAAATCACGTCTATTTGGTTTGTTAAGATGGTAATAATTGAACAACGGCCGCGGCTTCGCCGCTACATTTAATGAAATGAAACAGAATATTAACGAAGAGATTAGAAAAATAAAACACATGATGCGCCTTAATGAGGAGGGCAATCTTGGTGTGTTTGATAATTTTCCGCCGGAATTATTAGAATTTCTGGAAAGCAATTATTCTCACATGTACAGATTTAAGTATGATTATAATGAGAAGGCCTCTAGATTTGTGAATAGAGAGACGGGAGAGTATGATGGTGCAGGGTTTAGAAAATGGATGGATGAGAATACAGCTGATGAGTTTGTTAAAAATAAATCTAGAATAATTAGTGCAATTAGATCTGACTTAATTACCCTTAGAAGAAGAAAACTCACAAAATTAAAATTAGACGCATATGAGGAGTTGCTAATTTCACTTCTTGGTAATAACATTACCGGGCAAGCATTAACCAGATTTGAGGCGGATATTATAATGGACCCATATGCAACAGTAGAAAGCATTAGGAGAGGTTTTGAAGAGGCTAAAAATATTCTAGATAAACACGGTAGAGTAAATCCTGATAAGGTTGAACTATCAACGGTATTCCCAGGTGGTCATATTAATTACCCAACATTTGAAAGATTTGTTGAAGATAACCCAAAATACTTAAGCACATATGAAACTTGGGACAAGTTACATAAAGAATATCAAAAACATGATATGAAAGAACTAAATGGATTTAGAATTTATGATGGGCATTATAAAGAACTTAGATCACTATATGATTTTTTAACATCAGACAAAAAAGATTAATATGAAATTAATAGATTTATTAACAGAAGCTAAGGATAAAAAAATTAAATGCAATCATTGTGATTGGTCATGGAAAGAATCTGAAGGCGGTAAGAAGAAATACTTGTGCCACAAGTGTGGTCATGACAATACACCAAAATCATTTGACGAGTTTGCTGAAACAAGAATGAAAGGAGCGGACAAGATTGCAACAACAGCAAAAGAGAAAGGTGGTTTAGCAATGCTTACTTATCATCACTTTAACGTTAAAAAACCTTATTATAATAAAGCGGCCGAAGGTAAGTTTGATCTTGCTGCGGCCAAAAAAGAATTTAAACAATGTGTTAAGGACTTATCTTCTGATATGGAACAAGTTGCATTTCAGAAATTGGTTGGACGCATTGAGGTGCTTGGTGAATTAATCATCAAACACAAATAAAGAGAACCAGGGTTTGAAGACCCTGCTTAGGACCGGGACTAGTTACTAATCCCGTTGGGATATGAATTCGCTACTCATATCCCTTTTTTATTGTATTTATATATTAGATGAAATTTAAAGACATATTAGTTACAAAAGGATTAGATGAAGCAACACCAGTTGAAAAACCTGAACTAGGTTCTGGAGCAGATCATTATATATTCCCATCCAAGCGTAATCCAAACAAAGTATATAAACTAGGTTCAGAACATGCTGTGGATTTCTGGTATGATTTATTTAAAAACCATCCATCAATTTTCCCTGTTGTTTATAAGAGAGGTAAAACCAGAATGAAACTAGATCGAGATAAGGTGGTGTTTCAAGACAATAACTTTGTTAAACTTAAAGCCGGGTCTATTGTCCCTGTTGCTTATGTTGAAATGGAAAAGTTAGACCCCAAGAGAGCTGAAAACGAATGGAAGATGTTGGATTTTGCGATTACAGATATAACTGAAGATCAATGGGATTTTCAAGACTATGTTCTCCATTTTGCAATATTTGAAAGCTCCAACATGAAACCAGATTTTGATTTAATGTTACACGTTTTTGACGAGCTAAAGATAAATTATCCAGATGAATATAAAATGATTACAAGATTTTTGGATTTAATCATTGAAGTCAAGAAAGTTAACAAACATCCCGATTTACATATGTATAACTTTGGCTATGACATGAAGGGTAATCTAAAATGTTTGGATATATAGAATTTTTTATTAACTTTACAATCTAAATCATAAATTATGGCAAAATCAGTAGTAGTAAAACCAACACAATATTCCTACAGAACTAAATCTGGAGGGATTGTAACTAGAACTCGTAAGGCCCATATTAGAAAGGTCAAAACGACAACTAGGAAAAGAGGATAACATATAGCCCCAGGTGATGAACTTGGGGTTTTTTATTGAAGATAGTTTCCCTATATTTATATTATATGAAAAAAATTAAAATAACAGAATCGCAGCTAAAGAGATTAGTTCTTAATGAACAAGGACTTAAGAATATTGGTAACAAGATTAAAGGTGGTATTCAAACTGTGGTGGATAAGGTAAAGGGTGCCCCAAAGGATAAAGAACTTACTCAACCAGGAAAACAAAGTCAGAACAGAGATCTTGATCAACTTAGAGCAGAGTGGTCTAAAATTAATCAGGACACAACCAATATGAAAGGTTATGGTGAAGCTGTTGGTCAACAAGAAAATTCAGCTAAAACCGCAGCAATGATGAAAGCTAGAATGGTCATTTTAAAAAAACTAAATAAACAACAAGCTAAATTCGGATCTGTTATTGTGGATGAAGCTCTATTCCAATTAGAAAATGGTAATTATATTAAGTTAATCGTTTTGGAATTAACAAAAGTTTGGGAAGACGAAAACGGTATTAATTAATAGATAATGAAAAAAATTGTAAAATTAACAGAATCAGATTTAACTAAATTGGTTAAAACAATTGTTGAAAATATATCAACAGAAGGTATTCCACAGGAAGATCTTGATGTTTTAACAGCTGAAGCGCATAAGATGGTTGAAAAAGATAGAGTTAAAGCACAGGAAATCAAGCAAGAATTAGATGCAATGAGAGAAAGAATGGAGGATATGGTTAAAGGTGGAAAATTAAATTTTGATGACACTACTGTGGAAGAGGTAATGAAAGCATATACTAGTCAAAAACAACAAGAATATGACTACTATAGTACATCATCTGCAGATCGTTATTTACAAAACTTAATTTTTGAATTTAAAAGGAAGAAAGCATACGAAGATTACGAGAGAGAAAAAATTGAAAGAAGAAAAACAAAGAAAATCGATAAAAAAGATATTATAAATCTATTTGTAACCGCATTAGAAGGTGGTTCAAATTATTGGTATTACTTACCTAGAATTCCAGATGGGGTAAGAGAGATAATGGCAGAATTAGACATGGAACTAACTGAAGCAATAGGTGAATACGTGCTTAGAGGTGGTAGTATTGACATAAACGACGCTGAAGACGAAGAAACTAAACTTGGTACCGTTGATATGACTAGTCTATTAGAAGCAATAGATATCCTTAAAAATGATTACACACGCGCATACGAGAATATTATTGATGAAGAATATGACGCTGATGATGCTGACATATTTTTTCAATTAGCAGTTATGGGTGAGCTTACTTTCGGATAATACCGATATTTATATATAAAACTTGAAATAATGAAAAGAACAATTAGATTGACGGAAAGCGAATTAACAGCTTTGGTAAAAAAAATATTAAATGAAGTTGCTGAAGAACCGGTACTAGATAAACAAACCAAAATATTTGGTAATTTCTTCTTCGGTGAGGGTAAAACAAAACCAATGAGTTTCAACGGTGCACAAGTTACACAAGCCGATGTTGATAGATTAATTAAAGAAATGGCGATGTTTATTAAGAATACAGGTACACTTCAAACATTACAAAAATTTGGTAGAACCGAAGGAGGTTATTCTAATAACCAAAATATACCAAAATTCATTAGTCTTAACATAGGTACATCACACACAGGATCGGGCGAAGCAAATTCAAATGTTGCTCAAGGTAGATTTAGTTTCTTAAGTGGTATGGTGATGAAAGCGTTTGATTTACTTGGTGTCGATACATCAATAGCTAGATCGGTAGTAATCACAAATTCTAACACATCTTATTCACCAACAAGTTTGGATAAAAATTTCTTTGACCCTAAAAAACTTAAACCAGAAGATATTGAAAGATGGGGACACATTAGTATTACCAACTTAGCTACTATGGGTCATAAAACAGGTGGTATTCAACAAATACAAAGAAATTTAAATAATGCTTCAAGTGATATTAACAATATATTTGTTGATGGGGTTAACGAAGAAAAGGTTGTTTTTTTTATTAAGAGACTTCAAACATTCTCCGACATTCAAGATTTAAGCAATTCAATCAATGCCGGCGGTCAATGGGCTTCGTTAGAGGATTTTTTAAACGACCAGCTTTTTGATGATATGGATGAAATGAGAGCAGTCGCCACCCATTTACAAAAATGTGCAGCCACTAGTGGAAAACAAAAAGATACTATTAGATTGGTACCAAAAACAGGAGGAATGTTTATCAGTATTGGATTAGGTAACTAATAAAACTAAAACTAAAATAAAAATAAAACTAAAATGATATTAACAGAAGCTCAATTATCAACTTTGATAAAAAAAATTATAAGGGAACAGGTAGATAGTACATCAATAACATCAAAACCAACATCTTCTTCTGGTGCAAAACTACCAACCCCAATACAAATAAAAATATTATTATCTACTAAAAAGGGTGAAGAAACATATTTGGTCTCTTTTGATAAAGTAAAACAAGTTAAAGATGGATGTGAATTTGAGGGAACATTTAGAGGCGACACAAAAAGACACACTTTTATGTATAAGTGTGATGGGACATTATATTGGAAACAGGGTATGCTTTCATCAAATACTGAGGTAGAAATTTCTGCAGAAGCGGCTAAATTACTAGCAAAAGCGTGTGGTTGCGATGTATATGCATCCAATAAGCCTGCATCGGGAATGCAGAGTCAAATGGCTGAAAATAATGGCAGTGTAACTAAATCAATTTCCTTTGAAAGTATTGAAGAGTTTATGTACAACGAATATAGTAAGAAAAACAATAAAAATATAAGTGTTAATTTAACATTTGATGGTAGACAAGTTTTAGCAAATATAAACGGCTCAAAAGTCCCAGTAAAAAGATAATAAAAATAAACCCCGATAATTCGGGGTTTTTTTATTTAATTTGGAATATATTAATTTCTAAATTTGGATTCTCTTCCTTAAACTTGTTGAATCTCATTATTTGTTCATCCATATCATCAAATATGTTGATGGTATCAATTGAAGGATTATTCTTTAACATGTCCTTAATCCTTTCAGGTTTTTCCCTATTGTCGTTTTTAAAGTCATAGTAATCAAATACATACAAACCATCTAGTTTTTCTTTAACTACCGGCTCAAACTTAGCCATTCTGTTTGTCATCAATATCGTTATGGAATTTGGAATAGTTGAATATTCATTATAAAAACCTTTGGTTTGTTCAATTGGTTGAACATCAAATGGTTTAAGACTATCTATCTGTCCCCACCAACCTTTGTGTGGCCAATCCTTACCGGTTAACTCTTTATATTTTTCTTTACCAGGATTTGGCATTGGTGAATCCATTAATGTCCCGTCAAAATCAAAAACATTTAATGTTGTTGGGGCACCCTTTGCTTTGAATGGAACTTGATATAATATCTCTTCAATCTTACCTGTAACGTTAAATGATTCCGCCAATTCTTCCCATGCTGTAATCTCGTTAGAATCCTTCGGTTTAGCCCCATTTGCGGCGTTTATAGCCACGGTTATATGTGGAATAGCATTCTGTGATAAAGACGTCTCTATACCCACCGCAATGGCCTTATCTGACTTACCTAGTTTGGTTACTCTTAATGTAACCGTCTGTCCTATCTTTTCTTTTAAATTTTCAGGTAACTCACCCATTTTAATTGTCATATGATGACATATTGCTTTCCAATCATTAGGGAACGCCACATGGTTAAGAATAGCCGATCTAGATCCGGGGTCTAAAACAACAGCAGAATAGGATACTTTATAACTTTGGTCTTCAGTAAGAATGTCTAATAATCTCATAATTGATAAATACATCACAAAATTAAGTAATTTTTTTATATTTATGTATATGAAGATTGTGATTTCTGAAGAACAATTAAATAAAATTGTTAAAAATATTAGAGAAGCAACTAATCAAAGAAAAACATTGAATTTTTTTGATTTGGTTAGTAAGGGGATTCTGTGGGTAGTAGAACCTCATGAAAACGGGGAAAGAGTAAAACCAAGGTGGGAACACGATAGTAACCTTATAACATTATGGAATATAGAACATCCAGAGCCTGGTCAAGAATGGGTTAAAAAAGCAAAACATTTCACTAAAACCGGGTCAATTTGGTGGTGGAATGATATTGGTCAATTCGATTTGTCAGATGAAAAATATAATCAAATACTACGAAGTATAGACCTATATAAAGAAAAAAATAAAAAAGACGATAGCGCAAAGTTCTTAAAATGCACAGCTTGTAAAAAATGGTTTACACAAACCATATATAAAAAGAAAAAGTCATTACCTATATGTCCTTGGTGTGGCAAACACAATACGGATTTAAAAGAAAGTGAACTTGATGAAAGAAGTAGAAGTTTTGCTTTTACTAGAAAAATGAGGTTGTTTAGTAAGGCGGAAATGATGGCTAATCCAATGAGGTATAAGAAGAACGATTTAGATAAGAAAAATATTGAGTTGGATGAAATAGGTGTCTATAAGTTTTCAGAAAGGTCCTCATATGGTGTGCCAGGTGAAAAAGAATATGATGAAGTTCTTAACAATAATATTTTTTTAAAGGAGATTGGTGATTTTGGTTATTTGTATAGCATGACAGAAGATTATATGTCTCAGGTGATAACAATATATGTTGTAGATAAACAAAAGAAAAGACAAGTCGGAGTTGCTGAATTTGAAATGAGGGGAGAAGATTTCTTTGTTACTTTACCATATGTAATTGAGGAATATAGAGGTAGAGGAATCGCAACAGAAATTTATAAAATGATATTAACATTTGGTGGGTTAGTTTCTGGTAAAGCACAATCAGAACAAGCCGTTGGATTGTGGAAAAAACTATATAAAGAGTTACCCAATAAAATGGTATATGTTGATGATTCTGGAAAATATTTTGATGTTGAACTAGTCAATAATGATTTAGTTTATGGAGATGATAAACAAAGCGTCTATAAGGAAATGGGTGGGTATTTAAAATTATTTCAGAATGAGAATAGTAATAACTGAGAGACAGCTTAATAATTTGATCTCACCTAACGTTGAGGGTTTAGAAGATTTGATGAATCAGATCATTGATAAATTCCCGGAGGTTGAGGATTATAAAGATAAGCTAATAGATTTCATAAATAAATCTAATTGTAAGAAAATTGAATTTGCTACAATGCAGCATGCTGGCGGGTTATCTTTACATAATTCAGTGTTATTAAATAAGATTTTATTAAATAGAGATCTTAATTCATTAATTTTTATTATATTTCATGAAATTGCTCACCAATATCAGTTTAAAAAATATGGTGCAGAAAAAATGTATGAGCTTTACACAGGGAAAATACATTTAGAAGATGCTGTTGATTTTTTATATAATACAGAAATAACTGCGGATGAATTTGCATTTAGAAAAGTAAAAGAGTTTTACAAATTGGGTTTATTAAAAACCATAACAGATATGCGTATGTATAAAAAAATGGGTAAACACAATTTAGCCAATATGTATAATCAGGTTAAGAAAATCTTATCAGTAAGAAAAGGTGATAGCCCCGATGAGGTGAGCGAAGTCCTTTATAATTTTATTAAAATTAAAATAGAATAATGAATATATTATTAACAGAATCACAACACAATCGTTTGGTTAAGCATCTTTATCAACCAGATGGTATTAGCTGTGGCCCAACATGTATAAAAATGGTTGGTGATTTTTTCAAGGGTGAGGTTGATAGTATCGATGAAATATGTAAATCATGTGGAACTGACAACATAACTGGAACTCCACCAGAAAGAATGAGAAAAGGTTTAGACTCTTTGGATATACAGTATGTTGAGCATATGGACGAAGAAAGCCCGTATGATTCCCTAAGAAGTGTTATTGATAATGGAAGCGTTGCAATGCTTAGAACTCTAACACAAAGGGTACCACATTGGATTGTTGTTCATTCATATGATGATGATATCTTTTATGTAAACGATCCATGGTTAGGTCAGTTAACATATAGTGAAACAGATTTAGAAGAAATTTGGAAAGAAAGAAATTATTTCTTTTTTGAGGTGATCAAGGAAAATAATAAGGAAGAAGATTTAGATGAACACTCATATAGTGGCAATGTTACCTTAAGACCATATAATGAAGCAAAAGATGCATTAGAAATATTTAATAAACTAGAAGAAGTATACAGTAAAATAGGCTGGCCTAAAGAAGCCATATGGAACGAATTACAACCAATAGATTCCAGTTTAAGTATTGTGGCGGAAGTTGATGGTAAAGTGGGTGGTTTTTATATTATAAAAGACGCTAACATACCGTTACTCGGTAAAGAAGATGATGAGATGTTATCTAAACTAAATGGTATTGAGGGCGTTGCTCTAGGTATCTTCAATGAGTATAAGAATTATGGTATCGGTAAAGATATGATCGAATACCCCAAAACGATTGGGGCTGATTATATTTGGGGATTACAACTAAAAGGACTTGGAAATATCGACGATTGGTTAAAGAGAAGAAAACTTTATGCTGACGTTGGACAAATGTATATAACTTATCAAATATTTAATAATAATGAGCAAAGTAATTAAAATTAAGGAATCTGAGGTTTTTGATATGATCACCCAGATTATAAACGAACAATCAGCTAGTGAAATTAAAGTAACCGCAAGTGGTGAACTGGGTACTTACCCGGAATTCAGTGGTTTAAAGAAACTATTAGCACAATTAAGAAATAATGTACAAAAAGCATTAAGAGGGAATATTCCATATGTGATAAAATCAAACGAAGCATTGGGAACCATTTTACCTAGAAAAGTTGGTGGTACGCTAAGTTTAACTGTTACATTAATACCTTCTGAAGAATCAAAAAGACATTGGTATTTCGATGGCTCGGCTGGTATATATAGCTATATTAACACCACAAGTATCAGCGCAGTTAACGCTAAAGTTAGAATGTCAGTAATGGATAAGGCTCAGGCTGGGTTTGTTGGATCTAGTCCAATAGAAATTTACCCTAATACTTTTGGCTTATCCTCGTTCACAAATTTAAACCCCACTGAACCAAATAAACAGTATAGCATTATACTTAAATTTCTTGTTGGTTTAAGACCGGGCGGATTTTATGAAGTAGGTGATGAGGATCCAACACAACCTAATCAAGATTCAAAACTTAAAAATGTGGAGGATTTAAAGGAAGGTTATAGTTTTTATGCAATTAGAAGTACCGATAATCAAAAATATAAATTAGTTATTGGTAAGTTAATGCAAAATTATAACGGGTTTCCAGCAGTCTTTATAACCGGACCTGGTACTTATGAAGGTAAAAATTTAGACGGGACAGCTCCGTATAATTTAGTTCCTTCCACTGAAAAACCAGGAGAATTAACTGGGAATACAGAAATGGGTTCATTTAGACTTATTTCATATGCTGGATAATATAAACCAACATCAGTATAGGTAATGAAAATAGTGATAAGTGAAGAACAATTCAATATGTTGTATAGTGTACCGGATAGACCAAGTTTAACCGAAGTTGAATATGTTGTTAATATTTTACAAGAAGAAGATGAGGATGATACTTTTGACTTAGGAATGAGTGGAGAAACCAATGAACATCACTTATATTATTTTTATATTGGTGAGGCATTCTTTGATGAATTCTATGACAAAACATATCTAGAGTTATTTGATGAGTACAAACAAAATCCTGAAGATTGTACGCCGTTTGTTGATGCTGTCATTAAGTCCATAATAGAAAAAATGAAGCAGTCAATAGAAGAAAAAAAAGCAGCGAAAATTTTAAAAAAAGTAATAAAAAAACAAATTGTTGTTAAATTTAAAGAAAGTGATATTCTTAAAATTTTAGATGCTCATTTTGGTAACTTTATTTGTAGCGAGTTTCTTGAGGAGGCTCGTTAATTAATATTCTTTAATATTGATTTAAAACTAAGTCTTTCAAATAATGGTTCTATTTGCATATGATTGACTAGGTTGTCCACCTGAACATAACCTTCTTCAGTTTTATTAGTCTTCTTATTATGTAATTTTATATTAACACCATCTTCACATGTAAAGTTTTTAAACCAAGGTTGTTTTAATTCAATTTTAACAAATTCATTTTCATACATACCAGAATCACTAAAATACTTTTCGAAGATCTTAATTAATTTTTCTCTTATTTCTTTACATCCAGTTTCTTCATTATCATAAAAATCTTCATGTCTGTCATCAAAATAATCATCAAAGGCTTCATTCATGGTTGCTTGTGTAGGATAACCATAATCATATTCTGGATATTCAACATAATCAGTATCTGGTAAATCGTGATAATCCATATAATCACGAATAAACATTTCAAAAGATTCTATTGAGTAAATTTCTTTTTCATTAACAAATTCAATAATTTTTTCTATTGGTGCTTTTATTATTTTAAAAGTACCCCAATGTGTTTCAAGTTCTAGTTTTTCCTCATAATTTTTAATTTCTTCTCGAACAGCGCTTTCTAAAGAACTAGAAGTTTCTGATGCAAAATCATCAAGATATTTATCTCTAACTTTTTCGTTATTATATAAACCCGAATTATCGGCAAATTCAATAAAACTATCATAGTTTGCACAATAAAATCCAAAAAGATCAATTAATTTGGCTCTATTATCTTCATAATAATTTGATAGATACCCAGATAAAATTTCGCTAGCCTCGCTTTTGTAATTGTAATATTCTGAATCTAAAACATCATTGTATGCGTTATACTCCCAATTTCTTAGTGTTCTTAAGGCGTCATCATAACCATCAAGAGAAGGCGGTAAACTTTTAACTTCAAATTCTAATTTACCATCACTTACAGAACATTTAACAATATCATCTGAAATAAACGCAACTATATCATCTTCATCCTCACCGTTTAACGCATCAATAAATGGATTAACACCGCCATATTCTTTATATATAATTTCTCTTAATATTAATAAATCAGACTGACTCAAGAATTTTTTAGCTTTCGATAATTCTATTTTAACATTATCAAGTTCTGGGTTTGAAATATATAATGATGGAAAAAATATTTTTTTAACTTCTAGCCTATCATTAAAGAATTGGGGTCTATTGGTTATTTCGTTATCTGCTGGGTTTTTAAGTTGATCAGTTGAAAAATGTAATTGGTATTTATCGTTCTCATTTTCTTTATTAACAATGATGTATAATGGATTTTGTGGTGAAGAATATGTATCAAAACGATTTGTTCTGTCTTTGTGTTCAGGATTTAAACTATATTCTCCCCAAGCGGTACACCACTCAGTGTTAACACCAAGATAAGATGCTGCCTTTTCACTTTTAGGTACAATCACAAACCAGCTATCACCATTGTGTTTAACTTCATATTCATTTGGTTCTAACGCTTTAATTAACGAAGCTAGTGTTGTTTGGGTTTTTACTATTTTATCTTTTACAAGGTCATAAAGCTGTGGTATAGACGTAATTTTCATTTGTCCAATCTTCATTTGATATTTGTAAACCAATTCAAGATATTCCGTTGCTTTTGGTAAATCCTCTAATTTTAAGTTACCATTCCTGTACATGTTAATTAAAAAGGGATAATAAGATCCTAACTTAATAATTTTGTTATCAATTATTTTTGTCTTGGGATCAGCGTCCGCTATTCTAATAAATGTTCTTCTTTCAACATCAGAGAAATATTTTTTATAAATACCTTCTTGATTTTCAGTTAATAAACTGTATATTACTTCTTTAAATTTCACTTAATCTATCGTTTAATATTTCATTAAAATTATTTCTATCTATTGATGGGTACCATCTATTATCAACATCAAATCTAGCTTTTTCAATATACCCGTCACCCAATAATTCACTAAATAAACATTCACCATCTGCACTATCATCACCACAACGCTCAATTAATTCATCTATTGTTTCATCATCAATTTTGTTTGATGAAATTAAATCTTCTAAATTAATTTCAATAGCAACACCCTCGTCATTCATATTAATTACATTACCAAATTCACTAAAGGCACTTTTTAATTCATCATACATATATCTTTCATAATCTTGGGCCTCAGCATCATTTATTGATGCGCGTAATCTATCTTTAATTTCATCATCATGATCATACTCTTCAATTATTTCTTTTAAATCCGTTTCATCAAACTCATCAACACCATTTTTTTGTTTTAAAATCCCTATAATTTTTTCTGAGTTCTCCTCATTTAGATCATAATCAATAGCCGATCTCCACTCAGCATACTCGTAATTATCCCAGTATTGGTATGTGTCACCCATTAAAATATCATATACCACATTTGTCAACTCACCTCTAATATAATCCTCCGCATTTTTAGGGTGGATATTTAAAGTGAAATTAAAATTATATTGTGATGGTTCTATTAAACCTAAACTCTTTAATAATTTCTTTTCTTGTCTACCTGTAAATAATTCTGGACGATCTGAATATAATTTTTTTACTTCTCCCTCAGTTAAATCAGAGATTTTAAAATCTCTTGTACTATCATATTCATAACCAATATGATTAATCAAATATCCATTATAATCTCCATTATCAATATGATGATATAATAATGGTAGGATTAATGAATGTGAATCATTTGAAGGTTTTGAATTTTTAGGCCCCTTTAATTGTAATAAAGTACCCGAACCATCAACTGATGCTGTTAAATAACTTTTATTTAATGTGTGATTGTTTTCAATTTTCTTATAATGTCTTAATGAATATATGTTACCTCTACTACTCCCACAGTGACCCATTCTTTCCGCTTCATCCGGACAGTTTGTTGTTCCTAAATCAGCCCAATAATAACCAACTCCGTTTTTTCTAAAATCTAATATAATGTCATTCGTTTCTTTATAATCTATTTTAGATTCACCGATACCTAAAGATTCGTGCCATCTTTCTGATTCATCAAATAACTCATTAAATGTAAAATTTTCATATGGTTTTATTACACCACCAAGACCAACTCTATACCAATCCACAATTGATCTAACGCTATTTCTCTCACTAATAAAAGCATTTTCATTATTTATTAATTGGAATCTTTTTTTGAGATCATTTGATATATCCGTTTTTGACATATCATATCTTGATTCTAAATCAGCATATTCCTTTTCGTATTTCTCTAGTATTCTAAAAGCTAATAAACGATATATCGAACCAGCAATATTACCTAATGCTTTTGCATTATTATCATTAATCCCCAAATTTTTTAATTTTTGAATTGCTTTTTCAGAGGTTTTAGACTCTATTAAAATTGAGGTTAATATTTTTTTAAATTTCATTTATATCAAATTTTGCTCTTATTATGTCCATACTATGTTGTGATAAAACCCACTGAATGTTGTAAGCAACTTCCGGCGGTAATTGTTTTATAAGCCTTTTTTGTTCTAAATTATTATCCCCATATATCTTGTGAACAACAAAAGAAACTATATCAAACGCATTGAATTCACTAGCCATACCCATTAGTATTTCAACTTTTTGGCGATTATCTAATTTGGTTAGATCAATATACGGGAATATAACTGGTAGTTTTTTAGTTAATTCTAAGATCTGATCGCAATTATCAAATTCCCTACACTTAACCCACATGTCCCAAACGTCATCTGAGGTTAAACCATCACCAAATTCATATTGTTGCGAAAGCTCTGTACCATACAGATCATCGAATATAACAGCCGGTTTTTCATTGCTTTCTATATGGTTTTCAATTAGTTTCTTATATTGAGCCTCAGTAATCTGAATATTCATACTTTATAAATATTTATATAACAAAGATAGTTCAAATGAAGAAAATAATAGTGACAGAAAATCAAGCAAAAACAATTGTTGATTATATTATTAGTGAACAGGCTGTTATTGGCACCAACACTGAGACTAAACAATCAAAAGTATATAATATTAGTAATTCCTTTGCTAGCGGACAATATAAGCTAACAAACACTAAAGATATCATTGCAGCAATGCAAGCTATAAATAAGGAAATCGCGGGTTATCCAGAAAATCAACAATTTATAATAAATGTCGAATCTTCTGAATCTGCAGTTCCACCACCGGCTGGAATGAACGTAGGAGATCTTTCGAGATTAAGAGGTGAAGCTGTTGAAAATTTCTTGAGAAGTGGTAAATATATTACAGACAAGGTACAGGTTAAAAAAGTAGATAAAGGTGTTCAGGGCCCTGCTTGGGATGTAAATAAGGGTAAAAATGCAAAAGAATATAAGGATAATCAATATGTTACACTTTCTCTACAAGTGATTGGAAGTAAGGTGACATCAATAATTTGTGATTTTAATGAGACAAAACAGGGTGGTGTCGCTAGAGCGGAAGATGATTTTGTTGGTTATAATAAAACAATAGATGTTAGTGGATTACCGAATGGAACTAAATTTAAAATAGCATTTTCTCCGTTAAGTATGGCGGACATGATGGTTGTTACAGCAGGTTCAGAGACCAGAAGTACAGGTCTTGTATCAAGCGCACCAACAAGCCCAATGATTAAGGCTGCCGTAGCAACAGCACTTTGGTATGGGTATGATGGGAATGTTCCAAAACATTTTTACGGATCGGCCATTCGTGAATTAAGTAAACAAGAAAAGCAAGAATTATTTGGCCTTTGGTCTATGGATAACCTTAAATATATGTGGGGCCATGTTATGAAAAAAGCTGATTGGGATTGGCCAGAGGCTTTTTTAACTAACAATAGATTGTATACATATGCGGCTAACGTTATCAGAGGTACATTTAAGGATCCTGATATCCAAAAACTAACACCAAATGGTGATGGTTCGGGAGTTCAAATGATATTCACGAAGGATCAAAGTATGTCATCTATTACCATAAAGGTATATAGCCCTGTTGGTGGTACGATTTGGAGTCTGGGTGCTAAATGTGTCTAGTTGAAATCCAACCAAAGAAAGCTCGTATTCTCTACCATTTTTAATATGTTGGATGTGGGTTATTTTACCATTAATTGTTGTATATCCAATAACAACTCTATTGTGTACCTTACTTAATGAATCGGTTATGCGTTTACCTTCCTTGGATGGTGTGTCAATTTGAGAATATGCACAATAGTTCATTAAACAAAACACAGATAGTAATATCTTTTTCATAATCTATTTTTTTACAAAACTAATGTTATTTTCTTAATTCTACAAAATTTTTTGGGATATTTATTAATGAAATAACTAAACATTGAAAATCAATATATTATGCTTTTAAAATTAGGATCTGAAGGAGAAGACGTAAAAAAACTCCAAACTAAACTGGGTGTTGACCCAATTGGCAAATTTGGCCCTAAAACTGATGCCGCTGTTAGATCGTGGCAAGCCGCTAATGGACTTACAGCTGACGGTATTGTTGGTGATGGTACATGGGCTAAAATGTTTGGAGAAGGGATTGTTAGTGCGCCGACAGTTATTACTGAGCCTGCACCAGTTGCAAGCGCCGGTGGATTAAAATTAGAAAAATTAAAGGGACACATCCCTGATGCTGTTATTGCTCAAATACCAGATACTGCAGCTAAATTCCAAATTAATACACCATTAAGGTTAGCACACTTCTTAGCACAGTGTGGTCATGAATCTGGTGGATTTAGAGCGACACAAGAAAACTTGAATTATTCAGCTAAAGGTTTGAATGGTATTTTTAAGAAATACTTCCCAACTGAAGCTGCAGCTAAAGCATATGAAAGACAACCAGCTAAAATCGCATCTAAGGTTTATGGTGGCAGAATGGGTAACGGTCCAGAATCAACTCAAGAGGGTTACAAGTTCCGTGGACGAGGATATATCCAATTGACGGGTAAGGAAAATTATACAGCATTTGGTAAAGCAATTAATGAAGATATTTTATCTAACCCAGATAAAGTTGCATCAAGTTATGCATTATTATCTGCCGCTTGGTTCTTTAATAAAAATGGTTTACACAAAATGGCGGATGGTGGAGCAACTGATGCGGTTGTAACATCTATCACTAAAAGAGTAAATGGTGGAACAATTGGATTACCGGACAGAATAAAACACTTTAAAGAGTATTATTCATTACTATCATAAAAAAAGGGGTTTAAACCCCTTTTTTATTTTGCAATACTATTTTCGTCATCCCTTTCTTCAGGATTATCCTCAATTATTTTTTTAGCTTCTTCTTTTGAAATTATTTTAAATTTTCTGTTTTTATCTTTTCCTTTTGATGGGTCAGTTAATAAAACAATAAATTCATCATTATTTTTAACATTCTTAAAATGTTTTAAATTAAACAAAGCAGAACCAGCAAAAATAACATCGGTAAGCTCACTACTTTCATCAATAAGGTATTCATAGTCTTTCACAACCTCTAATGTTTCTACATTAACAATACCATAAAATTGTTTAGTCACACCTCTTGTTGGCTGTTGTTTAAAAAGTATAACATCACTATTGCTAGCTAACTCATATAATTTTTTCTTATCTGAAAAGAGATAATCATATTTAACTTCTTTATTTTTTGAAAAAATATAGTTTAATTGTTCTTCGGTTAAATCACTTAGTTGAAAATTTGTTTCATACGCGTAAATGTTTTTTTCAAAGCCATCTACAGGGTACTTATTATTTATTACAATATCAACAATATATTTGTGAAATATTTCTTTTGGTTTTCTATTTTTAGGTCCCTTCATTTGACCTAAGGTTCTTTTAGTTGGATCATACGAAATAGTCACATATGATCTACCGTCTCTAATTTCATCAATACTTCTTAATGAAAAAATCACCTTACCTGGATCATTTCCACAATGACCCATTCTTTGTTTTTCTTCTTCTGACATTGAGGTGTTTAAGTTGGCCCAATAAAATCCAACACCATTTACTCTATAATCAATTATAATCTCATTTTCTTCTTTATAATTTGAATTAACCCCTGTTTCTAATGATTCATGCCAAATTCTAGATTTTTCATATGCTTTTTGAAAGTCTATTCCTTTGAGATCAACTCTATCCGCAATTCTTGGGCTTGTTAACCAATCAAGAATGTATTTATACTTATTCTCATAATCTTCTTTCCAGATAAGATTTCTTGGACCACTAGTATTTAAAATTTCTCTGGCGGCTCTTTTTAACTCAATTTCACCTTTGATGGGCTTATTATATTTCTTTTCAATTGTTTTCTTATGCGTTGAGGTATAATCATTTAAAAATGTGTTCGCTATCCATATACAGTGCTTTTCATTTAATTGATAAAACTCTTCAGCCCATGCGGGACTAAACCCCATGGCTCTTTCTATCGTTTTTCGCTTATCGGCTGCGTTTTCACTGATAAGCATTTCGTAAATAATATCTTTAAAGTTCATTGTTTATATAAATATAAATAAATGACAAAATAATTAACCCTCCAATTTGGAGGGTTAATTTATTAATCTGGAAACCAATTAAACACTTATTTTGTCCTTATTTATGGTATCGGCCAGATCCCTTAACTCGGAACCAACGGTTAACATTAATCTCTGTATTAGTGCTATTTGTAGTGCAATATCAGTTTTTTTGGAACCAAGAGACGCGAAATTAGCTGGGAAAATAACATCCTTAATTTGAATGCCATTGTTTTCACCCGCCTGTTTAAGTAATTTTTGTTGGTAATACTTTTTGGCATTCAACTTGGTGCACACTTTACAATAGATGCTTTTACCATCCTCGGTAGTTTTGTTTTTATAAAACAAATTTAATGAAAGGGTCTTTTTACACCCAGTACAACATTTTTCTTTATTTTCCACCATAGTTATTGTTTATGAATTGCAAATATAGTAGATATGTTTTAATATTCAAAAACAATTAGTAAAATATGGAGAGTAAAAAAGAAATTTGTAAAGTTGGGTTTTATCAAATATGCGAGATAAATAACGGTAAATCAATTAGTTACGAGGCTGATAGTGGCCAATATATTTTTATCGAGCGATTTAAAAAATACATAATTAATAAAAATAGGGATAAAAAAAGATTTAAAACACTAGAAAAGGCTAAAGATTACGCATCCATAAAACTTGGTAATTATAAAAAAATTAAAGAAACAAAATTAAAAACCCTGCCTAAATCTCTTTATTTAGTTTTAATTAAAGAGGAGGCGTCGGGTAAAACGTTTGTTAAGGTTGGGATAACATCTAAGAGATTTATCATGAGAAGATTTAGTAAGGCGTATGGTTATGAGGGTTACACCCTAGAGTCTATACTAAGAAGAATTGACACTCCAGAAGCTGAAAGATTAGAAGGGGAAATAAAAGATAAATTAAATAAAAAAAGGTCTGTAAAAAAATACAGACCACTTTTAGAATCTTTTTCCGGGTATTCAGAATGTTTTAATTATCTATGTTTAGATGATATCATCGAGGTTTTTGATAAAACAACTAAAAATGTTTAATCCCAAGCAAAATCTAAACGAAGCTTACCGCCCTCATTTGTGAGACTTAAACCACCATTTGCTTCGGCATATCTTTTATTAACACCAACAATACCGAATACCAGTGTTGCACCATTATTTAATTTAATAATAGTGTCATTATCAAATTGTTTTCCTGTTGCGTCTTTATCAATAGGCGTTCCAGCAATTAAGCCAACAACTGTTGGTCTTTTATAATTTTTATTATAAACGTCAGCATTTGAAACTGATGAACGGAAGCCTAACACAACTAATTTAACTTTTTTAGTTTTTAAATTTTGTATTGTATCAATATCATCCTGAATTGTTTCCGCCTTTCTAATTGTTCCAGAAACACTTGAAGGTTTTGTTGATGACATTTGCTCATTCAATATTTGATCTAAAACTCTTTTTACTTGTGATTCTGTTAAAATATATTTTTTCATATTACTTTGTAATGGGTCTTCTTTTTTTATGTAATTCTTCATTCTCTTTAGTCAAGTATTCTACCTTAACAGTAAGGGCCGCCACATCTCTAGTTAATCCCAATACCATACTACGAAGTTCGTCTTTTTCTCTGGATGATTCACTTAACAAAGCCTCTAACTTGGTTATTCTATCTTTGCAGTCGTGTTTTATAAACTCTTCGTCTCTTTCTTTATTTAGAGCTCTTTTTTCGTAATACCTCCAAGCTGTGGTTGATCCCAATATTGTTACTATTGTAATTAAGACTGAATATACATTTTCCATACTACATAAATACTAAATAAAAATAAAAATTCCACATTTTTCTCGATATTGGATTTATTAAACCAATTTTATTTTAACATGACAAATAGACATACCATTTTTAAGTGTTTTTTTGATATTTTGTTTATTTATTTTTGAATGTTGGGGAACATTTAAGGTCAATCGACAAGGGGAAAGTTTGTAATTTTCCCTTTTTTTAGTTATATTAATAGATATGAAAAGCAAAATTATTAATTTTTTTGGTGGACCTGGAATAGGTAAATCAACACAAGCCTGTGGTTTATACACAGAGATGAAGAAACATCATATGAATGTTGAATATACGTATGAATTCCCTAAAGAAGTTGCTTGGGAGGGTAATGTATCTCAATTAAGTGATCAATTTTTTATAACGGCAAACCAACATAGAAACATAAGTAGGTTATATGGTAAGGTCGAATATATAATCGTCGATTCACCAATCGTTTTGGGGTGTTTTTATGAACAGCGTTACGGTAGTGATTACCCATCTTCGTTTTATGGAATGACGGGCTTGAGTAAGTTCTTATGGAATTTATTTCGTCAATATGATAACATAAACATCCTCTTAACTAGAAACAATGAGACATATGATCAAAATGGTAGATTACAGGATTTGCATGAAGCTAAGGAAATTGATAATGACATTAAAGAAACATTATTGGTTAATTCTATACCTTTTGTTGAATTTTGTGTTGATACAAATACTGCTACGGACATATTTAAGTATATAACACAGCTATAGCATGAAAAAAACAATACTTCTAATAGGGATTATTTTTATTTCCTTAAACTCATTTTCACAAGACACAATAAGGGTTAAAAATCAAGTATTTGAGGTTTTATATTCTCAAAAATTAGAATCACCTATATGGTTAAAATATCGATCAACTAATCGACCAACTAATGTTAATAGGGGTAGTATGGATTTTTACACGGAAAAAAACATACATACATCTGACGCTGAGGATTATGTTAAAAACATATATGACAAAGGCCACCTGGCGCCAGCAGCTTCTTTCTCGGACAATATGGTTAATCTTAAGCAAACCTTTTCATATCTAAATTCAATGTTACAAGATCAATATATGAATAGAGGTGAGTGGAGACTTTTAGAAGAACAAGAAAGAAAATGGGATGATGCTGAAGACTTAACAATATTGATTAAGGTTTTTTTTGATAAACCAGTTAAAGTATTACCAACAAACGCAGCAATACCATCATATATGCAAAAACACATATATTTTGAAAAACAAAAAAAATGGAGATGCTTTGTTTTTCTAAATGAGAAACCTAAATTTAAATGGCATGAAGTTGAACTGTTATGCTCACCAGGTGATCACAATTAAGTATGCTATTGAATAAAGAATTAATAAAATATCAAGATAAGTTATTCTGGGTATATAGGAAAGTTAAACAAGGATTAGTAAACGAAAACCATATTCAAGACTTAAAGGATTTTTGGATGTGTGACACAATACTAAAACAAAAAACCCCACAAGGTGAGGTTTTTATATTTTTAAGGGAAATCCCTGAAGCCGAAATTGTTAGCTAAATCTACTTTTAAGTCTATTGATCATAGAATGTATAGATTTCACGCCGGACAATACACCAGATAATGAAACTTTAGAACCATTACTATTTTCTTTCATTTCACCTTCTTTTGCTTTAACATCAAAAGATGCACTTTTTTTGCTAACATTAGTATTGCTTTCTTTTATTTTTGAAAATACCTCTCTTAATTTGATTGAGACTTTAGGTAAAAAGTCCTCCAATATTTTAGCATAACTTGCTGTTTCTGTTACAGAACTCTTTCTAGTCATTTTAACAACATATTGTTTTGTTTCCAGAACGTCATGGCCAGTTTCTTTTAATTCTTCCATGATTTGTGTTATCTTTTCTTTAGATTCAACATATTTTGGATCTTTTTCTAATTTAGCCAAATCAGATTTTAATTTCTGAATTTGTGAATGGATTGACGCAAATTCATCTAATTGTTTAGCTAGTTTACCTTTTGCTTCTTTTGTTTCGCCACCTTGTTTTGCTTCAACTAAGTTTCTAAGGTGGGTTTTAATGATTTCTTCTAATAACATAATTTGTAAGTTTTATTATAAATATTTCTTTATTTCTTTAATACAGAGTGTTGTATATTTTTTTTCATTTCTTTTAGCTTCCCTTTCGTATGGGTTAGTGGAGTAATAATATAGTTTTTCGTACTTTTGGTATAAATTTCTAGATTGAAGGTAATGGGTGTACTCGTGAATTACTGTTGATACAACGTCATGTATTGTTTCGCAGGTTGGTTCATGTATTGTCATTTTGTTTCTATAAAAACAGTAATTTCCATAAACCTCACATTTTTTTATTCTTCTCTTTCTTGTGGTAAACTCCACCGATAGTTTGGTTCTTTTTCGATCGTTTATACCCAGGTTTTTTTTACACCATTTTATGGCTAGCATTGCATATTTCTTTTTTCTTAAGTAATTGTCAATAACTTTTTTAGCCATTTGGTTTTTTCTCTGGTTTTGATGGTTTTTTTATGGTTTTTAACGGTTTGTTTAACTCGTTTATTGAATCATAATTTTTAATTATATCGTTTAAAATAGCCGCAACTTCATAGTTTTCGCTTTCCTCATTCTTTTTCCACAACGCAATCAAAAAAGCTTTAAACTCATTATCCCCTAGTGTAACCCTCTTTTCACTACTACTTTTAATAATTTTAAAAACAGCATATGTCAAAGCTGACTTCTTCTCTTCAGTAAGTGTAAAATACTGATCGATTGAAATATTTGACACAATATTACTGGTAATATCTGATAAAAACTTAACAATAGATGGGTGATTCACATTTACATTCATACTCTCTTGCTTTATTAATAAATAGTTTGGTTTAAGTTAATAAAAAAGGGGTAGACGAAATCCACCCCCATTTTATAAAAAAAATTGGCAAATTACTTAGCCCATTTACCCCTAATTACAATTTGTGCAATGATGTTATATACAGATAAATCTTGATATGTATCTTCGATAGCCTCGCCAACTGCGTCCGGTTTACCCAGCAATACCAGTTGTTTTAATCTCTGGATCTTATCGTTCATTCTAAACCAAAGACCAGTTTGTGATAATTTTATTTCTTCTGGCGTTTCTAGCTTGGTGCCAACAGAAATATTATCCGGCCCATAATTTAACTGTTTCCTACAAAAGATCTCATATTGTTCTTTTAGAATTTTTTTAAATTCTCTTGTGGTTTCTGGATACTTTTCTTCGCATAATTTAATCGGGTCAAATTGTTGTTCTTTTTCTTCTGACATAGTATTTATTGTTTATAGTTCTAATATACCTAAAATTAAACGTTTTTCCAAATATTTATAATAAATTAATAATATGGCTTCTAACAAATATAAAGAAATGCAAGGCTCAAGAAAAGACAATGTCGGTTCAGATATGCCAAAGCATAAACAATTGATCCAAATGCTTTCATTTAGGGTTGTACCAGCCTACTATAAAGAAATAGAGAAGGTTGCAAACAAAAAGAAAATAACGGTTTCAAAGCTTATAAGAAGTTACATTAAAGATGGTATGAAACGTGATAAAGAAATTACCGGTTCTGATGAAACCGACTACAGAGTAGATTAATCATTTACTAAATCTTTTAAATGAGTTTTGGGATATAAAGTTAAAATCAGCTCCACCAATAAAATGGTGGAGTTCTTTTTTACCACTATAGCTCATTGCAGAACGTAAATAATCTTCGAAATTTTGAACCCAACTTTCTATTGTATAGTTTACTTCATTTCTTCTAACAACGCCCTCAGACGTCTTTAAATCCTCTCTACCCCACGATTTTTGAACCTCCTTGGTGCTCATACCTCTAAAGTTTTTATAAAGTGGGATGTCGGCCATAAACATTTCATTTGTTTCTTTAGAATATTGATTTACTGTTTCGTAGTTTTCCCTACTTGTTTCACCAGCACTTTCTAGACATTTATTCAACATTGACCCCAACATGACATAGTCGGCACCCAATCCCAATGCTTTAATGATGTCAGAATATTTCTTAAATCCACCATCAGCAACTATTTCAGTCCTAAATCCACCATTTTTTCTAATATCATTGCATTCTTTGATTAAAGACGCCATGGGATAACCAACGCCGGTTTGGACTGTGGTTAAACATCCACCACCGTTACCAATACCAACCCTAACCATATCCACACCAATAGAACAGTATTCTTTGAATGTATTAGGATTGGCTACGTTACCAACCATGAGACACATTGAATAACCATATAATGTTTTGGCTCTTTTAGTCATTTCATATAAATCTCTCATATGACCATTAGCAACATCAATTAACGCCATTATTCTACTCCCATCTGGCACATAAATTTTAGTGTCCAAAAACATTTTTTTAAAGTCATCCAACCCATATGATAGGAACATGTTTACATCAAAATGATCTTTTGATGGGTTCATAACTCTAGGTAAGACTGGTAATATTCCGTGTTTAGAAAATAGATGGAAATTGTTTTCATCAACGACGGTATCCATCGGTGCTGTCATTAGAGGGAGATAACCATAAAGGTTTTTAACATTAATTTCACTTCTAGATCTAATTGAAGACAAAACAGCCGGTTCAATTAAAAGATCATCAAAATCATAGAGTTGTTCAGTCATTTCGCGCATTATTTGTGTTTTACATAGCTAATATAAGAAAAAAAAACGTAAATTAAAAAATTAAGCAATAAAAAGGTATTTATATTATTATGGGAGATAAGATAATTTCTGAAAACACAATAAAGGAGGTTTTGGACCAGATACTAAGCGAAGAGGTTTCAAAAGTTAAAAGAGAAGACTTTGCAAGGGTTCAATTTAAAATTGACGAGTTACAAAACTCTCTAAACGAAACACTTAAGGAATTTAGAAAACTACAAGATTCTGTACCAGGTGGTTTAAAAACAATTACAAATGGTAGATTAACTGGAATTTCACAAAGTTTAAGTTCAGCACAAAAATTAACAACACAGTTAAAGGAAAAAATAAAACTATTTAAAAAGTCTCTTTATACACAACAAGTAGAAGAAAAAAAGAAATAACAAACCGTTTGGTTTAGAATAAATTATTCGTCTTCTTCGTCATTATCTAGAAATACTCTTAAACCTTTAACGTCCTCAATATCGGTTAGATTATGAATCTCTTTCTTACCCAAATCACTTAAAAAGAAAACTTCCTCTGTTTCATCATCCTCGTAAGAGTTTATTAAACCTTTTTTCTGTAAACTTCTCAAAAGGTCTTCTGCAACAATTTCTTTTAAAATAGCCTCAAACTCATCTTCATTAAGATAACCCTCATCCTCATTATCCAAGCCATCCTCCAAGAATTTCTTTGTTAATTCATCTGATATTCTTTTTCTAGCATAATCTTGGCTAGATATTTCAAAATCGGTAAAGTAATTGTCATCAACTAAGGTTTTTATAATACCTTCTGTTATTTCTTGGATTTTAGGTAGGTAGCTCATCTTTTAAATAATATTTTCTACTAAGATAAGTAAAAAAAATGAAATAAAAAAACGCACTTAGAATTTAAAAATAGAGCAATTTTACTTATATTTTATAATAAAAATATACAATGGGAAATAGAAAGATTTTCATTCAAATTGCGTCATATCGAGACCCACAGTTAATTCCAACATTAAAGGATTGTATTTCTAAAGCAAAAAATCCAGAGAACTTAGTATTTGCAATTGCTTGGCAACATTCAAAAGATGATGTTTGGGATAACTTAGATGAGTATTTAAGCGACGATAGATTTAAAATAACGGATATACCATATGAGTTATCTAAAGGGGCTTGTTGGGCCAGAAATCAATTACAACAGAGTTATACCGATGAGGAGTATACATTACAATTAGATTCACATCACAGATTTATTGAAAATTGGGACGAAGAATTAATAACAATGTATAATGGTTTGCAAGATAAAGGTTATGGTAAACCATTATTGACCAGCTACATCTCTTCTTATGACCCAGATAACGATCCAGGCGGTAGAGGTATGGTTCCGTGGAAAATGAACTTTGATAGATTTATACCAGAAGGTGCGGTATTCTTTTTACCAGCAGCGATTGATAATCACAAAGAATTGACAGAACCAATTCCGGCTAGATTCTATTCCGCACACTTTGCGTTTACTGGTGGGGCTTTTGTTAAAGAGGTACCACATGATCCTGAATACTATTTTCATGGTGAGGAGATCTCAATTGCTGTTAGGGCATACACCTGGGGCTATGATCTATTTCATCCACACAAAATAATTGCTTGGCATGAATATACTAGAAAGAATAGAATAAAACAGTGGGATGATGATAAGTTTTGGGGTGAAAAAAATGGTAATTCACATTTGAGGAATAGAAAACTTTTTGAGATGGATGGACTTGTCAAAGATATTGATTTTGGTATATATGATTTTGGTAAAGTTAGAAGTGTTGAGGATTATGAAAGGTATGCTGGTGTGTCCTTCAAAAAAAGATCGGTTCAAAAATTCACACTAGATAACAATATCGCACCAAACCCACCACTATATGGACAAGAGTTTGATGATTCGTTTTTAAGAATATTTAAACATTGTATAGATATTCATAGAAATTCATTTATTGATAACGATTATAATTTTTGGGCTGTAATATTTGAAGATGAGGTTGGTAAAACCTTACATAGACAAGATATGAATTCCGAGGAAATTAAAACTGCTCTTAGAACAACAGATGATTTTATAAAAATATGGAGAACATTTAATGCGGAGAAAAACCCAGCTAAATGGATTGTCTGGCCACATTCAGAGTCAAAGGGTTGGTTAAATAAAATCGAGGGAACACTATTCGATATCCCCAAAAAGGATCAAACATTAATATAATATGTTAGATATATCTAAGTAAAATTGAGAAAATATTATAATGAAAAAAATATTAACAGGATTATCAAACAATATTTCACTAAACAAACAAAAAATAAAAGTTTGGTCAGAAAGTTTTAAAAAACACTCTGATGGTGAGGTGGTTTTAATAGCAGCAAATGCTACCGATGAAGATATACAAGCATGTATTGATCTAAACATAAAATATTATCAAGTAACCGTTGAAGACACTTGGCATATTAATAATAAAAGATTAAAACACACTAAAGATTTTTTAGAACAATCCGATGGTGATGTCTTTTTAATCACAGATGTGTTTGATGTTTTATTTCAATCAGATCCATTTATTAAAATGGATTTAGAAAATAACGATATCTTTATTAGTAAGGAGGGTATCTTGGTTTGTGAAGAGCCTTGGAATGCTGATGTTATTAATAAGGTATTTCCCAATGAAACGGCAGCTTGTATGCAAACAGAAATTGTTTGTTCTGGTATAATTGGTGGTAAAAAAGAACCGTTGATAAAGTTATATCATAAACTTGATCATATGTGTGAAAATAGTTTAGATGGTCACAATATTAAGGATCAAGCCGCACTTATTATCATGGTAAAGAATAATGAAATAGAAAGATTAAAAAACTTTTCATTAGATGAGGGATGGGCGATGCATTGTCAATCATCAGGGCCAACACAATTTTTTGAATCATGGGGGCTTAAAAATGCAATAATCAGAAAGGGTTATGGAATACCAGAACTAAAAGAAGATGGTGTTGTTTACACACACTCTGGAATAAAATATGATATGGTTCACCAATTTAATAGAGTTGATGAATGGAAAAAAATAATAACTAAAGAATATGAATAATGCAATATGTGTTTGTTCAACTAGCGACCTATATGGTCCGTTTATTGAAGAATGGTTAAATGAACCAGTAGTTAATAGTGATAAGTTTGTAATTGTTGATGTAACAAAAGATCACACATTTAATAAGGGGTTTACATTTACTGAACAACAATTAAAAGAGAAATTAAACTTTACACAAGAGGTTAGCAAATTTAATTGGTGGAATTCTTACGGTAATAGAAATATTGCTTGGTTTTATGCGCATTTAAGAATGATAAATTTTTATATGGAACATCCAAATTATGATTATTATTGGTTTTTTGATGATGATATTAAAATGAATAATTGGAATTTATTTTTTGATTCATTTAAAAATGAGGATGCGGACTTCTTAACATATTTTTTATTTAAAAATACTGATGTTGAAACTCAACCAGATGTTCCTATGATTGATGATAGAACATACTCTAGAACTGAGTGGTTTAAAAGATTCCCAGGTATTGATGCTAACTTACCAAAAGACATGACCAAATTATTTGGGTCGTTTTTTCCAACAACCAGATTTTCTAACAAGGCGTTAAAAACAATTATGGATTACAATTTAAATGGTTATCATGCATATCATGAAGGAATGGTTCCAACCATATTAAATTACGAAGGCCAGAAAATGAAAACAATAATAACTCCTGAAAATACATCAAATTACTTTGATGTTAACGAGGTTAACATTCTACATAAGAATCAAAAAATAAATTGGGAATGGTTATAAAGAAAACGGCCATCGTAACGGCCATATTTGACATCGGTAGAGATAAGTGGGATAATTTTACAATGTCCTATCACACGTATTTGTGGTGGATGAGAAATTTACTTTATTTAGATACCGATCTCATCATATACACAGAAGAGAAGTTCAAGAACGATATATTAAACTATAGAAAAGAGGTAGATCCTAAATTAGAAAAAACTATTTTAATTATTCAACCATTAGAATCAATAGAAGGTTATAAAACATTCTATGAACCATTAAATGATTTAATGACTAGTGATGAGTTTAAAAAAGATGTTCAATTTGATGTGCCAGAGATGATTAAACCATTATATAATGTTGTAATGTTTGCTAAACTTTTTTATATTTTAGATTCAGCAAAAAAGAATTTGTTTAATGCTGACTTATATGTTTGGGCGGATGCCGGTGTTATAAGAAATGATCAACCAGAAAAAAACCTAAAGTGGCCAGATATTCAAAAAATTAATGAATTAGATAATAATAAAGTTACTTTCTTTTGTCATCACCCATATGTTAGAGTGGCTAATGATCAATATAAATTTCACGCCTTATCTCAAATGAGATACATTCAAGGCGGTGCTGTTTTTGTTCCTAAAAAATGTATAGAAGAGATTTGTGAATTATTTAAAAATACAGCATTAGATTGTATATCAAAAGGTTTTGTTGGTAGTGATGAGAAAATATTTGATTTTACCTATCTAACGAATCCAGATAATTACAATTTAATACAATGTGGGTGGAGAGAATATATTGATTTATTCACAACCAAAAAAGATTTGGAGGTTGTTGTTGCTAGATACAATGAAGATCTTGAATGGATAAAAGAACTTAATTACAAAGTAACGGTTTATAATAAAAATGTTGACGATAACCATTTATTCTCAAATAACTTGCCAAATGTTGGTAGAGAAGGCCATACGTTTTTTAATCACATTGTTAACAATTATGATAACCTACCAGAATATCTAGTATTTTTACAAGGTAAGCCACAAGATCACTGTAATGACATTATTAGTTTAATTAATAATTTTGACTTCAAGACAGAATTTAAACCATTAGGTGTTTTGCACCAGTTAACTATGGAATATGATGCAATCAATCAGCAAGTAGAATCATACGCTAAATCAATTGGATTTGATATTACATATCCGATTTATATGACACCTGGGGCTCAATACATTATTAGTAGAAGAATAATAAAAACCAAACCATTAGAATATTATAAAAGAATATTAGATTCACTATCGCATGAATCATATCCACAATCCGGTTTGGATGTTGAAAAAACATTATTTCAAATATATGGGGTTTATAAAAGTTAAAAACGAATATATTTATAAAAAACGGTTATACACCATAAATCGATAAATAAATTATACATGGACCCTGATGATGAACAAAATCAAAAATTTAAAGAACAAGGAAAAGAGACTGGTCCTATACAAAGATACATCACTAATGTTAGCGATGTTCTTTCTCCCATTTGGCTACGATGCTTTATTCAAATTAATAATGGACATGAGTGGTTCATATTGGGTAGCCGATATCGTTTTTTATTCTATTTCAGGTTGTTTTTGGTTGTCTTATATACTTCTTACGAAGTACTTAAATAAAAAAGAAACCTCCAATTAGGAGGTTTTTTTATTTTCTGGTTTGTCTGGTTGTTGTAAACCTTTTTTAGTTTCATCTTTTTTAACATAATGATTTTTTGTGGCATCCTTATGTTTTTCTAAGATCTTCTTTTTTTCTTCTTCGGTCATTTTAAACACATTACTCATATTTTAATTGTTTTTTGTTTTCTTGGAGACATCTCTCTTTTTTATTTTTTAATACTAGACATTTTTCATATTCTTCAGTTTCTTCTAATATTTCAATCATTCTGTCTATGATTTCGATTAATAATTCTAAATCATTATTGTAGCTTAATATTGTCTTTTTATTAATATACTCAAAAATCATATCATTGTCAACGTTTCTTATGTAGTCATATATCATTCTAACCTCATCATCATCATAATTACCGACGTGAAGTACCCTAGTTGCTTGCAAAAGAAATGATACTGACATATTCATAAATATCCCTTCATTCATTGATTAACTTTTTTTCTAATATCCTGAAACATTCAAAGAAACCATCTTTCTCAATATCTTCTCTATTTTCTTTTGATGATTGAGCTGGCCCGAAAACAATTCCATTATTTAATGAAATACTAAAAACCCATTGTTTAGGGTTATACATTTCAATTGTTAGATATACACCTTCTTTATCAAAGAATCTATAAAGCTTCTTCAAATCATATGTGGCAATCGTTGAAATACTCAACACCCCAATATTTGGAAACATATTATCGTTAAACCTTCTAAAGGCTTTCGGATACAAATATTCTATGGAATACCAATCTAACATAATAACTAATATAAGAATTTTCTTTCAATAATTACATTATTATGGATTTTATAAAATAAACATATACTTATTTGGTATTAATAAAATGATTATACGAGAATTTTACATTAATGAGGATAACGGCGGGTTATATGTCGAATTCTCCACAAAAAAAGACGGTGACGACTTTTATCGAGTTATTGAATTCAATAAGGAAGATATTGAATATTACTCGCCCACAATATTAGACGATGATACGGAAATAGACGAGGAGTTTATAACAGAGCTAATACTTGAGTATTCAAAAAATAATGAACTGCCAGAAGAAGAAATGTTGTGATATTTATAAGATATGGAGTTTCTAAATGACCAACAAAAAGAAAAATTAACCGAGTTTGTTAAATTCGTAAAGGGTGAACTTAAATTAAAGTCTACCCCTAAGGTTGTTGTCCAAAATGGAAGAAAGGATCTTAAAACAACTGCAAACTATGATTATACCCAATCAGATAAAATAATCAAGGTTAACGCTAAAAATAGAATGCTTGTAGATGTTATGAGAAGTGTGGCACACGAGTTGGTTCACCACAAACAATACGAAGACAAGCGTCTAGAGGTCAAACCACCGGATATTGGTGGTGAAATCGAAGACGAAGCAAACGCAAAAGCTGGTCAATTTATTAAGATGTTTGCTCAGAAGGATCAAACCATTTATGATGAATAATTAACGTCTTGTAAATTTTAAAATAATCATAACGGTAACCGCCTTATCTCTCATACCAGTACTTAAATATAAATCTGTAGTTATTGGTGTACTCGTTAATGTTAGTTTTTTAGCTAACGATCCCATTGCATCCGTAGAAAACGTATAGCTGGTATAACTACCAGTAGTTAAATTCTTAACATACAGGTCGCTATATTCATTAGCTAGATATGGTCTAGGAAAATCCGCTTTTAATTGATCACTCCTCGTATTGTTAGTAACATATAAATCATATGATGTTGCTTGAGGGGCACCATCAAACTCCCAAATATCACCAATAACAAATCTTCGATCTGGAGATGTTTGATTGTAATTTTGTTTCATTATTATTCCACCAGAAACAAAGCTTTGGTTGTTAAATGCATTAATACAAATTGTGTCCGTTTTTATTATGTCAATTGGTGATATTGAACTTATTTTCACAATTTGATAATCAGTAAAAATCCATCTACCAGAAATAGAGGGCTCACTTATCATTTCGTACTTCTCACAACCCCAAAATAATGGAGTAATTAATAGAATTAAGAATAGTTTTTTCATTATTATTGATTTTGAAGTACAAAACTCGTATATTTTATTGATATTAACAAAAGAAACTGAAATTATTTTATATTTATAAGGTATGCATTTAGTAATAACTGAAAGACAGCTAAAGGATTTAATCAGATTAAGCTCTGTAAATCAAGATCTTAGTGAAGAGGGTGAGATTGGTTCACCGGAAGCTGGAACATCTAGTGATGGGGAGCAAAAGACTGGTGCAACCAAGTGGGAGAGCGGTGTAACTAGAGGACCGGCTAATCAAATTGGACCGACCACATGGTCAAACATTGTGGGTTCAACCTTAAAAAGAGGTAAAGCTAATCCATTAGGTGAGCAAATTAACCCAGTAGTTGACATGGTAACTAACGCTATGGCTATTGATTCTGCCATGAATGATACCAAGTATGTGGAACTTACAACCCCATGGAGAACAAAAATAAAAATACCTGCAGACGCTCAATATAAACTTTGGGAACCTGAAGCAGATAGAACAAAATCAATATCAAAAGATCGAATAAGAGAAATTGGTAGTAGAGTATATTGGAGGGTTGGGTATGATAAAAAAATTGAGGACGATGTTTATGAATTGGTTAAAAATGAACAATTAACAGGAGTTTTACCGGATGGATCTTTAAGATATTTCACAACAAATGACGGTAAAGATTGGATTTTCGTAGTAACAAGAACCGGTGTTGATCCATCAGATAAATCTGGTATTTGGACCATTAAATATAAAACCTTTGTGCACCATCCAAGCCCAACAGCAGCATATGAGAATTATGATGACAAAAAATACATTAAAAAAAGTACATCAACAATAATTGTTGAGTTTTTTAATGAATATGGTGAATTAATTTTACAAGTAACTCTTAGTGTTGCATTGGGAATATTAACAATGGGGCAAAGTTTATGGATACAAGCGTTAGCTGAATTTGCATTAAATGCAGCATTTGCTGCCAAACAATTACTTGTTGATAAAAATAATTTTGGAGCCGCATTGTCCTTAATTATTGGCGTGGTGCCATTTGCATCAATAGGCTTAAGATATGGGTTAGGTAAATCATTAGCAGCATTATCAAAGTACGGCCCGGAATTATCGGCTGCAAAAAGTTTAGATGAGGCACAAGAAATTATATCCAGATTTTCGGCTACAGAACAAACATTAATAAAAAAAGCGTTATCTCTACCTGAAGCGACGCTAAAAAAAGCGATGAATGAAGGTTCTGTAAAAATTTTCCTAGAAGGAATAAAAAAAGGAACTATAGATATTGCTAAAATCCCGTTACAACAAAGAACGTGGGTCTGGCAGACCACATTTGAGTTACTTACAGGTGGCCTTATTATTTGGCAAGGTATTAAGTATAAAAAAGAAATGATGGAGAAAGAAAGTAAAGAATTTTCAAATCTTTCATTAACAATGTGGACCCCACAAAATGGTTTCGATACTCCAGAATTTAGGAAATGGGCGGAAGAAATGGGTGTAAAATATGGTGAGGGGTATAAAAAAGAAGAAAACCAACCTAAATAACAAAAGATAATATTTATAAATAAAATAAAAAGATGAAAGAAATTTTAAGTGAAATTAATAGAAACAGAACATTGATGGGATTACCAGTGTTAACAGAAGGAACCGGATTAGCAGGTATACTTGACGCCGCAGTAGGCGGAATGGAATTAACCATGCAGAAACAAGTGACCAAAGAGATTGTTGACAAGTTTGCTGGTAGTTTCACTTTTGGCAATGCCGCGGCTAAAACTAAATTCATAAACGGTGGTCTGGCTAGTGTTAAAACTGCATTAGGAAAAATATCAAGAAAAGAAGCGTTAGCAATAATTGTTCAAATAGATAATTCACAAATTCCTAAATTAGCGTCATTTATAATGAAAAATGAAGATGGTTTGGTTGATACTGTAAGTCAATTGATTCAAAAAGGGGTTCCAGTAAAAGATATTAAAGCGAAGCTTGGTACACTTACTGATATTCCTGATACGGTAATCAATACAATGATTAAAAATATTGAAATAGATGTTCTATTTACACCAGAAAGAATAACATCATTTGCAAAAGCTATTGAAACTTCTGGAGGTAAAAACTTAAAAAAGTTAACACAGGAAGCTATTGATACATTTAGAACATCAAATCCAGGTGCTACGGAACAACAAATTGCTGAGCATATGGTTAGGAATCTACCAGATAACTTTTTTAGTGCTAAGAATGTTGAATTATTAACTAGAAAATTTGGTAGTGGATTTAAATCTATTTTGGGGGTGCTTATTTTGAATAAAAAACGTTCTGCCCCATCATGGTGGAAGATACTTGGTATATTGGGTGCTTCAACCACTATTGCTATTTATACCGCAATTGGCGATCATATTAGTAGAGAATATATTCCTGATGCGATAGACATTCTTGAGAAGAATCCAAAATATAAATGTTACGCTAAGTACGTTACACCAGGTAAAGATAAAAACCATTTTGTTGTGGTAGAACCAGATAATACACGAGCTATTATTAAATTCGACAATAAAAGATTTTGGTATGTGGATAAAAATGATACACCAATAAAAGAATTGACTTGTAACGAGTAATTATGCTAAAAAATTTAAAGGAACAAGCAGATAAAAGGGCTGGTGCACCAAAAGGCGCAGCAACAGTGAATGACACAAATTCTTCCGCAGATGCTAGAGCCGGTGGAAGTGCTGGTTCTCAAGATAAAAGAGCCGGTGGAAATGCTGGTGGAAGTGCTGGTTCTCAAGATAAAAGAGCCGGTGGAAATCCAGCAACAGTGACTTCTGATGTATTTGCGTGTTTATTAAATTCTAAAGAAACCGATACTCAACCAAAAATTGTAAAAACAAGTAGTCCAAATCAGGTAAGACAAGTCTTTTCTGATGTTATTTTTTACTTTTTTAGTAATTATTATTTTCAATTTACGGATAAGACCGGTAAATTCGACAAAACAAAACATTATAAGGGCACTTGGAAATGTGATGGAGATAAAGATTATATAATAAACACCGAGGATGGTGATGATTATAGTAGTAAAAGAGGAAATTGGAAAGGAGTTCCTAACAATAGTAATAACAACAACAATAATAACAATAATAACAATACAGGATTAGTAGATACAACTTTAACAGGCGATGAATTGAAGGCCGGTAAAGTTGTTAAAATTGGTATGAAAGGTTCAATTGTTGGAACCATACAAGATTTATTAATTAAATTAGGATATACAAATGTAAGTAGTTCTGGTGAAAAAGACAATAAGTTTGGGAGAAGAACAAAACAAATGGTGAAAGATTTCCAAACAAACAATGGTTTAACCGATGATGGTGAAGTAGGTAAAGATACGTGGCCAAAATTAAACGATCCAGCAGCAGTTAAAAATAGTGCATCAAGCACATCTAGTTTAAGTGGATCTGCCAAAACTTCAGTTGCTAAAGATGGTGAAACAGTTGCTGGTTCAGATGTTATTATTGTTAACGAAAAACTTAAAAAAACATTAAGAGAAAACCTATTAAAGTTTAATTAATAGTTAATTAGTAGATATTTATATTAGGAGTTTGATTGGTTTGGTCACCATCAAATGATAATACGAAAAAAACGAAAGGAGGTATTCTAAATCTCGACAAAGGAGCTCTAAAGGCTCTTTTGTTCGTTTATAGTGTTAAGGGTATTTATTATATATGAAATTCAGGGATTTATTACAAGATTTATTGGAAGAACAATTACCCTGCGAAAAGGTAGTAACGTATGATATGCTTAAACAAGCAAAAGATTGGTGGAATAATCGTTTAAGTGATCCAAATATAATTATGAAAATTCTTAGAGCAAAATTTACTGTTGATGAGTTAAAGACTTGGACCGATAAAGAAATTGATAGAACTGTGAATTATACGGTTCAGGATTTGCAAGCAGCTAGAAAAAAAATTGATTTAATAAATAAATTGTCATATTATAATGACCCTAAGGGCAGTGAGTTTATGTATGTAAAATCAAATGAACCAAATATCATAAATATTAATTGTGCATATGTTCCTAAGTATAACAATGACCAATTGGTTTCATCCTTGGTTCACGAAATACAACATCATATACATTATTTAATTGGTGGTGATGAGTATTTGAATGATATACGTGGTGGTATAAAAATTGAAAAGAATCCATATCGTCCACAGGTTCCAGTGTCCGAGAAAAGTTGGTTTGATAAAGCAAAGGAATATATTAATAGTTTAACTGGTTCAAAAAAGGTAGATAAGTTAATTCCTGTTAATGATGGTCAGTTTACAAAGAGGTACCAAAGCCGAGTTTGGGAGTATTTTAAATCTAAACAATCTTATGCGTGTAATCCAACTGAAATACAATCAAGGGTAGCTCAAGTTAGAATGCTTTTAAATTTAAAGCCTGGCCAAGACATTACAATAGAGATGTTAAAAAATCAAAAAGTATATGAAGAATTTGAGCTCAATTTAATGTGTTGGGGAGGTAGAAAAGATAATGTTTCTTTACAAGATTATTTGAATAACCTAAATTCATTGGTAAAGAACGATACACTAAATAAATCAACACAAGTATAACAAAAACCCCTCGTCTAATATTTTAATATGGCTCTACCTTGTCCCAATTGTAAAAAACCAATCGGTTTAACTTTAGAATTTATCATAAAACATCCCGTATCTGCTTGTCCACATTGTGAGGTTGTTATGGATTTTACAGTAAATGAAGAAATCAAAAAAAGTTTTAACGAAGCAATATCTGAAATTGAAAAAATAAAGGGGCAGTATAAAGGAATGGTCAAGTTTACTTAATAAATTTTTCAAAGTATTTATAGATAATAAAACGTATTAAAAAAAAATATTATGGCAGGAATTGCTGATCAATTTGCGGGTCTTCCAATTGAAGATCTAATTGTTTCACCTATAGTCGGGATGGCTAAGGGTCAAGCAAAATTAAACGAAGTTACTTGGAGATACATCTCTGAGGTTGCTTTTGAAAAAGATAAGGACGGAAAAACAACCGCTCGTTCATTAGATGTAGAAATGAACAGAGTTGTTACTGACGGCGCCACAGGTGAACAAACTATACAGAAATTGTATAACAAGGTTCCGATGTTACCATTAGTTCCACTTCCTTCTTTAGCAATTACGTCGGCTGATATTAACTTCACTATGGAGGTAAAAACATCTGAAACATCAAAAGAAAGTTCAGATAGTGAGTCTTCTTATGAGGCTTCCGCTTCTGGTGGTTGGTGGGGTATGAAATTTTCAGCAACAGTTGCTGGAAAGGTTGCAACACACAAAGAAAACACTAGAAGTACGGATAACTCAGCAAAATATGAAGTTAAAGTACATGCAGAACAATTACCACCAACTGAAGGTATGTTGAAATTATCAGATTATCTAACTCAAATGTTAGAACCATCTTTAATTCCACTTACAGCAGACCCAAGTAAATAATGGTTGATTTTGTCAATAATTTATGTTATATTGTAATATAAGATAAAATTATTATGGCAAGATTAAATGTTGAGGAATTAGTTGGGGGTCTTTTAGAGGCCGCCATGGTTTCTCAAGGTATAAGTGAAAGACAGCATATTAATGCTCTCAGAAACTATTTCAATGAAGATGGAACACCCAAAACTACTTCCTTTAATATAGGTGGTAAAGATTTGGTTGTTCCTCTTTATATTTTAGCGGACCACTCATCTATTGGATTAGATGAATTGGATATTGAGTTCTCTTGTAGGCTTATATTTGGTGATGAAGATAAAGAAGTATCCAGTCTTAAAAAATCTCTATTGGGGTTATTTAAGAAAAAGGGATATGAACACAATATCAAAGGTATTGAAGTTGATTCCGGTTATAATCCAACTGAAGCAGGTATGGCTAAAATAAAGGTTAAATTCAAAGCCGATGAGAAACCAGAAGCGGTTAGTAGGTTGATTGATGAATATATTAAAAATTTAGGTGACCCAAATAATAATCTTTAAATTTAGTAATTAAATAAAAAACCCCTTGAGTTCAAGGGGTTTAATTTTTGGTGGAGGTGACGGGACTCGAACCCGTGTCTTTCCTGTTCAACAATAAATGACTACACGTTTATTCAATTGGTTCTCAACTGACAAATAGTAAATTAATTACAGGAAATTTACAATACTGTTTTTGACTGGATTTTCAAGAGCCGTCAAATTTGCTCCAACACTCTTCGGGTGGTATTACACCTTAAAGGCTTCTGTTCCTAGGTTATATGCCAGTCGACCCGATTGTAGTTTCGCCTTAGGCTACTGCTACGTTAGAAGTTGCAAGCAAGCCTGCTACTTCCATGTTGTTATAAACGTTGCCGTCTAAAATTTTCCACCATGTATTAAAGTCATAGATGAAGTCTGACTACGTGCCATTTACCCCTGATACCTGAAATCAATGCCAGGCACCCCCATATTTTAAAGAACTATTAGCAAATATAGATAAAAATGGGTTAAAATAAAAATCTTAACCCAATAATTTAAATATAAAGCAAAGTACTAAGATTTTTTCTTAGCACCCTTTCTAGCCCCACCTTTAACAGCATCCGCGATGTCTTTTGTTTGATCAACAACTTTTTTAGTTGCTTTAACAACATCAGCCACTTCTTCTTTAACGCGCTTAGCTCTTTCTTTAACAACTTCAACTTTTTCCTTAACTTCTTCAACTTTTTTCTCAATAGCATCAGGAATGTTATTGTTGTTAGCGTCTTCAATCTTTCCAGATTTCATCAATAAATAAGCGATACCGCCAGCAACCAATAAAGCTAATAAAATTAAAAATAATGTAGTCATAATTTGTTTGTTTATATATAAATATTCGTTAGTTTACTAAAATCAATATTCCATTTACGCAATAGCTGGAAGCTCTTTTTCATATAAAGCCTCAAAAAATAGTTTATTTTTTTCCCATTGCTTATTAACCATACCGATGGATTTGTGAGTTAAACTGATCTTGGTTGTAACACCAATTTTAACACCTTCTTTGAAGTTCTCATAACAAAATGAAATATCATAGAAGTGAAACCCTTTGAACTCCTCATTAAACTGTTTTTTCAGTCTTCTCCTGTCAACCATAAAGAATAAACCATCAACAACCACAACAGGCTTTAAAACGTCCACAAAGGACCCTTTGGAGTAATGGTTAACGTGTCTTTTACCTTCATGAAGATGGCCAACAACACCAAACATATTATCTCTACTATCCCACCATCTTCCGCTTGTTAATTTATCGGTACCGGCTATACCGATAATACCATATTCAGAATGTTTTTGAAATAACTTAACTATTTTGGGAGTTATGTTAGCTGTCTCCAAAATAAGATCATCATGCATAAAAACAATAATATCATTTTTAGCTTCTTTTAGCCCTATGTTATAAATTTCAGTTAATGAATTAACACCATCATTTTCATAAATTAATATTTCAGTTTTTGGGTGTGAAAACATTCTCTCAACATGTTTGAGATAAACATCATCAATTTTTCTTGTGGATATTACCACCGTTACTACTTCGTTAGTCTTCGACATATGTTGCTATTATTTGTCCGTCATATTCTTTTAATTCTACAACGATTGGTTTATTAATTGGGTTATAACCCGGATTACAAATTGAGGCGTTTACAAATAATGTATCATCAACTTGTTTATCACCATACCCTTCATGAATATGACCAAACACATTTAATGCTGGTTTAACACGTTCCACATGGAACCTGAGTAATTCACAACCAACATTTACATTGGGTTGTCTCCAATTATTAACAAGATCTAATATACCATTTGGTGGACCATGTGTAATTAATACGTCGGTATCTTCCGGAATCATCAACCACTTCTCTTCTAATTCTTTCCCTGATCTTTCCAAATTAAATGCCCAATCATAAAACCATGGTTGCCATGGCGATCCATAAATTTTAATAGGTCTTGAAAATTCTGGTCTTTCAATTATCATAAAATCATCTTCCAAATAATATACATCAGATTGTGCTAAATTCTCTGGCGCCATTAAATTACGTAACCAATCATAATCACGTTTGTGATGTGGTTTATTAACTTGTTCAAAACAATGATCATGATTACCTGAAATGAAAATCTTAGCATCAAATCCTTGAATGTTTTGAAACCAATAGATAAACTTGGTAACATCCTTTTCTCCTCCTCTATTTGAGATGTCACCAGCATGGATCAATATGTCTCCTGATGGAATTTCATGCAACATATTATCATGCAAGCTATGCGTATCTGATATACAAACTATTCTCATATTACTAATATAGATATTTTTTGTTTAAATTTCAAATAATTTTCTTATTTTCTTTTCTATTGGTAAATAACATTTTATCGAATTTAACGAATTCAATCTTATTTTTATCTAGTACGTGTGATAACCCCAATCCCTCTCCATTACCGTTACCAATATATTGAGACGGCACTACAGTGCTTATCCAATCAAATATTGGTTTTATCTTTTCAAGATCAAATAAAACTTGTGACACATTATTAATATTGGGAAAATAGAAAATCCACTCTAGTGGTAATTTTAAATGATTGTATTCTATTTTATTTAAATTAAAATAAAACAATAAATCTTTCCAATAAAAGTCTTCAATATAGTTTATAAAAAGATCATTTTCCCAGTTGTCATAATAAAGTACATTTTTATCACCGGAAAAGTTTTTTATAAATTCATCATTTACATTACCTATCCAATCAGAGTCAATATATAACACATCTGTTTTATGCTTTTCTATTAACCTAAGTGAAAAAATTAATTTATCAAAATATGAAAAAATCTTATTTTCATATAGTTGAGTATCATATCCAGTAAAAAAATTGGGGTTATCTGTTAATATTTTAATATCATATCCACGTTTTTTAAATCTATCTAAATGTGGTAAGCAAATTTTAGCATATTGTTCACCAACAGCAACAATTGATAAAATCATTATATTAGACTTGAATTTTTTGTGAATATGGTATTATTGGTTATTTTCTCATATAACAATTCTGCTTCCGAATATTTTGGTAATTTTAACCCTGGGTATATTTCTGCAAAATATTTGTGAACATTAATAACATACTCTTCACCAAATGTTTCGATTATTTCATTTATAACAATAACCTGCCATAGTTGATACCATTGCATAAATGAAAAATGGGTATACCCAAAGAATTTAAAATTAAGCATGTTTTTTATATCATCAATTGACACTATAGTGTGATCATTTAATTTTTGTTCATTACAGCACGAGCATCTAGATGTTGTTCTAAAATCAAACGGGAATTGTGTTTTGTATATACTAGGATTTGTTTTGGCTTGAGTTTCAAGGGTAATGGATAATGGAACATCTTTAAACAAAAATGTTTCATCTTTTTTAACCAGTTCTTTATAGTCTGACTCACCAGACAAAAGATATTGATGTATCATTAATTGTTCTATATAACAAGGGCCCATTTCTTGTTTATCAATGACTTCCTTATTTTCATAATAATGTGCAATAGCTTGTTCACACGCAATTTTAAAATTTTTGTGATCTCTAACCAACACAATACTCATGTTTGGTATATGGGTGAAATTAAAATTAGTTTTAAGTTCTGTTGAATGTTTATCAAAAAGATCTAGGTATAATTTTAAATAAACGTGATTAATCCAAAAGTGATTATGACTATTTAATTTTTCATCTTTATTATTAATTAAAAACGGTATATGCTCACCTAAAGTACCTTTCATATTACTTAAGTGTTTCATATCCGGATGCGAGAATAAAAAAGAAGATTTAATTTGAGTGAAATCAACCTTAGAAAAGAAAACGGAGTCCGTATCAATATGTAAAAAGGGTTCTTCTATTTCCTTATATGTGTAGATCTTGCTTAAGCTATATTGTGTGCAGTCTACGTTGTTTAATAATTCAGTGTTAATGGTTGTGTATGGGACACCAATTTTAGTTATTTGCTTCGCTTCTATTTCTGTTGTATATAGATGTATATTCCCATAATGTTTTTTAGCATATAATGCACTCAGCATTTGAATGTATATCCTTTCTTTCCATATAATTTCTCTGGATGCAAATGTGTGAACTATTTTCATAATAAAATATACACATTTTTTAAATAAAAAACAAAAAAAAAGTCAGAATTTCTTCTGACTGGTTTTTCTTAAGGCCGAACGGTTTTAAAACGTTCCAATTCCACCACTTTGTTTTATTAAACAAAGAAAATAAAAAGGCTGAGATTACACCATTTAACGATTGACTTTGAGACATTATTTTTTTCTTCTCTTATCCACTACCTTTTGAGTAGTACCAATCAGCGACGGTCAATTAGATTAACCAATCCTTAAGTCGTTAGATACTCTTTTAATACTTATTACTCTTCGAGGTTGCCACCCCAATTAGTCCTTGCGGGACTAGAGAACTTTCTCAAAAATCATGTTGGGCTTGGGACCCCTTCATGGCCGAGAACCTCTCTCGACTGTGTAGTCACCTGTCTCCAACGACTGACGAGCACTTTTCCTTTATTGTTTGTAGTTGTTAAACCAAAATTAACAAAGTTTGTTGGTTCCGAATGTGGAAAGTAGCGGCTCGTCTGCCAGCCAAGCCACCTTTTGAGCGACTCGATACTAAACTACTCTCTGAGATATCCCTATCTCCATATTTTTGGACTCCTTCGAAATTAAACTCTTGGTAGAATTTAACTAAGGATGACAACAGCACCACCTGTTTTTCACCATACCTTTCGGTTTTAAGACGCCCCTAATATTGAATCACACAATTATAAGATTGGAAATCCTACTTCTCGTAATAACTCTACAGATTATTCTTATTGGTGTTCCCACCTCAATCAAACAACTCGGATTGCTTGATCATCGAACCACTTTCCCTACAGTGTTACCCTCAGTACTTAAGGTTCAACGATATTCTGCTTGCCTACTCAAGATCCATTACTGAATCCGCAAAACACTTAACCAAATGCTTCACTTTATCCCACTTTCATGGTTTATTTTAATCGACCATAGGCGGCCAATATTTTTAAATCAAAGAACTATTTCTTGTTTTAGAAACCATCTATCTGATTTCTTTTACAAAGATACATAACATTTTTGAAAAAACAAACACTTTGTAAAAAATATTTTTTTTTATATTCTAACTAGGTGATTTGCGGCATAGGTTGTTAATGCGCCTAGGTGTTTATACCTAACTTTATACCCCATACCTTCAACCATTCCAACAGCTTGTCTAAGAACAGAGTTTGACTTAAACCTTGAATCTGGATTTAAATCAATATCTATCCATGTTGGCTTTGGCAAACCGTTCTCTTTTAGATATTCCGCAATTTCAATGGATTTCCAAACTTCATTTAACAACCTAATTGGCATGTTATATTCCATTGGTAAAATCTCTTTATTACATAAAACGTGTGCACCTTTACCTGGAGTATATAGTGCAATCACAACACCATAAATTGTTTTTTTATGACCATAGCATTGTGAATCTGATCCAATAAGAATTTCCACCCCACTTCTTAGTGAAACATATTCTTTGATGTAATTGATTACATCTGGTACTGGTGTCCCGTAGAGTGTTTTAAATTCTTTCATTTTTTTTTAATTTAATTCATTTTATTGCTGTGGTAGCAGGATTCGAACCGTGCAGATGGAGATTCAATTAGTAACAAAGCGCTTGCAAGCCGGTGGTCTACCCCGATATTACTAATCTATTTCTTTGTCCACGTCCGGGAGACAACCGGATGCGTTTGCCAAGGTCATAACTGAGACAACCAAATTTCGCCATACCACAATATTTGAACTAACTCGCTGGAAACCTTATAACTGATCTGATCAGCTTATGGGTTAAGTACTCCGTTTATGTTAGTTCCTCGTACTCCAAGTTGCGGAGAGTACTGGATTCGAACCAGTGCACCGATTGCTCGATGACAGTTTAGCAAACTGCTCCATTACCGCTCTGGCAACTCTCCTAAATTTATTTTTTAACTTTTCTTTTATTTAAAAATTCATAAAACTTATTTTCATAGTTTATAAAGTGTGTCATAGCAAACCATTTACCAAAAACACTACCACCTATATAAACAATAATAACAACCCAATCACTTGCAAATAATCTTTCTAATGAAAAATATATTGAACCCAAAGAAACGAGATTAATCCATATTGAATTGAATACAAGTTGCTTAACCTTATTCTCATAGGTATATTTTATTTCCATTGTTTTAAAAATGTTGAATAATACCTGAAAGAAAAACACTAATACATATAACCACATAACATCATTTTTTTTGTTGTCCCTCTAGGATTCGAACCTAAACAAACTGCACCAAAAACAGTTGTGCTACCGTTACACCAAAGGACAATATAATCATCACGGAGAATGTAGATTTTCACTAACTCGATTTAGCGGCCTCTATGATGATTTTGAGCGAATAACAGGCTTCGAACCTGCAACCCCCAGTTTGGAAAACTAGTGCTCTACCAATTGAGCTACATTCGCATTCATAGTAGGTATGTGAGTACCCACCTCACAACACTACTACGTTTTAATGGATGAAAAACATCTATCTTTCTTTCGGGCTACCATTAAGCCCCATGAGCTTCCTGTCAGAATCGAACTGACGACCTACTGATTACAAATCAGTCGCTCTGGCCTGCTGAGCTAAGGAAGCGTTTGTGGACCAGCCTGGGCTCGAACCAGGGACCTATTCATTATGAGTGAAGTGCTCTAACCAACTGAGCTACAAGTCCAAAAGGTGCCGGTGGAAGGATTGCTTACCTCCACGGTGTCCATTTCGGATACACCACCTATCTAGAATACGGGACGTCTAATAATTTCTATTCGAATTCAAAATTATTCATTCCGCCACACCGGCATATATCTTTACTCTACATTAGTTGTTGGATCATACTGAAATTTAATATGTGTGAATCCAAGTTCTAAATTATTCGTTATTTCAATTTTATCTTCGTCAATGTTATATGAACACATGTCACAATTCCAAAGCGAATTCCTTAATCCTTCTTTAAATTTTTTCATGTCTTTAATCCCAATTAAATTAAACACACATTCTAAAGTTTCTGGTAGATATTTTTTTTCTAAAAACTTGTTATGATTAAAATATGCTTCCCATTTTTCTTTGTTTCCTGAATCACCTCTTTCATGTGTGCAACTGTTAAACCACTCATCATCTAGTCTATTATTTTCAATTTCATCTTTTTCACTTACCTTAATAACTTTTCTTGAATGGATCATATCAGTTGATAATGTTGGGAGGTGATTATCGACAATATTTTCGCCAATATAATATCCTAATTGGTAATCCATACTTACATTCTCAAGATACTCTTCATTTTTTTTAATTTGACCAATCTTATATTCTGGTTTTTTTATTTCTTCTAATATTTCTTCAAGCGATCTCATGTTAATTAAATTTATTTCATTTTATTGTTGGGATAGACGGACTCGAACCGCCGAACTCGATGAGAGCTGATTTACAGTCAGCCGCAATTGCCACTATGCGATATCCCAATTTAATGTGACCAAGGAGAGACTCGAACTCTCAAGCCTTACGGCACCAGATCCTAAATCTGGCGTGTCTACCAATTCCACCACTCGGCCATTGTTGCGCTCCCTGAGGGTCACGATCCCCCGACCCCAAAATTAACAGTTTTGTGCTCTACCAACTGAGCTAAGGAAGCGAATGTAGGGTAAAGAGGACTCGAACCTCCACGATGTCTTGCTCCCAAAGCAAGCGGCCTAGCCATTGGCCCATTACCCTATTTTAGTGATTCGGAAAGGATTCGAACCTTTGACCCCAAACTTAGAAGGTTTGTGCTCTATCCAGCTGAGCTACCGAACCAATTAATGTAATGTCTGTACGGTTTGTATCAAATCCGCACCTTTATACGTGCTTCAAATGTTTCCATTTCATACATAGCGTCCGTTCCGTCACCTATTTCTAAGTCATTACATTGTACCTGGGGCGGGACTTGAACCCGCACGGAACTTTCGTCCCAACAGATTTTAAGTCTGTCATGTATACCATTTCATCACCCAGGCATTTGTTTTTCCAATATGTCAAAGAACTTTATCAAATATAAGAATAATAAATTATAAAACAAAAAACCCGAACATTTTTAGTTGTTCGGGTTTCGATATTAGTTAAAAAAAGTATTATCCTTTATTGATATCCGAACATATGTAGCATAATGGTTGCACACCATACCCATTACCATTGTTAAGGGGTCTCGTACTTGTCAATATGTTATTTATATTCTTCATCGTTTTAATAAGTATACGCAAAGATAAGAAAAAACTGAATACTAAAAAATTATTTTATTTTATAAGATAAACCAATTCCTGGTGAAAAATTAGAACCCACTAAATTTCCTATTATCCATAGTTTCAAATCAGAAGATTTTAATGCGTTATACCCAATAAATGCGTTTATCTTGTTTTCGTTATTAACTGGTTGTATACCAGCCCCGATTAAAATTTTATCGGGTTGTAACATTTTTAAAATTCCTAATTTTAAATTCGACGTGATTGAACCAGTTTTTTGGTTTGCCAAATTTGTGTCATTGTAAGGTGCTCCGACGTATAACCCCCACGTGTTTTTTAATGCGCCGACCGTAATGTAACCATCTAATCCTTTGTTTGTTGCTGATACGAACACTTCTTTTTGTCCGTAGGTCACTGCCTTCACTCCCAATAGCATCATGACCAATATAATTTTTAGTTTCATCTATGTAGAGACCGTAGTCTCTGTCTATCTTAATAAATATAAAGATAAATTTGTTTGTACTCGGTACGGGATTCGAACCCGTGCTACGTCCGTGAAAGGGACGCGACCTAACCACTAGTCGAACCGAGCAATCATTAATGATTTTTATGATTACCCTTGTGATTATCAATTAAAGGAAATTTTAAACCAAACGTTTTTAATTCTTTATCAGTTGATTGAGAATAAACAAAACTAATTGGAGAATTTTTTATTGGTTTAAAATCAATACCCCACATTGCCATAGTTGAGTGATTTTGCATATAACAAGCGGATAGCATTGCCCCAACTCTATTTTTTAAAAATCCATATCTACTTCCCACCATTGTAATATCATAACCACCAATCGTTTTTGTAAAAGATATATGGGCCGCAATGTTTTTTGTTATGTTTTGCATTGCTTCAACTTCTATATAACCTTTATTCTTTCCGTGTAGATTTAGATTACCTCCCGTAACCGAAATCATTTGTCCTTTTGCAATTGTAGAAAGAAATACAACACATAGGATTAAAAATGAATGTTTCATATATTTTATTTTTTTTTTGGCGGAGGCTCAGGGATTCGAACCCCAGATACCGTTTCCGGTATGACGGTTTTCAAGACCGTTCCATTCAACCACTCTGGCAAGCCTCCATTAAAGGAACAAAAATTCAAGGCGGACTGTACGGGACTCGAACCCGTGAACTCTACCGTGACAGGGTAGCATGATAACCAACTTCACCAACAATCCGTGTTTGATCCTAACTCAGCTTAAGTTGCTCCATCCAAGTCTTGCTCTGGTTAACAAAGTCCTCGATGAGTTAGTTTCAAATAAAATAACAAGTTTTTCGTACGCTTTTGTACATCATAACCGATTATTTCTAACCGGTGGTTACATTTTCGTCAATTGGTTAATTACTCCCGACTTATTGTAACTCTACCCACACCGCTTTAATACCGCGAATCAAGACGGCTTTTCGGGATTTATATACCGTGGGCTTCCACCACAGTCGTCACCTGTTATACAAATATAAATTAAATTTTTTAAAATTCAAAATATATTTTGGTTGCGGAGCCAAGAATCGAACTTGGATGCACAGGCTTATGATACCTGGCGGGTTACCTAACCTCTCCGCAATATGGGGTGATCGACGAGATTCGAACTCGCTTTATTCTAGCGCCACAAGCTAGTGCTCTACCATACGAGCATCGATCACAGAGTCAAGTATTGGATTCGAACCAATGTACGAGGTTTTGCAGACCTCTACCTAACCACTCGGCCAACCTGACTTTTTGTTCACTTATGTTCTCTGTTCACGGACCGTGAACAAACAAAATTTGTGAACACTGAGGTCTCTAAAGGATTTGAACCCTTACTTCAACGTCCGTAGCGTTGCGTGCTATCCGTTACACCAAAAGACCAATTTTACTTCCATTGAGTTTTTCGGTTATACTTCCAACCTCTATACTCTCTTCTTTTATGGGATTCAATCGGTTTCCCGTTACCGTGTCTTCCATGAACAAAAGTTGGGGAACAGTCATAATACCAACTTCCGTTTCTTTTCTGACATATGAAACAATAGTTGTGTGATTGTTTCTTTGCTTTTACTTTGTACTCTTTGTTTGTCATATTGCATTAGTTTAACTAATGCTGGTCATATTTCTTTTTCATACTTTACAAATTGTAAGTGTTTTACTTTACATATTATTGGCACGGGTGGAGAGATTCGAACTCCCATCGACGGTTTTGGAGACCGGAATGCTACCATTGCACCACACCCGTGTATGTGATCCCTACAAGACTCGAACTTGTGACTCCCTCATTAAAAGTGAGGTGCTCTAGCCAACTGAGCTAAGAGATCAATTGTGGAGAAAGTTGGTTACGCTCCAACTCCTAAGGATTTTCAGTCCTTCGCTTCTACTAAGTTAGCTTCATCTCCTTATGTTGGAATGATAAGACTCGAACCTATAACCTTCCGCGTATCAGGCGGATGCTCTCACCATTGAGCTACATTCCAATTTGGTGGACACGTAGGGAATCGAACCCTTTCACTCTGATTGCAAATCAGGTGGTCTGCCATTGACATCCGGCCCATTATATTCTGCCAAAACTTGCTTTTTTTATAAGATTTGGCACGGTATAAAACAAAAAACCCTGAGATTTTGTAGTCTCAGGGTTTCTAATATTTTAAGTTAAACTAAATTAACCAACATCAGTATCTTCGAGACTATCGGACATAGCACGCTCATCCGCCCATTTTGAGCAGATAATAAACGACATTGTATGTTTTTGTTGTCTCATTGAATTTAGTTTTACCTTTTTTCTTTTACAAAGATACTAATAAGTATTCGTAAAGTCAATAAAAACTCTAATTTTTATTTTTTTGAGTAAAAAACAAGTTAAGAGTTGCCGAGACTTGCCTTGTTGATATTTATCAATATGGCAAAAAATAATAGACTAAACGTCTCTCTATTACCTTTATTGGTACTGTTTAGCTTCTATGGGTTATATTCTTATATAGTTAGCCCAATAGAAGAAACTAGATCTGTTTATATCTCAAAAGTTGAGAACAAAATTAAGATCGGTAAATTGGCAAACAATAGGAATTTAGCTTTTGGTTGTAAGAATATTTTTGAAGAAATCTTACAAGAAAAGGAATTTGTTATTGTTGATAACCCAAATTCTGCAGATTTGATATTCAATGCTGAGATTTTGTATTTTGACGTTAATCGCACAAAAAGAAATATATCAGTATTTCATTCTGACATTGAGGAAACTCTGGTTGTTATGAAAGGAACACTTACAGATAAGAATGGTAAAAAAATAAAAGAAGCCGTTGCAGAGGAATCTAGTTCAGAAATATCAACATCGACTTTAATAACTGATGAGGGAAGTGATAAAATAAATCAACAAGCACTTTCGTCTGCAATAAAAAAAACATCGGAATCACTAATAAATAAAATATTATTTAATAAAAAGTAAAATGAAAAAAGCACTCTCTCTTTGTATTTTTTTATTAGTTGCCATGACTTCTTTTGGTCAACTAACAATTAATCAAACAATAACACCAACAACAGGATTAAAAGTTGGTGACACATTAACAGTAAAATACACTGTTGTAAGGGGCACCACAACCCCTCGTTATTTTTGGTTAAGATACTCATTTAATAATAAAGCATTAACAATGGTACCTAATAGTACTGTTTTTTCACAAGGTAATTCCGTACAGACATTTTATACTGGTTGGGATAACTATAAGTTTACACCAGCTGCAAATATTGCAGATACACAATTATATTTACAATATCAATCAACTCCTTGGGCATACGCCGCTAACACAGATTGGAATGTTGGACAACTTACACTACAAAGAGCTGATGCATCAATTAATGGTGATATCGCAAGTCAAAAATATGTTTTAAAAGATCAAAACACATATAACAATATTCATAAACTTGATTTATCATATGCTATAAATGATTCGTCTACAAATATTTCTCCAATAACTAGAAATGCAACTAATATTTCATTGTCCAATGTTCTTGGAAATACTTCACAGTTTAAGGTAAAAGTTTTGTTTCCACAAGGGTACACAATAACGGATCATAATATTCAGTTAATGAAATTAAAATCGGATGGTAGTGGTGATATAGATTGGTCACAACAACCCATTGCACAATTACCATTAGACGCTACTGGTGAAGCACTTTTCACAACACAAGTTAAAGTAGGTGATAGTATAGGATTATGGGTTAGTCCGGCGTCATCAAAAGCTTGGATGAATAACGTAATTACAGTTTCAGATGCATATAAAGCATTCTTAGGCCATTCACAAACAGATATTAGTGGTACAGCCAACTTTTTTACATATCCAGTTTTAGAAAAGAAAATTGGTAATGTTACTAAAAACGATGCGATTTTTAACGAAAGTGACTCATATAATTTATTTGCACATGTCATGGGACAAAACGTATCTGCCAATGCATTTATACCAACTCAAACAGCAACGTCTTGGAGATTTCATAGTGGGTTATTAAATCAAAGTTGGTTAGATGGTATTCCAAAGTATAAGGTAACTATTGATACACCAATTAAAGAGGTTTATGCAGTATTTGCGTGGGGTGGTGATTTAGATTGGTCACATTCATCTGATCCTGCGGTAATTGCTAGTAGAATATCATCAGGACAATTCACAAACTCAATTAATAATACTAAATCAACAATGTCTACACAATCAATGGCATATAAAACCGAGGCATTGGAAACAGCTAAATTAAGTGTTGTATCTACATTAGAAAATGGTAAAGTTGTGCTAACAACGAATCTAACGAAAGAGGGGTTAGCCGGATTAGAAGTTATAATGAATTATGATAATTCAAAATTAACTTTAGATAATATCATATTTGATTCTGGATCAAACATCACCAATTTTTCAACTAAAGAAGAAGGTAGATTAACATTTGGTTCTATTGATCAATTAAAAACAGCTAGAATAAAAGTTGGTACACCATATAAATTAATATTTACACCAAAAGATACCTTAACAAATACCGCTGGGTTATTCTACTTTGTTTTGTCTGATGCTGTTGATGGTTTCGGTAACAAAATAAATTTAATTGTAGAATAATATGAAGAAACTATTAGTAATATGTTTTTTACTAATTTCATTTTTAGGGTTCGGACAGAGCGTATCTGCTCCGGACTCTAAATCGTTTACACCATCCACAAACGGACAAGATGGAAGTGGGTTTGTGTTAAGTGGATTTACCGCAACATCTACCTTACTGGCATCCATCAGTTTAATCAACCCATCAACAAATACTACATTCTATTTAACCACTACAACAGGTTTAACCGCCGCAAGTGGATTTACTTTAAGTGGTAACAAAACTCGTTTGGTTGTAACGGGAACTATGGCAGATATTAATACTGCATTGGCATCCTTAAAAGTGAATACCGGTTCGGTGGTGGGCAATGTTCAATTATCGGTAGCGGCAACTGTAAACCCTGTTGGTTATTTTTATAATGGTGTCAATGGACACTTTTATAGACCTATATCAAGTGGAGCAACTTATACAAACGCAAGAACATTATCGTCTGAACAAACATTCAAAGGCCAGCAAGGGTATTTGGTAACAATAACATCAGCTTCCGAAGACGCTTTTATATTCGCTAATGTTCCACAATCTAGTATTTGGTTTGCATTAACAGATGAAGCATCCGAAGGTCAATGGAGAATTGATGCGGGGCCCGAAGCGGGAACTTTAATCAAAACATCAAACGGACAGACTGCTGGAAACATACAAGGACAGTACAATAACTGGGCGGGTGGTGAACCAAATAATAGTGGTAATGAAGATTATGCAGTAACTAAATGGGGTGGTGGAAACCAATGGAACGATTTACCCAATAATTTTAGTTGTGCTTATGTAGTTGAATTTGGAACTTGGACTAACCCCGATGATGCAACCTTTACTGAATTTTATACTAATAGCGTAACTCACTCAAACGGAGAAGTATTAAGAGCCTCATTCAATATCGATTTTGGTAGTAATGTAGATGAAACCAAATTTTCAGCAAAAGGATATACATATACAAATAATACTTGGAATGTAGTAAACGGAACCGCTAAACAATTAAGTGGTTTGGGTAAAGTTGATTTGACAAGTTTATTGGATACCGCAAAAGTTTCAAATGGAGGGGTTAAAGCAAACACAACATCAGGACAAGTTGAATGGTGTGTGATTTATCAATATGATGCAACTAACCAAAGATATAGAATTGGGATAGATAGTAGAGAAGTAAATGGAATCCTATCAGACCCCACTAAAATTAGTAGTTTACAATTATTTGATTTATGGAACGGGCCTGTAACATTTAATTCTTATGACCAAAATGGTTGGACAGAAGTTTATATTTATACTCAAACTCAATTCAATTTTAGTGGTTCATCTTTTGCGTCTAATATAAGAGCAGGAAATGGATTTTATGGATTACAAGCGGAGTTTACATTTACCGAAATTACCGCATATAAACCACATGGAATTGAATTAACACATTCAAATCAAACCGAATTAAACACATTGTATAATAGTATAGTTGGTGTATCGGATGTGTATTTAGCATTTAAGGAATTAGCGGATGGTGGATTATTTGGAAATCAAAGTGGGATGGGATTAACAAATGGTATCCAGTATTTGAACGCTGATGTTGATGGAAATGGTATATTCAATGAATCAGACACATACAAATTATTGCAACATCTTACAGGTGTTCAACCACTTTCACAATCTACAGCATTAACATATTTGATGAAGTTATATAACAAATCGGATTATGATGCGGTAACAACATCAAATTGGGGAACTAAATTTAATTCAACTCGTAATTTAATTCCTTTTACTTTGGGTGGATTAAATAATGCATACAATATAAGTGTAACTTGGTTAGGTGATGTAAACCTTTCGCATTCTGCACAACAAAGTGTAAGTGGTGTTAGTAGTAATTCTGTTAAGAGTATGGGATTAATGAGTAATTCTATTACAAACGAGGTAAATGTTATACTAATGGGCGAAATTGTGGGTAATAAAATTATAAAGACATTATCAGTAGATCCATTACAACAGGAATTAGTTGGAATTCAATTTCAGTTAAACTATGATAACACTAAATTAAAATTTGAAAAAGTCGAATTTAACACAAAGGGTAACCCCACAAATTTTGGAACGGATAAGGGTAATTTCATTAATGTTGGTTCTTTACTAACGAGTGGGGATGTATTAGATAAAACAACCGAATATAAAGTTGTTTTTTCACCTATAAATAATGTAACTGATATGTTAGGGCTAACATCAATATCAACAACTGATGCGGTTAATAAAAGTGGGAAACAATTAAAAATAAAAATAAACTAATGAAAAAGATATTATTAATTATATTGCTAATTTCAACAACACTTGTTTCAACCGCACAAACACAAACACCCGATACATTACAACTATCACCAAAAGAATTATTTGGAGAGAGTGATGATTGGAATGATGTGGGTATATTACAATCTTATGTGGATTTTTCAAAAGATGTTCTTTCATCCTCAAACCTATCGGTTGGTATAATCGGAAAGCAAGTATCTACAACTCTTAATTTAGGATATAGTAAGTCATCTAAAAATGGACAATGGGGTCACTCATTTGCAGCATCAATAAATCCTATATGGAATTATTATGGTGTGGGATATGGCTTTTCAAAAAATACCGAAAAGAGAACAACAACAATACAAACATTCTATTCAACCGATTTTGACTTCCAAAAGGATATTAACATTTCATTTATAGATGTATTCAGAACTAAAAAGTGGGGAACTTTTGGATATAGTTTAACGGCATCTAAAACATATTGGGATTCATATCAAGGGGAATGGGAAGGAAAATATACTATTGATGTAAATGGCAATTTTTTAGATTTGATTTATCCGCAAATGCCGGCATCATCACAAACCACTTATAAAGGAATGTTGATGTACACATATACACTTAAAACAAAGAGAGTTAATATATCTCCGCAAATATTTGCTATGAGTGATGTGTATGTAGATTTCAAAGATGGTGAATCTGATTTTGGTTATAAAAATGATTTTAATTTGGACTTATATTATGGTACATCTATGGATTGGAAAATAACTAAAAGGTTCATATTAAACACAAATGTCAGATATAACACAACTTGGGATAAGTTGTCAGAATCCGTAGGATATAAAAAGAGTAACCCATTAATGTTTATGATAGGAACAAACTTTCAATTTTAAGATATGAAAAGATTATTATATATGTTTCTTTTTTTACTATGGGGATGTACTAAACCGGAGTTACCCACACCAACACCATCTGTTCAGAAAATTTTCAGTGTAAGTGAAAGTAGCGTTACAGATGGGCAATCTATTCATTTTGACTTACCATCGTCAGGTACCTATATATTAACACTTATTGATGTTGAGAGCGGACAAGTTGTTAGTCGAGAAAAATTTATTGGCGTTGCCGGGGAAAATATCAAAAAAATATATACCAAATCTATAGTATCGAAGTATTTATATTTGACACTTGCTTCGGCAGATAATGCCCAAATAAGTAAAACAAAATTAACGCTAAACTAAAATGAAAAAAACATTAACATTTGGATTATTAATACTTGGCTTAATTGGTTGCACTAAAGACGATCTTTTTATCAACCAAGAGATTAACCAAATTAAACCAGAGTTACAAATAAAGAATTCGGTTGGCCTTAAACTAGAGACAGCGTTTGTAACCGGAGAGGTTGCTATGAACGTGAAAAGTGAAGTTGGACAATCGGTAACCATAAAGATTTTTGATATTTCCAATAGAGTGGTATCAAAAGAGACCATGACCGTTAAATCTGGTGATAATATTTTAAAGGTATATACATCAGCTTTACCGTCATCAGCATATAGAATTGGTTTATATGACTCTAAGGGTAATCAATTGGGAATTACAGATTTTAATAAATTATAAATAAAAATACATAAAATGTCAGAAGAATTAGAACAAAATAACGATGGTACATGGACTGGGTTAAAGAAAACCATTGTCGGTGTAATAACAACAGCAGTAATGGGCTTAGGAACTTGGGGAGTAACTCAGTTAACAGGTGGTGATGAGCCGGCTCCAGTACAACAATCGGCTCCTGTAATTAACATTACAAACTCAAATCAACAATCTCAATCAGCAGGTGGTACAACTAAAATTATCGAAAGAGAAAGAGTTGTGGAAAAACCAGCAGCGGCACCAAAACCTAAGAAAAAAGAAGGTGATGAGTTTAAAGAAGAAGCACCTAAGTGGTAATATGGAACAGGGATTAAGTTTTATAGTGGTAGTTGCTTTGTGTAATATAGCTATGTTTGTATTTAATTCACCAATTATGTTTTTAACATTTTTTATGGCGGGTGGTTGTTATTTGGTAATAAGAGGAAGAAAAAAAGGTTGGAAATTACCTAAAAACATAAAGGAGACACATTAATTAATTAATTTAAAAAAAAATAAAGTATGAATAATCAACAACCAAGCGGTTTTAAAGAGTTATTAAACTCAATGATGAATAGAAGGTGGTTAATGACCTTAATTGTATTAATCACATTTATGTGCACTACATTTGGAATTTTAATTTCTATCCACGCAGAGGCAACTGTTGGACAGGAATGGAAAGAACTTATGTTATTGTTATTAGGTGCTTTCATTGGTTCTTATGGTAAAATCATTGATTATTGGTTTAGTGATACCGATAAGGATAAGATGCTAGTGCAAAAGATGGATGAGGAAGATGGTGTTAGTTTAAGTAATACTGCAAATATGAAAGATTCTGAACCTAAACAATACTCACCTATTATTCCAGAAGCATTTCAAACAGATATCGAAAAGGTAAATGATACATTTAAACAAGTACCAACAACACAATCAAGGACCGGTATTGAAGTTGATGAAGATGGTGATGGGACTATGGATGGTATTGACTTCGATGGTGATGGTAAGATCGATGTATATTTCGCACACAGACAATGTCAACACGTTTGGGGAGATTCAGATGGGGATGGCGACCTAGAATGTCTGATATGTGGTAAAATAAAAGATCCTGAACCTGGCGAGGAAGAAGGATAATAAAAATAATACGCGTAAAAATTTTAAAATATGGCAAGTTTTTTAAAAGAATTATTTAATGACAATAACACAATTAACGAAAAATCAGTAGTTGGTTTTGCATCATTTGTTTGTATGGTTATAGCACTAGTTGTTGATTTAGTAACCGGGTACATGGGTAAACCATTAGTAATAAACGAGTTCATTTTTGATGGCTTTTTAGTTATCACTCTTGGTTCTTTTGGTATCGCATCTGTTGATAAATGGATCAACAACAAAGGTGGTAAAAAAGAAGAAAGTGATAAAAAAGACGACGCACAAATTGAAATGGAGGGATAATAACTAAAAACAAAAAAAATGACAAACTTTATAAATAAGGCTAAAAATATGATTTTTAGTTTAACACTTGTTCTTACAGGTACCTGGATACTATTTGCGCTTTCTTTCCAATTGTATGCAGTGTTTTTACAAGTAAGTGGACAAGAAGAAAAAATGACCAGAATATCTAATGAGATATCTTGGAGAGTTGATGGTACGTTTAAAAATAACCCAGATAATATCTGGTACGAAGGCCCTTCTAAGTAATTTAGGTTAAAAAATATAGACATGATACAAAAGATAAAAGCATTTGTAATTGGATTATTATTATGCACCTTTGCACAAGATATAATCGCACAAACAATCGGTAAAACAAAAACAGAAGATTACAAGGCCGATTTTGAAAAAAAGAAAGACATATCGGCTTACTTAGATTATGATGGCCCTCAAATACCAATTCAAATATTAAAAGCAGGTATATCAGATGAAATATACGAAATGTATCCCGAATTAAAAGAAAAACGTGTTGGTTTAGGTGTTGCCAATATTTCTATGGAATACTTGGAGAATTTAAATAGATTTATTTTTACTGAGGATAAAACAGAAATAAAGAACCGTATGGTTAAACAGTTTCAAGCGTCACAATCAGGTATTTCAGAAGATAAATTAGATGGCCGAGGTAAAATTAGATTAGCAAAATATTTTGTAACAATTGAGTGTTACGATTATTCAATATCTGAAGACGAAACGATTAATCTAAAAGACGGTATAAAAGATAATATGGTAACTCGTATAGGTCTTCAGGTTAGATTTACCGATGCGGAAACTGGAGCTATGTTTGGGGCGTCTGGATTAGGTGAAGCGACAACAAGAAGAGAATTAACTCTTTTATCTGATGCAACGATCGACCCAATTAAATTCAATCAATCAACAATTTCAATTGCAACTAAAAAGGCCTTAGACATCGCTTGTGCAAATATTCTTGACAGAATGATTAAAAAGGGCGTTTTTACAAAATAATAATTATTTAAATAGTAGTATAAAGGGGTTTAATTGCCCCTTTTTTTATATTTATAATAAAACGATAAAGTATGAAAACGTTATTAATTACATTATTATTCATTCCAACTATTATGTTAGGACAGGTTTCATCTTGGAGAAGTAATCCTCCTCAACCACAAAGAACTGAAACACCCAGAGTCCAACCAACAACCCCACAAAGAAATGATGTGAGTAGATGGAGAACACAAACAGAACCAATTAGACCTGGTCAAGCTGTTCCACAACAACCATTGGTTAGAAGATGGAGAAGTAATGTGGCAAACCCATATGGCTACTATTGGGGAGATTGGGGTTGGTATCAACCGTTTCCTTACATTTGGTATGACGATTTTGGATGGAGACAAAGAAGTGTAGTTAGAATATATGAAAACGGTAAAAAAGATACAATTAGAAAAGAAACAGTTTACACATCTTTTGGTATTGGACATACAAATAATAAACAAGCCTCTTTTTGGGGCGCGGTAGGAGGTAAAAAAAGTTATTTTATTTTAGATTATACAATGTCATATGATATTGATCAAAATCAATATTATCCATACGGTACAATTAATGAGGTAGATTTCACACTAAGTAAAAACGATTTTATTAAACAAGGTGCTTTATATCTTGGCGGAGGTAAAAGATTTGGTAAGTTAGGCGTTCATGGTATGATTGGATTTGGTAATGAGAATGTTAGATATCAAGGTAGAGACGCTCTTGGTGGTATATCATTTCCAAAATCAAATTCAAATTTCACAACATTTAAAATTGGTATTATTAGAGACTTCAAATTTTTTACAATAAAATTAGATAGAGATCCAATAAGAAATTATAACCAAGTAAGTGTTGGTTTCCATAATAAGTAATGAAAAAAATATTATTTTTTATTTTTATTTTTATTTCGATAAAGTCATTTGGCCAAACCTATACACAAACATTTATTGATAAATGTAGTGGGGAAAAAAAGGTTGCTACAACAACAATGATGAATGGTTATGCAACAGTATCTTTTTATAATCAAGTAAGGACATTTTCACCATTAGAGGTTCAGTCAGGGGTTGTACAAGCTTGGTTATTAACAACTAAGACCACTTATGAAGCAATTACATGTCCAGTAATAAATAACCCCATTGTACAACAAACGGTAACAAATGCTGCGGCACAAACGGCAGCAAATGCAGCATCATCAGCAGCTAGTAGTGCAGCTGCGGCGGCTAGTAGTTCAGCAAGTTCTGCAGCTAGCAGTTCTGCAAGTAGTGCTGCAGCAAGTTCAGCGGCATCAACACCGCCACCTATAACACCACCACCAGCTAGTAGTAGTTCAACGCCACCACCGGCTAGTAGTTCTTCTTCATCAAGTAGTTCTTCTTCATCAAGTAGTTCTTCATCTTCTAGTTCATCATCCTCATCAGAATCTAAAACAGAAACAAAAACAGAGGCTAAAACAGAATCTAAGTCTGAAAGTAAAAGTGAGTCAAAATCAGAAAGTAAAAGCGAGGAAAAAAAGGAAGAGTCTAAATCAGAAACTAAGGAAGAAAAGAAAGAAGAATCTAAATCAGAAGAAAAGAAGGAGGAAGAAAAGAAAGAGGAAAAAAAAGAAGAGAAGAAAAAAGAAAAAGCTGTTGCATCAAACCCTATGTTGTTATCCTCCGATTTGTCCGTTATTGAATCACCAGATGGTAGATGGTTACAATCGGCAACAGTTGGTGTATCAAAATCTTCATTAATGGGTGATGAAAGTTATTCTGCCAACGCGGTAATCATGAGTGATTTAAAAACGTTTATTGTCAGTGGTGGATATACTAAAATGGATTTTTCTAGTGGTAAGTTAAAAGCAATACATTCATATTCAACAGCCTTTGCATATCTAAATGGGGTATACATGAATTTGATGGGGTATACATACATTAAGCCAACAACAAAATATGGTGTGTTTGGATATAACGTTGGTTTAATAAATTTACTTATTAAGAACTCTACAGGTGGATATGATCATAATATGTCATCATCTGTTGTTGGATTTTGGACAAAACCATATCAGTACAATAAAAAATTAAGTATTTCACCACAGGTATTTACTATGTTCGCGCCATTATCTTGGAATAGTGTTACGGGCGGATCAACAGTAAACAGAAGTGTTGGGTTTTTATTAGGTTCTTCTTTTGATTATAAAATAACAAAAAGATTTGGATTCACAATAAACTATAAATTAAGCGGTAACACATCAGCAGGATCACCATTTTTAAGTAACTTTTTAATTGGATCAAGGATGATTTTATAAAATAAAAAAACCCTTGTAAAAACAAGGGCCTTTTTTGGCAAGAAATGACTAAACGCACTCTCTATACGTTTATGATACAATATAAATTATTTTTTATTTTTTGTCAAGCTTTTATACAAACTTATTATTTCAGAACATTTTTCATAATCTTCTATATCTTCAAAATATGGGATTACATGATCAATAAGAATATCGGGATCTTTTTTAGATAATTGAAATTCTGTTTTCCAGTCCATTATCTCACCTTTACTCAATAATAAGCTAGCATTAACAACAAATTTAATTTCTTTTTTTCTTGTTGTTATTAAATGTTTAAACGAATCAACAACACCACCATAAATTAATGGTTTGTTTTTATCTAAAAAATCTTCAAAAGAGTTATATTTTCCAGTTACGTGAACATCAAGTGTTTCTGGTTCGTTGGTGTTAGTTGTTCTCATTTTTAAATGGTTTTGAGTATGTTGGGTATAATAATTTCCAAATAGTTTGTTTAGGGTTTATCGAATCTAACATGTTAAATAAAATATTAGAGTGCCTATATTGTTTTGCTCTTAAAGCAAAGTCTTTTCTACTTAAATTTCGACCATTTAAATTTTCAAATATTTCTCTATAATCTTTTTCTATGTTTTCAAATCTTACTGTTAAATCACGGGCGGTTTCTTTTACCCAATTATTAAATTCATCCGGCACCTTTTCAAGTAATTCATCGAATGGTTTATTGTCTTTTAGGTATTCCCAAATATCTCTATTCGAGATGTTTGTTAGGATTCTGTGTAGGCGAATGTATTCGTCACCTTTTATTTTCATTCGAAAGCCATTCTTAAATCTGATTACATACCCTTCTTTATCGTTACTAATCTCTTCTTTAAGTAAATCATATCCTTCTCCCCATGTTTTATATAGGGTAACAACATTAATGTTTAAATTTTTTATTAGATTTTTTAATCTAATATCTTCATTATTATCGTTGTGTATATTAACCTCATCACCAGTTTTGGTGTGGATCATACCAAGTAAAATTAAATCTTCAAAATCATAGTTACAAACTATTCTGTTTTCTGGGTAAATAATTTCAAACAAATATGTGTAATCTTTTGCCAATCGATTGTAGTCATATTTCTCTAATAATTCTCGACCTTTAATTGCTTGTGGCGAAGTAAATGAACCACGTGTTGCTAATATCCATTCACCCTTTGTTTTTGGTGTTGGGTCATAATAAGTGTTATCAAAATCAGGTAAATTGTTTGGATCAAAGAATCTTTCCATACCCGTTTCATAATTGTTATTAAACCATATGTTATATCTTCTTTCATCAGTTAATTCTTCTTCATAATAAAAAAGAATACCTAATGAACCATCCATTTTTTCATATACCTCAAAATTTTCATTTGGTAAATCCTCAGGTTTATGTTCCTCATAATTGAAGAATTTCTTGAATGGTCTTGCAACAATTTCACCTTTAGTGTTTGTAACTAGCCCACGACATTGTATGGTAATATCATCCCATAGTCTCTCATATTGAACTCTTGGAGAATAATTCCAAATAGTTAAATCAAGAGTCGGGTGAGTTTGTTTATGCAACAAACCATCTTTGTAATATTTTTCTAATGTTGCTAACACAGTTCTTGAAAGGATTTTTTGATGGAGGATAAAGAGTCTTGGTAAACGATTCAATAAACTTACTCATTTACAATTTGATTTGAAACCTATTTTTCATTTGTTTGAGTTTGTCTTCCGGAACGTTGTGTATGTTTTTACTATCGTGCCTGTTTTCAACAATTAAAGTGTGAATTCGATATTTGTATCTTTCTGCCATTTCAAAATACGGTTCCATTTCCCACTCTTCAGTAAAAGTATTGGCAATAACAATTTTTGAAAATTCTAATTTCATTCTATCTGCACATATTTGTTGACAATTAATATGTGCCTCTTTAATTTTACTAGCATCAAAGTGGTAAACACCCTTATCATCAGTAAAATAATTGTCTGCAGAAATAATATCTGGTTTAGTCCCCTGATTTGAATGAAGTATTACTTCTGCCAATGTCGTTTTACCGGCGCCTGGCAGTCCTCTTAGTAATATTACATCACCGACCCATTCTTTTTCCATGCTACTTATCTTTATTAATAATTACTTCCAATTTCTTAATTCTAACGTCTAAAGACTTCATTTCGTCTCTATAATGGTTTACAATTGAGAGGACCATTAATAACATTAAAATGGTAACCACAAATAAAATAAAGGTATTAATTGTCTTGTTCATATCAATTATTATTAACTAAAGATAGATAAAAAAAACGGAAAAAAAAAATTACTTAGTTTCCCAATAACTTTTTCTAATTTTTCCACCAAGTTCTGAGTCATTTGGTGTGTTTAAAATTGTAGAAACGGGCACCAGTATTTGTTCCCTATTTGTACCAAGATTATAACATTTTTCACATAATTGGCCACATCCTTCAATATATCCATATCTCATGTCAATATGCTCATAAAATTTATAAGGGGTTTCTTCGCCACATAAAACGCACGTTTCAATTTTATCGGCTTTTTCTGTTTGTAAAACACAAGATAAATGATCGGTACCAACTAGATAATCATAATCAATATTAGAGGTGTCTTTATTACAAATGCTGCATACATATTTTTCCATATTAGTAGTTTATAAACTAAAAATAAGTAAAAAATATAAATTAAGGAATATTTTATTGTACTTTTAAAAGAAAAGGGCCGAATTAACGGCCCCTTTGCTATTTTACCTCTGTAGAACTTGTAGTGTCTACCGCTGCTTTCGTAGAATCAACTGCAATTACAGCAGATGTGTCAGCTTGAGTACCGGTTGAATCTGTTGCTTCATTTGTGGTAGATCTTGAACCACATGCTGTTAGTGTAAGTACTACACCAATCGCAAAAATAATTGTATATTTCTTCATATAGGTTAAATATAAGGAAAAAAAATGATAAAAAAAACCCCAACGAGAAGTTGGGGTTTAAGGTCTTTCGGCGGGTTCAACTCCGCTTACTTTTTGGAAAAAAACGAAAGGTAATCGACAAAGAGAACCTATAGACATATAAATATATGTGATTTTGGTAAAAAGCCACATATTTAGTTAAAAATTATATAATCTTCGTTTTTATCAATAATTTTTCTTTAAATGTAATTTTTAGGGGTGTGTTTTCTTTAATATTACCCTTTAAAATTTCATCACTAAGAAAATCTTCACAAAGAGATTGAATAATTCTTTTGATTGGTCTGGCTCCATACTGCTCATCTTTGTTTCTTTTAGCAATTTCACTCATAACACTAGCATCGAAGGTAATAAAATATTTTTTCTCATTTAAACGATCTGTTAAACGATCCATTTCAAGTTTTATAATCTTCTTAATTGCTTCTTCACCTAATGGATTAAATAAAACTATATCATCGATTCTATTCAAGAACTCAGGATTGAATTGTTGCTTAAGCGATTTCTGAATAATTGTTTTTTTAACTTCATATTGTTGATTCTCACTACTACTAGTATTAAACCCAACACCACCACCAAATTCTGATACTTTTTTAGCACCAATATTTGATGTCATAATAATCAATGTATTTGTGAAGTTTACTTTCCTACCAAATGCGTCGGTTAAATGACCTTCGTCTAGTATTTGTAACAATAAATTAAACACATCCTTGTGCGCCTTTTCTATCTCATCAAATAAAATCACAGAAAACGGATTATTCTTAATTTTTTCTGTTAATTGACCACCCTCTTCATAACCAACATAACCTGGAGGTGACCCAATCAATCTAGATACCGTATGCTTTTCCATGTACTCACTCATATCAACACGAATAACATTATCTTCTGATCCAAAAATCAATTTAGATAATGTTTTTGCTAGATATGTTTTACCAACACCGGTAGAACCAAGAAATATAAAAGAACCAATTGGTTTTTTGCTATCTTTAATTCCAACCCTATTTCTTCTAATTGATTTAGATATTGTAGTAATCGCTTCGTCTTGGCCAATAACCCTTTCTGATAATTTAACTTCTAAATTTATTAAATTAGAAACCTCATTACTATCCATTTTAGAAATTGGGATACCAACCATACTCGATACCATATCATAAACATCATCAACACTAACTGGTATTAACGAATCGTTTTGTTTAGCTAACCATTTAGCCTTTTCATCATCTAATTTTTTGATGACCTTTTTTTCTTCGTCTCTTAGTTTTGCGGCTTCTTCATAAACTTGTTTTTTAACAACTTCATGTTTCTTTTCTTTAATTGTTTCAATTTCTTTTTTTAATTTCTCAATTATTTCAGGGACCTTTGTTACAACACGCTTTTCTGAACCTAATTCATCTAAAACATCAATAGCTTTATCTGGAAATTGTTTATCTGTCATAAATCTTCCTGATAATCTTACTATTGTTTCAACAACCTCATCACCATATGATACTTTATGAAATCCCTCATATGATTTTTTTAAATTTTTTAAAATCTCAACCGTTTCGTCTTCAGTTGGTTCTTTTAAAATAATTTTTTGAAATCTTCTTACTAGGGCACCGTCTTTTTCAATATGTTTTTTGAATTCATCAAATGTTGTTGCACCAATACATTGCATTTCACCTCTTGCTAATGCAGGTTTTAAAATATTAGCCGCATCCATTGAACCAGAAGCATTTCCAGCGCCAACCATCGTATGTATTTCATCAATAAAAACAATAACATCGGGATTTTCCTGTAATTCATGTAAAATGGCTTTAATTCTCTCTTCAAATTGACCTCGATATTTTGTACCTGCGACTAACGAAGTTAAGTCAAGTGATACTAATCTTTTATCAATTAGATTAGATGGGCAATCTCCCTTAGATATCATTAATGCCAGTTTTTCAACTAATGCAGATTTACCAACACCAGCTTCACCAACAATAATCACATTATTTTTTTTCTTTCTTGAAAGGATTTGCGCAATTCTTTTAACTTCTTTATCCCTACCAATAACTGGATCAATTTTATCTTCTTCTGCTAACTTAATTAAGTCTCTAGAAAAATTGTCTAATATTGGTGTGTTTGAATTAACTCTTTTGTTTTTAGGGTTAGTTCTGGGGTTTTCTTCATAACCAAATTCTACTGCCATATACTATCTTTTAAGTTTAACACAAACATACGTAAAAAAAGTTAAAAAACAAAGATATGCTTCAGACAAGATGGCATTGTGTTTAAAGCATTCTTGACATTATGTCATAAAAAATTAAATGGAATAAAAATTGTTTAATACTCAACAAATAAAATAAAACTATATGATTACATTATTTAAAGATCCATTCTTCGATGCGTTTGATAAAGTATTAGATGCATCTCGCTACAATGTTAGCCCACAAACTAATATTCACAAAACAGAAAGTGAATATAAAATCTCAATGTCAATACCTGGTTTAACCAAGGATGACTTAAAGATTACCATAAAAGATGGTGTTTTAAGAATCTCTTTTGAAAAGGATGAGAAAAACGAAAGAACACATTTCATTGGTAATTTTATAAAATCTTATACAATACCTGATGATGTTAAAGAAAAAGATGTTATGGGTAATGTTGAGAATGGTGTATTGACATTGACACTACCAATCGATAAAAAGAAATCGATTGAGAGGCTCATTTCTCTTAATTAAACGTGACCCCGATAATATCGGGGTTTTCTTTACTATTTATAATAAATAGAAATCATGAATAAATTAGAAATGAAACGTAAGCACATTGAAGAAGCTAACATTTTACTGGACAAAAGGTCTAAAGAAGTTAACAATAAGGTGACTGCAGTTAGAGACACAACAAAAAAAGACCAGTTAAAAGACAAATTAATGAGTCAATTGAAAACCGGTAGTGGAAATTCCTTTGGTTTGGTGAAATAAATTAAAACCCTCAATATTGAGGGTTTTTTATTTGGTATTTATTAGTTATATTATATTATAACAATAACACTATGGCTATACTATCAGAAAGGATCGAAGGTAAAAATATATTCGTCGATATTAAATCAACTAATATTAAATCAGCATCATATAATACAGAAAGTAAAATATTGACAGTTGTATTCAATAATGGGACTATTTATGAATATTCAGATGTGTCTTGGGAATTGTTCACCAAATTTAGAATGGGTGATTCACAGGGAGCATTTTTAAACGCTAAAATAAAGAATACACACGCGTACAAAAAGGTAAGTTAATGAAAAATCTAGTAGACGAACTTTTAGAATTATCAGATCCAGAAACAGACAGTAAGATTATTAAGTCATTTCAACTTAAAGATACTTTATGTCCAACCATTTTTGATAAGTCAGAAACTGGTGAATATGTGATAAGTAAAGAGGTTTCGGATAAGTTACTTGAAATAACAGATTCTTTTATTGACTTTTTGGGTGTTAGCTTTTTTATACATGATGTTATCTTAACGGGCTCATTAGCTAACTATAATTGGTCAGAATACTCAGATGTTGATTTACATATACTAATAGATATGGATGAGATTAATGATGGTAATACGAATTCGGTTGCTATGCATGACATCGTTAAAGAGTTTTTTGATGCTAAGAAGAACGTGTGGAATGAAAAACATGACATTAAGATAAAAGGATTTGATGTTGAGATATATGTTCAAGACGTTGACGAGGAGCATGTTTCATCTGGTGTTTATTCGGTTTTAAACAACGAATGGGTTGTTGAACCATCACTAAAAAAGGAGAGCATAGACGCTAATAAGATATTAGAAAAGGGTGAGTTTTTTGCAAAAAGAATTGATCAACTGATTGATTATCACCAGGATGGAAAAGATGTCGATAAGATGGCTATAGACCTTAGAGACAAGTTTAAAAAATTTAGAAAAAGTGGATTAGAGACTGGTGGGGAATACTCATATGAGAACTTAACTTTCAAACTATTAAGAAGAAATGGGTATATCGAGAAGTTAATGGATCTTAGAAATAGTATTTCAAACAAAAAATTATCCCTATCATAATTGTTATCAGTATTTTTTTCCTTTTCCTCTGTATTTATAGGATAAGAATAAGCTTATTTTTAATTTAAAAACAATGGGAGATATTAAACCTATCGGTAGTGAGAAATTACAAGGGGATGAGAAATTCAAAAGAATCCTCGAATTAACATACTACAATCAAAAATCGTCAAACCAAAAAACATCCAAAGCTGAATTAGTTAAGGAGGGTAAAAATGGTGTTTATGGAATCGTAAGAGAGAAAGACGGTTACTATGTAAAAAAAGGATTGAACGAATCATCACTAGATTATATTGGTGGTATGTTCATGAAAAATAAAAACAAATTTAGTTCATATAGTGAAGCCCTTAAGAGATTAGAACTCATTAAAGGTCAAGAATCTATGAATGAAGATATTACCAAGTATGTCCTAAAGACAAACAAACCAACACAAGAAATGCCAAGCCCAGAGCCTGCTGTTGATAGTGCACCAGCACCGTCAATGCCACCATCTGATAGCGAAGCACCTGTTGATTCAATGGACGCGCCTATGCCGGATTCTGAAGTTGAACCAGAGGCTATGAGCCCAGAAGAAAGTAAGCGTTCTGATTATATGGCTGAGATTCAAAAGTTTTCAGGTAAATTAGGTCAAGAACTTAGAGATCAACAACCTAAAATGGAAAGTGATGATATCAAATATGTTTTAAATATGATCATTTCAGCTGTTGATTTAGATAAGCTAGAAGAAGATGATATTGAGGAGATTTCTAAAAAGTTTGAAAGAGATGAAGAAGAGGGAATGGATTCCGAGGAAATGCCGGCTGATGATGAAGGTCCAGAAGCGGAACCAGAATCTGATGAGGTAGTACCTGCACCTGAAGATGATTTAGCTGAAAGAATGTCTAAATTAGAGGAACTTATCAATACCAAGTTTGGTGAAGATGAGAGTCAAGAAGTTGCTTTAGATGAAATATATTTTGATTTTGAAGATGGCGAAGATGAGGAAACTTATGATAGTCATTTAACAAAAGATGATGAAGAAGAAAATGCAAAATTAGATATTACACACGAATTATCAGATATCAATGAAGCAATTAATACTACACTAAGTAAATATTTTGAGTAAATGTACCTTCTATATATTAACGAGTTAGGTCAAGACTATAAAGGCCAAAGACAATATGAATTTATCTTTGGTAATGATCCAGATACGTTAGTTGAAGAATGGTTTATAATTCCATCTGCCGGTAGGGCGATACCACCAGAAGTAGAATCAATTGATTTAGTTGGTTTACTTAAGAATTCTGATTTAAAACTTGAATTAGTACAGAATTCTGATTATTTTGGTGTTATCGATGCGGTTGATGGAATTGTTGCATTAGGGTGGGAAGCTTTCGATATTGAAGCAGAAGAAAGACCAATAAGGATTTCATTTCATTTTGCTGAAGAATTAGAAAGTATAACACAGAAATTAGCAACTAAGGGTCTTAGATTAATTAATGAAGAAATTAAATATAAATTAAAATGAAAAGAGCGGAAACAATAGAGAAACTTATTAAAGAAGGGTTCTCAGAAAAAACATTAGTTAAATTTAATGATAATCAGTTAAAGAAATTTGCTGATAAAATATTAAAGGAGGCTCAAAATGTTACAACAACTAAAACCGTATATAACAGTAAAGACCCAAAAGATATTGCAGCACTAAATGCCGCGTTAAAAAATCCGGATGCATTGAAAAATCAACCAGCGGAAGTTAAAGAAGGTGAGGATGAAAGGTTTGTTGGTTGCTCATCAATTGGAGTAAAGTCTCCAGGTATGTGTGAAAAAGCCACAAAAAAACCTGTTGTTTCATGTGCTAAAATGGGTATTAAAACCCCTGGTTATTGTTATGTTGATAATAAAAAACCTGTTAGCAAAATGCAACCTACAGCAGATACTAAACCTTCTATAAATTTAAAAAGTATTAACGAGTTTGTTAATAATGTTGTTGCTAAGAAATATCACACACTTACAACTAAATCTGAGATTATCGAAATGGTTAAGTTGAAAATGAATAAGGTGGTATCTGAAGATTTAACTGAAAAAAAATTATCAAAATTACCTGAGTTCTTATCATTCGATTCTATCGTGTCTGCGGGTAAGCCAGAAGAGGCGCCAGTACAACCGGAAGTAATTCCTGATACACCAACAAGAGAAAAACCAACAAGAGAAGATGATCCTAGAAAAAGACCATTTAGAAATCCAAATGAAGAACCAGCTGCAGATCCAGATCCAAAAGCAAAAATAAGAAAATTAAATAGACCTAAAATGTCTATGGCCGCAGAATAATTTTAACTATGAAATTAACAAAAAAAGCGTTATTATTGAGATTAAGTGAAAACCTTAACGAAATGCCAATGACATTTGATACACCAGATAGTAGACCTAATCCTGATATTGAAAGGGATTTAGCAAACAGGGATCATACATTTAAAAAAGTTAACTTCCCTAAGGATGTTGAACAACCAAATTCAAATTTTGAAGAATTATTAGCATCTAAACGTTACAAACAAATTGTTGACAATGTTAGACAAAATTTAGGTATGTCATTGGGTGTGGGTGATGAAACAACTTCCACATTAAAAAACACAATGGGGCAAGCTCAGTATGAGGTATCACGTATTGAATCAAGACATTTAAGAGAGTTAGAAGCATTGGCTATTGAGCTAGTGATGAAAGAATTGGGTGTTGAGGAAGGTGATATTGTTTATGAAGCGAGGATTGAACTACCATCTAATTCGGGGTTTAAGAACTCACCTACAGGTGAAATGGAACCAGAGGAAGTCGAGTTGGAAAAAGAACTCGCCGATGAATTAGATGATTTCACACTAGAACGAGCAAAAAGAAGAATGATAAACGCCATGATGCAAGGTGCGTCAACTAAGGGTCACTTTATGTTTCATTATGCATCAGAAAAATTACAACAAATAACCGGACAAGCAAATAGATTAATACCATTGTATGGTGCTTTAATGTCAGCAGCAGATGCTATGTTATGGCAAGAAAGTAACAGAGGTTTAGGTGTTGGTGGAGGTGGCGGAACACCACAAGTTGGAGGTAAAGAAAAAGCCTATCCAAATGAAAACCCACCAAGAGTTGTTGCAACAGCAATTAACTTTCCAATATTGGTTCATGAATTAATTAAAGGAACATATGAAGTTATTTCAGCTCTACATGGTCAACCAAAAGATAAGGATTTGGCTAGAAGAGTGATGGATAAGGAAGATAGTAAAAACAAAGAAATTTGGGATTTTAGATTGGGCCCCGCAATATGGGATATGATTAAAGATTCATTTCCAGAAGAAACGGTCACAGATGAAGATAAATCTGGTATTCAGTTACTTATGTTTCAAACAATAATATCTAAACCAGCTAAAGAATTTTTAGTTTTCATGCGAGAAGTTCTTTCTAATACCGAAACAGGTAAAAGATTAATGAATTCATTATATGATATGATTAACGGTGAAATAAATGACTATGATTATAAAGTAGCCATGAATGCTTTTAATGAAGAATTAGAAACAACGTCAGAGAATACAGATGATGACGATCTCCTAGATTTAGATTTCCTTAGTGATCTGGGGATAGATAAACCAAGAGATTAACTTAAAGTGGTCAATTTGACCACTTTTTTCATATTTATATATATGAGTCAAAAAATAGAACAATTAAAAGAGTATGCTCGCATAATAAAAGATACTCCATACGCACTTAAAACATATCTTCAAACCTTTGATAATACACAGAGAAAGTTTGTACCATTAGAGTTGTTTCCGGATCAAATACAATTATTAAAAGATTACGAAACATATAACGAGAATATCACAAGAAAATATCGTCAAGCTGGTGTTACAACAGTAACGGCCGCATGGTTATCAAAAAAATTACAATTAGCAAAACCAGAAAACCCAGAAAGGGTTTTGATTATCGCAAACAAGCGTGATACCGCAATTGAGATGGCGAATAAAGTTCGTCACTTTTTAGATCAATGGCCAGAATGGATTAATGTGGGGTTTTCACCAGATAAAAATTCAGAAAGTAGATTTAGGTTAAATAACGGATCAGAGGTAAAAGCTGTGGCCACATCTGCGGATGCTCTTCGTGGTTTTACACCAACGATATTAGTATTTGATGAGGCCGCGTATATTGAGGCTGGAGATGACTTCTGGGCGGCTTCTATGGCCTCGTTATCAACCGGTGGTAAGATTATATTAATCTCAACGCCAAATGGCTACGATCCAATTTATTACGGTGTTTATGAACAAGCAATAAGAGGTATTAATGATTTTCATATAACCGATTTAAGATGGTTTAAAGATCCTAGATATACTAAAGATTTAGTTTGGATTAAAGTTCCCGATATTGTGCATTACATGTTGAACAGAGAACAATATAATGATGATGAGATTATTTTAAAGGAATTTGATATAACAAAATACCAAGAATTAATGGATGAGGGTTATCAACCATATTCAAATTGGTTTGAGTCCATGTCCAAAAAATTCAAATATGACAAAAGAAAAATAGCACAAGAACTTGAATGTGATTTCTTGGGTTCCGGTGATAGCGTTATACCAAATGAAACAATGGAAAAAATCGCTAAAACAATGGTTAAAGTACCAAAAGAAAAATATATGCAAGGTTTGCTTTGGCAATGGAATGAACCAGTTCAGGGTCATAGATATATTATGGGAGTTGATGTTAGTAGAGGAGATAGCGAGGATTTTTCATCAATTAATATTATTGATTTTGATGAAAGGGAGCAAGTTGTTGAATATGTTGGTAAAATGCCACCAGATGATTTAGCATCTGTCGCTTATAAATGGGGTGTATTATATGATGCGTTTATTGTAATTGATATAACAGGTGGTATGGGTGTTGCAACATCAAGAAAATTGCAAGAAATGAATTATAAAAACTTATTCATTGATGGTATTAATACCAAGAATGTTTGGGAATATAATGCAAAAGCAATGGAAAAAATACCTGGTATTAATTTTAACAATAAAAGAACACAAATAGTTTCAGCATTTGAGGAACAATTGAGACATGATTTTATTGTTAGATCACATAGGCTTTTAAATGAACTCAATACCTTTGTTTATATAAATGGTAGACCGGATCACATGAAAGGACAACATGACGATTCTATTATGAGTTTAGCAATTGCGTTATATGCTGGAGAGATATCGTTTACACAATTAGTTAGAAATGAACAGCAAAACAAAGCAATGTTAGATTCTTGGGTTATGTCTGAAAGAACATATCAATCGCCACAAACAGAAACATACTCATATGGTACTAGCTTTGATCAGGTTGGTATGATGCAGATTGATAGTTCACCATATGCTAAGAGTAATACTAACGGAACGCCAGCAAAAGAACAGTACAATCAATATTCTTGGTTGTTTGGAACAAATAAAAAGGCTTTATAATTCAATAAAAATTGATTAGATTAATTACAATAGTATTTATATAGTATGGCGAATCAAGATTTGACAGTTTTTCAGAAATTAACTAAAATATTCGGCTTTCAGAATAAAGGAGAGCAGAGCCCATCTTTTAACTTTTCGAGAGAAGAGTTACTTAAGACCGATGACCCAGTTGAATTTGAAAAAGCAAGATTACAAGCACAACAATCCCAGTATCTTTTTGATAAGTGGGCTAAATTGGATAATTCATTATATAACCAATCGGTATATTATGAACCAAACAGATTAGCAGCTTATTATGATTATGAGTCTATGGAGTTTACTCCAGAGGTATCTGCCGCGTTAGACATTTACGCAGAAGAATCAACAACAGTTTCAGAAAAGGGATATATTTTAAATGTGTACTCTGAATCAAAAAGAGTAAAAAATGTTTTAATAGATTTATTTGAAAATAGATTAGATATTAACACTAACCTACAAATGTGGGCTAGAAACGTATGTAAGTATGGTGACAACTTTGTTTATCTAAAGAGTGATCCAGAAAGAGGTATTGTTGGTTGCCAACAATTACCAAACATTGAAATTGAAAGAATTGAGGGTGCACAATCAAAAAATCCAACTGCTGGCGATATAAAATCTCCGATTCGCGAATTGCGATTTCAGTGGAAAAACAAGGATATGGAGTTTCAATCTTGGGAGCTTGCTCACTTTAGATTATTAGGTGATGATAGAAAGTTACCCTACGGTACTTCTATGTTAGATAAGATTAGAAGAATTTGGAAACAACTTTTACTTGCTGAAGATGCTATGTTAATTTATAGAACATCAAGGGCACCTGAAAGACGCGTATTTAAAATATTTGTTGGAAACATGGATGATAAAGATATCGAACCATATGTACAACGTGTTGCAAATAAATTTAAAAGAGATCAGGTAGTAGATAGTAGAAACGGTCAGGTGGATATGAGATATAACCAAATGGCTGTTGATCAGGATTATTTTATTCCTGTTCGTGATCCTGCAGCTCCTAGTCCAATTGAAACATTAGCTGGCGCACAAAACTTAGGTGAAATTGCGGATATCGAATATATTCAAAAGAAGCTATTGGCAGCACTTCGTATTCCTAAGGCATTCTTAGGTTTTGAAGAGGTTGTTGGTGATGGTAAGAATCTTGCATTAATGGATATTCGTTTTGCAAGAACCATTAATAGAATACAAAAGTCTTTAATACAAGAGTTAAATAAAATAGCATTAATTCATTTATATCTTTTAGGTTTAGAAGATGAATTAGAGAATTTCACATTAGGTTTAACAAACCCATCTTCACAAGCAGATTTATTAAAGGTCGAGCAATGGAAAGAAAAAGTTACCTTATACAAAGACGCCACTTCAGATCAATCTCAAATTGGTATATTACCAGTATCACATACTTGGGCTAAGAAAAACATTCTTGGTATGAGTGATAATGAAGTATTGTTAGATTTACAACAACAACGTCTTGAAAGAGCTATGGGTACCGAATTACAAAACACAGCACAAATTATCAGAAGATCTGGTGTATTTGACGAAGTGGATAATAAATATGGTATACCTGAAGAGGAAAGAGCTAAGATAGAAGCACAGGCACCAGAAGGTGGTGAAGAGGGTGCATTAGGTGGTATGTCATCACCTACCCCAGCGGCCGCGCCATCTGGAGAACCATCAGAACCATTAAGTGAAAGAAAGAAATTTAGTAAGATTAGAAGTGTTTTAGGAGAATCTCAAGAAAATGATGATTTGTTTAATCTTGAAAAGGCACAGAAGAATATTTATGAAATAGAGAATAAATTGAACGACATTTTAAACGATTAAAAATGAACAAATTCGGAACGATTAAAACCAAAATGTTAACTAAAATAACTGAATCTTATTCTAAACAAAATAAGAATGAAGTAAAAGATATGTTAAACACAATTAAAGAAAACAAAGCATTTAAAGAAATGTATTTGTTTTATGAAGAAATTGAGAATAAATATTTTGACAATAAAGAGATCGCGATACTATATGTTGAGGGATTAAATACATATTTTGGTCAACCAATGGGTAATTGGAATGATTTAAATGTCTTTTGCGAATCACTACATAAAAAATTGGGGGATATTAAAATTGAAACTAACGAACTATATGAATCTTTAGATATATTATCTGAAAAAGATTCATTATCAAATATTGAAAAAAAGGTTATTGCAAAAAAGAAACTAGTTGAACATTTAACAACAAAAAAGTCAGTAAAAACCATTGTTGAGGATAGTACATATACAGCAAATGAAAATTTGTTGCATGCGGTATTAGTAAACAATTTTAACACATTATATGAGAATACATTATCTCAAGAAGATAAAGAAGCTCTTAAAAACATATTAGTATTAAATGGTGAGGAGTTGGTAACAAAAACATCTGAACTAAAAGAAGCTATCCTTACTAAGGTTCAAAATATACTATCAGAATCTAAGGATACTGATTTAGGTGTAAAACTTGAATCAGTTAGAACTGAGGTTACCACAATGGAACCATCAAAATATAACTACTACAGATTAACACAATTAAAAAATGGTCTTGATTAATTCAGACCATTTTTTAACTTTTCCACATAAACGGCTTTTAATACTTCGGCTCTTCTTTTAACTGAAGGCTTAACAAACTTTTCTCTTTCCCTTAGTTTTTGGATTTGTTTAGTTTTTTGTACTTTACTTTTGTAACTTTTAAGAGCAGATTCAATGCTCTTTTCTTTTTTCATGTCAATTATAATCATAATTTATAAATATTTTTATTTAAATTTTTGGAATATTAAGAAATTTTTCTTATTTTTTACTATATCACCATAATATAAGTAAAATTATGAAAAAAATTAATGAAAATTGGAAAATTTATTCCATTAGAAGACCACAAGGATGTAAAAGTTGGTTATGGAACAGTAGATTTTAAAAATCTAAAGACCATTTATGTAAAAATGAATGCCTGGGTAGAACCAGATAATGAAAACGAAAATTTTGATAAAACAATCTCTAAAGCAAGAAAGAAGATAAAAGACTTCATTCGAGACTATAATTTAGGTGAAAACTTTAAAAAAGAAAGTATTGTAGATTTAGACATTAGAACAAAGGGAATTAAATTAAATAAAAGGTCATTTATGAATCTAGAGATCACTTTATTTGTTGATAAATTTTTTGATGTTAAGAGTATTTTAATTAAGAATTTACTAAAAAAATTCACTAGTGAGTCAATAGATCTGTGTTTAGGGGATAAAACATTATTCAATTTTAATAAAACTAAGATTTGATTTAATTATCCTTGTATTTATATGGTATATTAATATATCATAATGAAAGTATTAGGGCCTAATGAATCTGGAAGAGGACTATTGATTGAGTATGACGCAGGTCACATATCTCCAGAAGAGTTAAAAAACAAAAACATAATAACAGAAATACAGAATAAGGATACTGATCAAGATCTTATTCTGTATGCTGTTTTACAAAAATATGATACCCCCAATAAGAACGGAAGGATTTATCCTGAATCGTTACTTAAAAGGGAAAATGACAAGTATCAACAAATAATCAGTAAAGGTTCGGCACTTAACGAACTTAATCATCCATCATCATCACTTATTGATTTAGATAGAGTTTCCCACACAATTACAGAAACGTGGTGGGATGGTAGAACCCTAATGGGTAAAATTAAAATATTAACATCTCCAGGTTGGAAAAAAATGGGGATTGTTAGTTGTAAAGGTGATCAAGCAGCCATGCTACTTATAAATGGCGTTACATTAGGTATTTCTTCAAGAGGCGTTGGTTCATTAAAACAAATAAAAGGACAGAACATTGTACAAGATGATTTTGAATTGGTTTGTTTTGATTTGGTATCATCACCATCAACACCAGGAGCTTACGTCTTTCAAGACATGGCTGATAAAGATAAATTCAACGAAACTATTGAAGAAAAGCCAACAATGGATAACAGATTAAAAAAATTAATGGGTAACCTAGACACTTTTCTTAAGAGATAAACAATAAAACATTAAAAAATCATCTATTTTGATATTAAAAAAGAGATTTTTTTAATTACGTACATATTTATATAGTAAATCAAACAAAAATAATGAGCGAAAAATCGATTTTAGAACAAGCACTACTTCAAGTTAATACACTTGAAGAAGCAGTAAAGCAAAATGCAAAAGGTATACTTTCTTCAGTAATGAAGCAAGAACTAAACGAATTGCTTAAAGAATCAGAAGAAGAGGAAGAAGCAGCAGATGCTGTTGATCCTGAAACAGAGGAAAACGACATGTCAGAGCAGCCAGCAGATGATGAAGATGCAGCTGATGATGAAGATGAAATCCCCTCGATAAATGATGAACCATCAAAAGATATCGATGGTGAAGACGAAGAAGAAGAAGACGATGAGTTTTCTACTGACGACGAATCACCTGAAATGGAAGACGATGAGTTTCCATCTATGGATGATATGGCATCAGATGATGACGATACATTAGACATGACAGGAGCCGCAGATGATGAGGTTCTAAAGGTGTTTAAAGCAATGTCAGATGAAGATGGTATTATCGTTAAAAAAGATGGTAACAACATTGAACTTACAGATGCTGATGATGAGTACATTATTAAGTTAGCAGAATCAGAAGAAGAGGAAGAAGAAGAAATGTCTGAAGACTCTTATCAAGAAGGCGCTAAAGATGATGTTGCAGACGAAGAAACTATCTATGAGATTGAGTTAGACGACGAAGACGAAGAAGAAATGTCTGAAGAAGATGTTCCTGCTGAAGAGGAAGTTGGCGAAGCTGCTCATACTAAGTGGAACGTACATGGTGGTAAAAGAGCTGGATTAACAAGCAAAAAAGTTTTTGCGGCCGGTGCTAAAAATGAAACAAAAAAAGCATCAAAAGCAATTAACGAAGAAGTTGAAAATCTTAGAAAACAAAATGGCGAATATAAAAAAGCGTTAATTCTGTTTAAAGATAAATTAAACGAAGTTGCTGTATTCAACGCTAACCTTGCTTATGCAACTAGACTATTTACTGAACATTCAACAACAAAACAGGAGAAATTGAATATTTTGAAGAAATTTGATTCAATCTCTACTATAAACGAATCTAAAAATCTTTACAATTCTATCAAAGCAGAATTAGACACTAAAAAACCAGTGACTGAGACTGTAGCAGGTAAAATTGCTAATACAGCATCAACATCTTCTTCTCAAGAAGTTTTATCTGAGTCAAAAGCTTACGAAGCCCCTCAGTTTAAGAGAATGAGAGATTTGATGAGTAAATTAAATAAATAAAAAAAAACTAAAACCAAATATTAAAAATGGGAGCATTATTAGAATCAGGTATGGTAGGTAACATCGGTTTAAAACACCTTAGAGTTATCAAAGAAGATACCATCAAAAAATGGGATGACTTAGGATTCCTAGAAGGCCTAGACGGTCATCAAAAAGATAACATCGCGCAATTGTATGAAAACCAAGCGTCTTACTTAATCAACGAAGCAGCAGTTTCTGACGCTTCTGGTTCTTTCGAGACAGTGGTATTCCCAATTATCCGCCGTGTATTCTCTAAATTATTAGCAAACGATATCGTTTCTGTACAAGCAATGAACTTACCAATTGGTAAATTGTTCTACTTCGTACCTAAAATTCAAGAAAGACAATCAGGCGCACACACTGCACCTTATGGTATGCCAGGTAATTCTGACGCATCTACCTTAGGTTATAGCACTGGTACCAACGATCCAAGAAGTTTATATGATCGTTTTTACGAAGCAAATGATGCTGCTGATACTGGTATCTATGATTATTCTAAAGGAGCTTACTCTGCAGTAACTTTAACAGGTGCTACAGTTGTAACTTTCGCTAACGGAGCAACTACAGATGTAGCTAACGCTAACGTAACAGGTACTTCAGTTTCTGACTTAATCATTAAATTCACAGGATTTGCAAAAGATGGTCAAGGTAAATTAATCGGGCCAAATGGTTCTGTAATGGATACTGAAGATTTCTTAGCTTCTGCTGTAGTTAACTACGCAGGTGTAGCAAGAAACTTTAACATTGTTACACAAAAATATGGTAAAGGTATTGTTGAATATGGTCAAAAATCAACTTCAGCATCATATCCTTCAGGAAGATACCAAGATATTTGTGATGAAGAAGGTACAATTTACATAAAAGTAGATTTACAATCTTACAGCGCAACTTCAGGTTTCTCTAACCTTACTGTTCCTTCAGGTTTCACTTCAGCTGGTGTAACATTAGTTTTCAGAGTTTACGATTCATTAGAATTTGAAGATCAAATTGGTGAAGTATCTTTTGATTTAGCTTCTGTAACAGTTTCTGTAACTGAAAGAAAATTAAGAGCTAGCTGGTCTCCAGAATTAGCACAAGACGTTTCTGCGTTTCATAACATCGATGCTGAAGCTGAATTAACAGCTTTATTATCTGAGCAAATCGCTGCTGAGGTTGACCGTGAAATTTTACGTGACCTTAGAAAAGGTGCTGCTTGGACTGCTAAGTGGGATTATAACGAGTGGAAATATGGTGCAACTGGAAGCACTCCGTTCATGGGTTATACTCAGAAGGATTGGAACCAAACATTGGTTACTAAAATTAACCAATTATCAGCTCAAATTCACAAGACTACATTAAGAGGTGGTGCAAACTGGATCGTTGTTTCTTCAGAAGTTTCTGCAGTATTCGATGATTTAGAGTATTTCCACGTATCTAATGCAGGTCCAGAGCAAGATCAGTACAACATGGGTATCGAGAAAGTTGGTACACTTGCTGGACGTTATCAAGTATACCGTGATCCATACTTACCAGCAGGTAAGATCCTTGTAGGTCACAAAGGTAAGTCACTATTAGACGCAGGTTATATCTACGCTCCATATGTGCCGTTACAGTTAACTCCAACAATGTACAATCCATTTAACATGACTCCGATCAAAGGTATCATGACACGTTACGCAAAGAAAATGGTGAACAACCGTTACTTCGGTGTAATCAACGTAAGTGGTTTACAAACGTTCGATATGAATACTTTAAGATAATCTTAAAATTATCATAATAAGAACCCTCACAGAAATGTGGGGGTTTTTTATTTTTATAAAATTCCTTATATTTGTGTTTATGGGTGAAATTGTAGATTATAGTAAACTTAGATTAGATGTCCTTGAAAAAATGATATACCAACGAGGTATTGACTGTAAATTGAAGAAGGATGAAATGATAAGAATGCTTAAACTATATGACGAGGGTAAGTATGTGGAGCCAATGTTGGAAACCACCTATGACAAATATGAAAGTGGGTTTACTATAGGCATTGATTTAAAAAATCATATACAATTGGTACAAATGGGTAAATTGGTTGAAAAAAAAGAAGCTAAGAGATTAAATCGTTATGCTTCTGGTAGGGTCTATTACTGGGGCCCAAATAAGCTCATTTAAGAGACTTTCTTTTGATTCTTGACCTCTTCATGGCTTGGCTCAAGATAAGCCTCAATTAGGTCATGAAACTCCCTATAAACATCTGCTTTGTTTTCTGGTGTAATCTTTAAAACATATTTATTGGTTCTGGTTATATCTAACATCTCATTTACGTCTGTAGTAACCACATCAGCATCCTTTATTGAATCTTCAGCATAAAAAGAGACACCATCTTCAAATAATTGGGTATCATCATCAAATTCTCTGTATGATTCTTCCCAAGAATCTTCATCTTCAAAATCCGGATCATCATCATTTACCCAATGGTAATCCCCTTGATAATACTCATGTGGAACATCCTCAATATCAATAATATACGTTTCTTTAGTTTCTTTTTTTCTTACTAATGCTAATCCCATACCATAATCACTATATGTGATTAAAACATCATATATTGGCGTTCTATCATCATATGCATCATCAACAAATCCGAAACCATCACTATATGACTCAAGTAAATTTTTTGCTATATTAACTAAACTAATCATTACCAAGTTTTACATGCCCAATAACGAGGCTTCCAACGTGGGCCAGGATTAGCGCAATTGTGTCTCGCTCTAAAAGACTTACGTCTTGCAGGGTTATTTTTTTTAATTACCATTCTTTTACCTTTAGCAGATTTACCACCAAAACCAAAGTTTACTTTTACAACCTTACCCTTATCATTTTTAACATAAACCTTAAACTTTTTAACATCACCTTGCATGATTTTACCTAACTGAACTTTACGTCCTTGGTATTCTGCTTCATTTAATATATTATTAAAGACAAAATTGGTATTCTGTACAGAACCATCTTGATCTTCATATATTAATACGGGGGTTTCTTCATTGTATTCAAACAACCTATTAAATTGATCTTCAGATATTTGAATAATTTTTCTTCTTTTAATGCTTTCATCAAATTTTACCATGGTTGGTTTGTTTCCTTTCCCAACTTTGGGATCTTTCTTTTCTGCTCTTCTTTTTTGTGATGTCATTGCTTTCTTTTCTTTTTTATCATAAGATGAAGCAACTTTTGGGGTTTCTTTAGATACTTTTTTAGAAGGTCTACATTTTGGATAAGATTTTCCGTCAGCATCTTTTCTACCACAAGGTGGGTGTTTACCATCTACCTTTTTACTAACGTCTACCCATTTTTCTTTAAACCATCTCCTAAGGTCTTCTTGTAAGACTTCTCCAGATCTTAATGACTCTTCGATATATTTTTTATCTTCCTTTGAAACGATGATTTTCATGTTATTTACATTTTTTCCATCCACCACCCTTAGCTTTATAATTCTTAGCTGCCCAACCATTTGCGTAGGCACTAGGATACACATCAAACTTAGCTTTAGCTGCCGCTTTAGATGCCGACCATTTTGCTGGGTCAGTAGGGCAATTTTTACTTTCGTCAATTTCTTCTTCCGATTCTTTCTTTGGTTTAATACCTTTTTTCTTCATATTAACAGCAATTGCGGCCTGTTTAGCTGAGCTAGAAGCCTCATTAACATTACTTTGATTTTCACCTTCTATTTGAAGTTTAACAAAATTAGCAACCTCTTCAATATCATCTTTAGATGTTGTGATATGGTCACCAGCCCATGCGTGTTCACCAGTAACTAATTTGGGGAACATACTATGATGCTTGTATTTTAAGATGATTTGTATATCATCCATTATTTGTTGAAGGTTCTGTAAAACCATATAAGTACCTTTTTCGGTAATATGTTCTTCTCCTTCTTGTATGATTTGTGTAAGGTGTTTTCTCACAATTTTATTGATTTCCATGTTTATAAATATTTTACTTTTCTGAGACAATCTCAAATTTTATTACATCATTATAATATATGTATTCGTTATGCTTCTTACCCTTAATTTCCAGATAGTATTCTCTTGGTATTAAATAAGATGTGTCTAACATAAATGAATTTTCATTTGTTTTATCAAGTACTGTCCAATCGAAGACATTTACATTTGTTTTACCCTCTCTAATGTATATTCTATAGAAAACCTCATCAAATAGAACATTTTGAGGTGTATCAATTGACCTGAATGTGGTAACAATTTTTCTTATTTCACCACTTTTAATCTTTTCATTTAGTTTTATTCCAAAAAATTGAACAGAATACCTTTCTAGTTCTTTAATGTTTTCACCAACACTAAAATTAAAAGTATATGGTTTAGGTACAAATTTTTGTACAACGGGATTGATACCAACACCGTCTAGAATTAACCCCTTCCATTTATCATAGTAAAACCTCTTACCATCACATAAAACACCCGTTAAACCAAATGTAACCTTGTATACCCCTTTTCTTATTTTAGTTGTTGTTAGGTTTCCTAACCCAGAAAGAACAGCGCCATTGCTGTCAGTTATATCTACAGTTGGTAATGTTGCTAGGTTATAAAAATTATTACCTTTTGTAACATATAAGTATAAATTTTGATTTACCTTTTCTATAAAGTTTTGTCTATTATCGTCTATTGAGTCTTTAAAATCAGTTTCAACAAATGGTTCAAAAAATGTTTGTGTATATTTTGTGAAAAAAGCAACAGATTGGTCAACTTCAGATTCAATGTCTTGATATAAAACGGAGAATGCCAACCCTAATCCGTGATCAGTATTACCTGAAACAATTATTCCATTTACATAATTAGTGATATCTGCTGAGATATCCTCATTACCATTATCAAAATGAATTGTTTTAATTATAACTGGGGCGTTAATATACACCCCTTGGCTGGTCCATGAATCAAGGGTTGTTCTGTTAAACCAGTTTGAGGGCCTTTCGTCAAAAGTGTTGTTACCATCGGCGAAGTCATAAACTTGAGCTTCATAATCAAAACCGATACCCTCATCCCAATATTCTGGGACTTTAAATATGATTAAATCAAATGAGGCCGTTCTATCCCTACCTCTACCATTTTTTTGTCTAAGTAATGTCTCATCCCCAAAAATAGTGTTTGTTAAATGTAATTTATGTGTTGTGCCACTAGTAATGACAAATTCACCAGAACTTACTTTATTTTTCAATTCTGTAAAATCAACTTTAAAAATAAATTTAGAAAAAGTTGAACCATATATAAGTTCAGTATTAGGGTTCTTTGAGGTATTAACCTGAGAATCCTTTAAAATGGTGTTGTTTTTCTCGAAGTAAGAGCGAAAATATGACATCTTTTTATTTAATAAATATCAAATTAATTTATTCTTATCGAAGAATTAATCATATCTATCTTGGAACGCTCTATTAAGCGCTTTAAGCTGTCTGTGGTGGCTTTAAAATACTTTGGTGGTGTTATGATACCATGCGTGTGATTGAGTAAAATAAGGGTAATTAATTCAAGGATTTCAATTAATTTCTCACCCCTAACGGTTGAAAAGGTATTTGGTAGTATTCTCATTAAATAATCTTCCTGAGTATACTCATATTTGTCTAATGACCCAAAATCTATGCTTTTACCATCAACCCCACTATTGACCGTTGACATATGGATAATTTGATCTGCAGTTATTGCTGCAAATGTTTGATCAACATCACTTACTCTCTTAAGGTATGGGACTTCCTTTTTTTGACTAATAATCGGTACTTCGATTGATGTTCTACTATAAATTAAGCCATATCCACCGGTTTTGCTAAGATAAAATACATTCGATAGAAATTCAGCAGATCCAAGTTGTCCTCTTAAATCGTTTTTTGGTCTAAAGTAAAATGGATGTGCTGGGATGTCTTGAAGTGTTGGTTCAATAATTTTTAAATTTTCCCTGTCAACTCTAGATATAAAATCTCTAATAAGAATATATGCTTCTTGTTGTTTGCTTGTTGACTCTAATGTTTGAGTATCCTCGTATATTAACTCCGCAGTATTTACTAAGTCAATTTCCGTGTTTAACCCAAAAACGTCTGTTTTATATTTTTCTCCAAAAGTTTTATTTATTCTGTAAATATAAAATGTTAATTCAGTAGGTGATAAAACATTATCCATTTTGTATTCTATAACATGTTTAATATCTGTTCTACTTACAACACTATCAACAATTATTTGTTTATCTAGTTGTAATGTTTGCGGGAATTTCTTTATACTTAATTTAGCTTGTTTTTTAGAATATATTGGATATTTTGAAAGCTCATTTTTGAACTTTGGGTTAGTTGCAAATTTATCAACTAATTTACCAGCCCTAAGTTGTACACCGTGTTCTGTTAATATAACATCCGACCCATAGTTACCAACAAGACCAATATCATTTAACTTTGGTAATGTTCCAACAGATTCAGCTCTAATGAAACCATCATCAAATGATTTTTTTTCACCAGTAAATGATTTAATAGCTGGTGATTTCTCTGACCTTTTAGAATATGTTGTTTCCGTTAACTGTGATAATTCATTTTGGTATGTATAGTCAAATGTTGTTGTAAATGGACCTGGGATATATTCCTGATTTTGTAAAGATTTCTCATTATCATATCTGATAATTTTTACGGCTTGTTCCTTTTGTGGTATAATGTTGATATGTGTTGGTAGAAATGGAGAATAAACAAATGGATCGTCTTTACTCCATTGCTCCCAAACTGGTATAGATTTAGATCTATCACTCTCTGTTTCAGAAATATCTCTTATTCTAATTCTACCAATACCTCTTGGATCTTTGTTGTCAACACAAATACCAATATCAATTATTTTCATTTATATCTTTTATTTAATTCACCATTAATGTTATTATATAATACCTCGATTGATTCTAATTGTCTTGTTAATTCAATAATTATTTCTTTTGTTTTATCAAATTCAGAAATTAAAAAATCTCTGGCATCAACAAGATCTTTGTTACCTATGTTTATAACATCATTCCCAATTTCTATAACCTTATTTAATTCCATATTATGTTAATTTACCGTGTGCTTTTAATAAACCTGGAGGTATGATCGCAACCCCACCTAATGGTGCCACAGGTATTTGTGCGTAATCTAAACTTACCTGAACAAAAGAGTTTTGATCCATTTCTTTTTGGTGACCTTTAATTATAGATGAAAAAAACGCCACAACATTGTTGTCTTGGCCATATAAGTCACCTGTAGGTATTCCATTAGCTTCCAACAATTCCCCAACATTCATAATTGCTCTATCTTCACTATATCCTGGAAGCATTTTTGATACCTGTAACAATAATCCAGGTATTTTTTGCGTTATCCCAACTTTTAATAAATTTAATAATTGTAAAATAGCATTATAAAAATCCTCACATGAGGCAATACCAATAAAAGGAACTAGGGCAGATAAAATATCAATTAACGCGGTTAATATTACAAGGTATCTTTTTTTAGAATTTTTTAATATTTTTTTAGCTAAATCTTTTAAAATTAATGCTAATTGAGGTTTAACTTTTGTCCAAAAAACGGTTAAAAATTTATTAAAAATATCTTTAATAATATTATAAACCATTTTAGTTAAATTCTTAATAATTGTTTGTATTGATGAAATAGCATTGATTGCACCAGATTTTATTATTTTCCAAAGAACAACAATGGGAAAAAACATTTTTGCTGAAAATATAGACGATATTAACGCCTTGGGTAAATTCTTTAAAGCATTAAAATCTAGGTTAGCAGCAAATTGTGGATACGGTATTGATAAATTTTTACTTGCAGCGTCCTTTGCTACCTTTGATAATGCACTATTGTATAAATCGGTAATATCGGTTTTAGTTGTGGAAAAAAACGCAAACTCTTCAACAATACCCTGGTTAACTGGAATTGTAAAATTATTACAATCGGTGAATCTTAATACTTTTTGATACCTTAAGTTTTCATCATCAATGTCAATACCTTCAACATCATCAAAGTTAAAAAATGCACCAAAATCTATATCACCCTCATTAAACTGATTAACAGCATTCTGTTTTAATCCACTATTTTCTGATTTAGCACAAACAGCGCATATTTTATCAATAACTCTGGTTAACTTATTCATGTTAACATCATAGCTACTATTTGTCACATTAATACCGCCGACGGGAATTAACATTGAAAAACTATTCTTCAACACATCCGAAATTTTTGGAAACTCAATAGATTCATAATATTTTGTAATAAACTGATCGATAGTCGTTCCAGCTCCTTGAAGCCCATCTATTTTATATTTTTGAATTGCACTGTCCCACTCTAAAGAAAATAACTGAGTTTCATCTATTGATTTAAATATATGAACACCGCCACTAAACTTTTCATAAAATATTTTATTCATTTTTACTTTATCACCATTGGCTTGTGTACCTTCATATATTATTTTACCTAACCCTGTTTGAGGATCTGTTTGTAACATATCTAAAAGATCAAACTCTTTTGGTGAAATTGTTAATCCACTAACCGGCATCGCGGTTGTTGTTCCACAGTTCATATCACTGTCACTGGCAAAAAATAGTTTTCTAACATTATCTAAAAAAATAGGCTTAACAGCTTCGGTTGTTTCTTTAACAGATTCTCTGGTAATTCTTCTTAACATACTTTCCCCGTCTTTTTGTTTTACGGGGAGGATCTTCTGTAGATCAGATGTGATTTTTTCAAATATATTTTCAACATTTGGTAATTTCTGTTTTGCCTTATCTGCATAACTTTCTAATGTACCACCAATCTGTCCTTGTAAATTTTCTAAGGTATCGTCATATTTCTTCAATAGATCATCAACACCCTTTTTTGTATCATTGGCTTGTTGAATAATTTTAAACTTGGATTTAATCTCCCTTTGTTTACTTTTTAAATCTATCATTATAACTCATATTTTTGACCTTTGTCGTTATCGTTGTCCCCAACTAACTTCTCAAGTAATTCTCGATCTTCATCGGTAAGTGTCATTTTACCTGGTGAGAATTTCTCTGACGATCCGCCACCCTTTTGTATAAGCGCGTTTTGAATTTTAACTAAAGAGATTTTCTTTTCAGTGCACTCATTTAGTATTTTTTGTTGTTCTTTAATTACTGGCCCAATAACAGACATATCTTCAGATTCTTTCATAAAAGAAAGCATCTTTTTCATTATCAGTGTGGCCGTGTTTTTTTGCTCTACAATGTCATGGTAGATCTCTTGCATCAATGATAGCGCAGATTCTGTATCTATCGCTAAGTTTTTCTTAGGTGGTCTCATATCAATAAATAGGTTTATTCTAAAAATCCACCTAAAACACCGTCATATAAAAGTTTATATCTTTTAAGGGATATTCTAATTTCTTTTGTTGATAATGATGTCATCTCTCTTAGAGACAGGAGGATTAAATTCTTATTGAACTTATTGCCATCACCTATTTGAAATATTTGGTCAAAATTGCTAAATATTTCTAAGAGGGCATAGCCTAGTTTTTTCTCATTATCCGTTAGATCTTCTTTTTCAATAAAATCTTCCAATTTGTTGGTTAGATTGATTATAACATTGGTATAATCTATATGATACTCATCAATTGTATATGAAAACTCAACCCTGCTTTCAATATCTTCAGATATGTCCTCATATGAAATACTCCTATTTTGCTCCTTGGTATCTTTTTGGATTGCCCCCATTAAGTAGTTCTTACAAATGGTTCCAAAATAGGAATAGGCTTTGTGGTTTTTTGTGTGATCAAACTTGTTGATCTTAGTTATTAAAAAAGACATGGTATCAGTATGAATCTCTTCAAATTCCATGTCTTTTCTGTATAGTTTATAACGTCGAATAATTGATTCGACCATTATAATTAGGGGTTCACGTAAATATTCGTTGAATATCTTATTCCTTTCCGCATCGTCAGTACTTTCTAAGTATTTAACTACTGCCTTTTCTTGATCCTCCCCAAAATAAACTTTTTGGGTTCTTTTTCTTGGCATTAAATTGCATTATAATTGACTTCTCGTTTATTGGTAAAGAAAAATTCTTTTTTAGCTGTTTCTACCCAAAATTTAGCTTCGTTTTCTACAAGTTTAGTTTTCTCATCATTTTTATATGACCAGAATAAAGAATCTTCTCTTAGATTAACGTGTCTGTATCCTATTCTAGGTACAACCATAACCTTGGCACCATTATGTGTAAGTCTTAATAAAAATTCATAACCAAAGGTTAATTTGATATTTTCTTTAAGACCACCATTTTCTTTAACTACTTTTGTTTTGTATAACCCGCCACTAATTTGATAGCTTTGATATTCAATTAAAACTTCATTATCAATAAATCCTTGTTTTTCTGAAAAACCATATGCCCAAACAGATTCATTTGTGAAGTTTGTAAAATTACCCTCTTCGTCGATATCCTTAACAATTGGTAAAAAAACATCAACACCTGGATTTTCGTTAACATATTGATTAACTGACTTTAACCATATTTTTTGATATTCATCATCAATCTCTAAAATTGAGAACCACTCAGTATCGCAACTATTAATACCTTCATTTACTTGCGTGCAGAAGTCAGTATTATTATTGTGAAGTTTATATTCAATTTCTAATTTTTTACCTAAATCAACAGCATCTAATTTGGTTTTCAAACTTGCTGGTGCAACAATCATTAGTTTAACATCGTTGTAAAATTCTTTAGCAGATTCTACAGCTTTTTGTAACATTAAATTATAATCGTCGTTTAATTTATGTACCGGTAATATTATTGTTATATTTTTCATATAGCTTCTTCTTCTTTTTTTAATTTTTCTAATCCTTTTAAAATCGTATCTTTTCTTTTAGAATTGAATGATTCAAAAATGTTAATGGTGTTATTTTTAGTGATATCTTTATTATATGGTAATAATGTATCTTGCATTTTTTGTTTTACCTCTTCATTAATTTCAACACCCTCTAACCAAGCTAAAGAGTATGTTCCTAATAATTCAATAAGTTTACTTTCATCATATGTCCACATACCATTCTCAGATAACCAATCAGGTTCACTCATTGGTATTTTACCAATAATTGGTACACCAGACTTCATTGACTCTAACGGGAAGGTTCCAAATGTACTATCGTCATCTAACCATAATGAAACAAAACATTCTTTTAATCCTTCAGCAAATTCCACATTTGACATTTGAACCATGTCTCTAAATGTGATCCATCTTAATTGTGGATACTTTAAATAAAATTCAGAAATTAACTTTCTATGTTTAACCCTATCTCTACAGCTAATGGCAATAAATGGTTTTGCTGGCGATGTTGGAACATTAAAGTGATCTTCAATAACCGGTGGAATGATAAAAACTAAAGATTCTGGAAAATATTCTAGAATGTATTTTTTAGCCGATTCAGTTGTTGTAATGACTTTATCAAAACCAAAATCGCTAAATCTGCTACCAATTGATAATGTATCGAACATGTATTCTTTTTGTTGAATTAACATAATTTTAGTACATCTAACATTTGCTAATTGTTGTAACACATTCGCGTAGCTCTCTGGAACAACAAGAATATCGTCAATACTCATTTCTACTTTATCTTCTTTAATTGATACCACTGGTATTTCATTATAAGAATCTCCTAGCCATGCTGAAACCCCACTATACTTAGAATCCTCAACAAGTATCTTTGAATTCATACCCGCTTGTTTTAAGTATAATGCCATATCATAGATATGTTTAACTGATGCTCTTGGATTACCTTTAGTGTCATAACACAAAAAATAAATCGCATTTTCTTTAGATTCAATTCTGGTTAGAGCGTCTTCTAATTTTTCGATGTTTTTTAATTTTTCACTCATTTTTTTATATTTCTTCGTTTATTATTCCGTTATGTATTAGGGTGTTAAAAGCCAAATTAAATGATAACGAACCAGCACTATCTTTTAAAGAAGATAACATATCATCTTCTCCCTCGTCATCAAATTCATTTAGAACTCTATCTAACATCATCTTTATTAATTCATACTTAAAAACGTTTATTTCAATAACGTCTTTACCATCTTCGTCACTTATTGTGCCACCAGTTCTACATTTTTCGACAATACCGTCGATATCAATGTAATAATCTTTTCCGTAAAATTTATGCATTTAATAATTTTTGTTCATCGTTATTGAATATTATATTATTTTGATTATCAATAATAATATCACTTAATTTATTGATTTTTTTCTCATAAGTAAAGAAATTGTTATAAGTTGTTTCAAATAAAATAAACTCTTTATTTTCTGGTTTTAAATCCAAAATTCTTTTAGAGTCTGAAATCCACACATCCGCTTTATTCCATGCTTCGCTAATTTCTTCACTTAAAATAAATTTAATATTATTGGGCATGAAACCACTTCTAGCTAAAAAGAAAAATGTTGCTGGTTTTGCTTTAGCGAACTCATCTAAACCAATTAAATAAACGTCATGATCTTTGTAGTCAAAAACAAATTTATTAAACTCGTTATAAACATTAACATAGCTAACTGGTGAATGCCCATATAATTCCATTGGGTATTCTATATACTGGAAGTGATTGCTCTGATCTTTTGATTGAAATGCAAAATGATCTGTAAGATTTAAATTCGTTATTGGTTCGGTAACTTTATACTCAAAAGTATCTGTTGACGCTTCTTCTTCATCAACATTTATGTAAGCATTTTCATAGTGATAATGAAACCTGTTTACAAAATTACGTAAAACCCCATCGATTGAAATATAGATATTCATATTTCAAAAGATAGGGCTTAATTTAGATAAAGTAAATGAGTTATTACTCGTATCTGTTTAATATTTCACCAATGATTGGATTTCTAACAATATCCTGATGTCCAAATTCAAAAATTCCTATTCCTTTAACGCCATCTAATCTTTTCTTGGCATCATATAATCCGGATTTGGTTTTATCTTTATATTTGTCAGATTGTTCTAAATCACCAGATAGGAAAAACTTGGAGTTGAATCCAATTCTGGTTAATAATAATTTAATTTGAGATGGTGTTGCATTTTGTGCTTCTTCAAAAACTAATATTGTATTATCAACATTCCATCCTCTCATGTATGCTAATGCTGCAACCTCAATATACCCCTCATCTTTTAATTGTTCTCTAGCTTCTTTACCTATAATTTTATTTAATAAGTAATATGAAGGATAAATGTACGGATCTAATTTTTCTTCTAATCCACCAGGTAAAGAACCAAGTTTTTCTTCAGCCTCAACAGCTGGCCTAACTATGATTATTTTTTCAAATTTATTATCATCATCATGCAATAAATCTACCGCTCTTTTCATAGCTATGTATGATTTACCAACCCCTGCGGGGCCAAAACATAGTGTTATTTGGTTTTCACCTAATATATCCCAGTATATTTCTTGATTTTTTGTTAGAAATTTTTCCTTTGGTTTTTTGATAATCTCTCTAATTCTCTGCTTATGTGGTATTTTCTTTTCCTCTACCGCAACTAGTGGGTAGTTTCTTCCTGTTTTAGGTTTTAATGCCAAAGTATGTAGTTTTTAATAATTCTTTATTACCTATAAATATCACTTAATTCCACTAGAATTAAAACCACCTTCCCCTCTTAAAGTTTCATTAATCTCTTCTGTTTTTGCTAAAATAACCTTACCCTCACCAAATACAGGCATAATTACCGCTTGAGCGATCCTATCTCCCTTTTGTATGGTAAATGGTTCTTCCCCAAGATTAATTAACGGAACCTTAATTTCACCCCTATAATGGCTATCGACAGTTCCTGGGCTATTTAAAACAGTAATACCATTTTTAATGGCTAAACCACTTCTTGGTCTAACCTGTATTTCGGTACCTTTTTCTAATTGAAAATAGAGACCAGTTGGGATTAAAACTCGTTTTAATGGATTTAATGTGATTGTTTCAGAAATGTCCGCTCTAAGATCAAATCCACTATCCCCTTCGTATGCGAACTTTGGATCATCATTAGTTGATTTGTTTATATACTTAACTGAAAGTTTTGAATATTCTTCTTTTTGTGCATTATAAACCTCATTATTCAACTCATCTAATGTTAAATTAATTTGTTGTGCTAATGTTTCATCAATTGTATCATCATCTTCATCTGTAGATAACAATTTTTCATACTCCTTTAATTTTTCTAGGATTTCCTGAAAATTACCTTGTTCCATAGAGATAATATTTTTTACTTGTAATATTCTGGAGTGTTATTTTCGTCTATAACACACTCAATTTGCATCTTAGAGACACTTAGGCTTTCGCTACCTCGGATATCACCTGAGCGATATTTTGCGGCAACAATTGTTGCTTCTTCGACCGAGTTGGCTTGCAACACATACTTAACTTTTTTAATTCTTGGGTTACCTTCTCTGTCCATTTGTTCAGTTTCGTAACCAATTGTAATTAGATAATACATAATTTTTTATATTTTAATGTTCACTACTAATATATGTGATTTTATTTTATAAAACAAAAAAAAGGGAATAAATTATTTATTAACAATAGACTTGAAAAACTCAACCCTATCTTCACACACCTTTTTTAAAGAATATTTAACCTTAACCGTTTCATACAACCTATTTCCTAGGTCTTCAACTAAAGCGGGGTTATCTACTAATCTTTTCATATGTTTAGCCCAATCTTTATGGTTTTTTCTTGGCGAAACTAATAGGGCATTGCCTTTGTCATTAAACACGCCACTATCAACAGCCGATACTAAATCTATGGTATATGGATTAGTTTCACTAGCAATAATGGCCTTTTTATGGAACCCAGCTTCAATGACTTTTAATTGAGATTTACATGAGTTGAAAAATGATTCAACAAGAGGTGCTAATGACACATCAAAATAATTATAGTTCATAGCATATTTGCTAACCTCTTGTGTCCATCTTCTAACATATGGTACGTCCATTGATGAATAATCGGTTTCTTTAAATGACGTTAAATGATTTTTATACTCATCATTTAAAACTTTATAAGATTTTGTAAAAATGCTTTCGTATTTACACCACACAGTTTCATGTGGCATAATTGGCCTTTGTCTTTGCTGACCAGTAGATTTATCGATTTCTGTAACAGTACCTCTTAGATCAAAACCACACAAAACAAATTGTGTTTTATCTAAATATAAATTTTGTATACTTTCAATTCCTGATTGTAATAATTCAATATCATGTAAATGAGATGATCCACCCAACCAACCAAATCTTAATCTATCTGATTTAATTGGGTTTGATTTAAACTGTGGTTCATTTTCATCAACCGCATTAGGAAAAATAAATACGTTCTTTGTTAGCCCTAATCTTTTTTTAATTTCATCAGCAAAAAATGGCGTTGTGCATGTTACATAGTCCACTAGTTTTAATAGTTCTATCTTTTTTTCACCTACTTTTGCAACTCTAATTTGTTCATATAGTGGGTGTCTTTGATCTACAGTCCAGAAATCATCAATATCCATTATTGTTTTTATTCCTTTGGCTTTCAACCACTTAACTCTTTCTACATTTCTTTCGTGATTAACTTGGTGAATGAAGCTATGAAAAACAACAATATCATAGTTGTTAAAAACCTCATCACGATCCTCTAAATTCATGGTGATATCCACATGAATTTCATCATTGAAATTATTACCAATATACTTAAATGGATCTAATACTCTGTATTTACCAACCCCATGAGCATCTGAAGGAATAGCTAAAATTCTTAATTTTGACATATCTTAATATTATATGTCTAGTATAAGGGAATAAAAAATAAAAGTAAATTATTTAGATTTATTAACCCCAGTAATTTTACCTTTAAAAATTGAATCTCCAACCTTTAGTACAAGGTTTTCATTAATTGATTGTGTTTGTTGCGCGGATAACAGTTGATTTAATTTTTCATCCATAACTTTACGAACAGTATTTTCAATAATAGTTGCAATTGAATTCATGTCAATATTTGAAGGTTGAGACGTTGGTTTTGATACCGTTTGTTTACTTTTCGATGTGCCCTCTTGTTCCATTAATCTTTTAGCCCCTTTTATAAAATTCATATCCAAAGTTTCATTTAATGAAATTTGTGACACTTGTTCAATAGGATTTTCAATCATTGCTTTTTTAATATTATCAGGTAGTCTAGAATTTTGAATTTTACTGATACTGGCTGGTGCAGATACGTTTCTTGTTTCAGATAATGGCGGCATATTATTTGTATGAATATATTCTTCTGGATCACTTCTTAATACTTCCTCATTAACGTGGCCTCTTTCGAAATTACCCGTGTCTACTTTATTCATTATCTTTTTTGCTTGTGCCAATTTTTGCATCAAATCATTTGAACTAATTGGGCCGGTATTTAATTGTGTCATATTAATAAGTATATTCTAATTATATCCAAAAATAAAGTTAAAAATACGAAATAAGTTTTTTAACTCTATGAACAAACGATTCACTTAAATCATATCGATTTTCATCTTCTGGACTTTTATCTGGTTTTTCTGTCTTTTTAGGTTCAGGTAGTTTATTTTTTTCTATAGCCGTATTTGGCTCATTTGGTTTTTTAGTGGGTTTTTTGCTTGGTTCTGGTATATTAATTTCTGGTTCTGTTTTAATGGCTCTATTAGCACTTAAAAATTTCTGAACATTAACATTCTTCATGTCGACACCAGACTGTGCAATTTGATTAACTAAATCATCGATCTTAATTACCAGTTCTTTTTTCTTTGCTGTTAAATCTTTTAATGTGTTTAGAAGAGGTTCAGCTTCTGGTGTATCTTTAACTTGTTTGTATTTTTCGTTTGTTGATTTTAAATCTGAAACAACTTTTGCCAAATCATTTTGTACGGTTGTCATTTCCTTATCAAAATTTCTGGTTGTTTTAGTTACCCCAGGTTTTTTTGTTGGTTTAGTTGGTTCAGCTTTTGGTGCTGTGGATTTTGGTTCTTCTTTTGTTTTTGGCTCTTTTTGTTTAGGTGAGAAATCAGTACTAACATATGTAACACTCATTGATTTATCATCGCCACCACCATTAAACTTTTCTCTTGGAACATCAAATGTTTCATTTTTTAATACATCAATGGCACTCATTCTGGATACTAAAAATGTTCTCCATCCATAATTTGCTTTTTCATTACCAACATTAGAAGGTGTTCCTCTTTTTGATTTTGATGGATTATCTATCCACGCTCTAATAACTAAATTACCTTTTTTGTTTGACCCCAATGCAACCGCTTCAGCTTTAACTCTATAGCCAGCCTTAACATTAGTTTTTTTGGGTTTTCTTGGGCCAGTATAATAGAAAGTAATTGGATGTCTATTTGTAATAGCATCCGCTAATGGCTTGTTTTTAGTTGTTTTTAAAACAAGATCATTTTGTTCTTCTAATATATCTGTAAAAAATTCGTTTAGTGTCATATTAAAAATCTGGGTATTTTTTTGTTTCGCCAAATTTATTTCTAGCGACACTATCTTTTCTTGAATTAACGTCTGTTAATGATCCAACAGATCCGTTGTTTTCTCCTTTACCCTTTTCATCACCATCAGATAATGCATTGGGATTTTTAGAATTATAAGCGTTTTGATTATTATATGAATTTCTAGATAAACTTTCCGTCCTAACTTTGATATCTGTTAATGAACCAATTTTACCACTATTTTCACCCTTTCCCTTTTCATCATCATCAGATAATGCATTAGGACTAGTTACACCATATGCTTTGTTTTGTAAATATGTATTTTTAGACATTAACTCATTTCTTGTTAATATGTCTACAGATGAGCCAATAGTTCCATTTTCACCTTTACCTTTTTCATCACCATCAGATAATGCGTTAACATTTTTTGAATTATATTGATTATTTGATGAATATGGATTTCTAAGAAGGTTTTCAACTCTGGCTTGAATATCTACAGATGATCCAATTGTACCAGCTTCTCCTTTACCTTTTTCATCACCATTTGATAGTGCATTTTCATGTGTTACACCGTAGCCATTTTTTTCAACGTATGAATTTCTTGTTAAATGTGCCTGTCTTTCTTTTTCAGCAATGATTTCTAATTGTGTTGCCATATCTTACATTAATTTTTTAATTCTTTTGATTTGTTCAAATAAACCATTTTGTTTTATTGAGGAAACAGAGTTTTCTTCTGAATTTGATTTCAATAGATCAACAGACATTTTATTGCTGTGTTTTCTTTCACCCTCTTTTCTGAATGGGTTTTTTCTTAAACCATTCATTCCGGTATTATTATTTATTTTGTGTGATGACGTTTTTTTATCTTTAACCAGCTGTCTTTCACCATCTAAAAAAGTGTTGGCCCATTTTTCCATCAATTCGCCCCCATATAAATTGTATCTAGCCTGTTCGGTATTTTTATCAAGAGTTTTAATATCGTGGATAATTCTCTTTAACTGACCGTATGTTACTTTTTTTTCTGAACAAAGTGTTTTTGCTCGTTTAATACCATGAAGATCATTACCGGCCGCGCTAGCTAATGTTTGATTAATTTTTTCTATTACATCATTTGGTATGTCATATACCCTATCTTTTAAATCACTATTCACCTTTTAAATGTTTTATAATTTTTTCTACTGGTATGTTATTTTTATTTAGTGATTTTTTAAGGGACTCAATTTGCTTTAATATTAGTGGATTTACAGTTTCATTACTTTCTTTTTCCAAAACATCAGAATCTTGAGATTTCTTAACTAAAACGCTTTCAATATAATCTTGCATAAATCTTTTAGGATTTTCAACCAATCTAACTAATTCTTTTTCTCCCTCAATATACCCCATTGCTGCTAATCTCTCCTTAGCCTCATCTTCTGGAAGACCTAAGTCTTTAATAAAATAATTATAAGCTTCGTCATATGTTTTATCGTTACCCATAGTATTTTCATACCCTAATATGTCATCCATTGCAATTTCTCTCACCTCTTGACCTTCACCCCAAGCTCTTGATCTGATGTTAGTACTATTAATTCCGTAATTTCCCATTGCTCCAGTACCAGTTTTTACAACTTTATCCGTTCTTCTTTTGGCCCCAATTAAAGATTTTTTAATTTGAGTGGGGATATCACCTCTCATAATGTTACCTTTTTCATCAACAATTTCTTCAATATCCTCCTCATTATCTTCAACTTTATCTGGTATTTTTTTGAAATTAGTATCGCTAGAGAACTCGCTAGCCCACTTTTTCCACTTTTTCTTTTCTTTTTTAGGTGCACCCTTTTCATTGGCTTTAGCATAGAAATACCTTTGCTGTGACTTCGATGCAAACTTCTCTTCTATTACTTGTTTTATAAAATCGTTCATGGAATCTTTTTTATATAAATATCAAACGCTATGAAAGATATTTATCTAAATATGAATAGCCAGAATATTTTAAAGTTTTATGGTACAAGATTGGATGCCAAACTAGATTCGTCAGAATTTTATGATTATGAAATCACAAAAGTCGATACTGACTATAATACTGACGTTTTAGACTTATATACACCAATTGTATATCAAAGTTTAAAAATTGATCAAAGTTTAACAAACTTACAATGTGTAAAATCATTGATTAACCTATCTGAGGACAACATTTCAGACTTGGTTAATGGATATACCTATTCTGGCTTACAGATGACTCTTAACTATGATGATTTTACTAATTACATTGGATCAAACTATAAAAACGTATTATTAGACTCAAATAGATTTAAATTTACATTAATTAGTGGTAGAACACATTATTTTAAAATAAATTCATATAATTTAGCTACTCCAGATTCTAACGCTTTAACTGGTTATACTAAATCTCAATTAATATCTGGATTTACAACAGATGTATATAAATCAAGAAAAAATATTATTACCCCTAATGCGTGTTCACCTTTGGCACCAATTCAAGTTGTTAAGCCATGGGCATATGATTTTAGACAAGGTCAAGGAACAGACAATTGTACACCAACATTAGCAAGAAGAACCGAAAAGGGTTGGACATTAGATTTTATTTTTAATAGAAATAACTTAAGCTGGGCTTCTGGAGGGATATTTTACTATTGGGGTGTTAGAGGCACTAATGTTGTTTCTGAATATGCAGATAATAATCTTTCGTTTGGGTTTACCTCCGATGGAAGAATAAAATGGTCTGCATATCGTTATTCTGGCGCATGTGTTAATGGCGCATATTCTGAATCATATTATCTATCTAGTGGTCAAACACCAACATTGTGTACAATAAACCCAATAAAAGATTTTAATGTAACAATAACGTTTGACAGATACAAGCATTATGATAATTGTGATATTGAAAACGATGGTGGTTTTAATGATATGATTGGGTTTAAAACTTCCCCATATCAAAACACAGTAGTTACCGCAGTTACATCAACACAACTAACGGTTTGGAATGCTTCTGAATCATTGAGAGAAGAGTGGTCAGAGGAAAGACAAAGAAGATTGGGTACACTTAAAATATATCTAAACGGAAGACCCATCTATAAGTTAGAAAATTGGGAGGAAGTTATTCCATCAACAAGAGGAACTCAACCATTTATACAATCTTGGGGAGCCGGAACTGGTTTAATGAACAATATCCACAGTGGTGCTTGTTGTTTTAAAATGAAAAAAATAAAATATTATGAGGAGCCATTAGATTTTGTTCATGTTAGACATGATTTTTTAAATATTTTAAACAACTATGATTTTGAGATATGTGGTATTGGTTGTATTGATGATTTAAGTGGGTTACCTTTGCCTACCGCAACTCCATCCCCAACACCTACACCAAGTGCCACACCATCACCAACACCAACAGTTACACCACAATAAAATAAACAAACTATTTATAACATATGGAATTTTTTATAAGACAGGGCGCAAGTGACCCAATATTAAAAATGAGACTAATTGATGATGGTAAAAACGATAAATCTTCATTTAACGATTTATTGGAAAATACAGACATTACATTTGAAATGTATGACCATAAAACTGGCGAGCCATCTGTTTTAAATGCCCAGTGTTTTTTAACAACCAGAAACAAAAAATACAATCAGACAACATTGGAATATTATATAACATACAGATTTACAGAGCTTCAGACCGCAAAACCAGGTAAGTTTGAAGGTAAAATTAATATTCAATTTCTAGACACAAACTCAACAAAAACAACAAAACTTATCCTACCAGTACGAGAAAAATTATATATTAATATCATATAGTTTTTGTTTTTTTCGGAAATTTTACTTATTTTTATGGTTAATTAAGGCTAACTACGGGAATCCCGTAAGCTAATGTGTCATCCATAAATTATAAATCATGCAAGAGATTATTTCTCAAGAGGTTATCGAAACCTTCTTGAACGGGTCTGACCCCGAAAGATTCATTGTCGGTATCGAATATGACTACCGAAAGAATAAAATTTACAAAATCATACAACACCCAGAAAGAGGTAAAATTGTTCTTGAGGACACGTTTACTCCGTTTCTTTGGGCCGGTGACTTATCTGGATTTAACTTCTATAATGGAAGTAAAGAAAAGCAGAAAAAGAAAATGGCGGAATATGGTATATTAAGCACCAAACTTGAAACCATGGGTAACGATAGGCTAGAAGATGGGTTAAAATACCTAGTTAAGAGCACTAATGGTTATCAATCTCTATTGGCTTTTTTTAAGGACGGTGGAATCGATCCTTGGGGTGAAGACTTTAAATCTCAATTTCAGATATTATCACCAGCCGAACAGTATTTGGTTCAGAAGAAAAAAAGATTGTTTAAGGGTATTGAAGACTATTCCGAAGTTCACCGACTTGTATTTGATATTGAGACAACTGGTTTAGACCCAGAGACAAGCAATATCATTCTAATTGGAGTTAAAGATAATAGAGGGTATAGTAAATTATTAAACGCATATGGAGATGATGGTGAAAAAAGATGTATTGAAGAATTTTTTAAAATCATAAAAGAATTAAAGCCATCAATTATTGGTGGGTATAATTCAGCCGCGTTTGACTTACCATTCATATTTAAAAGAGCACAAATTTGTGGGCTGAATATTAGTAAGTTAACTAAGATTTTAAATGATAACCCGCTTAGAATAAAAGAGGGTAAATTAAAATTAGCAAATGAAGTGGAACCATATACACAGTATGTGTTATGGGGATTTAATATTGTAGATATTGCCCATGCGGTTAGAAGGGCACAAGCAATTAATTCTGAAATTAAAAGCTGGGGATTGAAATATATTACCACATATCTAGAAAAAGAAAAAGCAAATCGTGTGTATGTTGATGGTGCCTTTATTTCTAAAATATATCTTGAAAATCAGAGTTATTATGTTAATCCTAAAACAGGAAAATATAAGAAAATTGGTGATCCAGGTACTGATGACTTGTTAGAAAAATATCCAGGTAAATTTGAAATATGGCCTGGCCAAAGAATTGTTGAACAGTATCTTGATGATGACTTATATGAAACTATGGTTGTTGATGAATCATTTAGTCAATCAACATTTTTATTATCTAAGGTTATCCCAACAACATATGAAAGAATATCGACAATGGGTACAGCAACTCTTTGGAAAATATTAATGCTTGCCTGGTCATATGATAATAATTTAGCAATACCAGCAAAAGATGAAAAACGTCCATTTACTGGAGGGTTATCTCGTTTATTAAATGTGGGTTATGCAAAGAACATTGTTAAGTTTGACTATGCGTCACTTTATCCATCTATTCAATTGGTCTATGATATATTTCCAGCGTGTGATGTAATGGGAGTTCAAAAATCAATGTTAAAATATTTCCGAGATATTCGTATTAAATATAAACATCTTGCCAGTTCATTAGCAAAAACAAGCCCTGTTGAAGCTGAAATGTATGATAGAAAACAATTACCAATCAAGATTTTTATCAACGCATATTTTGGTAGTTTATCCGCACCACACGTATTCCCTTGGGGAGAAATGGATTCAGGTGAAACTATTACCTGTATTGGTCGTCAGTGTTTAAGAATGATGATTATGTTCTATATGAATAAAGGATATAAACCACTTGTAATGGATACTGATGGTGTGAATTTTGAAACACCAGAAGGAATTGCAGAAACAAGATATATTGGTAAAGGATTAAATGAATTATCTATTGAAGGTAAGGAGTATCATGGAATTGAAGCAGACACCGCAGAATTTAATGATATATTCATGAGGGGTGAAATGGGGTTAGATATTGATTATGTTGCTCCGGCATGTATTAATGTGTCTCGTAAGAACTACATTATTAAAATAATTAAAAAGGGAAAGGAGAAGATAAAATTAACCGGTAATACCATTAAATCTAAACGACTTCAGCAATTCGTTGTTGAATTTTTAGATGAGGGGTTTACACATTTACTTAATGGTGACGGTCAATCTTTTTTAAATTTGTATTATTCAACAATAAGAAAAATATATAATAAAGAAATACCGTTAGCTAAGATCGCTAGTAAAGCTCGTGTTAAACAAAGTGCTAATGACTATAAAAACCATTGTAAGAAAACAACCAAGTCTGGTTCAACAATGTCTCGTCAAGCTCATATGGAATTAATATTAGAAAACGATTATCATGCAACATTGGGTGAAACAATTTATTATATAAACAACGGTGCAAAAAAAGGAGATGGTGATGTTAAGAAAATAACAAAGCCAACAAAAAAAGAGAAAGAAGATTATTTGCTTAAGCATGGTTGTGAAATACCAAAAGACTTTATTCAAGTTAATTGCTATATGATTCCTGAAAAAGAATTAGCTAACAATCCTAATATGACTGGTGAATATAATGTTGCTAGAAATGTTACAACTTTTAATAAAAGAATTGAACCTCTTTTAGTTGTGTTTAAACCAGAGATTAGGGATAACATTTTAATTGAAGACCCAAATGATGAACAACAGTTTACGAAAAAACAATCTGAGTTGATTTCAGGGTACCCTCTTAAAGAAGGTGGTCAGGATAGTTTAGATGAAGTTATGACATTATCAGATGGTGAGGTTTTATTCTGGAACAAAGTGAATAAAGATCCATTCTTTATGTATGTTGAAGATAGTTTAAACAGCGTAGATCAAAAATGGGTTGATTACAATAGAAAGGTTGTTTCATTCCAAGCAGAAAGTGTTAAAGATATTCAAGATAATGAAATCATTGAGAATAACGGACACGACTATGCATATCACGCGTCAGTATATGTTGATTAAATAATATTAAATGGACTTGGCATGGCTCTGAATTTCAGGGCCTTGTTTAAGTTCTCTGCTTCATTACCTTTTCTTTCAAGCATTTTATCAGGACGAAGTCTTTCTAATCTTAATGATAATTCTTCATTAAGCTTCATTCTTTCATCTTTTGCTTCTGTAAGTAATGTTGAGTAATCTAATTTTACATCACTATCTGGAACTTTAAGATCTCCAGAAAATTTACCATAGATTCTACCAAGTGATTCTTTGCAATATGTTGTAAGATACTTTCTAACCCAGTTTTGGGCTGGTCTGTTTAATTCGTCCCAAGCTAGTTGTTGTGTCATAACATCTGATGGTAATTTAATAACATCTTTGTTTTCAGCTAAACAGTTATCTCTATCCATGGTATCATAATACCAATACCATACTTTACTATTATATTTCGTTGTGTTATTAAAATCAAATCTTCCGCCAGGAACGTTCGATAAGTGAATGTATTTTATACCGTTTGGACCGGCTGTAATTCTATATGTCAAATCTCCACCAATTAATCTATTTTTAATGTTTCTATCTTGCATTCTAAGTAGTAAGTCAAACGCAGGTAACATGAAATAAGACCCCGAACCACCTACTTGAGCAAATCCACCCATACCACCGAAACCACCGCCTCCTATGCCACCAAAACCACCAAGAAATGGATCTACAATAGAGTCGGTTAATTCAGCTCTACTAAACCATAATAATTCGTTTATTTCTCTACCTGCTGGTATCTCATATATTTGTTGACCACTAACTAAATCAACATAATCCTTTTTTAATATCCATGGCCCATCGGCTTGTAAACCAACAATTTTAGAATAAGAATATGTGTATTGATTTTCAAAATTCATATCCCTGGTTGTAAACGCTCTAGTTAATGATTGATTATCAACGTCTAATCCAACTAGTGAAGACCATTGTGATTCTATTAACCAATCACTTACATATTGTTCATATTCATTTACAGACATTTCTAAAAAAGAGTCCATTTGCTCTTCAGTTAGTTCTACGCCTCTAACAGGCATACCTAATAAATGTAGAATTTGGCTATAAAGTTTTTCCTTTTCAGAAACGCTAATTACTGTACTCATTGAGTCGTGCTTTTCTTATAAATACCGGATTTATTATAAAACTATAATAAATTCTTAAGCAATTCACTTGCAAAAGTATCACTATATTCCCCATCACCCATAACTTGGTCAATAATACCCTTTTTCTTTTGTAAAATATTATAAACCTGTATTTCGATTGTATTTTCAAAAACAGGGTAATATACCAGTACGGTGTTTTTTTGACCATATCTATATGCTCTATCCTCGGCTTGAGAGTGATCGGCAGGAACAAATGATAAGTCATTCATAATGACAGTTTCGGCCGCAGTCAATGTTATACCAACACCGCCGGCTTTAATATTTGAAATAAATATTTTAATTTTGTCATTGTTTTGAAACTTATCTACACTCTCCTGTCTTTTTTCTTTACTCATTCTACCATCTAAAACAACAGAGTTTTTCTTATATTTTTCATGTATCATATCTAATGATGCGGTGAAATTTGTAAAGACAATAACTTTTTTATCTTGTTCAATAAATTTATCAATAAATTCACATGTATATGGTACCTTTTCAATTGCAATTAATTGTCTAAGTTTCATTAATCTATTTAAAGTAACTGAAACGCTTTCGCTGTTTCTTTTCTCTTTGGTAATCCTAATAAAATCTTCTAGTTCGTGATCATAGAATCTACTTTGAAGCTCTAAATAAACAGGAGTAATGATTTTTTCTGGTAAATCCAATATGTCAGTCTTCATTCTTCTTAAAACAAGATTTTTAGTCTTTTCCCTTAATTCATCTAGATTGGATGCTCCTGATGTGTTCCACACTTTTCTATTACCAACTCTAAATTGATAACCAGCGCAATATCTAAAAACAAAACTTTGCCAATTCAATGCTAACGGTGATTCAACAATCTTAAGTAAGTTGTAATAATTTATTGGTCTAGACGTCATAGGTGTGCCTGTTAACAACCAAACCTTAGGAATCTTACTAAGAATATCATTTAATAATTTAGTTCTTTGTGCTGTTGAATTTGAAATATAGTGAGCCTCATCCACAATAGCTAAATCAAACCCAGCCTTTGTAATCAATTGATAAGCTTCACTATCCTCACTTTTATCTGTTGTGTGAAAGTTTTTTAATATATCATAATTGATAATATAATAATCAAAAGTTGATCCCCATTTCTTACCTTCAATTAATAATATTCGTCTATCTGTATAATTTTTAATTTCTCTTTCCCAGTTAATCTTTAAAGAAGCCGGACAAACAATTAAAATTTTCTTAGCACCGCTTTCTAGTGAACCAATAACCGCGGCTGTTGTTTTACCAAGACCCATATCATCAGCAAGGATAAACTTATCATTAGCTAAAAGTTTTTCAATTGCTGTTTTCTGATGTTCCATTGGTGGTCTTACATCATATGGGGTATAATCAATTTCTCTATCTAACTTTTTCTCTTCTTGTATTATACCCGTTTTAGGTACCCAAAAAGAATGCATTTTATCTGACTCTAATATTTTACCCCAGATATGATATGCTTTATCTGATTCACACAATAACTTCTCAACCCAAATCTCTTCTGGTGGTTTTGGCAATAGTCTATCCAGCATTATTTTATCTGCAAAAGATGAAAATAATTTAACTTTTTTTCTGGCTACTTTTGGAATTGTTTTTTCATTCTTGATTATATAATCGGCTTGAGTTCTACTCAAAGAAAAATGTTTACTTTCTAAAAGCCTTTTTTTAAGTTCCAATAGGTGGTTGTTCGAACCAGCATATGCTAGTAATATTTCTCTACCTACTATTTCCGGTATTTTAGTTTCCATACATTATGAAATATAAGTAATTACAAACACTTTCTAAACTATTTATAGATATTATGGACAACAAATTACCAATAACAAGAATGAGTAAATTCTTTTCTGAAGAGGATTTCAGCCTACAAATACAAATAGGTCAAGAGTATTTGCATGGAGATTTAAACATGAAATTGGTGCTTTATAGGGTTGATAGACAAAAAACAGAAAAAGACGATGTTTATGGTGAAGTTGGTAAAGATGAAATAAAGTACTTCCCTCCGATTGAATTTAATGCACTAGTTAAAGTAGAAGAGGCTAAAAATAGCTCATATAAGGGTGGAATGCTTCGTTATTTAGAACCAGGTAATTTAACGTTATCTGTTTATATAAAGCATTTAGAAGAACTTGGTGTTGATATAAAATACGGGGATTATATTGGGTACCCAGAGTCTGAGGAAAAAGTTAGATTTTATACTGTCACAAATGACGGTAGGGTAACCTCAGATAATAAACATCATCTATTTGGTTTTAAACCATACTATAGAACGATTACTTGTGCAATAGCGCAGGAACAAGAATTTAGAGGAGTATAAAATGGCCATACCTAAAAGAAAAACAGATATTCAAATATACAAGGGTAAACAACTTACCGAAAGAAGACAAGAACTATTGGAAAAAATAACCAAGTCAGATTCGTATCTTCCTGATTCTGTTTTACATGACGATTTAGATTCTGGAATGTTAGAGTTTATTAAGAAAAACTTTGTTGTTGTTTCTGATGGTAGTCAAATACCGGTAATCCCAAAAATATTAACAATTCAAAGATGGGCCCAAATTATGAATACTTGGGAGTTTTCTGATGATGACGGTAATCTAAAGGTTCCATTTGTTGGTGTTATAAGAAGACCAGATGTTCAACCAGGAACTAACCCATCAGTTATCAGAACAATACCAGATAGATTACAATTTCATTATGCTTCAGTTGCAACTTGGAATGGAACACAAATGGGCGCTGATGTATATAAGATACCTCAACCGGTGGCCGTAGACATAACATTTGAAGTAACCATTGTTTGTACGAAACTTAGAGAATTAAATAGATTTAATAAAATTGTTCTACAGAAATTTGCCTCAAGACAAGCTTACACCATTGTAAAAGGTCATTATATTCCAATTATAATGGATAAGGTTGAAGATAATTCTCCTGTTGATCAAATAGATGGGCGTAGATTTTATATGCAAACATATCAATTTACCATGTTAGGGTTTCTTATCGACCAAGATGAATTTGAGGTTAAACCAGCGGTTAGTAGATTTTTCTTAATGAATGAGTTCGCAAAAAATTCTAATTTTCAGAAAAAATATATTAATAAAACAATTGATATAACGGTTGCTACGTTTTTGGCGGATGGCTTACAGACCGCATTTAGTGTTGGTGAAAGTATTGGTATTTTATTTAATGTGACAATTAATGGTATAATACAAGAAAGAGACGTTAACTACTTCCATGTTGCTGGAACTTCTAAAATTACCTTCCCAGAAGCACCTTATGAAGGAAGTAATGTTACAGTAACTTATTATAAAGGTAGAAATAGTGTTTTTATTGATAATTACGGAAAACCAATTCAGGTAGAAACAGAACATTTTATATATAATGGGTCAACTTTGGTGTTTACGGTTATGAACGCAATTAATAGTGTTGTTGGTGTAGATATTAACGGTCTTGCTGATGAAGAGGGTGTTGGTTTCAATATCACTAGTGAAACTCAAATTACCTTAACTTCAGCGCCTGTACTTGGATCAAGAATTGGTGTTAATTATTTATATTAATCCTCATCATATAGGTCAGTTTTTTTAGGCTTACAAGTGTCTTCTATTAATTTTTCTAAAATTTTATAAATTTTAAGCCCTTTCTTATCACAGTATGATTTTAGCATCTCGTGGTGTTTTTCACTGATTTTCACATTTTTAGTTTTGTTTTCCATATATAAAGATAAATAATGATAAAAAAGGATAAATAACTATCTAAATACAGAAAATTTGAGAAATCTTTGCTTAAAACAAAGATATTTATTTGGAAAGAATAAAATTATTTAACCAAACATTTATCAATGGCAAATTCAAACAGAGTATTCGTGTCTCCGGGTGTGTACACATCAGAGAAGGATCTAACATTCGTAGCGCAGAGCGTTGGAGTTACAACATTGGGTCTAGTGGGTGAGACTTTAAAAGGTCCGGCATTTGAACCAATTTTGATTTCTAATTTCGACGAATTTAAAGTATATTTTGGTACTACCAGTCCAGCAAAGTACGGAGATGGTAACCCAAAATATGAGCTTCCATATGTAGCTAAATCATATTTACAAGAATCAAATCAATTATTTGTAACTAGAGTTTTAGGATTAACTGGCTACAAACCAGGAAAGACCTATGGAATTAAAACATTAGGAGGTATTACTGTTGATCTAACAAGTACCCCAACAACAAGCGGTAGTACATTAACACCTACATCTTTAACAACAATAACAGGTGCAACATTTTATGCTGAACTTTCAGGTAAAACATCAACAGAAGGTACATCAATTACTGATTACTTAATTGCTGGTTCAAATTCTAATGGGGCATATGCTCTTAACGAATGGTTTACAATTGGTACGGTGCCAGCATCTGCAACAAGTGGATTAACTGGAACACAGTTAGTATCACCTATTGGAAATGCTAACAAGAACTGGTATAACAATTACTTTGTAAAAAGTGGTTCTACCGATTCAACAATTCATGGTGTATATTCATACCTTTTTGTTTTAACAGGTGCATCATCATTTAGTGTTACAAGATACAAGTATTCAGCGTCATTAAATGCTGACTATGCTGGTAGAACTGTATGTTTATTAAGATCTAGGGGTTCATACGTATCAAACGCACTTGTACACAGAGTAACTGGTGCAACTGCCGTTCAAATTACGGGGGCAACTATTGATACTAATCCATTGGGTGAATTTAATTTAGCTATTACCGATGTTGCTTCGATTGTAAACAACTTTACGTGTTCTTTCGACACATCTTCTTCAAAATATATCACCAAAATACTTGGTACTGATGTTTTTGATAAAGAAAAGGTTGAATATCCAATTTATGTTCACGAAGTATATCCAAATTTAATAAACAACTTGTTTGAACAAGGTTTAATTAGAGGTTTAAGTACAGATGAACAAGTTTTAACAGAGGTGGATAATTTTGTTACACAATGGGATATGGCAGGGTCATCAACAGTAGTTTCTGAAGTTAGAGGCGGGAAGGTTTTTGATTTATTCAGTTTCTTAACTGTATCAGATGGTGATACTTCTAACTATGAAGTTAAAATAACAATTTCAAATATTGACATTGACACAGCAGAATTTGATATTCTTGTTCGTGATTTTAATGATACCGATACTAATCAAGTTGTTTTGGAGAAATTCACAAGATGTACAATGAATCCAGATTTACCAGGATATGTTGGTAGAAAGGTTGGTACATCAGATGGAGAGTATGAATTAAGATCTAAGTATATTATGCTTGTTTTAGCTGAGGAGCATCCAACAGACGCATTCCCAGCTGGGTTCAAGGGAGTAACAACAAGATCTGAAATAGGTGAAATTCTTTATAAAACAAAATACTATGATGCAGGTGATGTATTATACTATGACGCTAGCGGAAATCCAGTTACCACAAATGGTGATAAAGTTAAAAAAGTAACTTTAGGATTTTCAACAGATGGTAATTTTATATATGATAGAGACATGTTAAAGTTTAAGGGTAAGGTAGCAGCCGGATCAACATTTGGTTTCCACTTATCAACAAATGCGTCATCAATCACTGGAACAACTGGTAGTAAATTATTTAAAACAACAGCATATGATTTAGAAGGAATTAACAAAGGTAAATTAGCAACTACATCATATAGAAAATTCACTCTACCATTATTTGGTGGTTTTGATGGTTGGGACATTTATAGAAATACAAGAACAAATGGTGACGGGTATGTATTTGGTAAAACAACGTATATAAGTGGTCACACTGGAAACGGTGGTGTATTCAGCAGTACAGTTGGAAACTCAGATTACTATGCATACTTACAAGCTATTGAAACATATGCAAATCCTGAAGCAGTAGATATTAACATATTTGCAACACCAGGTATTGATTGGAATAATCATAGTTCATTAGTTAATCAAGGAATTGATATTATTGAAAATGATAGAGCGGATTCATTATACATTATCAACTCACCTAACTATACAACTGCTGATGAAACAATTTCATCTTTAGATGATTTAGGTCTTGATAGTAACTATTCTGCAACATATTGGCCTTGGATTCAAGTAAGAGATACAGATAATGCAACACAGCTTTTTATACCGCCAACAGGTGAAGTATTAAAGAACATAGCATTGACTGATAACGTTTCTTATCCTTGGTTTGCTGTGGCGGGTTACTCAAGAGGTCTTGTTAACGCAATAAAAGCACAAAAGAAATTAACTCTTGATGAAAGAGATAATCTTTATAAAGCCAGAATTAACCCAATCGCAACTTTCTCTGATACAGGTACTATTATCTGGGGTAACAAAACGTTACAAGTTAGAGAATCAGCATTAGATAGAATCAACGTAAGAAGATTGTTATTGAGAGCTAGAAAGTTAATCTCTGCAGTAGCTGTAAGATTGTTATTTGAACAAAATGACGAACAAGTTAGACAAGAGTTCTTAAGATTGGTAAATCCAATTCTTGAGTCAATTAAGAAAGAAAGAGGTTTATATGACTTCCGTGTAAGTGTATCTAACGATCCAGAGGATATTGATGCAAACACATTAAGAGGTAAAATATACATAAAACCAACAAGAGCATTGGAATTCATTGATGTTGAATTCATTATTACTCCAACGGGTGCTTCTTTTGAAAATATCTAATATTACAATAAAATAAGAATGGGGATGGCTAAAAACCTCCCCATTTTTGTATAGTATATTGAATATCAGTAAATTAGTTAATTAGAATAAAAGAATATAAGTAAATCAGAATATCAGAAATATTAGTATATTAGTACATTAGAATATTAGTATTTTAGAATTTTAGTAAGTTAGTAGCAAAAAGCTAAGGAAAAAAAACGAGAAAAACAACTATTTTACAAAATAAATTTTATTTCACATATTGATATATTTATAGGAAAGAAATAAACACAAAATTATAATACAAAAACAATGGCAGATTTATTAATGAAAATGCCGGTTCCATATGAACCGAAACGCAAAAATAGGTTTATCTTAAGATTTCCATCATCTTTAGGTATTAACGAATGGTATGTAACATCTACTGCTCGTCCTAGTGCTAAAATTAACTCAACAGAAATTCCATTTTTAAATACTTCAACATACGTAGCAGGTAGATTTACATGGGACCCAATCAAAGTTACTTTTAAAGACCCAATTGGTCCTTCAGCATCTCAGGCTCTTATGGAATGGTTTCGCTTACACGCAGAATCGGTTACAGGTAGAATGGGCTACGCCGCAGGTTACAAGAAAAACGTAGAATTAGAAATGTTAGACCCAACAGGAGTTGTAGTTGAGAAATGGATAATGGAAGGTTGTTTCTTAACTAGTTTAAACTTTGGTGATTTGAACTACTCTCAAGATGAATTAGCAACAATTGATGCTGAATTGAGAATGGATAGATGTATCCAAGTATACTAATATTACTTTTAAAATAGATTTATTTAAATCCATCATCCTTTTAGGTTGGTGGATTTTTCGTTCCATGTGGAACCTTTTTCATTACCAATTGATTTTCTAATAAATTATACTTATATTAAAAGAAACAAATTAATTTAATATGGATAATATAAACCCAATGGTTGCATATGATGTGGTATCCTTACCATCTCAAGGTGTACACTATTCCAACGGAAAGAAAACATTAAGAGTAGCTTATCTAACGGCTGCAGATGAAAATATTCTAATGTCCCCCAATTTAATACAATCCGAAACGGTTGTTGATGAATTATTAAAAAGAAAAATATTGGATAAAGACCTTAGTTATGAGGATCTTGTTGAGGAAGATAAACAAGCTATTTTAATATTTTTAAGAAATACAGCATTTGGTACAGAATATACATTAACATTAACCGATCCAGCAACTAAGAAATCTTTTGAGGGAATACTAGATTTATCTGTATTAAAGGTTAAAGATTTTAAATTAGTTGCTGATTCAAATGGCGAATATTCATACATATTACCAATGTCTAAGAAAAATATAACATTTAACTTCTTAACAAACACACAAGAAAAAGAATTACAGAACATTAAAGAATCAAGTGGATCATCGGTTTCTCCAGTTAATACTAAAAAACTTGAGATGATGATTAAATCTATTGATGGTCAACGAGATCAAATGGCAATATATCAATTTATTCAAAATCTACCAATCAAAGATTCACAAGATTTTAAAAAATTCGTATCAGAAAATAAACCAGGTTTAGACCTAATAGTTGATGTAATCGCCCCGTCAGGAGAAAAAGTCCCAGTTTTGGTTGACTTTGGGGTGGAGTTTTTTCGTCCCTTCTACGGAATATAAGAAAAACCAAATACAGATTATTTTATTTCTTTTAACAAAGGGATTTACTTATCAAGACATATTAATATTACCAATACACGAAAGAAGTAATATCATTGGCGCTTTATTAGAAAATAACGGATAAAACTATTTATATAATATGGCAGATAATAGAGAAGATTTTTTAAAATTTTTAAAAAGCTTAGGTATTGATGATTCAGATGCAAAAGCTGGTGCGGATAGGTATCAAAAATCTATCGACGAATTAGCATCAAAAGCATCTAGAGCATCAAGAACATCAACCACTAGTGGTACAGGTAGTGTTATTAACGCACTAGGCGCTGGATTTATCGATCAACAGGTAAACACTTTAGGTAGAATTAGTACAAGTACAGGTAAAGCAATACTTGAAGGTATTAATAAAAGTGCCTCATTTAATCCAGTAACAATTATAAAGGGTGTATTAGATGGTGCATTAAAGGGTGGTGAAGCCATACTTGGGGATTTAGCTGAATTAGACAAAGAATTACTAGAACGAGTTAGAGGTGCAGGAGGATATGTAGGGGATGCTGCAACAGACATGATGAGATCAGTTAGGGTTGCTATGATTGCAGCGCAAGAAGCTGGTGCATCTACAGATGATACATTAGGTGCTGTAAAAAGCCTAATGGAAAACTCTGAAAGAATGTCTATCTATGCAGAAAAAACAATTTCAGATGGAATGCTAGCTTCCGTTGCTTTTACCAAAAATGCTAGAACAATATTAGAAAATGCTGAAAACTTTAGAAACGTTGGTATAGGTTTAGATGATGCATCTAAATCAATTACCGCCATAGGTATGGATTCGGTAAAGTTAGGTTTAAATGCTAAAGCAACTTCTGAAACATTAATTAAAAATTTAGGTAGCTTAAATGCATATGGATTCCAAAACGGAATTAAAGGTTTAGGTAAAATGGTCCAAGAGGCACAATCACTTAAAATCAATATGGATGATGTGCTAAAGGTTGCTGATAAATTATATGATCCAGAAAGTGCAATTAACCTTGCTGCAAATCTACAAGTTGTTGGAGGTGCGTTTGGTGATTTAAACGATCCAATTAAATTAATGTATGATGCAACAAATAATGTTGAATCATTACAAACAAGTATTATTGGCGCTGCTAGAAGTTTAGCAACATATAATGTTGAACAAGGTAGGTTTGAAGTAACAGGAGTCAATTTAAGACGTGCTAAAGCTATGTCTGATGCTTTAGGTATATCAATGGGTGAATTAACTAATATGGCTGTTAAAGGGGCTGCTAAGTTCGAAGCGATGAGCCAATTAGACATATTCCCATCTTTAAATGATGAACAAAAAGAGTTTGTTTCAAATTTAGCAACAATGAAAGATGGTAAAGTTGGTTTTGATATTCCTAAAAGTATGGTCGAAAGACTTGGTTTAGATAATGTTAAAGATGGTTTCGTTGGATTAAGTGATTTATCAGATAAACAAATTGTGCAACTACAAGCGATGCAAAAAAGTGCAGCAGATGAAAAACCAATAGACATCGCAAGAAATCAATTTAATGAAACAACAAAAATATTAAATGTTGCAACAGCAATTTACTTAAGGATGATGGATGATGGAAGAAAGGGACCAATAGGTCAAACAGCATCAAAAGGTATGGAAGCGGCAGCTAATTTTATGCAAAAAACATTTAACCCATCTGAAGATAGTACTGGAGAAACAGTTAAAAAATTAGCTGGCGCAGCTATAGATGCTGGTGGTGAGGCAATGTCTGCAGTTGCTGATTATATGAAAAATTTAAGTCCAGAGATGATGGAAACACTTGGTTTACTTAAGAAAAAACTTAGTGAAGCAACAAAAGATATAAATGTTGAAGATATTAAAAATAAAGCAGGAGAAATGCTTGAAAAAGGCGGCGAGAAAGCAAAAGAAGCATATGATGAAATTAAAAAATTCTTTGGGGAACTTACTGTAAAGGTTGATATTAATAGTAATAGCCCAGAATTAGCCGGTATTGTTGTTAATGAAATATCTAGAAATCCACAATTAAGAGCTGATCTCGCATCGAACATAGTTAAGAACACTAAAAACTACACATAATAAAACAATTAATTATCTATTTATTAGATAAAAGAATAGATGCCAAGTTACTTAGATTTTGATGCTACAAAAAGGTTTAGAGATGAGTTATTATCAAAGACCTTAAATGCTCCTAATGGTCCTCAGACTTTTAGTAGTAGTAACTATCCTATTCAAAAAACAAACAGTTTTCCAAACAAAGATCAGGGTGATGTAATATTAAACCAACAAACATCTAGAGACGCACAAATAATATCTACTGGAACAAGTAATAGATTTGCACCAGAAAATGGTGATTATGTTGTTGTTGAGGATGTAAGAAATATTACATCAATAGACAATGTTGGTATATATCCATATTTTCCAATTAATAGTGGTATTTTAGGTAGAGGGTTAATAGGGGCATTAGATTCTAAAAACTATGAGTTTGAATCTAAATTAGCAAAGTTTGCTAACTATCATATATCTGAAAGTCCAGATGGGCCTGTTCAAGCAAGAATTAGACAAAATTTACAAACAGCAACACTTGGTAGAGTTAGAGCACTTGATGCTTTAAATGGTAATTTATCTACAGCTATTAATTTAGTTACAGGTAAAGAAAAGTTAATTGAAAGAAATTATAAAATAACTGTAGCCAAAACACTACCCGGAAAACTTATTGATTTTGTTCAAACAGTTGCAGGTGTCGAGTTTCCATTTTCAGAAATTCCTGGTGACTACTTAACCAACCCAGCTAATCCTGTTATTAATAGACCAGTTCCACAAAGTGAGTTTGGTAAAATATTTCAAGATGCAACAGGTGTTCTAGGTTCTTTATTAGGAATTCAAAGAAGACCAAAAGCTAGTAGAAAACCATCAGACTTAATGCTTGAATATTTAAGTGATGGTCAAAAGGGTGTGTTATATGATAATTTATCCTTTTCAACATACGCGCCAAATTATACAACAACAGCTAGATCACAAAATTCTAGTAAATTATTTAATTTTGTAGATAAGATTGCTGCTGGTATTAATAAAGTTATAGGTAGAGAAGCGCCAGCAGGTAAAGCTTATATTGGTGATGATAGAGGTAATGATGTAAAAAATGTTATCGCTGATTTTAACGATAATAAAACAAGAAGTCCATATTATCTATCATTAATGTTTGACGAGACAGCAACAAAACTGTTTCATAGCGAAAGGAATATTTCAGAGAGAGGCCCAATACCTGGTAAATTAACATGGTATAGCCCAAATAGTAAAAATAAATTAGGTGTTCACAATTTAGAATATCAAAGTGAGAGTTCTGTATTTGAAGAAACCTTATCAACAAAATATGCATTTAGAGATGATTCTATTTTAGGTAAAACACAAGAGTTATTAAATTCATTACCTAAAGATGGTGGTCTATCAAGATCACACGTTGCTAATGTTATTGATCAAACAAGTAGAATATTCAGAGAGGGTGATACATTATTATCTAGAGGCTCTGCAATTAAATATATTGATAAAGCAACGGGTAAACAAGACGGTACAGAATATTGTAGAGTATGGACAAAAGATAGATCATACATGAACTATTCTGATACTATGAAAAGAACTGGGTTGATTAGAAAAGTTGAAGATAGTGTTTTATCAACACCGTGGAACTTGAATATTGCACCAATGTCAAATGGTAATGGTTCATTTGATAAAAGTTCAACCAACATTGATGCTGTTGCTGGTAAAGTAAAAAAATATATGTTTTCACTTGAAAATTTATCATGGAAAACATCAAACAAATTTGGTTACACATATAATGATCTACCATATTGTGAAAGAGGTCCGAATGGTGGACGTGTTATGTGGTTCCCACCATATGACTTAAAAGTAAATGAAACAAATAGTGCTAGCTGGGATAAGAATAATTTCTTAGGAAGACCAGAACCAATTTATACATATCAAAATACAGAAAGAAGCGGAACCGTTTCATTTAAAGTTATTGTTGATCACCCAAGTATTTTAAATTTATTAATAAAAGAAATAAGTGACGAACAAGCAGAAGAATATTTAAATTCAGTTTTTGCTGGTTGTCAAGATATTGATTTTTATACATTAGTTAGAAAATATACAACATTAGATAGATCTGATTTAGAATTAATACAAGCATATCTTGAATATTATAGGGATGGTAAAACTGTTGATATATCAGATTCACTTGAATTTATAAATATTGCTGGCGAATCAACGGTAACCCCTGAAACAACAACAGGCGGATCTGAAGCAAGCAGCGTGCTTGGTACAGCAACAAATTATACTGGGTTTCTATTTTTTCCAAACGATTATCCAAAACCACAAAACGATATATATTCCAACCAAGATTATGGCCAAATTTATTCTGGTTACACAACAGCAGATAAAAAAGCATTATTCAACACAACCCTTAATACTGAACTAACTAAAATATTAACTGTTAACACACCAAATAATAAATCGGATGTAAAAACAATATATGGTAGTGAAACACCAACAGAAACAACATCCGCTTTAGTTACAAGAACTCAAGGTCAAATAACATCTGCGTTTCAAAAGTTAGAAGGTAATTATACTTCTTTAACAGACACATTAAATGCAATAAAAGCCGAGTTAGTAAAAAATAGTTTAAAAAGTATTGAAATTGATTTAGAATCATCTACATCATTTGTTGCGGATGAAAAATACAACATTAAATTATCATATAGAAGATCTGATAGTATTGTAAAACACATTATAAAAACATTATCAAAAAATAATGATATACCATCAACCCTTTCCAAATATTGGAAAAAAACTATAAGTGAATTAGACTCAAATCCGGGAGAAGTTAAAGATAGTAAAACATTAAACCTAAAAGATTTAGGTTATGGTGATGATGTAAATGGTGATATCATTATTAATTTTACAAACAAAGGAGAAAATGCAACTAGATCTGGTCCAGAAGGATATGATTGTCATAAACAAGAAATAAAAAATACTGGCGGTTTAAAAGAATACGCACCGGTAACATTTTATTGTAGATCAGTTGAAGTCAAAATAAATGCTTACCCTAAAGAAACACAAATACCAGCTAAACCTGGTACCGTTATTCCAGGTAAAACAGAATATGGTTCAGGAAAAACTGAGATTAAAAAAACCGAAATTAAAACAAACAGAAAACCACCATTGGATGTTGTTAAGAAATTAATAATGAAGACATTGTCTGAGTGTTTTTATTTTAAAAAATTAGAAGAAACTGACCCAGTTGTTTTCAATTCACTTAAACAGAAATTTAGATATTTTCACCCAGCGTTTCACTCAATGACACCAGAAGGATTAAATGCTAGATTAACATTCTTACAGCAATGTATAAGACCTGGTGATACAATACCAATTAAAGGATTAAGTGTTGATAGTGATTCAAATATTGTTGATGCCAGAAATACAACATTTGGACCTCCACCTGTTTGTGTTTTAAGAATCGGCGATTTTTATCATTCAAAAATAGTAATTACAAATCTTAATATAACATTTGAAAATTCAACTTGGGATTTAAACCCTGAAGGTATTGGTGTACAACCAATGATTGCTGATGTTACATTACAAATAAATTTTATTGGTGGTCAAGGTATTAAAGAACCAGTTGCAAAATTACAAAATGCATTAAGTTCTAACTTCTATGCAAATACAGAAATTTATGACTATAGAGCGGATTCAACCGTAAATAAAGATGATTTAAAAAACTTTAATATTGATTTCTTAGAAAAATTAGTAGGTAAAGTTAAAACACCAGATATAGCCGGTATTGATACATCACAAAATCCTAAGAAAGAGGGAAAATATATTGGTACCTTAACAACAACACAAATGAGTTACCAGCAAAATAGAGATGATTTATTAGCTGCAACAAATGAGTATTTTGATAAATTTAAAGACACATATAATAAATTATTAAAAACTTATGGTAATGAAATTCTACCGTTATTTATATCACCAACATATAGAACAACAAATCAATTAGATGTTCAGAATACTATTAGTACAACAACTCAGATAACATTATTAGGTAACTATAAGAAGACAAGAGATTTTACAAATCTATATGGTAGATTAGAAACAAAACTTTTAGAAAAAGTTTCAGCATCTGACCATAATATTGTATTAGACTTTGATATGGATTTGGGTTCAACAAAATACGAGAGATCTAGAGCTATTATTGATCCTTATATTAAAAACACAGTAACCGAATTTTTAAACAGTATCAAGGATGAACAAATGATAAAAGAACTTGAGACTAATAGAAATAAATTTATTGAGTTTATTGATGGGTTTAATTTTATCATGGAAACTAATGGTAAAGACGCTAGAATAGATAAAGAAACAACAACGGTTGTTAGCTTAACGGATTTTAACGTTCAAAAATTATATGAGCAATATGATGAAGTGGTAAACCTTGTAAAAGACAAGCATTCAATGTTTACTGCTGAGTTAAATACATCAATTGACTTTGCTGATCCATCATTTACAGACGATCTTTACAAACAACTATTGGCGTTTATAATTAAAAATAACGTTGATAAAATTTTAAAAGAATACGAGAATTCACCAGATAATAAATTATTTGATAAAAATGCTATTAACAAAATAGAAAGAAGATTAAATAAGTTTATTAAAAAAGCATTAGACATTGACGAGAAGAAATTTAAATATAAAAAGGTACAGAATAAAAAAGAATTTAAACCATACGCGGTTACAATTACTGGATCAATAACAGGCCCACAACAAGAAAAATTGAACAACGTACATGGTTTAAAAGATAATTCAACAGAATCAAAGTTAAACTTTTCTAAAGTTATTAAATAATGAATCAATATTTTAACAGATATGAGTATTTCCTAGAGGATGGTGAATTTAAAATTGTACCAGGAATTGAAATACCACCTAAATCAACTGACAAGTACGTAAAGTATATAAAGGGTAAAGATAGGTTGGATAAGATGTCTCAAGAGTATTATAGCACCCCACTTTTTGGTTGGTTAATTCTACTATCCAACCCTAAGGTAGGTTCAATTGAGTTTGAAATACCTGATAATTCAATTATTAGAATACCATTTCCACTTATTAATTCTTTACAAGAATACAAAAAGAACGTAGAATTGTATAAACTATATTATGGGGAATAACAAATTAAATCAAAATGAAAACATACTAGTAGTAGTCGATCAGCAAAACATTGTACATATCGATCCTAATACTGTTATAGATCAAGATGGTCAACTACAAAGTAGATTGGTTGATCATGAGAATCTAGTAATGTATGTTAACCTAGAAGCTGATTTGGTACCCAGAAGTGTTTTTTACTCGGATTCAGAAAAAAGCACATTAACATCATTAGCATCAGGTAGATTTAACATGATGCGAAATCAAGGAGATAAGAATGAGTTTGAAAATAACTTTGATACCAATTGGACAGAGACATTTGTACCAGAAGCAATACTAAGTACTAATGTTAATGAACCAAAAACTTATGACCCTACAGCACAAACATTTGGTATAGAAAGTATTAATATAGTTGTTAAAGGAGCAAATAGCATACCACAAGTATCAATTAATTTTATTGATGTTAGAGGTAAAACATTATTTGATTCACCTAAAAACTCACCATATAAAGCGTTTTTTCATCAACCCTGGCCAATATTTTATCTAACTGTTAAAGGGTATTATGGTAAAGCCATTAGATATAGAATCCAACTCGTAGATTTTAAAACCAAATTTAATGGTAATACTGGTAACTTTGAGATATCAACAAAATTTGTTGGGTCAACGTATGCTTTTTTAAATGATATTTTACTTCAAAATATTGTTAATGCACCATACATGTATATGGTAGAATCTAGCGAACCATATAAAACTAATCCAAAGACTGGATTCATCGAAAAGAAAATATCAAAAACAACAAAGGGATTTTCAATTTTAAAATCAGTTTATTCTGATTATAAAGCTAAGGGATATATTCCTAAAGACTTTCCGGTAAAAACGCTTAGAGAACTTTTAATGACCGCAACGGGATTAGAAAGTATTATTGAAAACGCACTTTTTAGTGAAACTGTTAGTCCTAATGTTTTAAGTGATGTTTCAGAATTTGATAAGATTCTAGGGAATCTAGAGAAAACAGTTATTTCATGGAGCAATAGATTTTTAAATTCTACCGATATTGTTAAAGAAGATGGGGACGTAATTTATTACGCTTTAAATAAAGCCACAAATGATAGAACACAAACATCAAGTGGACCTATTAGCGGCGATATAATAAGTGGTACAACCAACAACTTATCACTTAAAAGTAGAATAGACAAATATATTATTGATTTAGAAAACAATTCTGCGTTTGGTAAAAAAATAGAAAACAAACAGAAAATTAAAACTAAAACAATATCATTAGATTCAATAAGAAATATTGGTGATTTTTTTGTTTTTAATAATGGTAAGTACGGCGTTGCAAACGAAAAACTAGTTGAAAGAATTAAAAAAATTCAAAACGAATTTATTACCAGTAGAGATTCAGTTGAAACAGATGTTGAAAAAGCAATAAATGAAGTTGTTAAAGATAATAAAAAAGGTGGTTTTGGATTTGAACCAACCATTAGGAATATATTTGCTGTTATTTTAGCAAATGCTGACACATATGTTCGTTTAATGAAAGATGTTCATAGAAAAGCGATACAAAGATCTGATTTTAGAAAAAAAGAAATTGTGGGGATTAGTGATAATAAAGATGAAGTGATATATCCTTGGCCCGAAGTTAGAAAGAAAGGGAATAAAGAGCAATATGCATTTTATTATCCAGCAGATAGTCAAGTTGTTGAATCAACAAAAGGTAAAAACTTTTCACTATGGCCTGAGGTTGAATTTGTAGAAACATATAATAGTGTTGCAACAAAAAGAGTGGATAGTGAAAGTGGTAAAGAAATTTTTCCATCTGACCTTATGTTTGTTTTTGATGGTAAAGATGAGTTAAGAGAAATTAAAAATGTAAGTACATTCTTTAAAACAGAAGATAAATACCCATATACAGACAAATCAATAGCTTCAATTTTATATGAAATTTCTGAAAGGGCACAATATATAACATCATATAATAATTTTTCAGCAGAAAATGGATTAAATGAAATTTGTGCAAATGAATTTGAAACGCTAAGTAGCGCGATAGATGGTGATATTGATATTAGGGAGGTTTTAAATCAACTAATTACAAGTCAACAGACACTAATCGACTATATGTCAAAATATTCAAAAAACGAAAGGTATCCATATTTTCAAGATAGACTACCAACAGTTGATTACATAAAAGAACTTGTAGATAGGGATTTTAATATTATTGAATATAATGATGTTAAAACAACGGATGTTACAGATAAAGAATTACCAAGATTGCAGGCTTATATCGACAACTATGTTATTGATCCATACCGATTAAAAGAATTTCCATTTAATTCTGATCTATATCAATCATATATTGGCAATAAGGTATTAGCAGAAAACGATTATAAATATTATAACATTTTTAAGGTAAATCAGGATGATAATTTTATCAGTTCACCAATTAATTCAAAATCTTGGGTTCTAAGTGCATACACTGAAAATATTTTTAATCAAAAAATAACACTTAGTGGACAAACAAGAAATTTACTTAACACACCATATTTTCATAAACAACTTTATAACGATTTTTTCAAAGGCGGCGTTTCAGAAAGATATGTTGGTTCGGCTTATCTATTATTAAATTCATTACCATATAAAGATTTAGATGATATTATTGAATTTAATGAAAGTAAAATATTAATGTCATCTTTATTTAAAGAGGTTGCGGCCGCTCACTACGTTCCATATTATTTAATGTTAAAATGGGGATCAATTTATCATAGATATAAAAAGTATCTTAAAGAAAACGTTGACATATTAAGTGGTGTTACTGTTTCTATAAATGGTTCTACCTTTTTTGATAACGGAACAAACGTATCTTTCAATCTTAGTGGGTTAACACCATCAATGAGTGCTGTAACGTATTCATCCAATTCATATGTTGGAGTTTACCCATACTATCATGGTATATTTCATCAAGTAGTTAATGGCTATAGTTTTTATAATCCATCTGGGTTTACAAAAACAAGTGCAACCGCCGTTAATGCTAGTGCGTTATACAATAATGCGATTACAAGTGGAATCACAAAATATATTTTAGAAAAACCAACCACAAAAAGTGGGTTCACATTAACATCACTAGTTGATAACTCTAAATTTGAGACGACAGATGTTAGATATACAATTTTACCGTCTAATGGGGCATCTAAAATTGATAATATTGTTGATGATTTCTCAAATTTATTACAAGATTCATTTAGAATAATATTAGATGATAGTGACCTAACTAAACATCCATTTTATAACGTTTTAAGTTTTCCGGCTTACAATCAAATTATTAAAACAACTAATAATGAATTTTCATTAACTGGAGATAAGAAAAAAGTTATGGATCTTATTGCCACGTTTAGCCCTAAGATGTTAGATGAGTTTGAATCTATGTTTTTAGAATTTTCATCATTAGATTTAGATATTGATGCACCAAGGAAAAGTTCACACGACTATACTTCTTTCCAAGAAATATTGAAAGAAATATGTAGCATTGACAAAACAGGTATTGATTTCACAGTAGATGGAAATAGAGAAAAAATAATTAAAGCTCAAAATACTAAATTGGAGGCTTTAACTAAAAATATGTTAGATAATAAAAATCTAAGAAAATTAGTTATTGGTAACCCAAAACAAATTGATGATTATATCATAAATGGATTTGTTGGTAAATCTAAATCATATTTACCAAATCCATATAACGCGGGACAATTAACAACAGGTGTAACAGGAACAAATAAATTTATTGATTTATACATTGGACAACCTATTGAATTTTCAACATATACCGGTGTAACAGCAAACAGATACAATAACATATATGCTGACTTTTTTAGAGTTAATAATATTGAAATAACGGAAGAGAATATCTACTCACATAGAGAGCTTGCTAGAATATATGCTGGTTGGGTTAAAGATAATAAAGCAACCAATAATACTTTTATACCTACCAACGCATTATTTAAAACATATATAAAAACTGAAATATTTGATCCACAGGATTCTAGAATTTCATTTTTTTTACAAAACCTTATAAAAAAGTTTAAAGATTTAGGTAAGGAAAAAAATAAAGAGAAAATAACATTATACCATGGATATAACGAAGCTAAAACAACGAAATTAGATTTATATCAATATTTTAAATCGTTTAACGATAAGTGGATTGCTGGTAATGCGATTGGACAAAGACATTTAATGGATGAGTTTTTATTCTTAGATAGGGCTAATAGAGATATTGGTGATAAAGCATATGTAAGTTTAGAAAGAATTATTTCTCTAGGTAGTGAGAAAAATGCAAAAATAGATTTATACAGTGCAATATCAACTTTGATACAGGGCACAAATTTTGATATGAGACCATTACCGGCTTACATTAATTTTTATGGTACCAATACTAGTAATAAAAAAAGAATTATACCATCTAAAAACTTAGCTAGAAATTTATTCGGAACATTTTTAGATGTTGACTATCAGGACTCATCACCTAAAATCATATTACAATATATTAATAAGACATCTCAATACTTGGATATGTCTATAGTTAATAAGGACTATAAATTTAAGAGTGACAGTTTTGATATTAAGGATACAAATAATAATCCATTAATTGTTGAACCAAGAATATTCATGGAAACAGATACTGCTAATTCAAATAGGGTTGTATCTTTTGAAGTTAATTTTGGTGATCAAGCTCAGGGTGTTTTTAAAAGTATATCATTAGATCAAAGCACATATAAAAACACAACAGAAAGTGCCCTTGCTCAAGAAAGATTGGCAAGATCACAAGGTGGTGGTGGATCACATTCCGTGGACATAGGATTATTTGACATTTATAAAACAGCATCATATCAATGTAGTGTTACTTGTATGGGTAATGTAATGTTACAACCAACAATGTATTTCTATTTAGCAAATGTTCCAATGTTTAATGGGACCTATTTAATATTTGATGTTAGTCACTCAATAAAAGCTGGACAATTTGAAACATCATTTACTGGTGTTAGAATTTCAAACAGCACGTTACCATCTCTTGATAGTACGTTTATGTCTAGTTATAGACCATTATTTAGTAGACTACTATCATCTGCGGTTAAGAAGAAACAACAAAGTATTCAAAATCCCACAACAGAAAAAACAATTACAACCAAGGATAAACAAACTATTAGTATTGATCCAGGTTTCCCAGTTGGTGGCGAAGATCTAAATAAAATAATTATAAACCAATCTGGGTTGTTATATGATATTATACCATATAATGGTGCAAAAGTCGGTGGTGCAAATGAAAAGTATATTCAATACATTGAGCCTAAAAAGGGTGAATTCTGGCTTAGAACAAGGGTGGCATTATTTGGTGGTTCAAAATATGACCCAACAGGTGAATTACAATTAATTAGTGGATGGAATGCTTATCCAAATGTTCTTAAAACATATAATGATATTAAAGACACCCTTTTTGATTATTATTCAGTAAGATTACAAATCAACAATAATAAAGAAGAGATTTTTAAATATGATACGGAATTTCAGAACCCAGCTTTGGGTTTATCATACACTTTAATTACCGATATGAATCCATCTACCAATAGATTTAATGGCCCAGTACATAACGGTCCAGCAATAAGTGATACTCAAGCTGGAGAGTATGGTATGTCAATGTGTGCTAAACTGATGAAAAAATTAAAACTAAAGGAAGGGGATGTGGTGTATTTTAGGTTAATTAAAAGAAAATAGTAAATATTGAAGTATTTATTAGTATATATTTTAACATTATGGAAAAAATAAATAAATCGGTAGATCAGTTCTTAAACCCAAAGGTTTCAAGACAAGTATCAAATGACTCAATGGAGAGAGAAGAATGTGATTTACAAACTGGCGAATGCTATGTTATTAGATCAAAAGATGGTATCGTTGAAAGAATAAATAAAAAATACATTACCGAAGACGGTAGACAACTATTACAAGACTAATACTATGTTAGAACAAAAACTTTTGGAAGAAATAAATAGATATAAATCTATTAACAAAAACGCAAAATCACTTTATGTGATTAATGAGCAAGAATTACCAGCAGCTCCAGCACCTGAAGATGCTGCGCCAATAGAACCAGGTATGGATGCACTTCCAATGCCCCCAGCTGCACCATTAGAACCAGGAGCGGAAGCGTTACCAGATTCACCGGAAACTAGTAGTACAGAAGAAGTTGATGTTACAGATTTAGTTAACATGACTAAAAACATTAAAAATGAGTTAGAAACATCAAAAGGTGAACACGGTAATGTTTTGCAACAAATGGACGCTGTATTCAGTAAACTAGATGATCTTGAAATGAAATTGGGTAATATGGATGCTGTTATAGCAAAAATTGACCAATTGGGTACCAAGGTAGACGGAATGAAACCTCAAACCCCTCAAGAAAAATTAGAAATGCGTTCTTTAGATTCATATCCATTTAACGAAAAACCTCAAGAGTTCTTCGCGCATAAGCAACAAGAAATGAGAGCTAGTGGGAAAAACGAATATGTTTTAACCAAAAGCGACATTCAAAACTACTCTAAAGAAGACTTAACACAATCATTTAACCCTTTTGAAGATGAAGAACAATCTCAGTTCTAATGTAAACTTATTCCTAGGGTTGCAATGCCAATTTAAGATAATGCATTGGCAAACAAAGGGTTATGCTAGACATCAAGCATTTGGTAACATTTATGATACCCTAGACGGCCTAATAGACACATATGTTGAGGTATCAATGGGTAAATTTGGTAGATTCGTTTTAGATGAGTCAACTAGAAATATTGAAATATTTAACTTACAAGATATTGAAATCGTTAAGTTTATTCAAAAAATAAAACAATTTTTAATTGATTTAGGTAAGGAATTATCCCCAGAAAGCGACACTGACTTATTAAATATAAAAGACGAAATGCTTGCTGAAGTTAATAAATTGGCATATCTTTTGACCTTAGAATAGTAATATAAAAATATTTTAAAAATAATTGAGACCGGATTTTTTAATCCGGTTTTTTTTATGTATATTTTGATATAAGATTTTTAACAATTAAAAAAAACTATCATGGCAACAGTAGATTCAGTACTTGCACAGTACGAAAAAAACAAAAACGCTACAAGTAGCAACGCAAACAAAATGTCGAGTGAAGACAGATTGAAAAGGTATTTCACAACAGTCCTTCCTAAGGGAGTTAAATCTGGTGAAAAACGTATCAGAATTTTACCAACAGTAGATGGTGAAACACCATTTAAAGAAGGTTATTTCCACGAAATTCAAATTGATGGTAATTGGACTAAATTATATGATCCAGCTCAAGAAGGTAAACGTTCACCTTTGAATGAGGTTAAGGATGCATTATATGCAACTAAGGTTCAATCTGACGCTGAATTAGCTCGTCAATATCGTTCACGTAAGTTCTATATCGTTAAGGTTATCGATAGAGACAATGAGCAAGACGGACCAAAATTCTGGAGATTTAAACATAACGCCAAAGGAGATGGTATTATGGATAAGATATTCCCGGTTTTCCAAAAGAAAGGTGACATTACTGATGTTCAAACAGGTAGAGATATCACATTATTCTTAGCATTAACTAAATCTGGTAATGGTAAAGAATATACATCGATTAATTCGGTTATGCCAGAAGATCCATCTCCACTTCATGAAGATGCTGCTCAAGCTAGCGCATGGGTTAACGAGGAAACAACATGGAATGATGTTTATTCTAAAAAACCAGAAGAGTATCTAGAAATGGTAGCTAAAGGTGAGACACCAACTTGGGATACTGAAAACAAAAAGTGGGCGTCTAATTCTCAAGGTGAGGTGGTTTTTAGTGCACCTTCAGCGCCTATTGAAGACCCTCAAGAAGAAGAGGAAACAGATGAGAACTTACCGTTCTAAATTAATTAAAGGGGTGGAGATAACGTCAGAAGCCCCATTTTAAAAAAACTATAAAATGGCTATTAAGAAAAAACAATTTAGCGACGAAGATATTCTAAAGGAATTTTCGACTAAGACAAAGTATAAAGAAACTAACCACTATTATTGCGGTCAACCATTCTTGGATGCTTGTGGTATGCCAGGTCCAGTTATGGGTGGTATTAATATGTTCTTAGGTCACTCTAACTCTTCTAAAACAACAGCAATGATTTTAGCTGCGGCTGATGCTCAAAAAAAGGGGCACCTACCTGTCTTTATTATTACTGAGAAGAAGTGGAATTGGGAACATGCGGTTCAATTAGGTCTTCAAGCTGAACAAGATGAAGATGGAGAATGGCACGGTAATTTTATCTTTAATGACGGGTTTGATTACATTGAAGAAATCACTGAATTTATTAACAAATTGATTGATGCTCAAGCTAGTGGTAAACTTAACAAATCAATATTAATTTGTTGGGACTCTGTTGGATCTGTACCATGTAAAATGACATTTGAAGGTAAAGGCGGTAAACAACATAATGCTTCTGCTTTAGCTGATAAAATTGGAATGGGAATTCATTCTAGAATTTCTAAATCAAAGAAAGAAGATTATCCAACAAAAGAAAATCCATTATATGTAACCATGATTGTTGTTAACCAACCGTGGGTGGAACTTCCAGATAATCCATTTGGACAACCAGAGATTAAAGCGAAGGGTGGCGAAGCGTTATGGTTAGCATCTTCAATTGTATTCTTATTTGGTAATCAAAAGAAAGCTGGTATCAATCACATTGATGCAGTTAAAGGTGGTAGAAAAGTTACATATGCAATCAGAACTAAAATCTCAATTCTTAAAAACCACGTAAATGGTTTAGCATATAGAGATGGTAAGATTATTGCTGTACCACAAGGATACATTCATGATACTAAAGAAGCTTTAGAAATTTATAAAAAAGATTATTCTGATTATTGGAATAAAGTTCTTAGTGGGTTTGGTGAAGGTGATATCGTGTTCTCAGAGTCTGAAGATGAAGAGATTGGAGGCGAATAGGAAATTTTATATTGTTTAACATTTAACACAACAGACGAAATGTCTAACACATTATTGGTTGATGGAGATAATTTATTAACCATAGGTTTCTACGGACAAAAGAATAGATTTTATAAGGGTCAACATATTGGGGGTTTATTCCACTTTATTGACACCCTTAGAAGATCTTTCGAAACATATCAGTTAGACAAAATTTGTGTATTTTGGGATGGTAAAGAAGGCTCTCTATCTAGAAAGAAAATTTACCATCACTACAAAGAAAACAGAAAGCAAAGAAACAGAACGGAAGAGGAAATTAATTCATATCAATATCAAAGAAATAGAATTAAAAAATACCTAGAAGAATTATACGTTAGGCAAGCCGAATTTGAATACTGTGAATCTGATGATTGTATTGCTTTCTATGCTCAAACTTCCCCAACAGAAAAGAAAATAGTTTATTCTTCTGATAGAGACCTCGTACAATTAATTAATGATGAGGTTATATTATACAATCCATCTCATAGAAAGGTGTATTCTAAAAATGACATGATGCCTTATGATCATGAAGAAGTACTAATCGAAAACGTAAAGCTCATAAAAATATTATGTGGCGATCCATCTGACAACATATTTGGTATTAAAAATTTGGGAATAAAAAGACTCATTAGCCTCTTTCCTGAAATTAAAACAAAACAGTTAACCTTACAAGAAGTAAGAAATCAAGGTAATTTAATATTTGAATCTGATAAAGAGAATAAATTAATTCAAAACTTCCTAACTGGTGTTACTAAACTAGGTGTTTTTGGAGATGAATTCTTTGAGATAAATAATAAAATGGTTTGTCTAGATGATCCAATATTAACAGATGAAGCCAAAATAGGTATCATATCCTTGATTAAGGAGAATTTGGACTCAGAAGGTAGGTCATATAAGAACACCATGAAGATGATGATGGAAGATGGTTTATTCAGCATATTACCTAAAGCGGATGATTCTTGGATAAAATTCCTAAACCCATTTCTAAGGTTAACACAGATAGAAAAAAATAAAAAAAAAATAATAAAATTTAATATTAAAAAGTAACATTTATGAATAGTAACTTACAAGACCCAAACAAATTTGAGTTTTTACTAACATTAGACGGGAATATCATTTGTCAAAGATTTTTCAATGTCAGAGATTATAATCCAAGAACCAGAAGATCAATAAATTTACATGAAGAAGTAAAATTTATTTGTACGGAAATTTCAGACGATTTAAAAATAAAAAGTTCCGATTATTTGAGTGAAAATCAGGCATTTTTTATGAATAACGACATTGTGGAAGACCCCAAAGAATTGGATGAGCAGTATTTTTTGTTGCAAATTAAACAAGGCGACGAGGTATTTATTGAAAGAATATTCCCTGCCCATTACTATCACCCAAAGGTTAGATATGCGGTAGATATCAGACCAAAACTGAGGAAGATTTTGGGAGATTTAACTGAAGTTTTGTCACTTAGTGATCCTGAGACGACTTACCTTCAGTACAAGCTTTAATTTTTATTAATAATTTGAAATAACATATATATGAATGACATAAATTTTGGTCACTTAGGGGCTAACTATCAGTTATCTTTACTTAAGCTGATCATTGAAGACAGGAAGTTTTCGGAAACAATAATCGAGGTCATAGAGCCTGACTATTTTGATAATAGTGGAATGAAATTTATCGTTCAAAATATAAAAGAATATTTTGAGACTTATGGTAAGACTGTGCCACAGTATAATGCGATCGAGGAACAAATAAAGGCTGAAAGCATTTCCGATACTAACAGAAAGTCAAATCTTGACATGTTATTAAATATTAAAAACCACGTCATTGAACTAGGAAGCATTCCCGGTACCAAGGATAGGGCTATAAAATTCTGTAAACAACAAGTAGTAAAGAAGGCAATTAAGAAAATTGAGGAAATTACTAAAAGGGGTGACTTTGAACAGTATAGTACTATTGAGAAAATTATTCAAGATGCCCTTCAGGTTGGCGTTATGGATCATGAAATCGAAGATGTGTTTGATAATGTCTTAATGGCACTACAAGCAGACAATAGAAGACCAATTCCAACGGGAGTTAATGGTATTGATGGGTTATTAGATGGTGGATTAGGTAGAGGCGAATTAGGGGTTGTATTAGCTCCAACCGGTACCGGTAAAACAACATTATTAACCAAATTTTCAAATGAGGCATACAATTCTGGATACAATGTTGTACAGATATTTTTTGAAGATAACATTAATAACATTAAAAGAAAGCACTTTACAATTTGGACCGGTATATCTCCCAAGGATCAACCATTAGAAGCAGAGAAGATTGAAGAAATCGTTGCTGAAAGAAGAAAAGAATCCAAGGGTGAACTTAGGTTATTAAAACTACCAAGTGATTCTGTTACAATTTCTGAAATAAAATCTAAATTAAGAAAGCTACAATCTGATGGATTTAGAATAGATTTAGTAACTTTGGATTATGTTGATTGTATCACCCCAGAAAAAACGAATTATAATGAAGAGTGGAAAGGGGATGGGGCTATTATGAGACAGTTAGAATCCATGACATCTGAATTTGATGTGGCTATTTGGACAGCAACACAAGGTAATAGAGAATCTATTAAAAGTGAGGTTGTAACAACAGATCAAATGGGTGGGTCAATTAAAAAAGCACAAATTGGTCACGTTGTTTTATCTATTGGTAAAACGATAGAACAAAAAGAACAGAATCTGGCAACAATAACACTTTTAAAATCTAGAATAGGAAGAGATGGGGTAATTTTTAATAACTGCAAATTTAACAATGAGTTCTTAACTATTGACACAGATTTTCAAAATACATTACTTGGCTATAAAGAAGAAAAAGAAGAGCAAAAGAGAAACAGAACTAGCACTGTTTACCAACAATTCTTAGAAAAAAATACAAACTAAAAATAAAAAAATGACAGAAAAAATTTTAATGGACAATCCGGGACGTTTCGTTCTTTTCCCAATTCAGCATGATGATTTATGGAGATTATTTAAGCAACAAGAAGCATGCTTTTGGACAGCAGAAGAAATTGATCTTGGACAAGATATATATGATTGGGACAACAAACTAAATGCTGATGAACAACATTTTGTAAAACATGTTTTGGCTTTTTTTGCGGCATCAGACGGAATTGTAAATGAAAATTTAGCAATGAATTTTGTTAATGAGGTTCAATATACTGAGGCAAAGTTTTTCTACTCATTTCAAATGATGATGGAAAACATTCACAGTGAAACATATTCATTGTTAATTGACTCATATATTAAAGATAAAGAAGAACAACATAAATTGTTTAATGCTATTGATACTATACCAGCAATTAAGAAAAAAGCTGACTGGGCAATCAAATGGATTAATTCAGAATCATTTGTTGATAGACTAGTGGCATTTGCTGCGGTTGAAGGTATATTCTTTTCTGGTTCATTCTGTTCAATCTTCTGGTTAAAAAAACGTGGTTTAATGCCAGGTTTAACATTCTCTAATGAATTAATTTCTCGTGACGAGGGTATGCATTGTGATTATGCTTGTCATTTATTTAATAACCATATTGAAAAGAAAATATCAGAGAAAAGAGTTAAGGAGATTATTTGTGGAGCATTAGAAATTGAAAAGGAATTTATATTAGAAGCTTTACCAGTCCGTTTAATTGGTATGAATTCTGAATTAATGGGTCAATACTTAGAATTTGTTACTGACAGATTGTTAGTTGCTTTAGGTTGTTCTAAAGTTTACAATTCAGAAAACCCATTTGACTTTATGCAAAATATTGCGTTACAGGGTAAAACAAACTTTTTTGAAAAAAGAGTTGCTGAATATCAAAAGGCTGGTGTAAATAAAACAAACGAGTCAGAAGATTTAAATTCTGCATTTGGTGATGTTGATTTCTAAAAAAAATAATAGAATAGAAAAATGAAAGTATTAAAGAGAGACGGTACGTTAGAAGAAATGAGATATGACAAAATCACTAAAAGAATTAGTGCAATTTGTGATGATTTAAATATGGATTATGTTGATCCAACATTCATAACATTAAAAGTTACTTCAGGAATTTATGATGGGATATCAACAACTGAATTAGATGTGCTAGCTGCAGAAACCGCTGCAGCTATGGTAACCACACATCCAGATTATGCGAAATTGGCGGGAAGATTAGCGGTTACCAATTTACACAAAACAACACCAAAGAAATTCTCTCAAGCAATTAAGGAATTGCATTCATTTATTGAACCCAAAACTGGTAAGGAATCATCATTGATTGATGATAATGTTTACAAGTTTGTTATGGAAAATAAAGAAGTGATTGATGGGGCTATTGTTTTTAATAGGGATTTTGATTTTGAATATTTTGGTTTCAAGACGTTGGAAAGATCATATCTATTAAAGATTGCAGACAGAGTTGTTGAAAGACCACAGTATCTATATATGCGAGTTGCTGTTGGTATTTGTGGTGGTGATGTGCAAATGGCACTTAGAATTTATGATGATTTATCACAACATTTTTATACTCACGCAACACCAACATTATTTAACGCAGGGACTAAAAGAGCACAAATGTCTTCTTGTTTTTTAATCGGGAATAAAGGTGATGATATTGATGGTTTATTTGATACTATTAAAGACGTTGCAAAGATTTCTAAGTGGGCAGGAGGAATTGGTTTACACGTTCATGATGTTAGAGCTAAAGGTTCATATATCAAGGGAACCGGTGGACAGTCTGACGGTTTATTACCAATGATGAAAACATATAACGAAGTTGCTCGTTGGATTAACCAAGGAGGAAAACGTAAAGGTTCATTTGCAGTATACCTTGAACCATGGCACGCCGACATTTTTGAATTTATTGATTTAAGAAAAAATCATGGTAAAGAAGAAATGAGAGCAAGAGATTTATTCTTGGCTATGTGGACACCAGATTTATTTATGCAGCGTGTTGAATCAGATGGTGACTGGTCATTATTCTCTCCAGACGAAGCGCCTGGCTTATCTGAGGTATATGATAGCCCAGAAAACAAAGCATTCACTATATTGTATGAATCTTACGAACAACAAGGTTTAGCTAGAAAAACCATTAAAGCTAGAAAGTTAATGGATGCAATATTAACTGCACAAATAGAAACTGGAACACCTTATATGTTATATAAAGATCCGGCTAACTATAAATCAAATCAAAAAAATCTAGGTACAATTAAATCATCTAATTTATGTACTGAGATTATTGAATATAGTTCACCAACTGAACAAGCGGTTTGTAATCTAGCTTCAATTGCTTTACCAAAATATATTATAAATGGTGTGTTTAGTCATGAGATGTTATATGAGTACACATATCAAGTTGTAAAGAACTTAAATAATGTTATTAACTTAAATTTCTACCCAACAGAAGAAACAAAAACATCTAACTTTAAACATAGACCAATTGGTTTGGGTGTTCAAGGGTTAGCCGATGTTTTTTGTATGTTAGGTTTACCATTTGAAAGTGAAGATGCTGACGTTTTACAGACAGATATATTTGAGACAATTTATTTTGCAGCAATGACATCATCAAATGATTTAGCAAAAGAATATGGTCCTTATGAATCTATTGTTGGTTCACCAATTGAAAAGGGTGTGTTTCAATTTGAAATGTGGGGATTAAAAGATAAAGATTTATCTGGTAGATGGGATTGGAAAAAATTAAGAAAAGAGGTTGTTAACAATGGTGTTAGAAATTCTTTATTAATTGCTCCTATGCCTACAGCATCAACTGCACAAATTCTTGGTAATAACGAAGCTTTTGAACCATTCACAACTAATATGTATTCAAGAAGAACATTAGGTGGCGAGTTTATCGTTGTGAACAAACATTTAGTTAACGAACTTCTAAATTTAGGTTTATGGAATGAAGAACTTAAAAGAAAGTTGATAATGGAAAATGGTTCAATTCAAAACATACCAGAAATTCCTGTACAAATAAAAGAGGTATATAAGACTGTTTGGGAAATGTCTCAAAAGAGAATTTTACAAATGGCCGCAAATAGAAGTGTGTTTATTGACCAATCTCAATCATTGAACTTATTTATTGATAACGCAACAAAACCAAAGTTATTGGCTGCCCATTTATTTGGTTGGAAACTTGGATTAAAAACCGGTATGTATTATTTAAGAACCAGATCAGCGGTTGATGCCATTAAAGGGTTAGGTATTGATACATCTGCAGCAAAGCCTACAGAAACTCAATTACCTTCGGTAACGTACCAAACAACACAAAAATCAATAATAAGTGAAGATACACCTGAAGCGGTAATGACCAATGAAAGACCAACAGACTCTCCGTTTGATTGTGAGGGATGTGGATCATAAGATAATGGGTAATACCCATAAAGTACTATTTTTGGTTTAGCGACCTTTTTCGCGACATTTTTTAATTAAAGTGTCGCGATTTTTTATTTATATTCATTTTAGTATTGTTTATATTTATTGGTATGGCTACAAGGTATGGATTAGACTTTCCGTTTAGAGATAGTACACTAGGTGACTATGTTAGAATGACCCTAACAAGAGACGAAGAAATTCGTGCTAACTTGATTCATTTATTATTGACCAGAAAGGGTAGTAGATATTTTTTACCTGATTTTGGAACAAGACTATATGATTATATATTTGATATGAACGATGTGGTGACATATAATAGTATTGAAGATGAGATTAGAGAAAGTATTAAAACCTATATCCCTAATTTAGAAATAAACTCAATAAAAATAACAAACCCAGAATTAGATCCCACAGAGGAGTCGAGTATTAGTGAAGATGAGGACATTAGATTATTTAGAACTGGTGATTCGTCCACAAAACCATATACCGCTAAAATAAGGATTGATTACACAACAAACAACGGAGCTTTCTCTAGTTCAGACTTCGTAATTATTAATATCTAATATGAGCAAAAAAATAGCATATACCAATAGAGATTTCGCCGGTTTAAGACAGGACCTAGTAAATTTTACTAAAGAATATTATCCTGATATAATTCAGAATACTAATGACGCATCAATATATTCAGTATTGTTGGATTTGAATGCAGCAATTGCAGACAATCTACACTTTCATATTGATAGAGTTTGGCAAGAAACGATGCTTGATTTCGCACAACAAAAACAGTCGTTATTTCATATAGCTAAAACTTATGGAATCAGAATTCCAGGATCTAGACCTTCAGTTGCATTATGCGATTTCAGCATAAATGTACCAGCAAAGGGTGATAAAGATGATGATAGATACGAAGGTATTTTAAGAGCCGGGGCTCAAGTTTCTGGAGGCGGTCAAATATTTGAAACAATTTCTGATATTGATTTTTCAAACCCATTCAACGAAAAGGGTGAAACAAATAGATTAAAAATACCAAACTTTGATAATAATAATAAGTTAATTTCATATACCATTACCAAAAGAGAACCGGTTGTAAATGGAGTAACAAAAATATTTAGAAAAGCTATAAGTCAAAGAGACCAAAAGCCTTTTGTTAAAATTTATTTACCAGAAAAGAACGTTCTTGGTGTAACAACAATTATTCATAAAGAAGGAACCTCATTTGCTGGTAACCCCACAAGTAGTGAATTTATCACAGAACAAAATAAATGGTACGAAGTGCAATCTTTAGTTCAGGACAAAGTGTTTGTTCCTAGCAAAACTGCGGTGTCGGATAAAAAGAATTTTAAAGCTGGTGAATATATTAGAGTTAATAATAAATTTATAACAGAATATACACCAGAAGGGTTTTTCTTTTTAACCTTTGGCTCTGGTAATGTTGATCCACTAGATAATTTAGACAATTATATTACAAATAACCTAAAGGTTAATCTATCAACATATTTGAATAATATGTCATTAGGCGCAATACCAAAACAAGACACAACTCTATTCATCAAATATCGAATTGGAGGCGGTAAAGAGAGTAATTTAGGGGTTGGGGTGATAAACAACATAGAGAACGTTGATTTTAGTATAAATGGCCCAAATCAGACTGTAAATGACCAAGTTCTACAATCTTTGGTTGTTACAAATATAACCCCAGCAGTTGGTGGATCTGATCAACCGGTATTAGAAGAGTTAAGAGGGATGATTGCATATAATTTTGCGGCTCAAAATAGAGCGGTAACATTAAATGACTATAAATCTATGATTGAAACCATGCCATCTACATATGGGGCACCGGCCAAAGTTAATGTTATGGAAGAGGATAACAAGGTTAGAATCAAGTTGTTGTCATATGATGAGAATGGTAATTTAACCGACGTTGTGTCAAACACCTTAAAACAAAACATTGTATCATATCTTTCTGAATTTAGAATGATTAATGATTATATTGATATTGTTAGCGGTGAAGTAATTGATCTAGGACTACAAATAGATATTCTCTTAGATAAGAACCAAAACCAAACAGAAGTACTTCGTGAAATCATCGGGGCTACCACATCTTATTTCTCAATTGACAAAAGAAAAATGGGAGATCCATTATTTGTTGGTGAATTAATGAAAGAAGTAAATAACGTTCCTGGTGTTGTCAATGTTATTGATGTTAGAGTTTATAATAAGATTGGTGGGGAATATTCATCATCTCAGGTTACTCAAAGCTACAAAGATGCTATTACTAAAGAAATTGCTCAAAGCAATATGACAGTATATATGAAATCAAATCAAATATTTCAAATTAGATTCCCTCAAAAAGATATACAAATTAGGGTTATAACATTAGGAACGACTACATATTAACGGATATTTTACTTATCTTTTTCTTAATGGAAAACGTATGAGTTTCTATTTATAGTTAATATGATTCAGAAGCACAGAATTAATACACAATTACAGACGGACAAAAAGGTTGTTGTTGAACTTAAGCAAGATTATGATCTTTTAGAGATCTTATCTTTAAAATTCACACAACAAGACGCTTATACCTCTTTATGTGCCGATTATGGTGTTGTTTGTGGTAGAATTACAGCAAACAATGGATTAGGTGTACCTAACGCTAGAGTTTCCATATTGGTTCCGTTATCAGATAAGGATGTGCTAGATCCGGTGGTTTCTGCTCTTTATCCATACAAATTATCAAGTGATAAGAATGCGGATGGTTATCGTTACAATTTACTACCAGCTAGAAAGCAACACGGTGGTCACACCCCAACAGGAACATTTTTTGATCAAACAGATATATTAAGTAGAGAAGAATACCTTGAGGTATTTGAAAAATATTACAGATATACAGTTAAAACTAATTCTTCTGGTGATTTTATGATCTGGGGAGTCCCATTAGGCGAACAACAATTACATGTTGATGTTGATTTATCAGATATGGGTTGTTTTTCTTTAAGACCCTTTGATTTTATAAGACTAGGTGAAGATGAAAACAAATTTGATAGATTTTTTAAATTTAAATCAGACACAGATTTAGACGGACTACCACAAATTGTTTCTTTTAATCAAACTGTAGATATTGCACCATTTTGGGGTAATGTTGATTTATGTCAAATTGGTATAACAAGGACAGATTTTGATTTGTCTAATTATGGTATTAAAATCGACCCTGTTTCATTATTGTTGATCTCAACAGTAACCGATTCAAATGATGATGCGGTTAAAAGAAGTGGTGTAATTAGAAGAAAAAGTGGTTATAAATGTAATCTACAAACTAGTGATGGTAAAATTGAGGGTGTTAGGTTTACAGGAAAAAAAGTAAAAGGATCTGATGGTGTTACTTTATACCCAGAGTTAGAATATTTTAGTCCAGGTACAATTGAAGAAGATGGTTCATCTATGGCTGTTGTATCAATGAACCTCGATTATATGTACACGAATGAGTTTGGTGAACAAGAATATACAAATGATTCAAATAAAGGTATAGCAACATCAGCAGTATCAAGATTTAAAATATCATTAAGTGATTCATCTCAAGGGTCAACCAAGGGTACAACATCTGCCGTTTATTTAACACCAAATATTAGAGAATTTAACAAGTATACTACTGGGGTGGCTAGTGAATATAGTGAAGCTATTTTATCTTCATATGTGTTTTCTGACGTTTTTGAAGATTATTTAAAAGTACTAACACCAGATGGTGTTACACTAGAACCCTTAACAACGGGAGAAAGAAATCATAAAAAAGATTTAATTTTAGGTATAAATAATAATAACATACCAGAAGATTATTTTTATAAATTTATCTATGGTAAGGTATACACGCCAACCTCTTTTCAGGGTTCACATTATGAGGTATCAGGAGTTGAAAGTTTCTTCGGGGCAACAAGAAGAGACGCATTTTTAGGTTTAAAAGAAATAAGACCTAATGTAGAAGATGATTGTACCGGAACAACAAACTATATACCAACAAACTTTGCATTCAGAAATAGAATAAAATTTTCGTTATTAGTTTCACAAGTATTATTATTTGTGCAATTTATTTTTTCAATTATATTAATAAAATTTGCGGAATTAACTGGTAGTTTTTTCTGGACAGTGTCACAAGTTTTTTATGATATATATTTTGGTTGGCCATTTAACTGGAGACCATTTGAAAGATTTTCAGAACAACTAAAAGATTTAGCATATAGACTTTCAGATAGACTTACACAACAATTGTCTTTAACAATATATCCAGATTGTGAAGAATGTACAACAGATGATTCTGGAATTGTTAAAGACATTTCTAGTTCTAACAATTATTGTAGAATTGGTGAAGCTAATTTTCTTACCTCTGCTCCAGAATTATTGGGTGTTAAAAAGGTCTTATTAGTAATCCCCAATACGTTATCGTCCAGTAGATATAAAAATCTATCAACAGATACCACACTTTTACCCGATAGATTTACCGGTCAATTTGCTAAAGATAATGAAGGTGGATGTAGTGGAACAACATCACCATCATATTCTGCATTAAATGGCCTTTCAGCATTAACAGCGACAATTCCTGACGACCCATCATCAAATTATAGATATTATGCTGAATTTTATTCATCACCAACGTCCGGAACAGGTGGTTCTTTTACTCCGTTTATCGGTGCAATGAAAAACGTTCAAACTGATGCTTCAGATTTTAAAATAGAATCTTACTCGTATCCAAGTGGTGATCCCTTTCTTGATGTTTTTATGCCAACCATAATAACAAATGGAGGAGGTACTACTTCAGGTGGGGCCAAATATATTGTTTTTTCAACACAAGAATGGTTAGATATAACTGGTGTTAACTTACAAGAATCTGGTATTTTACCTAATAACACAACAATAAGAATTTATGATAGAGCAACAATTAAAGACCCTTCATTAGTTGGTACAACTTTAGATATTGAAACTGGTTGTCAAAAATATGATAAATTTTATAATGAAAGTAATGCTTATAAATATTTCTTTGGTACTGGAGCATATGGTTCACCAACAGATCCATTAAATCCACCAACATATTCAACTGGTTATCTTGAACAGTCAACTGCAACAGCACCAAGTGGTGCACATTCATTATTATCAACAATTTCTGGTGGGGCATCTACTAGAAGATTACCATATAAGCAATCATGGAGAAAAATCTCTAATTCAACATATGATAGAAAAACAAAATCTGGATTAAGTGAGATAAGAGATGGTGTGTTTACTATTATTCCAGTAATTGATGGCGAGACAAAAAATGGAAGTCTTTTATTAGAGTGGTACAGAAGAAAACGTGTCGGCTTATTTTTCTGTGGTGGTATAACTAACTATTCATATATTGATAATTGGTTACATGGTTTATTATATTTCTTTAAATTTGATTATAGAATTAAATGGGATGATATTGGTGTTTTAGATTTAAACCAACGAGGTTCAAAATATCCAAGAGAATTGGTTTTCTTTAATGTATTAGATCAAAAGTTCTATTATAGAAGCACACCATATAATCCTACTACACAGACATTTATTGGTCAATCATATTCTGGATATAAAGAAATTCTACACCCTACAACATTATATGACGTTGGTGTAAGAGATGAATTTTTTGATGAAATATGTTTTGATCCTATGGTAGACCCGAATTGTTCTGTTATTAGAGATCTAACAACAACATCATATCAAGATCCCGGAAATGTAATTGAACACGTTATTAATTATAGAATGGATGTTTCTGCAGCAAAAGCGGATGTTGATACTTTCTTTACAAATAGTGGTTATAGTTTTGGTAATGTTATGGATGGTGATGCGTTACAATTAATATCAATAAATTGTGAAGCCGGTATTGAAGCGTTTGATTTGGATACCGTTCATTATTTTATGTTTAATGGCGAATTATTAGACCCAGAAGATACAACAAATATGGCCTATTTTAAACGTGGATCTAGTTGGGGGCCAACACCTATTGATTTTAAATTAGATCAAAATGGTGTATTGGTTAGATATTGTTTAAATTATAGATTAGGTGATTACACACAAAAAGTTCCTTTCTTTTTATGGGATAAAAAGGGTGAAGAATTTGGCGCTGATGATGATCAACTATGGGATAGAACATCAATAGGTGTTCAAAAACTACAAAGAATGTTTTCAATTGGTTCTACAAGTAGCACAACAACAAATTATTTAATGCCAGATGGTGAAGAGGAATACTTAATAAAACCAATGACAAGGGCTCACGATACAATTCCATTCTTAGGAAATTACCCAGATATGTTAGAAAGATTTGAAGTAATTGTTAGTGGGCAAACACCATCGAACCCTACAAGGTATGTTGAAGGTGATCTTTGGTTAAATGTAATATCGGGTACAACCAAGGACCCAATAACAGGTAACATACATGTTATGGTTAGTGGTGCTTGGTCTTCAGCAATACCATATGTTAAAAATAGTAACGAAACATTTATATTTAAAACTGCTAAAAATTATTCTGGAAACAAACAAGTATTGTCAACACCATTTCATTTCTATTTTGGATTAAGACCAGGAAGTTCGTCTTATGATAAGTTTATAAAATATTACGGGCCTAAAGGTGCGTTTACATCAGGAGAATAATGGAAAAGAAACAAATTATATTACCGGAAAAACGTTATGTTAAAGCACCCATTCAAGACGAGGTAGTTCGTATTGGGTTAGAAACAACTGAAGAATTATTACGCGAAGGTGATAGAAGTATTATTTTAGATTTGGAAGAATTATTTTCTGACGAAAGAAATGAAAGTAAGAATTATAAAATATATGGTAAGATAAAGATGGTTTTCAGAAACATGTATAGAGGTGAAGCCGTATATCCAAATTTACAGGATTATCTTTATTTACATGGTGATGGTGGTTCAACAAACGATTGGAGTGGATATCTAGCTTATGATGAATTTGCATTTATAAGAAGAGATACATATAAACAAGATATTGATATTCCTGTTGTTAGCGGATCAACATATGGTACATACAACCATAACCAATTGACCACAGTACCAACAAGACCAGTCAATAAACACCAATCTATTTCTAATATGAACGCACCATATCATAATTGGAATTTATATTTGAGTTATGTTTATTCTGGTGACACCACTTTCCCAATGAAATATACATTAAGTGGAGCAACAAAGGTTGAGGGAACAAATATTAAAACATTTGTTAGTGGAGATGGTATTCCTTGTAGAGTTGAAAGTAAAACCGGTTATTATAAATTAATATCACCAATTAAACATGGTGTTAATAATGGTGAGTTTGTTATCATTAGTGGAAAAACATATTCTGTTTCAAGTTTAGGCGATGACAAGTATGATTCTGAGAATTATGTTATTAATTTAAATAAAGCAGGATTTAGTGGTGTTACATTACCTGGTGTTATAACAATCAAGAGATGTATTGATGAAAGAAATATAACCGGAACCACATCAACATATTATGTTCACAAACATAAAACATTAACAAAATCAACTGATTATATTTTAGATAAAGCTGGGTTTGAAAGTACAATTTTTGAAGAAGAAAAAAAATTATTATTTGAAAGTTTTGACGGTCACAACGATTTACTAGTTGAAAGAAATAGGATGGAGTCTTTAATATTTGATTTTAAAGATTATTTTATTTTAACTGGATTAACAAATAATTTAGGCTACACTCCTAGTGATGTTTATGTAACTACCATATTTAGAAACGGTTCTGGATATTTTGAATACCCGCCAAAGAATGGTTATAAATTTCATTTACATAATGAATGGATAGACAACCATTTTGCACAAACCACAGGAATAACTGATTCATCAATGACTAAAAGTAGTTGGACGGTAAGTGGAACAACATTTTATTCTGGTAACTCATTAAGTGTTGGATCAATACTAACTGGTGCTTTTGTTGAATATAATCCTAGTGAATTAAAAGAAAGAATTATTTCTGAATCTATACATAAATTAGAGATACCAACAAATATATTTAATCACGAACAAGCTCAAACAGTTACCGGGTTCACTGGTAGTACATCAACAAATAAAATGGGGTTATATTATTACCCACATAACAGAATTAAACTTAGACAATTATCTGGTTATATAGAAACATCTAGCACAACAAATATTGCTGATCTACCAGATAACGCAAGATATTTTCCAGATCAAGGATTATGGAAATGGAGAGATGTTTTTGATCATGGATATATAGATGAAGATGGTAATGGTACCGATTACCCGTTTGTAAATAATCAACATTATGTTAAAACTGATATAAATTTTTATTTTGGAAACGAAAGAGAGTATAATAATAAAACAGATGGGTTTAAAGGATTTGGTGACGTAAATTGTTAAAATGAAAATATTATATAAAAATATTGATCAATCTTTGGTTTTTAATCCAGAAACAGAATTTAGAACAAATGCTGGCTGGGAAGAAAATTTTGCGGAAACACAAGATGCTTTACTTAAATCTATTATTAACCCTTCCGAAAATTATGAAACGATTAGATATATTCACGAACCATATAATGTTTCCTTATCTGGTATAACAACATTACAATGTGATATTTGGCTTTATTTTAATTTTCTTAACGGTAGTAACACATATACAAATGGTTTAGATTATAACTTTGTTGGTATTAGCCCACAAGAAAATGCTAAATTATTAAAACATACTGTTAATAGTTTTTTTAGATTAGAATTTTATACAACACCATATAGAGAAACACAAAAATTGGTTTTTGCTAAAAACCTATCAATTCCATTAGGCCAAAAAGTTTTCGATAACAATATAAAGGATAGAATTTTTATTCCTGTGTTTAATGGTAACAATTATAGAAATACTGAAAATATGTATTTGTTTTGGTTCCCAGACAATACGGTTTATACTGGAACCACTTTCTACATGACAGCCAGATTCTTCAATGCTGAAGATGGAACAATTCTTAGATTTTTAAATAGAGATTTAACAGTTAATAATTCTGGCTTAATAGACGGAACTAGAGTTGGGGTAAACTCAAACCCAGTTAATTTTTATGAGATGAATCCGAACGTTAGTACAAACCCAGAAGAAAATGTTTACTATAGGGTCACATTCAAGAGACCCGAACACACATATATAATAATGAGAGGTCTTGGTGGTAATTGTGATTTCACAGGAGGATATGCAATAAAACAATAAAATGAAAAAATTAAAATACGAAATATTAAGAAAAAACATTTTAAGTGTATCCCTAATATCACTTACAAGTAAGAACTGGACGTCAAGTGAAAATGCTACTATCCCTTGGACTGGTACAACATATATTGGCCCAGCTATTGGAGATGTTGTTTATAACAACAATATCATATCACCGTTAGTTAAGGGTTATTATAAATGGAACGGAACGACCTGGGTTTTGACCACAAAACAAAATGCTTATGATGATTACAATTTACCTCTATTCTTAGAAGCAAAAGCTGATGAATTGGGGGTGATGGTTGGTTTTGATGGTGAGATTGAACAAGCGGAACAACTGTGTAATTTTGTTTATACCGCTAATACAGGAAATACCCTTACTGTATATAACTCAGCTAGTAATATAAAACTAAAAAGAATTATCGACGCCACATTTAGAATTAATTGGGGTGACGGATCGGCGACTCAATCTATAGGTATTTTAAGCGGTTTAACGAAGACTTATTCAACAGCTGGTACAAAGTCCGTTTCTATAACAATGACGGCCCCATGGAAGACAGAAACGGTCACAAAAGACATTAAGTTACCATTAACTAGTAACACACCTACAGATCTAGCTTCTTTCACATATACTGGCTCGACATTACCATATTTTAATGTTACAGGTCAGACTTATTTACAGTCTGGTAGAACCCAGAATTATAATAACAATTATGATTATTCTGGAAATTCTTTTACAGGAACAACAACATTTTTGGCTTTAGGTAAAAGTAGAAAAATTGAGAAAAAATTATATGGTGGTAACACATACAGTGGTGTTACTGGAACAACAATTGCAATTGAGGGAACAACATATAATTGTGACAAGTATGTAATAGATGGCTTAACATACCTTGATTTATCTGATGGAACAACGTATATTACTGGCAATACAGCAACATTTTTATCAGAAGCTCAATTCACCAAAAAATTAACCAGAAATGAACATTACTTAGGATTTGTATCAGAACCGGTTGTTTATTCTGACATTTTTGTTGAGAGAGGAAAAATGGGAGTGTCTGAATTTAACCTAAGATTAGGAGAAATTGATAACATAGGAGAATTAGATATCTATGGAAATGGATTTTTTCTTGTGAAAAAACAATAAAATTATATTTATAAATAAAAGAACATGGCAGTAGGAAGTTACGGAACAATAAGACCGGCAGATGTGTCCCCAGAAGATGTAGAAATTATACTTCATTATGTGGCCAATAGAGCATCAACAACAGAACCAACATTAACAAAGTTGGATTCCGCTGATATTTTAACTCCAGTTTTTCATAATTCTGGAACCGGTGGAACATCTGGTACAGAAATTTTAGGTGGTTTATACAATCTTAGACTAAATAGTGACACATTTAGCGATTTAGGAATATATACATTACACCTTAGACCGAAGCAAATTAGAACTGAAATTACCGATTGTGGTGTTTTAGCATCACTACCATCTGTCAGAGGATTGGTTATAGATTTGGGTAATGTTTTAACTGACGATAGAAATAATTTTGTTCCACAGGGTCTTGTTGGATATAGAGTTGAATATATTGATAAATCAAACTCAAAAAAAGTTCCTAATTTTTATAGAATTGTCACATCTTCTTTTTATTGTGAACCAGTAACAACAAATTTAACAAATAGCACACAAAAAGCTATTAGATATAGATATTCAGATGCACCTACCAATTTGGTATTTTTAACCCTTACACCGTCTTCTGCACCTAGCAATCGACCAAATGTAACACCGTTCATTGGGGAGCCATCACAAAACATTATTTTAACTAACAGTTACTTTAACCCAACAACGGTTGAAGTTGAAATGGTTGAGCATGATGCATCAACACTTGCACACGCACTTTATGGTAATCAAAGTAAGGCGTTAAATTCTGGCGTTTATACAATTTATGACAAGAATAACAGTAACGCAATTTATAAACAGTTCAATCTTTATGAGGTTAAAGATGATCTTAACGAAACTCTATATGAAATTCGCGAAGAAAAAACTGATATAGACCAAACATTAAACTTTGACGATATTACCGAATAATGGCAACAAAAAAAGTACCAAGTCAGGCTGCTAGTGGTTTCGAAACTTTTAGCGACAGTATTGTTGGAAGACAAATTACTGACGGTACTAGTCAATTAACTAATACCAATTTTGCTCTAGATAGAGTTATTCCTGAAAAAGATGCGAAAAGTTTTAAAACGGCACCATTTTCTGATTTTCTTACATTAGAAGATCTTAAAATAGAAAATGACGTTCCAACGACTGTCAAACAATCTAGTGGAGAAAAAAGACCAATAAGATTCAACCCAAATAAAACGGAGGGTTCAAAATCTTTATTTGGATCTCTTAGAGAACGTATTAGGGTATCGGTTGGTAGAATTCTTAAAAACTATCCAGCTGCAATTTATGTTGATTCAAGTGGTTTATCATCAACGTCAGATTATTCAGCTGAAAATATTGTTTTTAATGCAACAAGTAATAAAACAACTTTTAATGTTAAATCAAGTAAATTCTTTAATCCATTTGATATAGTTTTATCTAAACCAACAGCAAATGATTTATTAACAGTTGATAACACAATTAGAAATTTATTCTCATCATATAACAAATATTCAATTATTATAAATGGTGAGGCATATAATGTTTCAAAATATAGTGAGCCAACAACAAATAATATAATATCATTAGAAGTTTATGGGAAACCATTTACTGGTTCAACATATTCTACTAGCTATATTATTAGACCAAACGATGCTGTTGTTGAAGAGTTTTATCTTGGGTTAGATGACTTAGAACAAACATTATTAAACAGGGATACATATCCAATATTTCAAGCATCATTTAAAGTACCTAGAACTAGTTTAGATGAAACAAGAACAGACTTAATTAACGTTCTTGTTGAATGGCCAGTTTCTAATGATGGATGGAATCCACAAACAACAGGTTTAAAATTTGATGCATATATAACTAGATTAAATGATCTTGCAACAGAAATTGATGATTATAAATCAAATTTAGTAACAAGATTTTTAGTTGCACCACAATTATTTGAATTTGATACAGAAGATCAAAAAGTTGATAAAATTTTTCAACTATATGGTCAAAGTTTTGACAAGGTTAAATCCTTTATTGACAATATTGCATACATGAGAAATGTGTCATATGATTCAATAAACAATATACCAGATGTTTTTCTTAAAAATTTAGCAAATACATTAGGTTTAAATACCATTAATTTATTTGATCAAAAAACATTAGAAGAACAAATATACAAAGCGTCTAAATCGGTTTATAACGGTTCATCAATCGGTAAAAACTTAGTGGATGGTGAATTAGAATTTTATAGAAGATTATTAGTTAATCTTGCTTTTATATATAAATCAAAAGGAACAAGAAGTAGTATTGAATTTTTCTTAAAATTCATTGGTGCTCCAGATCCTATGGTTAAGATTAATGAGTACGTATACAATGTAAAAACTGCTCTTTCAAAAACATCAGTTGAAGATGATATCTTTAATGTTATCAATAATGTTGCTGTAACCAATAAGGTAACATTTAATTCAACAACATATAAGTATAATTTAAGCGCTGCCACTGGGTTAACAAGTTTTAGTAATACTACTGACTACCCAATAGATAGTGACACTTATTTACCAAAAACACCAACAACAAATCAGGATAATATATTTTTCCAAATGGGTTCTGGTTGGCATAATGTTAGTTTAGATCACAGATCTTCAGATATTATAGATACGGATAGTTCTAAAGGTACCTTTGTGGATGGTGAATTTATATTAACAGGTAGAACAAAAACAATATTAACCAAATCAAAACCATATTCTTATGGTGAAGAGTTTTTTGATATATACAGAACTTTTCCTGGTTTAGATTATGGATATACATTAGAAAGTAAGATTGATAATGTTAAAAGTCAGGTTGTTGATGATTTAACTGGAACTGGATTAGTTTTAAATAGAAAAAATATTAGTGTATTTGTTAGCCCAGCTAACGCAAGTAACTATGACATTTGGAGAAAATCAAGAGAATTAGAAGTAGTATTTGGAAATAATAGTTTAGAGGTACAGAGTGAAATAAGTTTTGCAGAATATCTTGATAATACTTTTTCAACACAAGTAATCAATTCAAATTTAGTAAAATATAAGAAAAATTATATTCATCTAGAAGATGTATATCAAGATTATATTAATCAATTGGTATCTTCTGGATATACACCATATGATTTTATTGATTCAACAGACTTTGTTAATCAAATGAGCCCTTATTGGTCAAATGTTTTAGAACAAATAATACCAGCAACCACATTATGGATGGGTGGTAACTTGATTGAAAACAACATATTTGCAAGACCCAAATATGCATATAGAAAACCATGTAAACCAATTGAAATAATTGAAAATCTTTATCCAAATTTTGAAACATTTATTGAAGAAGATTTGGAAACTATTGTGGGTGATCCAAATAATCTTAGAGGTTTAATATATTTTACTGGCGTTACGTTTACATTAAAAATGGACATTGATGGTATTGAATATAGTGGCACAACATCTCAAGTTAAAATAACCGGAAATACCTTGTTTGATACTGGGTATACTGCAACCAATAGTTGTGGTGTTTTGGCGAGTTCATCAACAACAATACCATTAATTTGTGATTATAAAAATTGGATTAAATTAAATTTAACAACAACTAAGAATCTTTGGAAAACGGCCGTTATTAATTTAGTTAATAAAATCAATTCAACATATAACGAACCTATTGCGGGCCACATACCAACTGTATCACCATATAGTGGTGTTACTTATGGTTGTACTTCACTTCCTGGTGGTTGTAATGGTTATACACAATTAATATCATATGAGTTTTTTACAGATAATGATGGTATTGAAAAGGTTAAATTTATTGCACATAGTAATTCGGACTGTTCAGAAAAAAGATATTTAGATTTTTATTTTGATGCAAAATATGATTATAGCGATCCAAGGTGTAGCTTAGATATTGAATTTACAACAGTTTGTCCTGACGGTGTTAATTATCCGGTTTATACTGGATCTACAGCATGTAAATTAAAATCTGATGTTATAGTTAATATTACGGGTGCAACTATTCAATCTGGGGAAACTTACGATTGGGGAATTTATATTCAAAGAAGAGGTATTCCTGGAATAAACTCTTATAATGGTTATCATCCAACATATAGTGATACAACTTTAGCCAAGGTTAGTGGAACAACATGTCAATTTAAAATATCTAATGTTTACGAAGATGAAGAAATTGATTTATTATTTACTGACGCCGCTAACTGTGATAAAAAAATTAAAATAAAAGGTTTAGCATTACAATATGTTGAGTTTCCAACAGAGTCACCAGATCAACCAACAGTAATTAATACCGGATTTACAATACATCCAAAAATACAATATAGAAATTCATATAACTATGGATTAAAACATGATACAAAAGTATTGGTTGTAAGTGGTGCAACAATTAACGGATCAACAACCTCTGCTAATATTCAGACTTATATTAGTGCTGGAACATTAGTTAAAAAAGATGTTAAAGATTTAGTTGCTGGAAACGTTATTGTTTCTGCAACTTATTCATCTTGTTCAACACTATCAAGTACTTCATTTGAAATTGCTAAATTGAATAATAATTATTCATTCTCATATTCTTATACAACATATACAATATCTGATATTGACTTTTTAGGATCAGTTAAAACCAGTGTTATTAGTGGAAGAACCGTTAGTGGTACAACAATAGTATTTGAAGTTTTACCAACAACTAAATTTAGAATTTACACAAATAAAAACGTTAATGAAACCACAGGATTAATAACAAAAAGAAGTGGCTACGCATTTGACAATAGATCACCAGAATTTTTACAAATTAAACCAGAGACGCCAATTGAACCATGTTGTGATTATCCTTCAGATTATTATGATACTGGTGATTATATTATAACAGAGAAGGGCCAACTTATTGAAGTTATTTCGGTTGATTTAAATTACTGTGATATCAATATGTATTATAACATAAACATCACTACTGCAACATCAACTAGCCCAACTAATTTAATTACATTTAATGGTAATTCAAATTATTTAGCATTAGTTGAACATCAATATATTGGATTTAATAGATTGGATGCATCATTACAACAATACTATGTTGATAATGTTTGTTGTACAGAAACACCATCAATTGCTTCATTAGAAAGAAATTATTCAAACTTATGTAGTGGAAACAACGCATATAATTGTGTTGGTTCATATCCAATTATAACACCAGCACCAACAAGAACACCAAACCCAACACCAACACCTAGTCCATCGGGAACGCCTGGGCCAACACCAACAAGAACCCCAACACCAACACCAAGCGCTAGTTCAACTCCAACACCAACACCAAGTTCTTCTCCAACCCCAACCCCATCGGTTACGGCAGCGGGTGACTTCTGTGCTGATATTGTGTTTACTGGACCGACAGCAACTCCAACAGCAACTGCAAATTTATTATTTAGAATTAATTGGTCTATTAAGGGTGGCTCGTCTTCTGGTTTAGAAATTCTATCAGTATCCTCCGCAGTATTATTAAGTGAATCTTCATCAGGGGTTGATAGAACTGGGTTTATCGATGTTACCCTATCAGATTTACCGTATACTGTAACTGGTAGGTGGAATAGTGGTTCGGGTAATATTGTAAGATATAATATTTGTGATATTACAAACGGAGGAGAAATATTCACCAGTAGTGCAATTAACAATATGAATATGGAAGAATCACACACGGTTTCTCCAACACCATATGAAATAAAAGTTAGTGTTGTAGGACAAAATAACACACCTATGTCATGCCCAATATAAAATTAAAATAAATAAATGTTAACAACCTTTACATATAGCGGGCATTATAACGGAAAACCTTCATGGCAAGGTAGTCTAAGCGGCGTTACATGTAATGTAAGATGGAATGGTACTGATTATTGGACAATAACATCGTGGCCATATGGTGGTGAACCCAAGAATTATACAACAACAAATTCTCCGAGCAGTGGTTGGGTTATTAGTGGAACTACTAGTGTTAGTTCAATTACCCTTAATTTAGGTAGTTGTCCACTACCACCTACTTCTACACCAACAAGAACACCAACACCAACACCATCGTCAAGTCCAACACCAACTCCAAGTGTGACACCTAATTGTAATTTCGGTGTGGGAGTAGTTGTATTAACAGCAACACCAACACCAACACCATCCGCAACTCCAAACTGTAATTTCGGTGTGGGAGTAGTTGTATTAACAGCAACACCAACGCCAACAATAAGTCCTTCAACAACACCTAGTCCAACACCATCTGCTACACCTAATTGTAATTTTGGTGTGGGGGTAGTGGTATTAACTGCAACACCAACGCCAACCCCGTCATCAAGCAGTACACCAACACCAACACCATCTGCCACACCTAATTGTAATTTTAATGTGGGGGTTTTTGTTGCAACTCCAACTCCAACAGCTAGTAACTCACCAAGTCCAACCCCTAGTACAACACCTAGTCCAACACCATCTGCTACACCTAATTGTGATTTTAATGTTGGTGTGATTGTATTAACAGCAACCCCAACTCCGTCAGCAAGTTCAACACCAATTCCTACTCCAACACCATCATCAAGCAGTACTCCGACTCCAACACCATCCGCAACTCCAAATTGTGATTTTGGTGTGGGTGTGATTGTATTAACCGCAACACCAACCCCAAGTGCTACACCATCACCAACTCCTAGTACTACACCAAGTCCTAGTGCAACACCATCACCAACTCCGAGCGCAACTCCTAATTGCGATTTTGGAGTAGATATACTTGTTTTAACGGCAACGCCAACACCAACACAATCAGCAACACCAAATCCAACACCGAGTCCTAGCCCATCATCAACACCGGAACCAACACCATCCGCAACAGCAAATTGTGATTTTAATGTTGATGTATTTGTGGCAACACCTACACCAACAGCAACTATTGCGCCAACACCAACACCGTCGTCGACACCATTCCCAACAAGTACACCAACAACAACACCTAGTCCAACACCAACAACAACTGTTGATTGTGCTTTGGATACAACAGTTAATCCAGAGTTAACTGAGGTGGTAAACTGTTTAGCTAGTATGGAATTTATTGTTCAATACAGCCCAACTTTGGGGCCATGCCCTGGTGGTCATCAATGTAATGCCGCAACATTTTACTTAAGAGGTAATAACGTTACAATTGGTACAGTTTATTTAAGTAATAATGGATTTACCGATCAGCTTAATTACCCACCTGGAATTACTAGTGGCTTAGCTAGATATAATTCATTAACATTAACAACACAACAAGCTCAAAATATTGCTGCATCGTCAACTGGTGGTAACATAAGTTTCTCACTTGTTTGTGCAACACCAATAAATGTAAACTATGGTTATGGTTTTGGAGGTTGCCACACAAACGTAACTTGGATTACATTAAAACTTAATAATGAAACAATCTATAGTGGTTGTCCAAATAATAATTTCTTAACTATAAACCCATGTACTGGGGTAATATCATAATATGGAAGTAATAATAACAAATAAAATTTTAACATATACAAATAACAATTATACCATTGATATAAATGATTTATTTACATTAAATAATACTATGGTTATGGTTAAAGAACTATTTACTTTAAACGATGAAATGTATATTAGCTATATTGATGATCAAGGTAATGGTTTGTTAATCGAGAAAGCAAATGATTTTATCGAAAATAATAAAAACTATTTTAATAGTGTAACAAAATCGTTAATCACAACAAATAATGAATCAAATTGTGGTTGTGGTTGCTAAAAATAAATAATAATGGCAAAGAAGTTTTATGTAAAGATTGTTTCTGGTACTGATGCTGGTCCTTATAATATTTATTATGATCAGGTTAATTCAGCAAATCTTGCAACCAATTTCGATACGTCATTTATTGCCAGTGGTGTTACACGTAGTGAATTAATATCAAGCTTAGGTGTACACATTAGCGTTCCAGATGGTGCAGTTAAAATAATTGTTTATAATACGAATAGTAGAGTAATTGCGGAGTGCCAATCAAATATTGATGAAACTTTTCTACCAACTCCATTACCAACACCAACGCCTTCGCCTAGTCCTTCACCAAGCCCAAGTCCTAGCCCTTCGCCAACTCCGAGTGCAACTCCGAATTGTGATTTTGGGGTAGATATTATTGTATTAACTGCAACACCTACACCAACTCCGTCCACAACACCAAATGCTACACCAGGCCCAACGGCAGGACCAACTCCAGCACCAACATCAACACCAAGTTCAACACCTTCACCAACAACTAATTGTGCATTTTTAATTAATACAACAGTTAATCATGCGCCAACAGATATATCGTTAAGTCACAATAGAATAAATGAAAATTCAGCAATTGGAACACTAGTTGGTTATTTATCAACAACATCAGGTGATAGTGGTGATATACACGCATATTCTGTGGTAAATTCAGCCCCTTTTAGTATTATTAGTGATGGATTATATAGTTCAATATCGTTCAATTATGAGGTAGCAACTTCATATACAGTGGCAATCCGCACCACTGATAGTGTTGGTCAAACATATGATAAACAATTTACGGTTTATGTTGATAATGTTAATGAGGCGCCATATGGTATAAACATTTCTGGATCAATACCTGAGAATAGTTCAATAGGAACAACCGCAGGTACGTTATCTACTTTAGATCCGGATGCTGGCGATACATTTACATATAGTTTTATTAATACCGGTTCATATCCGGATAATAATAGTTTTAATTTATCTTCTGGTGGAGTATTAACATCAACAGCTGTTTTTGATCTTGAAACAAAAAGTTCATATCTATTAAATGTAAGAACAACAGATTCTGGAGGTTTAACATATGATGGTCTTGTGTCTGTATCAGTAACTAATGTCAATGAACCACCAACAGGAATTGATTTATCATCATCTTCAATATCTGAAAATGTTCCAACGGGAACTACCATTGGTACCCTTTCAACATATGATCCCGATGCTGGTGATACATTTACATATACCCTTATTGATCCTCTTCAATATCCAGACAATGTAAATTTTACAATTACAGGGGCGGTTTTAAAATCTAAATCTGTATTTAATTATGAGACAAAAGATACATACCTTATAGGAGTTAGGTCAACAGATGCTTTAGGTTCATATGCTGATGAATTAATATATATTTACATAACAGATGTTGTTATAACGGCATCTAGGTCTTCAACAAATGTCACTTGTAATGGTGGATCAGATGGTACAATAACAATATCTAGTATTGTTGGTGGGACTGGTAGTTACACATATTCAAAAAATGGTAGTACCTATCAATCAAGTAATGTATTTACAGGTTTAACAGCTCAAACATATGCATTATATGTTAAAGATTCATATGGTGAAGTTGGTCAATTAACATCTCTAGCAATAACACAACCAACAATAGTAAGTTTTACAGCAACTGGAACAGCACCAACGTGTAATGGTGGTTCAGATGGTTCAATAACATTATCTAGTGTTAGTGGAGGTGTTTCGCCATACACGTATTCTAAAGATGGTTCAACATATCAATCTGGTTTATCATTTACAGGTTTAACAAATGGTACGTATACAACATATGTTAAAGATGCTAGTGGATGTGTTAGAACAAATACCACTGGTTTAAATAGAACACAAGTAAGCGCAACAATATCACAATCAAATGTGGCATGTTACAATGGAACAACAGGTTCAATTACAGTAAGTAGCGGTACTGGTGGATCAGGGTCCGGTTATCAATCAAAAATTGGTTCTGGAGGAACATATGCGAATTTACCAGTAACATATTCTAGTTTATCTTCTGGTGCATATACAATATTTGTTAAAGATAGTTCTGATTGTGTTAATAGTTTTAGTATAACAATAACTCAACCAGCGACTCCAGTTAGTGCTAATCCAGATACGAATATCGCACCAACTTGTTACAACGATAGTGATGGACAAGTTGCGTTTTATGGTAGTGGAGGAACATCACCATATACATATTCAATAGATGGTACAAATTATCAATCTAGTTATATATTCAGCAATTTATCAAATGGTAATTATACTGGTTATGTGAAAGATGCTAATGGTTGTATTGCAACAATTGTAAGAAATATTAATAGAAGTGCACCATCAGCATCATATAGTATTAGTAATGTTTCATGTAATGGTGGATCAAATGGTTCAATAGTTGTAAGTAGCGGTACTGGTGGATCAGGGGCTGGTTATCAAGCCAAAAAAGGTTCTGGAGGAACATATGCAAGTTTACCAGTAACCTATTCTAGTTTATCTGCGGGAACGTATACAATATATATTAAAGATAATTCAGGTTGTATTCAAACATACAATCAAACAATAACACAACCAAGTGCTGTATCAATATCGGTATCTGGTACAAATCCAACATGTTGGAACGGTAGTAATGGTTCAGTATCTGCTTCAGGTTCTGGCGGAACGGGTAGTTACACTTATTCAAAAGATGGAACAAACTATCAATCTAGCGGAACTTTTAGTAGTTTGGGTACTGGATATTATACAATCTATGTTAAAGACAGCAATGGTTGTATAACATATGATTATGTGTTATTATCTAAATCCGAACCAAATGCAACAATATCTGTAACCAATCCAGTTTGTAACGCAGGAACGGGAACGATCGTTGTTTCTGGTGGTTCTGGAGGTTCAGGTTCGGGATACCAAGCAAAAAATGGTTCTGGTGGTACGTATGCGAACTTACCAGTAACCTATTCATCATTAGGTGGTGGCGCGTATACAATTTTCATTAAAGATGGCGCTGGTTGTGAACAATCATATTCAGCAACTGTAACCATACCATCGGCAGTATCTGGTTCTTTTATTGGTGCGTCTTTTCCAACTTGTTCTTATTCATCAAATGGATCATTAACAGTTCAAGGTGGTGGCGGTACACCAAACGCATCCGGATACAAATATTCTATTAGTAGTAATGGTGGTTCATATTCCGCATATACCATATTTAAATCGTCACATACGTTTAGTAGTTTAGTAAGTGGTAGTCACTCAATAATAGTTTTAGATAATGAGAGTTGTTATACAATTATTACATATAACCTAACAGTATCTGCTCCAGAACTTGGAACAGTAACAACTACAAACGTTACTTGTAATGGTGGTTCAAATGGTGAAATTTCTGTGGTAAGTTTAATAGGTGGGTCATCACCTAGACAAGTTTCAATAGATGGAGAGACATTTCATTATCCACCTAAAGCATTTAGTAGTTTATATGCTGGGGAATATACATTATATGTAAGAGACGGGAATGGTTGTGAGAGTCAATATTACAGAACAATAAGTCAACCAAGCGCGCAAACAGTATCATTAAGTGTTGTAACAGCCCCAACCTGTGCAAGTGGTGTTGATGGAGTTATGGCTTTATCTTCTTCTGGTGGTGTGTTCCCTAAAACATATCGATTATATGAGGATACATCATTCCCTTATAATACTTGTGGAGGGGACTTGATTGGTACATATGGAACGGGTACATATGGTACAACATTTAATGTATCTGATTTAACTCCTGGAGGGTATTGTTTAGAAGTAACGGATGCGAATGGTTGTGTAACTAATAGTGGGGTGGTTGTATTAACACAATCTGCGGTTTATTACGCTTATCAAGTAATTAGATGTTCTAATGGTCAATATTCATCAATGACATCACCACATTTATTACCTAGTCAATTCTTAGGTGGCCTCAAGGCTGTTAAAATTAATGATGTATGTTGGCAGATCGATTATTATGCGACGACAACCTGTACACAAGAGACCCTTCATTTAATTGATGGTGAATATTCAGGATATTACGAAACATGTACTAGTTGTACAAGTGGTGGGCCTGGAGGAGGACAACAATACTTATAAAAAAAACAAAATAAACAGATATTTATAATAAAAAAAGAAGACAATGCAAATTACATTCACATTAAGTCCAAGTTATACAGGATCAACATACGTTGCTGGTCCTTTTAATATTTCAGGTACAACCAGCGCAGGAACAACCTATTGGTTAGTAACTGGTGTTACAAAATCACAATTAACAACTGGTCACACAATAACCACAGCATATGAAACTCTAACAGGTGGAACTATTGCTAGTACTGGAACATGCACAACAACTCAACCATGGTATGTTACAACACCATCACCGACACCGACACCAACAGCAACAGAAAGTGGTGTAGCATTAACAGCGGTAGGGCTTCAAGGTCCATATCAAACTTGTGCAAACGCATGTTCAGCATATAATTCAAACCCGTCATTTACACAATTCTATATGACAACAAATGACTTTAATGGATTGGCGTCACTTAATGGCACATTGTACACACAAAATATTGCTAGTCCAAGTAACTATGTAAATGCTGGATGGTATTATCATAATTCTAGTTATATTATAGAGGTTGGGCAAAGTGGTGTTGTTCAGGCTACTATGTATCAATGTCAACCAAATGGACAATGCGGCGGAGGTGTTATAAATTAATTAGGTTCAATTTTAATATTATTAAAACCCCTTTATTTAAAGGGGTTTTTTATTTAAATTTTTAATTATTGTATTTATAGTAATATGGGATTAAACATAAGATTATACGGGATAAATTCACCGAAGGCTTTTACCTTATCATATAAAACTGGTAAAACTGCTGGTAATGAGTCTGTTATAGCAACAGGGTACACATCTTATGGTTCATTATATCCCACTAGTATATCAAGAAATTATACAAATGATCCAATTATTTTTACAAATGCATCTTTTGATACACAATATTGGTTTAAGTTAACATATACTGGAGATACTGGTGATGTAAATTATTACGTTCAAAATATATTTACAAATGAAGCTGAAGTTTATGATAATTGTATAAATTGTTGTTACTTCCCTAATGTTGGAACAGCATCTTTTGTACCACCACCAACTGCAACACCAGCCGCCACACCAGGACCAACACCAGGACCAACACCAGGACCAACACCAGGACCAACACCAGGTGCTACACCAGCAGCTACACCAGCCGCAACTCCTGCAGCTACCCCTGCAGCAACACCAGCTCCAACGGCAACGGCAACGACACCAGGAGCAACACCAGGACCAACAGCGGGACCAACTCCTGGGCCAACAGCGGGAGCAACACCACTGCCAACACCAACAGTTACTGCAACAGCATTACCTGGAACTTGTTATACTATGGTTTTCCCAACATCAGTTACAACTTTTGACGGAAAAACATTATATATAAATTATCAAAAAACAGATGATACATATGCTTCTTGGCCATATTCACAATATGAAGATTCTGGATCAAACAGCCCTAGCATAACAATTAAAATATGTTCTAAAACATATCCAACTCTTAAATATGGTCCATCAGGTGATCAACTTGTACCGGATGCGAACTTTACTATTACTTCTGGTGCAGGTTGTACAACTAGCACCAATTGCGGAGGTAGCGATCCAGTAACACCACCACCAACAGCAACAGCCCCAGTAATTACGAATGCTAGTGGTGATTGTTATAAATGGTCAGTTAGTGATGGAAATAGTAATTCAGGAATGACAGTAACGTATACACCGTTAAATACTAACACACCAATAACAACTAATGTTAACATGGTTGAAAGTGATACACAATATTATTATATATGTTCTAAAACTATAGCGGATTTCAGATCGGGTGGTAACCAAACAGTATTCCCATCAATACAAGATGGAACATGTAGTTTAGTTGATGGGGTATTTAGTGGTTGTCAAACACCTGCACCAGGACCAACACCAGGACCAACACCAGGATCAACACCAGCACCAACGCCAACACAAACGGCAGCACCAGGAACACCATGTATTTCAATAACCGAATATTCGTCACAACAGAATACTGAATGTCTACTTAATACTGTACCATATTATTATACCACAATTACAGCATTATTAACCAATGGTAATGGTAATGCAATGAATGCTGTTGGTGATGTGTATGCTTATGTTAGTGTTACGGAAAATTTCCTTTATCAGCAGGAAAGAACAGTTAATTATGATATTAAAATATTGAATGGAACAAGTTCAGCACAACTTACCGTTGTAACAGAAATACCAGTAGATAATGGACAAGGTAATTGTGAAAATGAAAGAAGAACAATAAATTCTTATAGTACACAGGCTGGATACAGTATATGTACACCTTAATAATAAAATTAAAAAAAGATATTTATAGTATATGGCATATACAGCATTAGTAGGTTTAGGATCACAAATTGGTGTGGGAATTACATCGGTAAAATTATATCAATGTGGTACTAATTGTACTAGCTGTACGTCAATAACAAACTATACTAATGTTGCTGTTTCATCTTTTAATTCACCGGGCTTATTGGTTACAGGAATAACTGATGGTTCAACATGTATTAAAGCAGAACCAGTTGGTGTTTGTAGCGGCTCAACACAGTGTATTATAGTTTCTGGTATACCAGGACCAACACCTAGTCCAACAGTACCTCCAGCAACACCAGGAACAACACCAGCAGCTACACCAGCAGCTACACCAGCACCTACACCAGCTCCAACGGCAACAGTAACAACACCTGGTGCAACACCAGCTCCAACGGCAACGGCAACAGTACCAGCCGCAACACCAACACCAACAGCAACGGCGTTACCTGGTTGTGGTTCTACAGTAACCGGCACTTACAATCTAAGTGGATTTACAACACAAACAGTTAATTTAAATTTCTCTGGAGCTGTGAATGGTGGACTGATTACTGTACATTATACAGCAAATTCAAGACCTGATAGATTCTCAATTAAAAAGAACGGATTAAGTATTGTTGCAAATAGTGGATGGGTTGGTTCAGACTCTAATTATTCAGGGCCATGGGATCTAAATGGAATAGAGGATGCAGATGGTGACGGTTACATGACGTTTACTTATGACAATTCAGCAACTTACCAATTATTAGTTGATGTGGGTAATGCAAACCCATCTAATATTTTAGATGATTCTTGGTCTGTAACATTTAACTGTGCTCCAGGACCAACACCAACACCAACAACACCACCACTTTATGGTTATTTCAGAAGTACAAATAGAACACTTACCAGTGAATTCTGTGTAAACCCTGGATTCATAACAAGTGCACAGTGGTATAGTACGGGAAGTACCTTAAGTACCGCAATTGGATATAATATAGTTTATTCAGACACAAATTACACGGTATTTAATGGAAGTAGTTTATGGTATGCCGTAACTCAAGATGGTTCGTTTAACACATACACCGGTGGACAATTTAACGCAGTTCAAATTGATTCAAATGGGTATATTATTTCAACAGCACTTATAAATTGTAGCAGCGGCGGAGGCGGCGGTGGTGGTGGTTTAACATAAAATTAATGATATAAAATATGAGCTTTTTAAATAGTAATAATTCAGAGTTCTTGTCAGCAAGAATAACAAAAAAGGGTAGACAATCTATCGCTGAAGGTAATTTTAATATAAAATATTTTCAGATTGGAGATTCCGAATTTGACTATAATGTTAAATTTGGTGGATTTACCGGTGCAATAACTGGTGGGACAAGAGCTCCACATCAAAGAATATTGGCACCAGTTGATGGTGATCAACATGTTAAATATCCTTACTTAATAGATGCAAATGAATTATTAAACTTTGGTAATGCTGCACAACAATCATATGTTGACACATTAAAAAATCCAATGGGGCCAGCGGGATTTGTTTCACAATATATTCCATATAATGCTAGTCCATGTACTGGATCAACGGTTGAATGTTTAAGTAAAAAAATAGATTTATCTGTAATTGGTGGCGGAAGTATTTTATCGGTTACCGGTGCAACAGATTTTTCTGAATGTCAATATATTACATTAGTTTTTAAAGCAGATTTTGTTGGATCGGAATATACTATAAGTGGAAACACTCAAAGTTTAGTTTATAAAATAAGTGGCACCAGTACAAATGAAATTTATTTGGATAGAAATATGCCAAATTTTTCAGGTCAAACAGGAACCGTTAGAGTTGTATGTAACAAATGTAAATTAGATCATCCACAAGATACATTAGTCGCTGATGTTTGTTCACCACTTCAACCGGATAATTTAGCACAACACGATCCATGGCAATTAGAATTAGTTTGGACAGAAGAACCAGCTGGTTTGGATACAACATCCGATGATGAATATATTTCCGGATATACTGGTTCACAACTTGCATCATTAAAAGAATATCTTGGATATACCACAAATACTGGACAAACATTTACAAATACAACTGGTGGAACAATAACTAATCCAACTTCGTATACAAATACATTTGGAGAAAAAATTGATATAACACCATCTAAACAAAGAGCTATCGCTGTTATTCATTATTCTGAATTGGGGGACATTGTTAATGACCCAGAAAGATTTTTTAAATATGATGACTATATAGCTCATGGAACACTAGATAACGAAACATTATATGGAGAACAAATATCTGATGCGGAATATTTCCAGGTTTATATCCCATTTTTATTATATCATAGAAATACCGGTTCTACAATTGGAGCAGTATTTACTATGGGTACAACTGATTATTATGTATCATCGGCTTTAAATACAAAACCCAATACTAACAATCTTAAATTTAGATATCTAGTAGATCAACAAGGTGTTAATGTTGGTAAAGTTTTTGTTGATAAAAAAATTATTGTTTTTGATGATCAAGAATTAGTTGCTGCTTTAGATTATAAATCAAATAGAAAATGGACATTACCTGCACCAAGGTTTAGTACAGTACCGGTTGACTTACCAACGTTCTATGATTTAGATCAAGTAATTTCAACAGGTCAAACTGCTTGGGTAACATACATGTTTCAAAATACATCTACAACAGGTATCACTGGTATGCATTGCAATTACTATGGTGAAATTACCGGATCAACAAATTCTAACATTGGATTTAAATTTAATACTGGTGAATTCAAATTTTTAAGTAGCACTTCTCAATTTGATGGATTTACTGCTAATAAGTTTTATGGTTTAGTACAAGTTACAACAACAGGTCAACGGCCATCTCCTAACGGTTGGAAAAGAATCGATTTAACATCTCAAATTTCTGGACATACTGTTGGTAATTTAATAAATAAAGTAAACATGTGTGGTTATCAGTTTGTAGTTACTGGCGATATGGTTAGTGCTGGATCAATATATGATTTAGAATCGTTCTTAGGTGGTTTACCAGATAAAACGCAAACAACCTTACCACAATTTGGTGACACTCAACCATTTCCAGGTAGTATAAAGTTAACTAGAGCAACAGACGTGCAAGTTTTAAATTTCATGGTAAATCTACCATCATCTCAATTTATTACAACGCAAAACCCTACCTACGTAACAGGACAACAAAAAAGAATTACTGAAGTTGCTTTATTAAATGATAATAAAGAACCATTAGTAATGGCTAAATGTCCAAAACCAGTTCAAAGAATTGGAAATCAAGTATTTTCTGTTAGGTTGGATTTCTAAAAGGCTTTACAATAATTTTATTTTTCCATATAATTGATATATGGAAGTAAAACTTAAAAATAAGTCCAAAATCCTTGGACTAGACATTAGTACAAAAACTATTGGGTTTGCATTATTTGATTTAACAGGTAAGAATTTGTTAGAGTTAACACATTTTTCGCCTAAGATTAAACCACAACCTGAAGACAAATTAGAAGAACTCCTTAAGAAAGCAGAAGCTTTTCATAAAAAGCTAGAAGATTATAAAGACATGGGTATAATTAAGGTTATTATCGAAGAACCTTTATTAAATTCAAATAACGTCTATACTGTGGGCACACTACTACGTTACAACACAATGGTATGTAGATCTGTTTATGATATTTTTGGTATTGTACCAACTTTTATTTCCACATATAATGCAAGAAAATATGCATTTCCTGATTTAGTTGGGCCAAATGATAAAGGTAGAAATGTTTTATTTGGTGGTTACGCAAAAGACATTGATAAGAAACATGTTATTTGGGAACACGTAAATGCTGTATGCCCAGATGTTAAATGGTTATATGGTAAATTAAATGCATTAAAGAAAGAAAATTATGATATGGCTGATGCAGCGACTGCTGTTATTGGTCACATTAATATGTTAAAAGCAACAGAATAAATTTATATAAAAAAAAATAAAATGACAGAGCAAAAAACGTTTAAAAGAATGACTGACGGTAAGATCGTCTTAGAGGATGTAATTTATGATAGTAGTTTTGGTAAAAGATCAATGATAACAAATCCAAACACGGGTAATAGAATTGACTCGATTAAAATAGGTGAAACATCATATTATCCGGTTGGCCAGGTAAAGAAAAAAAATACGGCAACCAATGTTTCATAACTAAATAAAATTTACTTATATTTAAGTAAGTAGGCGGAAATGTAGTGAATAACTGCATTTTGGTTGGTTCCCCAGAGGGTGGTGTCTCTGGGGATTTTTTTTTGTCAAATATTTTATCTATATTTAAACCATGGCCAAAATTGACACCGAATTCGAACCTATTATTGAAATCCTGGAAGATATGCTAGGAGATTACAAGATGCATAATGACAACAAGGGTCAGATATCCTTTGATTGTCCAGTGTGTTCCCATGAAATCAAGGGATTAGACGAAGGTGATGGTAAGGGCAATCTAGAAATAAATTACAAATTGGGGGTATATAAATGTTGGTCTTGTAGTGAAACAAATAATACAAAAGGCCAATTATATCGACTTATTAAAAAATATGGTAATAAGAAACAGATTCAGTTTTATGAATTAATGAGACCAGAAGAAGTTGATCCCACATTACCTAAACCAAAGATACTCAGAGGATTACCTAAAGAATTTATTTCATTTGCAACAGTATCGTTAGGGTTGAAGCTAACACATTATTATAAGAAAGCATACAATTACATCAGAAGTAGAAACATAACTGATGAAATGTTAGTAAAATATAACATTGGATTTGCATATGATGGTGAATATGCTAATAGAATCATTATCCCATCATATGATTCAGAGAATAAATTAAATTATTTTATTGCTAGGTCATATATCCCTAGAACTAAAATGAAATATAAAAATCCTGATGTTCAAAAAGAGGTTATTATTTTTAATGAACATTTAATTAACTGGGACAAACCAATTTATTTAGTTGAAGGTGCTTTTGATAGTATTTTTGTTCCAAATTCAATACCGTTATTAGGTAAAGTGATGGGTGAATTTTTATATTCTAAAATATATGAAAAAGCAAAAGAATTAATAATAGTATTAGATGGGGATGCGTGGAATGACGCAGAAAGATTATTTCATAGGTTAAATAATGGGAAACTATTTTTAAAAGTATGGGTAGTTAAAATGCCAGAAGATAAAGATATAGCCGACTTACAAGGAAATTTTGAAAATTTAAATAAAATACAATTAGACTAACATGGATTTACTATTAGAATTAAACAAATTTGATCACATCAAGTATCATGACGAACCTCACCATTATTATATTGGTGATCGATTGTTAACATCTGCCACAACATTTATTGGGCAGTTTAAAAACAAATTCGATAGTGATGGTCAATCAGAAAAATATGCAAACAAGCATGGTTTAGTAAAGGAAGAGGTGCTTGCTGAATGGGATCATAAAAGAGATTATAGCACAATTAAAGGTAGTGCTGTGCATGATTATGCTGAGAACCATTGGAACAACAAAATATTTCCATACGATCCGGCCCCAGCATTAAACAGATTTGGTGAGGATATTGTTAAGCCAGCATATGACAAGTGTGTTAAACTATTTGATCAATTCTATCAAGATAGCCGTGCTAATCTAGTACCAATTAAAAATGAGTTTATTGTTGGCGATGAAGAGTTAGGTGTTTGTGGAATGATAGATCAATTGTTTTGGAATAAAAAAACAAATCAGTTACAAATCTGGGATTGGAAAACAAATAAAGCAATTAACACTAAGAGTGCCTTTGGTAATAGATTCAAAAGACCAATCTCACACCTAGAAGAATGTGAATTCAATAGCTATAGCTTACAGACAAGTCTTTACAAATATATGATTGAAAAAAATACCAACCTTAAGATTGGTGATTTATATTTCGTTTGGTTCTTTGAAGGAAACGAGACATACAAAGTATTCAAATGTCTAGATATGCGTAAAGAAATTGAGGATATGTTTAAATACGGAGCATCATGATAAAAAAAATAATACACATTGCGGATTTACATATTCGCACAATACAAATGCATGATTTGTATAAAGAACAGTTTGAAAAACTGTTAGATGAATTAAGTGTAAAATTCTTAGAATGGACAGATGAAGGTATATCGCACAACGAAATTAGAATTATTATTGCAGGTGACATCGCACATCAAAAAATTAATATCTCGAATGAGCAACTTCTTTTAACTAGTTGGTTCTTAAGAGAATTAACTCGTTTTGGTAAAGTTGTTATTATTCCAGGTAATCATGATTTCTTAGAGAACAACACCCAAAGATTGGATAGTATCACACCTGTTGTTGAGCTATTAGACAATGATAATATTTTTTACTTTAAAGATATGGGAGTTTATCCTGATGTAAATGTTAACTGGGTTGTGTATTCACTATATCAACACAATCAGAGGCCAGAGTTTAAGAATACAGAAGATAAATTGAACGTTGGTTTATTTCATGGCGCAATTCAAGGGATGTCAACCGATCTTGGTTTTAAATTCGAAGATGGATATGACCGTTTAAACTTTGTTGGTTTGGATTTACTACTATGTGGTGATATTCATAAAAGACAAACATTTAAACTACCTGGTGGTGGATTGGCTGTGATGATTGGATCATTAATACAACAAAACTTTGGTGAAACAATTAATCATCATGGGTATGGTGTATATGATGTTGATACAAATGAGTATCAATTTAGCAATTTGCAAAATGATAAACCTTTTATGCATTTCAGCATATCAGATATAAAAGATATAGAAAATGAAAAAGAAAATCTCATTAATGCTGGATGATGAATTTGTCCGTTATTGTGAATTAAATAAAATTCTTGATGTTGATTCCCTTGCTAAGAAAACATTTCAAAGAGGATTCACCATTCTTAAATTTGGTGAAACACCGGTAACATCAAAAGGTAAAGAAACAATTATTGAAAAAGAGGTTATAGTTGAAGTTGAGAAGATTGTTGAAGTGGAAAAAATTATTGAGATAATAAAAGAAGTTCCAGTACAAATGAAAGGTGATACTCAGATAATAACGAAAGAGATAATAAAAGAAGTTCCTATTGAGAAGATAATTTTCAATGATGAGGAAAACAACAAGTTAAAAGAAGAAAATAAAAAATTAAAAGATGAATTAAATAAAATCACAGAATCCCTTGAAAAAATGAATAAAGCGAAATATCTTAAGGGAAGTGATCTTAATAATTTGTACGAAGAATAAAAATTAAATATATGATTAGTATTATTGTTTTGTGGGCGTTCATTGGATATGGCATGACCACTATTTTAGTTTATGGTTCAATTTTTGATATGCCAAGAGCATGGATAAAAAAAAACTCAAAGTTTTTTGGGGATTTGATTAAATGCGTAATGTGCACATCAACATGGGTTGGGTTTTTTATGTCGATATGCCTAGGTGGATTAACCACAAGAATTTTAGACACTCATTGGGCACCATCAATATTTTTTGATGGTTTAGCTACTTGTGGAATGGTCTGGGCTATTAACGGGATTATCGAATTTTTTGAAGAATCCAGAATTAAGTAATTTTGGTTTTTTAAACTTAAAAATGTAATTTTAAATTATGAGCAATCCTTTTATAAAAGTTGAATGGGAAGACGTTTCGGAAAACTTTACACCGGAGCGCGTTAAGCGCGTTAAAACATACTTTCAAACAAAGTATAACACAACGCATGTACAAGTTATAACCAAAACGTTAAGCCAAAAGCAAGACACCAGACTTAAAACTCTAGAGGTTAGTGATAACATATTGGACAATCAGTTTCAAAAGAAATTAATGAAAGATTTCTTAACAGAGAATGATGTTCAAATTAAATGGGAACTAGTTGATAGATTAGATAATCGTGTTAATGCAGAAATAAATAAAGAAAATGAAAACAAAGTTAGATACAATAAGTGGTTTATTAAAAAAGTTGAATTCTCCAATTTTCTTTCCTTTGGTGATAATAACGCTATTGATTTTACAAGTCTGGGCGGGATTACGGTAATTGAATCTAATCCTAGAAACTTTGGTGGTAAGTCAACGTCTAGTGTTGATCTATTAATGTTTTTGTTTTTTAATTCAACAACCAAAACAAAAACTAACGCTGAGATTTTTAATAAATTTACTGATGTTGATACCGTGTCTGTTAAAGGATACATTACAATCGATGGAGATGAATATGTTATTGTTAGAACATTAACAAGAAAGAAATCAAGATCTGGTGATTATACAGTTAAAAGTGAATTGGAATTCTTTAAAGAAAAAGAAGATGGTGAATTAGAAAATTTAACTGGAGAACAAAGAAGAGAGACCGAAACATTTATTGCATCAGCAATTGGAACAGAAGAAGATTTTTTATCTACTATTCTTACAACAGGATACAACCTAGAAGAACTTATAGAATCTAAACCAACAGCTAGAGGTCAAATTCTAACTAAATTTTTGGGATTAGAATCTTTAAAACAAAAAGAAGAGGTATGTAGAAACATCTATAATGACTGGGCCAAAAAATTAATTGGTAACACATATAATGTTACTCAGTTACAAAATGACATTATCACCTATAATGAAAATATAGTTACTTCTAACAATGAAATAACAACGCATACTAGATTATTGGGTGAATATGGAACTACACACAAACATTTAGAAGAGAGAAAAGAACACATCTTAGGATTAAGATCTAATGATATTGACCAGGAATTAATTAGAACCAATCCAGCGTCAGTAGAAAAAGAAATAGGTCAATTAAATTCCCTAAAAGCTTCTAGTCAACAAAACGCTGATGCCATTCTTATTGTAGAACCATCACAATACTACTTAGAGGCTGATCATAAAACTGCTCAAAAAGAATTGAACGATTTATTGGTTGAAGGTAAGGTAACATTTGATAATATTGGTAGAAGCGAAAAATCTATTAAACAGTTCGAAGAAGGTAAAACCTGCCCAACATGTAATCGCGCATTAGATGAGGTTGATCATACTGAGGAAATTGCAAAACTTAGACAAGACATTGAAGATCTTAAGAAAAAACAAGACGAGTTAAAAGTTTCCGCTGATGAAGTGCAATCCAAGGTTACTGCGTTTAGTGTTCTTAAAGAGGAGTTTGATACTTACGAAAGAAATAAACTTCGTAAAGAGAGATATGAATTAGAAGTTGAGCAGAAACAAGTTGAGATAAACGCTAAACAACTTAAGTTAGACAACTATGAATCCAATCGAAAAAAATTAGAAGACAATCAAAAGATAGATACCGAATTGGTTACATTAAAAAGTCAGATAGAAAGTATAAATGGCGATATCAGAATTTCAAATACAACCATTGAGAGAAATAAAAATAATATCACATCAATGGATGAAAAAATTGGTATTGCTAATGATCTAATTGCTAAAATTAAAGCTGAAGAAGAACTACAAGGTGTGTTTAAAACATATCTATTAGTTTATGGTAAGAATGGTATATCAAAAACAATCTTGAAGAATATGATACCGCTTATCAATCAGGAATTAAGTAGATTATTATCTGAAAGCTGTTACTTTATTTTAGAGCTGAACATTAATGATAAAAATGAGTTGGATTTCATAATGATTGACTCTGAAACAAGAATTATTAAACCATTGAACGCTGGATCTGGCTATGAAAGAACAATCGCATCATTGGCATTAAGAAGCGTTTTAACGAAGGTTTCTTCTTTACCTAAGCCGAACATCGTTGTGATGGATGAAGTCTTTGGTAAGGTCGCAGATGAGAATCTAGAGATGGTTGGGGAGTTCTTCAAGAAGATCAAGAATTACTTTGAACATATCTTCGTTATTTCACATAACCCATTGATTAGAAATTGGTCAGATAACCTGATTATGATTAAGAAAGAGGAAAACGTATCATCAATAGAATACATTTCCACCAAAATTTCTTAATTTGAAAAACATTAATTATATTTGCTTAAACAATTAATAGATATGACACCTAAAGATTTAAATAGTTTTGGTCTATATGCTAAAGACCGTGGGATTAGTTCCCTTGATATGCATTATTTTAATAAGAATGTAGAAAATAGTTTAACACCATATATTCTTGAAGAAAGAACTTTGAATGTTACTGTTATGGATGTATTCAGCCGATTGATGATGGAAAGAATTATATGGGTGGCCGGTGAAGTTAATGACCATATGTCTACGGTTGTGCAAGCTCAATTAATGTTTCTGGATAGTTTAGACAACAATGATATCACTATACATATTGATAGCCCAGGTGGTTCTGTTAAATCAGGGTTATCTATGGTTGATGTCATGGAGTACATTAAATCTGATATTAGAACAATCAATACCGGTATGGCAGCATCAATGGGATCTATCCTATTAGGTGCAGGAACAAAAGGTAAACGCGGATCATTGAGATTTTCTAGAACGATGCTACATCAATCATCTGGTGGGTTTAGAGGAAATATTCAAGATGCCAAAATTGATATGGTAGAGTGGGAAAAATTAAATAATATTTTATTTGATTTGTTAGGTACTTATTGTGGTAAGACCGGTGATCAAGTTAAACAAGATGCCACTAGAGACTTATGGTTAGATTCTCAAGACGCTTTATCATATGGAATCATTGATGAAATAGTTAAGAAGAAATAATAATTTTTTTATCTTCATTTTTTAGTCTGAGGGGAGTCTTAAAAAGGCTTCCCTTTTTTTTATTTTATTCATATACTTATAATAGACCTTGTGGTTGAAGTCGAAGTGTCCTTGAGGCATTTGAGTTGGAATTGATACCAACGAATTCGGGTTCAAATACAAAAAAATATAAGGAAAATGAAAATAAGAATTTCAGCTAACACTGGTCTATTCGCTACATCATTAGCAAGACCAGAGTCTTACATTACCAAGGGTAAAAAAAGACTTAAACAAAACACAGATACCGTTTATCTTAAAAACGGGGATGAGTTCGAAATCGAACTTTACAATCCCACACAAAATAAAGTTTTAGCAAAAATCGAGTTGAATGGTAATTCCATTGGTAATGGTATTATACTTCGTCCTGGTGAACGTGTATTCCTAGAAAGGTACTTGGATGAGGCAAAGAAGTTTTTGTTCGACACGTATGTTGTAAACGGGGATAATAATGAAGTACAACAAGCTATCGCCAACAATGGTGACGTTGTTATTAAATTCTATGATGAGGTAAAGATATCAACATATAATATTAATAGCGGTACCATAACACTTAATAACCCAAATTTTGGTTGGGGAAGTACAACAACTGGTAGTCCATGGTATGGTAATTCAACATTTACAACGTCAGGAACAAACGTGTATTATAATTCCACATTAACAAGTGGTACTAATTCATTTTTTAATAATGATAATAAAATAAAGAAATCATCAAGACAAGTTGAAACTGGTAGGGTGGAAAAAGGGATGGATTCAAGCCAATCCTTTACGTATGATAATTCATCATTTAATACGTACCCATTGGCCACCAATTGGTGGAAAATTAAGCCAGAATCAACTAAGTTAAAAACCATAGAAGATTTGATCACATATTGCGGGGAATGCGGCAGTAAAAAGAAAAAAGATAACCATAAGTTTTGTCCACATTGCGGGTCAAAATTCTAATAAATTAATCACAAGGTCTTACTTTGAGGTCGCTTTTCGCGACCTCTTTGTATTTATAGTAAAAGATAAACATGAAGACCAACAAAACAAACATTTTATTAGTATTAATAGCTTGTTTAGCGGCATATAGTATTTTCCAAGGAAGTAAGATTAGAACCGATGTAGCCGGATATAATACTAAAATTGATTCGCTTCAAACTCAAATTGACTCAGTTCAGATAGTCAATGAAAAATTAACTGAACAAATTTTTACTATTGATAAGGAGATCGATAAAGTAGATGCCAATGTCAATAATGTAACTAAAAACATAACTATTATTAAAAACCAAACAAATGAAAAAATTGATTCTGTTAGCAATTATAACTTTAGTGACCTTGAAAAGTTTTTCACAGACCGTTACAAAAACTAACGTAGACACTATCGTGGCGTTAAAAGTGCCAGTAGCAAAGCTTGTAATAAAAGACTTAATTAAAGGTGATGGTGCAATAGCTGAGATCCACGAATTAACCAAGGTTGTATCATTAAAGGATGAGCAAATTGGGTTATTTAAACAAAAAGACTCCCTAAAAGACCAGAAAATTGGTAACCTAGAGGTTATCATCACTAAGAAAGATGAACAATTTTCCTTAGAAAGAATGAAGTCTGAAAGTTTATTAAAAGAATTAAAAGGTCAAAGAACAAAAACGTTCTTTTATAAGGTTGGATCATTTGTTGGGATTATAGCAACATCATTATTATTGCTTAAGTAATATGAAAAAATTATTAGACGTTCGTAATATTTTAATAGTAACATTAGCAGCATCCACGGCGCTGGTGGCTATAAATCCAAGGGGAATTATGCCAAACAGAACGGTGTATCATCAAAAAATAGACTCTATTCCTTATCCTGTCCATGATACTGTTCCCTATGAGGTTCAGGTCGAGGTAGAAGTTGAGGTCCCAGTTGAGGTTCAAGTTGAGAAACTAGTTGAAGTTCCGGTGTATCAAAAAATTGATACCGCTGAGATTTTAAAGGTATACACAGCAAAAACCGAACATAAAGATGTTATTAAACTTCCAAATAATCAAGGAACCGTTGCTGTTACTGATGTTATTTCTGAAAATAAGGTGGTATCTAGAACTATTGATAGTGAAATTAAACCCAAAACGGTTAAGGATACCATTTATACCCAAGAACCACCTAAAACAACTTATTATTTAGGGTTTGATGGTAAATTTGACGACCCTAACTATATTAAACTTCTTGGAGTTGGCTTTATAATTAAAGACAAAAAAGAAAGAATTTATAGAATCACTGGCGGTGTTGAAAATAGGATCTCAATAGATAGAACAACCGGTGGTTTCACTCCATATATTGGTGGTGGGGTTTACTGGAAAATCGGCAGTAAAAAATAATTTAACATCTCTGTATTAAGATGAATTTTATACTTATATTTGGGTATGGGTTCATATATCCTTTTCATTTTTGGGGCGTTTGAAGATCACGACGATCTTGAATTTTTCTGTTTAGAGCACTTCACCAAGGTATCTGAATCTGGAATCAAATTTGTTATTGAAAGCGGTGGAAATTGTGTTATCATCTTTGATACTGAAAAAGATAAGGAAACACTATCTAAAGACGTTAAGGAAACGTTATCAATTGAACATATTAAATTTTATTTAATGTTTGAAAAAGACAAGGTGTTTCTTGCTGAATTACCCGAAAATCTAAATAATTTCATTTTTAAACCTGCAGAAACGGAAGACGATGACTCAATACCGTTCAAAATTAAAATAACATATATTGATACAAACTATGATTTGGACGACATATTAGATAAGATCCAAGTCACCGGTATTGAGAGTTTAACAGAAGGAGAAAAAAAATTCTTGGACGAATTTGGAAAATAAATTTATTTTACGTATTTTAGCATAATAATAACCTCTACATGAAAAAGTCTGCACCCATCGTTAAAACTGAAGAAATTCAGTACTACCTAAAGGATTTAAAGAGAATCCCTGTCATCTCTCACGAAAGAGAGTATGAAATTTTTAAAAGCTTAAAAGAAGACAAGGGTCTGAGTAAGACGGATCGACAGAAATTAATTGATGAGGTTATTACTGGTAACTTACGTTTTGTTATATCGGTGGCTAAAACATATCAGAATCAAGGATTAGATATTGGTGATTTAATATCTGAAGGTAATATTGGTTTAATAAAAGCAATTGAAAGATATGATCTAACATCTGGATTTAAATTTATTTCATATGCGGTGTGGTGGATTAAACAACAGATATTATATTCATTAAATGAGTACTCAAGAACTATTAGAGTACCGTCTAATGTAATTCAAGATGCACAAAAAGCTAAAAAAATTGATGCTAAAGATGAGGACAAATATTTTATTGAATATTCTCAGGTTGCATTAACGGGTATCCCAACAACAATAGATTTATTCAGAGAAATAAATGAAGATGGTGACACATTAATAGAGATGATCGCCAACCCTAATTCTGAAATGCCAGATGCTATTGCGAATAGTGCTGAAGATCTTAAGCATAGAATAAAGTATATGATGTCTTTTCTAGATGAAAGAGAACGGGCTATTATTGATGGTTATTTTGGACTACTTGGTAGTGAAAAAAATCTAGAAGATCTAGGTGAAGAGTTTGGTTGTACTAAAGAAAGAATTAGACAATTGAAGGATAAAGCAATAAAAAAACTTAGAAACGAGAGCTTTTCTCTCCTAAAATATTTATAAACTAAACAAACATGGAAAACATTATTGAATTAATAAAAAAACATAAGATTAAACTATTAACACTTTTAGTTGTAATCTTCTTTTTTAAATCTTGTGGAGGCTCTCGTGATCTTAAAAATTTAAACAATAAACATAAGATTGAATTGGATGAGATTAAAAAAAATAATGAGTTAGAGAAAAATAAAGCATATAAAGAGGGACAAATTAATGCGTTTGATGTTGTCATTGATGACGTTTCAAAAATTGATAGACCACCTGTGTTAATGAATTTACATAATAAGTGGATCAGTGATAGAGACAAAGTAAAAAAATAGATTAAATGAAACATTGGATAGAGAAAAATTATAAAACATTAATAATTGCCGCGTTTTTGGTTCCGATCATTACTGTGGCAATTGTTTCTATTTCACACGTTACCAAATGGTATGGTATATCTAATCCAGTTAGCTGGGCTTTATATTTGTCTATTGGTATTGAAATAGCTGCGCTATCAGCATTAGCTGCAATATCTGCGAACATGGGTAACAAGGTATACTTCCCATTTGCGGTTGTGACAATAGTACAATTTATAGGTAATATCTATTTTGCTTATTCATATATTGATATCAACGGACAACCATTTAAAGATTGGGTTGGTTTAGTTTCACCTCTAGTTGAATTTATGGGTGTTGAGGCAAACGACTTTGTGGGTCATAAAAGATTTCTTGCGTTTTTTGCTGGTGGTATGTTACCAATTATTTCTTTATCATTCCTTCACATGTTGGTCAAATTTACAGAAGAGGATAGAATGAGAGGGCTCGAAAATGATATTGATAAAAAAATTCAAGACAATGTTCTATCTGCTGATGTTGAAGATGAAAACAGTAGACTTAAATTATCACAAAGAGATTTGGAAATCTTAGAAAAACATTTAGCTAATCCTAACCCACCAAATGAAGCACTAAAACAAGCGGCAGAAAAACATAGTGAGTTGTTTAAAGATAAACAAAGAGATTTGTTAGCTGAGATGATGCAAAATGATCAAGAGCTTGGTTTATATGATGAACCATTTGACAATCCATTAATTAAAGAAGATAAAGAAGATGTTTCTGATTGGGATGTAACCTTAATGGATGGATTAGATGAAGACGAATCATTCTTTACTGATGAGGAGATTGAAAATATTTTACAACAACAACCAACAGAAGAGGAAGTACAACAAAATTTTTCCACTATAACCCCTAAAATTGAAAATAATTTCCAGCAAGATTTTGTTCCTGGGTTATCTGATGAGGAGGTAATGGAAATGAATCAAGATGAGTACGAAAGAAAATTAGATACAGATGATGATTTTGATGGGTTTGTTCCTGAACCATTTGCCACACCAGAAGAAGTTGAAAAATTTAATTTAGACGAATCAATTAAAGAATATTTTGATGAGAAGGAAGAAGACCCGGCAATAGAAATAATTGATAATGAGATTTTATCAGATGAGCTTTATGAAGAGGTTGACGATTCTGATGAGGATGACCTAAAAAAAAAATCATAGAGAGTCCTTTACCTACAGAAACACCTTTACCCACGGAAACATTAAACCCAACTAGTACACCAGAACCAACTAGTACAATGTTTCCAACTGATACACCAGTACCAACGCCAACATTAACGGAGACGCCAACTCCAACACCAACAAATTTTGTTGAAGACACACCAAGGATATTAATTGGTGGTTTTAAAACGATACAAAGAAATGTTAGAAATTCTAGACGCAGGAGCTTTTAAACCCAAAACAAAAAATAAGAAATATAAGAAATCACAAATCCTTTTATATGACACTAAAAGGAAATATGATGATTTTATTAAAATGTTAAAATATAGAAGAAATGGGAATTATGATGACATCCCTCATTTTTGTGTTACAAAAAGTGGTAAGGTTTATAAAATATTGGACCCCGAATATTCTTCAACAACTTTTAACAATAATAATGTAGATCGAAAGCAAATTAAAATTGCGGTTGAAAATCTGGGGTGGTTAAATAAAAATACAATCACCGGGGTATATAACAACTGGATTAATGACCCATTTAGGGGCACGCCACACGTTAGAGGATGGAGAGGATACTTCTATTGGGATTTGTACACAGAAGACCAATTAAACACCTTAGCTGAGCTTTGTTTTGTACTATGTGTTAAATATAGTATTACCTATCGCTGCGTCCCATCGTCAGGATATATTGAAAACGCAAAAAACATTGATGGAATAGTCAGTAAATCAAATTTCTTTGATATTTATACAGATATAAACCCTTCGTTTAATTTTAATATATTTGAAGAAAATGTCAAACAAGCAGAATCTAGGATATGATGGTATAAAAAGGATGCTCAATACAATGAGAACCCTTAGTGAAAACACAGCATCAAAAGCAATCCTAAAAGAAGAAGAAGAACAGAAAGTAAACAACTTAGTAATAGGTAATAACGTTGAAATCAAAGTCCATAGCTCAGACCAACAAGATCTTGAGGTAACTGAGGAAGAAAAAAACTCCCTAAATCAATTAATTGAGAACTTTAAGACTCAGGTTAGCGAAATCGCATCCTTTGATGAGGGATTTAATATATACACCAATAGTGTTAGATTAGATGGCTCGGTAGGTGAGGATCTAGGCTTTGTATTTATTGCTGGTGAAGAAAGAGGCTTGTACATTAATGCTGATATGTTGAAAATGGATAACGAAATGGCTTCAGTATTGGAAAAACTAAATAAGTTTCAACACACATATGAAGATGTGGTTAATGAAATGATGAATACCAGAAAAACAAATTAAAATGGCTTTAAATAACGAAGATAAAAAAGAGATAGAAAAAATTGTTAAGAAGGAAATTACAAACTTCTTAGACACAACTAAAGCTCATGACATTGTTGTTAAAATCATTCAAAAAGAGCTGGGTGTTAGAAAAATCGATGATAAAATTATTGATCTATCAACTAAGGTTGTTGTTGAGTTGTTCAAGACTTTATGGCAAAGAAAAGGATTCTGGGAGTCTGCTCTTAAAAGCGTAAAATAATGCTAGAAAACGAAAAAAAATCAAAACCAAATTTAAAAGGTGAGATGGATGAGCTACAAAGGGCTTCTCAAGATCTTAGCCGTGATTATGGTATTGATGTGGGTGTTAATGAATTAGTCAAAGCATTTAATTCCTCAACAGAGGAAACAATCTCTAAAGATATTTGGGAAAAATTACAAAACACAGAATCCAATGAAGTAGAAAAGGGTGACTTTAAAGCCGTTGAGGAAATCGCTAAAAAATATGATAAAACAAACCCTAAAATATTAGCAAAGGCTTTAAAATCAGGTAAGTACAATAGACCTTTAATTATTAATATAGGTGACAATTACATTTTAGTTGCTGGTAACACAAGACTATGTACTGCTGCTGCTATGGGAATGAAACCCAAGGTGTTTATTGGTAAGGTTAATATAGGTGGTAATGATGTTGATATAAATGAGATAAAAAATCTAAAAGGTAATCAAAAAGACATGGTTTATGGAATAGTAAACATTGTTAAGAAGGTTGTTGATATGGATAATAGGAGAAAGATTGCTGATGACATGATTAAACAATTCAAAAGAGAGAACATTGATTTTAATTATGATGAATTTTTAAATATGTGTGGATGTAATAAAAAAGTGGAAGCCAAAGAAATGACTGGCGCTGATTCATCTGGAGCTTTTAGTGCTCCTGCTTTCGGTGGTAAAAAAACAGTTGTTAACAAAATACACAATATGACTGAGGAAGAAGAATTAGATGAGATAACCGATGCTAGTTCTTCTGGTTCATATGATGTACCATTGTTTGGTGGTACCAAGGGACGTAAAAACCCATTGAGTATTGGTGGACCGGATAGTATATATAAAGGTAGAGCAGTTAAGGATAAAAAATTTCCTAAATGGGGAGGACCCGGTGGTAAATTTGTTAAAATAAAAGACAAATGTAAAAAGTTTCCTTATTGTACACAAGGTGATATGAGTGCTTTAGATTTGATGGAATCACAAGAGATTAAATCAGCAATTGGGGAAACAGCAAAGAAATACGGGTTATCAAATAAAGAAGTTAGCGATTTAGTATTAAATCAGATTAAAGAGATATTTATTTAGTATGGAAAACATAAATTTAAAAGATATTATTGAAGAGACCATAAGAAAAGAGGTTAAAAGAGCTATTTTAGAGAGCACAACCCCTAAAGAAGTCTATATCATAAAAAATAAAAAGGGTGAACCAGTTGAAGTTTGTCAGACTCAAGAAGAGGCTGAAGAAAAGAAAGCGGGATATGAATCAAAGCACCCAGAACAAGAATTAATAATAGAACCAGGTGAGGAACCAACGTTCGACGAATTAGACGCAATGTCAGAAAAATTAGATAACATGGAAAATACCGAAGAAAAATCAAAACAACATAAAGGCCATTTCACAATGGAACAAGTAATGAAATTAGCTGAAAAAGCTGGTGAAACAATGCCAGATGCGAAAGGAGATTTCGAAGAACTATGTGAAACACACGGTGAAAAAATCCCTGCACAAAATGTTTTTGATGTTTTAGAAGATTATGACATGTCAGAGTTAATGTCTAAGATTAAGGTTAAAAATGCAGAACCTAAAGAAGGGCAATTTATGTCTCCAGAAATATCTGTAGATGAGTTATATGGTAATCAAGATAACCTTGATGTTGATCACGATGGTGAAATTGAAGCAAGTGATTTAGCCGCATTGAGAAAAGGTGAGCATGCAGAAGAAGAGGACTGTGATGAGTGTGGTGGTGGATCAATGGAGGAAAGTAAAGGTAAAAAAACATATTACCACGTATTAGAAGATGGGGGTTATGGTGATATAGGGTATCAAGGTGTTTATGACACTGAAGAAGAGGCTAAAAGTAGAGTACATAGCTTAGCTGATATGTTCCCTAATTCTTCCTTTTATTTTGAAGCTTCAAATAGTGAAAAGGAACCTTATAGTGTTACGTCTTCAAAATATAATCCTGACGATGATATAGATGAGGAAGAAGCTGAGGTTTGTGAAACATGTGGTAAGGAAATGTGTGAGTGCGGTTCAGGAATTTATGAGTCTAAAAAATCAGTTAGATTAAGCGAATCTGAACTTGTTAAGTTAATTTCAGGTATGGTTAACGAAGCGGTACCAGGTTTAACTGCTTTCCAAAAAGCACACAAAGAAAGTGGATCACAAAACAAACAAGCCCTTTCAGATGTAGAAAAAAGAATTAAAGATTATTTGACATTCGACGGTAATGATAACCCAGAATTTCCTGGGCATAACGAAGGTGATGTTGAAGCGAGACAATCCACTGGTGATGAGGCTGATGAGATTGCAGATAATAGAGGTGGTGGTTTAGAAGATTTAGATTATGATGTTGAACCATCAGATAAGTTTAAAGAAAGATTAGAAATGTCTCTTAAGGGTGATGTTAAAATGGGTAATGCTCAGAAAGACGTTGCGAACGTTATTCCTAGTGACTTAGGAGATAAGATGATCAAGAAGGTTAAAAGAAGAAAAGAAGCTAAAGAAGCGGCTCCTATGTATGTTAAAGACCCTGCTCCAATTAAGAATGTTAATGAATCAGCAGTAATATCTGAGGAAATTAAAAGAATGAAGGAGATGCTTATGTACAACAAAAAAACTCAATAACGCTTTTTTTCCGTTTCTTTTATCCTTATATTAAAGGTATGTTATGGATATGAGAAAAGATCAAAGTTATTTAGAGTTTATTGCATCTGAAAATTTTCGCAATCAAGCCGAAGTTTGGTATAAAGCCTATAATATTATTAGGGAAAAAACGGAATTATTTCATGATTTTGTTAACTCACTTTATGAGGCTATAGACGAGACCTATCTGGGTCAAGATATTGTTATCACCGAATATCAACAAAAACAACACTTTGAGTGGTGTTGGAAAAAAGTTATCCACAATTTCGAAAAAGAATCAATCTATTTCAAAGAAACCGGTCAACACTATTCATATATGTGGAACTTCTTTAATGAAGCTTACTATATGAATGACAATACACAAAACAGGATCAAAGAGTATTTCCGAAGATTATTCCAATTTGACTACAAGAAAACCAGATCCGAGCTTGATATGCTTACTGAAATTTATAAGATTTTAGATTCAAATATCAAAAAGTAGAAAAATATCTCGTTTTTCACTTTAAAAAACCAATATTTTTAATTATATTTTATTAAATAAAACAAATTTTTAATGGAAACTTTAAAGAAAATAAAAGATTTGGTTGAAAAAATGTCCGTTGATACTGAGAAGGTTTTTACCAAAGGTAATCGAAGTGCATCTATACGCGCCAGAAAACATTCCCAAGAGCTTAAAGCTATGATTGGAGTATACAGAAAAGAAATCTTAGAAGAAATAAAAAGACATGATGAAAATAGTTAGCATATTTTTTTGCATACTTAGTGCCATATTTTTACTAAGGTATGTTTCACAGTTTTTACTTGCCCTGCGAGATGAAAACCCAAAACCAATAACGATTAATAAGGTTACTGAAATATTTATTTATATAGCAGTTTCCTATATTATAACATTTTTAATCACATTATAGTGTACGAATTAATTTCAAACCTCAGACCATATTTTCATTCATTAAGAGAAATAGACAGAAATGTTAGTTTAGATATAAAGATCCCAACAACATGGAGACTAGAACACGTACAACAGGTTGTTGGACAGTACAAGTCAATGTCATTAAAAGTTCAAGATAAAAACGATAAGTATCAATTGGTATCGCTGGTATCATTAGCAACACAAGAAGGATATGATACAGCAAGATCTTGTGCCAGTGAAATCATTAAACACAATATTGAACTAGAACAAAAAGAAAAACTTTTTAAAGAAAAGGTTAGAGAACTAGAAATGTTATTTAGAAGTGAATCATTAGATAAATTAAAAGATATAAATTTTTTAGAAGAACATGGGCAAGAAAATTCAACAGGGATTGGATTGGTTATCGAAGGAGATGGAGAAGGATCAAAAGGAGATCCAGAACCACAGAAAAAAGTTAGTACACCAGATTAAATCACTTGATAAGCGTGAGATGTTTGCAATAAAACCAAAAAAGAAAATATCTATTTGGGATAAGATATTAATTATTTTTGGATATGGAAAAAAAGGGTGATCTATTTAATCAGCTAGCAATCATATCAGATTTGTTAGAGAAATGTAATTTAACTTCCGTAAGTCAAACTATTGTTATTGAAGTCCCAAAATCCGAATTCGATAGAATATATAAAATAATACAATCAAAAGTTAGATTTACAGACGTCTTCCCAAAAGATAGTTTTAATGTTAAGATCGGTGTGGTTGATATTGTTTTTAATATGAGTAATGTCTAAGAAGTTCGCTTCTTTTAAATCCACCGTTAATTTCTAAAACATCATACAAATATTTCTTATTAGCCTTAGTTACGGGTCTAGTAAAAATGAAATTGGCTTTACCTCTTGAAAGCATTTCAGTTCTCAGTAAAAGAAATAATCTTAATCCGTCGTTAATGTTTTTATTCTGATAAACCCAGAATGTATTATCAACTTGTACAAAAATTTTATTATTTAAAATAAAAATTGTTCCTGGTTCTTTTATATCCCAAATAATATCAAACATCTCATCATAATGTATATGTTTGTTTTGTTGACCATCATATATCTTCTCCTCTTCCCACCAAGGTATTAAATCTTTAATTCTATGGTTTTCAAATCCTTTACATGGATCAACCTCTTGATTTCTACCTAATTTATCTTGTCGAAAAACCTTTTCTTCTGTAGACCATCTATTTTTGGGGTATATCAATACTAATTCAAACTCTAATTTAGTTCTAGCTCTTCCTCTATTTTCAGCACAATATAATGGTTTTTCCTTAGCTTTACAGGTTCTCCAATATTCATGAATAGTCGTCAACTTACTAGAAGAGTGTAATATTTTTTTTCGTTTAAACGTCTTAGTTTTAGGGTCCATTATCATGACCACTATCATATATTTAGGTTTTTTACCACTCATATTACTTTCTGAATAAGGGAATAGGCGCCATATCCGGCTAGGGCTAATAGAATAACCAAGACAATAATCGCAACTTTTTCAAAGGTGCCCATCTTGGTCATCATCTGATGTTTTAGTGATTTATTTCCTTTACAATTATTACATCCCATGGTAAAATATAAATAATTAATATTAAAAAAACAAATATTTTAGAATTTAAAAAAAAATACTTATATTAGTGTTAATAAAATTGATGGATAGTAAAATATTTATCATAATTAGTAACTTAAATTTAATTTTATGGGTAAATGGTATGTAATAAAGGTTATGCCAGGTAAGGAAAGACAGTTATCTGAGCAATTCAACACTCAAATAACTATGGGTAACATTGGGTATATCAGTAGGTTTGTCTGCCCATTAGAAAAAGAGTTTGCTGTGGTTAAAAAGAAAAAAACAATAAGAGAAAAGGTAATATATAATGGTTATTTATATTTTGAGTCTGAGGTTTCACTGACAGACGACCAATTAAAGACAATAGCCGCAAACCCATCTGTTATGGGTATGTTGGGTGACAGAACACCTAGAAGAATGAGAGAAAGCGATATTGATAAGATCTTAAAGGACGATACATTAGAAAAACATAAAGAAAGCAAAACATTAAAGTTTATTATAGGTGAACACGTTATTATTACATCTGGGCCATTTTCTTCTTTTAATGGTGTAATTACATCTTTAAAGGGTGATAAGGTTGATTTAACAGTTAAGGTGTTTGGTAGAGAAACGTTGGTTGAGGTTAATATAGATCAAATTTCAAAAATATATTAAATGGACATGGAGATTCTTGTTTATTTGCAGAGGGTTAAAAATTACTTAAAAACAAATGAAGAGGCCAATAAGTATTTCATTGGTAATTCGGATGTTGAAGAATTTTATAAACAATTGGCATCAGTCTCTGTTGAAAACTTTGAAAAAAATGGGCAACCTGAATTAACAAAAGAGCAGTTTGAATTATTAAGAATTGCAGCTATTGCAACAACCATTAGCAAACAAAGAGTATTCTATAGTGATGATAAATTATTTTTATATTTAGACGACTATCCTGGAATTTGTATGAATTAAATTTTAAAAATCAATTTATTTTCTTTATATTAGAGTTATGAAACTACCCCAAGACTTTATTTTGTATGAAACTTCATATGGTAACGATATACCATGTGAACAGTTATTTCTAACGCATTTTAATGCAATACCATCGAAGCTCGCAAACAAAACGTTATATGATCCTAAAATAATGGATTACCTAAAAGAAAATGGGTTTATTGAAATGGTAAGGGTGTCTTCTTCAAAACGAGACGACAATTGTTGGGAATCTCTATTATTAAATGATGATAAAAAACTTTTCATAGACATCTCAACAAGAGCTGATAGTAAAAACGATTTAGTTGGTGTTGAGTTTATATACAATATAGCATTAGGGGAATTGGGTACTCAAATTAATTTAAATGAAATTAAAAAATTTGAGAGACAGAAAAGAAAAGCGAATATTAATTTAGTTAAAAGTGAAATGGGTCATATGGATACTGAAGAATATGATTTACATATTCCAGATATTGATCTAAGATTAAACTATGGCGAAGAATTTACTAAGGTAAATGATGTGATTGTTCAAAGGTTAAATAAACCAAATGACAAGGGAATTATTTTACTTCATGGAGATCCCGGAACCGGTAAGACTTCATATATAAAATACTTAACCAAATTAATTAAGGATAAGGTTATTTTATTTATTCCACCATCAATGGCGGAGATGTTATCTGAACCAAGTTTTATTCCATTTTTAATGGATCACAGAAATAGTATTTTGATTATTGAAGACGCTGAAAGGGTTATCTCAGATAGAGAAGGTAATGGTTCACCAGCTGGTGTTTCAAACATATTAAACCTAACCGATGGAATCCTTGGGGATTGTTTGAATATCCAAGTTATTGCCACTTTTAACATGAAAAAGGAGAAAATCGATCAAGCGTTACTTAGAAAGGGTAGATTAATTGCTGAGCATAAGTTTGAAAAATTATCAATAGAAGAAACCAACAAATTATTAAAACATTTAAAAAAAGATCACGTTTCAGAGGAAGGAATGGTACTTTCTGATATATATAATATAGAAGTTGAAGTTCATAAATCAACTAAAAATAAAGGTACAAAAATAGGATTTTAAATTATGGAAAATATTACATCAGAACAATTAAAAAAATTACAATCAAACGGTGACGCAATTTTGGTGGACTACTTCGCCAAATGGTGTGGTCCATGCAAAACACTTATGCCAAGATTATCAGCATTACAAAGTGAATACCCCAATATAAAGTTTGTTTCTATAGATGTGGATGAGAATATGCCACACGCTGTTGAAGCTGGTATCAGATCGGTACCAACAGTGATATTTTATAAAGGTGAAGAACAGGTAGATCGCTCAACTGGTGCAAATGCTGATTCTTATTATAAAGATATTTTAAACACTTTATAAAATGCAATATACTGTTAACATATTCACATTAGAAGGTTGTTCTCATTGTAAAACATTAAAAGAAGAACTAAAAAAACAATCAATACCCTATACTGAATTTGAGGTTAATAAATTTAGAAAGATTTATGACAGTATTTTAGCAATTACAAAAGAAGATGCGCTACCAACAGTATACTTACAAAATCCGGAGACAGACTCCGGTCCAGTTTTCGTTGCCGGCAGGGATTTTAACACAAAAGAGGAAGCAATAGAGAAGATTCGAAAATATATTTAGAAAAAACTAGAAGGGATTTAAAAAAAATCCCTTTTTTTATGCCAAGAACTATAATAAAAGTATTTATGTAAAAGACTTTACTTTTACATGGCTTTACAACAAATTAATTGGTTACAGATTGACACAACTACAGTCCCATCCGGATCGGTAATAGATTTGGGTGCGATTTCTGGGTCTTTGCATGCAGTGTATGCTGATAACTTATTTATTTCTGGGCAAACCCTTCAACAATATATTGAAAATTCTGGTACGGCCCAGTTAAACCTATATAGTGCGTCATTAAAGGCCGCAATTGAGACCACTGGGTCAAACCTTACAGTTAAGGGTAATCTCCTTGTTAAAGGGACTACAACGGCCGTTAATTCGACCACAGTTGCTATTGGAGATAACGTTATTGAGTTAAACGGTACCGAAGCAACAAATGGCGGTCTTTTAATTAAAGATCCAACATCACCTAACACAATTTCTGGTTCCCTACTTTGGGACACAACTTTAGATTATTGGAAAGCGGGTCAATTAGGTAGCGAAGAGAGATTGATTAGACAAAGTGATTTTACATCACTATCTTCTTCATTATCTAGCTCAATAAACACATTATCTGGTTCATTATCACATTCTATTAGTCTACTTTCGAGTTCACTATCAAGTTCAATTACAATACTATCATCTTCATTTTCAGCATCTATTGCTAATTTAGAAGATACCAATATTTGGCAACCAACGGGGTCATTCTACGGAACTTCTCAAAATATTAAAATTACTGGTAGTGGAGCACTTCTTAACTCACCGGATGGTGCGGTTACAGGAAAATATGCATTAGAGGTTTCACAATCAATACATGCTGCCAATATAAATGTTGGTATTCCAACATCTAATGATTGGAAAACAAGTTTGGATGGTTCATATTTTAATAACTTTGATAAAAATACAGATGTTTCTGAAATATTAAGATTTGTTGCTGGATTATTATCGGCTTCAGCTCCTGATGCGTCACCAAATACGAAGGGATATGGTGGTTATACAAAAAATAACGTTAACACCACAACAGGTACGGTAACGGTTGGTAGTATTCCACAAAATTCAACGAACACAACAATCACTTACTTACAAGGTAAGGGATTTGCAACAACTGGAAGCACAATTTTTAGTGGTGTAACACCAATTTATACACAAACAAATTATGGTCACACATTCACAAGTGTATCATCAGGAACAACAATTGTATCATCTTCGGTTGATTCACAATTATTTGGTTTAGGTACATTAAGTAGCGGTACTCCAACCTCGCTTAAAGTTTCGGGTTCATTTACTTTTAAGTTTAAAAATAATAGTTCAAAAACAGATACATCAACATCAGGTTCACAATCTTTAATTACACAAACTGGTGCAGGAACAACGAGTGGAGTCTCGTTAGCAAGAATTAACACCGCAAATAACGCGGTAATACCTCCAGCATATCAGGATGGTAAATTTGCAACAGTATTCTCACCATCATTATATGGTGCAAGCAGTGATGTTAGTTCAAGTGGATATTATCACATATCAAGTTCAATTAGTATTGCGAGTGGATCGAGTCCATTTACCACACCAATTGATAGTTATACCGAAGTATTCTACGCACCATTAACAACAATATCAACAAACATTCCGGCACAAACACCAACATTTAGTGGTGTAAGTGTTAATGCAATATCGGCGGTTTCTCGTTCATTGAGTGGAGCACCTTATTTAAGTTCAGCAACATATACAATATCGGGGTCAGTATTAGGACTATTTAATCCTTTATATTATGCTGGTACGGGAATTACAACAATTACAGATTCAGATTCCTTAGTAACTGAGTCGGGCGGAATATTAACAGTATCAACTGCTGGAGGAACAATACAAACTGCAAATGCGGTTTATGATTCAACAGGTGTAACCGCTAGAAGTACAGGAACGGTACCATATGAAACCGATATTGTAAAAGTATATACAACATCATCGTTTGTACCGGGTACATCTGACGAAAATATAAATCAAACAGGTTTAGGTACAACATCATTCTCATTATATATTAATGGTTTGAATAAAGCGGGAAGTACAACAACAAACACATCAACAGTTTCATATCATACCGCAGGTAATTTTGGACAACCAGCAGCAAGTGGTAGTTTAGCTTATTATGGTAAGACACAGGGTACAGATACATCAACAACATTAGTTGAATCATTTACAGGAGAAAACAATAGACTACAAGTTAATAATAACATTTTAACATTTAGTGGTGATACCTGGTCAACAGCATTTGGGTTGTACAATTTAGGTACTATAGATTTACAAGTTAAACCAGGATTTTTAGTTAAACCCGGTGGAACATATGGATATTGGTTAGCAAATCCAAGTTCTGCTAGTGATTACAAATATTACATTCGTAAAGTTAGTAGTGGTGCCGCATCAAATAAAGTGTCAATGACATTAAATCTTGGGCAAGCACTTGTAAACTGGACATCAACAACTTCAAATTCAGTTTCGGTAGCACTTCTTTTTGAATCTGCTAAAAGTGGAATTTATACACCACCAAGGTTCTTCGACCCTTCAGATACATTAAGTAACGTAATAAATTCTTCAATATCGGCAAATACGGATGGTACAAATCCATTTGGAAGTGCAATTGCGTTGTACGGAAATACAGGTGGTTCTTTATCAAGTACAACATATACAATTCCTTTAAGACCAGCAGATGGTTTTACGGTAAATGCCACATATGATGAGGTGTATGTTATAATAAGATATAAAGGAGACCCAACACCAATAAGTTCGATAACAACAACATTTAGTTAATAATTATATAGTAGATGGCAGCAATAGATAGTACTAAAAAATCAGGTAGGTTCCTCCAAAGTAGAAGGTATACACACGATACTTTCACCGACGCTCAAGAAGCTTTTACTTCTGTATTAGATATCAATGCGAGTGAAATTTACATAGACCATAGTTTAATACCAAGTAGTGGTTTACCATACAATAGTGTGGGTCAAGACGGTTCAATTTATTCTTCAAGTGGTCAACAAGTAATGAAATATTACTATAGACAAACAATGACTAAGTCTGATACAAACAACGAAGTTTGGTTTTTTTTAGTACCGACAGGTTCAACATCAGGTATTGGAGCAAGTTTAATTAATGGTGGACAACAAATAAATTTCATTTCCCCAAAATATTCAATTTCATCTTTAGCGAACTCAAATACTGAAGATGCTACACCAGGTTATGGTGTTAAAGTTTTAATTAACGGAGTTCAACAATCCGTAAACAACTACGCATTTGATTATAAAACTGGTGTTTTACAATTCGCATCAACCGCTGTTGCACCAACAAGTGGGCAAGTTGTAACCATATCTGCTTATCAATATGTCGGTAGATTATTATCATCACAAATTGGTGGTGGAGGATCTTCAATTTATGATATTTTTAAACCCACAGGTTCATTTTTTGCAACAACGAATGATTTACAAGTTACGGGTTCATTAAAGATAACATCTGGTTCCGCTTTATTTGTTAGTTCAAGTATAACTGCCAATAATAGTAATGTATATCTTACAAGTGGTAGTGGTCTTTATATTAAAGATAACGCAGTTGTAGATATTACAGGATCACTTAATATGTCTGGTTCTGTTAGAATTAAAGGTGATTTAATTGTCGAGGGTACAACTATAATGAGACAACCTAATGATCCAAATCTTGACACGCTTATTGTGTCTGGTGCTATGAATATAGTTAAAAACGAAATAAATGCGCAATTAGTTAGGGCGCAATTAAAGATAGAGAATCTTGGTGCATTATCAGATAGAGCACAAATTAGTGTTCTTGACTGTGGAGATGGATTTTTCTAATTAAAAATAAAGTATTTATATAAATAAAACAATTAAACACAAAAGATGGCACAAATAATTAAACAGAGAAGAGGTAGTATAACCCAATTAAAGGATGTTACAGCCAGAATTAGTGAGCTTGTTGTTGCAACTGGATCAATTGGTAACCTAAACGGACCATTCCTTTTTGTTGGAGAAACAGAAGGTGTAGCCGGCGCATATAGACCAATTTCTAAGATTTATCAGGGATCAGCGGCACCAACGATCACAGTCGGTTCATACGGTTCGATATTAGATGGTACACCCTTCTATGCATCTGCTAATAAATCATTATACATACTTAGTCAAGCCGGTAATTCTAGAATGGATTTTACTGGTAACATTGAAGGTAACACAATATCTAATGTTACTATTACCTCTTTAACAGGTAGTAACGCAAATTATACAAACCTAACAGGAACAACACTTACAAGTACAAATGGTAATATCACATCGCTTACTGGTAGTAACGCAGTTGTTACAAATATAACGGGAACCACAATAACAGGTTCGAATGTACGGGTAACAAACGATTTAAATGTTGGTGGAAAAGTAACCGTAACTGGAGATATTTCTGGATCTAATTTAAATTTAACAGGAAACGCAACAATTGATGGTGATATAGTTTTAAAGGGTAATATTAGTATTGGTAACCAAACAACAGATTTAGTTACATTTGGTGCTGACGTTAGTTCTTCAATTTTACCAGATGTACACAATGCATTCGATTTAGGTTCTTCAGAAAAAAATTGGAGAAACTTACACGTAAGTGGAACCGGGTATATTCAAACATTACAAGTAAATCAAGTAACTGTTACAAATATAGATGTTACAGGAGATTTAAGAGTTAGTGGTAGTACATTTTTAGGTAATGGTGGAGATAGTACAGTTATTAGTGGTTCAGTATACAATGACCAATTAACCGATAACAGAGTTCTTATTGTTGGGCCAAATGGTAGAATAGAAGATAGTCAATATTTCACATTTGATGATGTAACATTAAAAGTTGGTACTGGAGGTGGAAATTTTGAGGTTGGTACTGCCGCTGGTGACGTTAGAACTTCAGGTTCATTATTAGTTAAAAGTGGTACAACTATAACAGGTTCCTTAAACGTAACCGGTTCGGTTAATTTAAAGGGTAACACAACGGTAACAGGTTCATTAGATGTTACGGGTTCTGCAAATGTAGTAGGCCCGGTTGATGTTAAGGGTGATACAAAATTAACTGGTTCTTTAAATGTTAGTGGTTCTGCAAATGTAGTAGGTCCGGTCGATATTAAAGGGGACACAAAAATGACTGGTTCATTAAATGTAACCAACATCAAGGGTACAGGTTCGGTTTATTTACAACCCAACCAAGCCGACGCAAGATATTTTGAAATTTATAACACAGCAGCAAGTGGTGACGTACACATTAAATCTAATCAGGGATTAAGTTTCTTTGGTGATGATACCAATTATTTATTAATTAATGATGGCGCACAAACAGCAACAATTGTTGGTGTAAACGGTGTATTTGTTAGTTCTTCATTAACTGTAACTGGTTCTTTAAATGTTAGTGGTTCACAAACAATATCAAATAATTTAAATGTTTCAGGTAGTGCGTCTGTAACAGGAGCATTCACAGTAGGTTCAGGATCAATGACAAGTTTAGGTGGTGACTTATATGTGTCAGGTAACCTACAAGTTTTAGGTTCATCAACAAGTGTTAATATCCAATCACAAACGGTTGAATTGGATGATAACATCATTAGATTAAACGCTTATTCACCATTCCAAAGTTATGCTGGATTTGAAGTTATGGATTCAGGATCATCAGGTGTTTCGGCTTCAATGCTTTGGGATTCACAAAATGATTATTGGATAGTAACAAATCAAAATGGTTCAGGTAGTAAATTTGTAGGTACAACGTTCGGAGCACAAGGTTCTGAAGTTAATTTAACAAGTGGAACATTCCCAATTGCAACATCAAACAATACAATTGGTGATAGTTTATTAACAGATAATGCAACAACATTAAGTTATAATACCAATAAATTTCAAGTAACAGCATCAGATGGTGCTACTTTAATTGCGGGTAACGTAACCGTAAGTTCTGCTGGCGGTTCAGATTCAGGAACTAAGACTTCTAGAGTGGTTTTCAGAAACTCATCTAACGTTTTAGGTTATGTTTCAGCAACTGAATCAACAGATGTTCTTGATGGAATTTTAGGATATAAAAATTCAGACGGGGCTCTTAAGTTCTCAACTCTAATTGACGGAGGAACGTACTAAACGGTCATTTTAAAATAATAATTAAGGGAGGAATAAAAACCTCCCTTTTTTTATTTATTTAATCCCAATTTTTGTGTATTTATAGTTAAGACCTACATAGGTCATAATTAACCGTGGTATATACCACAAACACATAGGAGAGAACCATACATATGGCACAAATAGTAAAACTGCGTAGGAGTAGTGTATCCGGTCAAAAACCAACTAACTCAAATCTACAATTAGGTGAATTAGCTTTAAACACTACCGATGGTAAGGTTTATATGGCTAAATCAGGTTCTCTCGGACCATCAGTTGAAGAACTGATAACAACAAACACGGTTAATACGGGCTCTTTACAATTAGTAGGCTCAATTACAGCATCGGCATTTAGTGGTAGTGCTGCTGGATTAATAAATGTTCCATTTCAAATTTCAGGTTCTGATTTAAGTGGTAACACATACAACAAACAATTTACAAAATTACAATTTGATGATAGTACTGGTTTAAATGTTGAAGAAATAAATCCAGGAACCGCATTTATATCAATTGGTTCTCACTTTAAAGATATTTTTGTTTCAGGTTCACCAATATTAAGTGCAACAGGTTCAGATGCGTTTGAAGTTATTGGTGCGGGTGGTCTTGGAATTTCAACATCAATCACAGATACTAATGGTAATGGATATGTTAAAGAATTAACAATTAGTGCAACAAGTTTATCTTCTTCATTAAATAATAGAATGGATACCATTACGGGTTCCATCACAACTTTATCATCCTCATTAAATTCGAGAATTAATACCCTTAATACATTTACATCAAGTGTTGTGTTAACATCACAAACATCTTCGATGAATGTGTTAAGTGCATCATATGCGTTAACAGCGGCATTTGCATTAAACGCAGGTGCTGGTGGAGGTGGAGGATCGGCTATAGGTTCATATAGTTCTTTAGAAGTTACAAGTGCGGCTTCAACATGGAGTTTTGCACATAACTCTGGACAACAATACCCAATATTTCAAGTTTTTGATAGTAATGGTTTTGTTGTTATTCCAAGTCAAATTAGAGCGATTGATGAAGATCTCGCTGAAATTATTTTTCCAAGTCCACAAACAGGTATAGTAATTGCATCACTAGGAGGTGGTAATGGAACAACACAGGAATTTACAAGTTCATCTTTATGGACAGTTGACCACTATTTGGGAACAGATTATCCCGATGTAACGGTTTGGGATTCAAATAGAAATATTGTTTTTCCAAATAGAATTGAGTCGGTTAATACCAACCAAGTAAAAATTTATTTTAGTCAAGCAATATCGGGTAATGTTAGTGTATCAAGAGGTGGTCATGTTGTAACTGGAAGTATAACTTGGGCTAATGTATTAAATAAACCATCAGGTTTAGTTTCAGGTTCATCACAATTAACAGGGTCTTATGACACTCGTTATGTGTTAAGTGGATCAATTACACAAACAACTTGGGATAATATTGCAAACAAACCAAGTGGATTAATATCAGGTTCAGTACAAGTAGACTTAACGAGTACAACTGGATATTCAACATTTAGTTCTAGTATATCTACAAGCATAGGTGCATTATCTTCATCGGTTGCAACAACAACTAGTGGATTAAGTTCAAGCATTGGTTCGTTGAGTTCTAGTATTGCAACAACAACTAGTGGATTAAGTTCTTCGATTGGAAGTTTATCTTCATCAGTAGCAACAACAACCAGCGGATTAACAAGTACAATAACAAGTTTAAGTTCATCATTAACATCTTCAATAGGTTCTTTATCTTCATCAGTAGCAACAACAACTAGTGGACTAAGTTCTTCTATAGGAAGTTTAAGTTCAAGCGTTGCCTCAATTGATAATACACAAAATGGTAGATTAGATTCACTTGAAACTACTAGTGGTAGCATTAGAAGTGATTTTAATACATTCACATCCTCTTATAATACAGGTTCATTTACAGGTTCATTCAAAGGTGATGGTACAAATCTTTATAACATTCCAGCAAGTGGTGTAACCGGACTTAATTTAAATAAAATAATTTCGGGTTCGGTTAGTGCATCAATATCACCAGATAGAGGTTTAGAAATAAACACAAATGTTTATATTGATGGTTCTTTAACCGCCAAAGAATTATTTATTAATTATGTAACATCTTCTGTTCTTCTTCAAAGTGGTAGTACAAAATTTGGTGATACATCAGACGATAATCATTTATTTACGGGGTCAATATTAGTTGATGGAAAAGTTAATGCAAGTTCATTAACAGGATCTATTAATTTTAATAATTTAACTAACGTACCTACATTAGTTTCAGGTAGTTCACAAATTGATATAACAGGAACAACAGGTTATTCAACCTTTAGTTCTAGTATATCTACAAGTATTGGTTCTTTAAGTTCCTCAGTTGCAACTACCACGTCAGGATTAAGTTCTTCTATAGGAAGTTTAAGTTCTTCAGTATCTACAAGTATTGGTTCATTAAGTTCTAGTGTTGCAACAACAACACTTGATTTAAAAAATCGTGTTGATTCAATTGAAGGTATAACCGGTTCTATTTCATCATTAAATTCATTTACATCTTCAATTAATACAACAATTAAGAGTAAGTTAGATAGTGATGGTGTTATATCTGGTTCGATACAAGTTATTTATAGTGGTTTAACAGGAATACCTTCAGGTATTGTATCTGGAAGTTCACAAATTATTTATTCAGGATTAACAGGAATACCATCAGGTATTGTTTCAGGTAGCTCACAATTAACAGGTTCATATGACACACGTTATGTTCTTAGCGGAAGTATAACACAGACAACTTGGGATAATATTGCAAATAAACCAAATGATATTGTTTCAAGTAGTAATCAAATAAGTGCATTTGGATTTTTACAAACAAGTTCATTTAACACATACACATCAAGTAATGATGGTAGAGTTTCTTCATTAGAATCTTTTACCGCATCATTAAATACGAATTATGTTAGTGAAACAGAATTTGGTACGTATACAGGTTCGATTAACACATTTACAAGTAGTGTAAACACATACACATCAAGTAATGATGGTAGAGTTTCTTCATTAGAAAGTAAAACAGGTAGTTATGCAACAACAGGAAGTAATTCATTTATTGGTACTGAAAGAGTAACAGGTAGTTTAATTGTATCAAGTTCTTTAAATGTAATTGGAACTCAAAATGTAACAGGTAGTTTAATTGTATCAAGTTCTTTAAATGTAATTGGAACTCAAAATGTAACAGGTAGTTTAATTGTATCCAATTCTTTAAAAGTAATTGGTAATCAAAATATAAATGGTAATTTATCTGTAACAGGTAGTGTTGTAATATCGGGTTCATTAGATTTATCAAACGCAAATGTTGATAATTCAAGATATCTACACATACAATCTACTAGCGGAACCACTTGGAATATTGTTCACAATTTAAATTATTTATATCCAAGTATCACAGTATATGACGCATCAAATAAGGTGATGTTACCTGATGAAATTACATCAATTGATGCGAATACAACACAAGTAACATTTGCGGTTGCAGAAAGTGGACACGCTTTGGCTTCAGTCGGTGGTATATCAACAAGCACGGCTGATAGATATCTACATACACAAACATCTGCAACAGGTTCGTGGGTTATTGACCATAACATTGGTTACAAATATGTAACAATAAATGTTTATGATGGTGCTGACGAACAATTAATACCACAAAAAATAACTGCGGTTTCTGTTAACAGAACACAAATTGATTTTGCAACACCAACAACAGGTAATGCAATTATAACTGTAGGTGGACCTCGTACAACATCATTATTTGTTCAAACAGGTTCATTCTATAATACAACAACTAACATTGGAATCTCAGGTTCGTTGGTTGTAACAGGTGATGTGGATGGTAATAGTTTCAACACAACATCTGATAAGAAATTAAAAACAAATCTTGTTAGAATTGAAAACGCATTAGATAAGATTGAAAAATTAAATGGTTATACATTTGATTGGTTAGAAGAATATAGTGAAGATAGAACAAGACAAATCGGAATGGTTGCCGATGAGGTATATGAAGTACAACCAGAATTGATATCACATAGAAATATTGTTTTATCAAACAAAGAAGAAAAAATAAAATTATTAGACTACTCTAAAGTGACGGCAATATTAATTGAAGCAATTAAAGAGTTGAACGATAAGGTTACAAAATTAGAAAATAAAAAGAAGAAAAAATGAGAATAGACGGACCTCAAATTACAGGTAGTTTTAATTTAAATGGTGATGTAATTGGTGATTTAGATGCGTTGGTAACAACATCATCATTAAACACCTATACTTCATCGATAGGAACGACGATGGGTCACGTAAACACCGCAACCCATTCATTAAACACGTTCACAAGTAGTGCAACTACAAAACTAAACTCAATTGAAGGGGTAACTGGTTCATATGCAACAACTGGTAGTAACTTATTTGTTGGAACTCAGACATCATCTGGTTCTATTGTACCATCAGTTAATAACACATATGACTTAGGAAGTCCAACACACCAATTTCGTCACGTCTATATTTCTTCAGGTTCATTATATGTTAATGGAACAAAGGTATTAGGTAGTACCGCACAAGAATTACAAATTACAACCGACGCTGGACAATCGTTTAAAATATTAGAATCAAGTTCAGATACAATCACACTACAATCTGCTGATGGAAATATTACATTAACATCAACAGGTCAAGGTGATATTGTTATGGACCCAAATACGGGTGTTATTGGTTTAAAAGGTACGGTTACAATTTATACAGGAAATAAAATAACATCAAGTGATGGAAATGCAATTCAATTCGGTAATGGTATTGCCGTTACTGGTAGTATTGTTGCAACTGGAACCGCTTTAGTTTCTGGTTCATCACAAATTACATATAGTGGATTAAGTGGTTTACCTAGTAATATTATAAGTGGTAGTGGTCAATTAACAACATTGGGAATTGCAACAACTGGTAGCAATACCTTTAATGGTAATTTAACTGTTACAGGATTTATTGATGCACAAGAATTAAGAACAACATATATCAGTTCTTCCATATTATATCGTTCAGGATCAACAAAGTTTGGTGACGAATTAACGGACACACATTCATTTACTGGTTCCATTTTAATTAGCGGAAGTATTAGTGTTCCTGGTTCTAATTTGGTATCAGGGAGCTCACAAGTATTAAACGGTAGTGGTGTGTTTAGCGGTAGTGCTCAATTACCATCTGGTATTGTATCTAGTTCAGCACAAACAATTGCAAATTTACCGTCAGGTGTTGTATCTGGTAGTGCACAGACGATTGCTAATTTACCATCGGGTACGGTTTCGGGTAGTGCACAAACGATTGCAAATTTACCAAGCGGAACAGTATCGGGTAGTGTACAAGTTGATGTTATGTCAACAACAAACATTGCTCGGTTGGCAACAACTGGTTCAAATACATTTACAAGTAATCAAATTGTTAGTGGTGCATTTACAACAACTGGAGATATTAACGTTAATTCAAGTGGTATTATAATTAATAGAAACACATCTGGAGAACCATATTTGTTTTTTAGAAAAGATGGTGTTAATAGAGGTTCTATATATGGTATAACAGGTGGTGGTTTAAGAATGTTTGACCAAAGCGATAATCAAGTTCTAACTATGACCGGTAGTATGATAGGAATAAATAAATCATCACCTAGCGGCACACTTGATGTTCAATCATCGGGAGCAAATGGTATTGTTTTATCTTCTGATTCTAATGATACTAATAATAGTGGTAGAATATTCTTAATGAGAACCGGTGGTGAGGGGTTTGCAATTATGAATAATTCTGGTAACTTAAGTTTTAGAAGTAACGCAATACCAGGAAACACATCAGGTAATGAAAGAATGAAGTTAGATTCTTCGCATAATTTAATATTAAATAATGGTTTAACTGTTGCGGGTGCAACTAACCATACTGGTGCGGTAAGGATGAATAATAGTTCTGCGGGTAATTCACCTAAAATTACTTTTGGTACTGAAGATGAAAGTATTGCAGGAAATAAATCAATTTATCTTGATACCTATTGGATGATTCTTCAACCTCACGTAAATGAGGGTTTAAGAGTTAGATTTGTTAATGGGTCAGGAACACAAACTGAGACCGTTAGACTTCAATCAACCCAAGCAAGTTTTTACACATCCATAAGTTCTTCAAGTAGTATATCCGCTTCAGGTAATATGGGAGCAAGAAACTTTAATAACTTAGTTAGAAGTTGGTCCTCAAATGGTTCATATGTTTGGCACGAACAATTAAATGCAATCGCAAGTGTTTTTGATGATGGTGGATTGTATAGAGCATTTATTAGAGAATCAAATGCTGCACATTATTATGGATATATGTTTGACATTAATGTTAGTAGTAAAGGATATGGAGGAACATCACTTCAATATGTTGTTCGAAATATGACATCGTCTAATGGAGCGTGGCCAGCAGGTTGTGGAGCAACTTCATTTGCATCAATAGATAATAGTGGATTTACAAAACAAAGTAGTGGTTGTTTTGATACTTTACATTTATATATAACAAAAATAGGAGGTTAAAATTTAAAAATATGGCAATTAATATTACTATAGTATCAATTAAAAAAACAGATAATTTAGAGTTACCAAATGTGGTTACAGAAATTACCTATAAAATAACTAAAGAAGAAAATGGTAAAACCGCTTCATTAGAAGGTTTTGCTAATTTAGATTTTAGTGAGTTAACACAAGAAAATTATATCCCAATTTCAGGATTAACTGAAAATATGATTAAAGATTGGGTATTGAATTCAATTGGAGATAGAATCACATCAATTGAAAGTTATTTGGATAATGAAATTGAAACTCAAGAAGAGAAATTAAAAATTGTTTCTACTGAAATAAAATTACCTTGGGAAACTAATTAAAACTATTTATAACTAATGGCAAACGGAGCATTTAAATTTAAAGACAATTCGGGTAATGTGGTATCATTTATCTCAGGAAGTGGTTCAAATATATCATTTTCAGGAGGTACGCTTGACCTATCAGGAATGACAGGTCTAACCTTAGGTAATCTTACCTTAAGTGGTACAACACAGAACGCAATATCGGCTTCACACGCTGCGAGTTATCTATTAACATCTTCGTTTAACACATATAGTGGAACAACCGATACAGTTATCGGAACACTACAAACAAGTACAAGTAGTTTAAATAGTTTTACATCAAGTGCAACAAGTAGATTATCATCTATAGAAACATCCACAGGTAGTTTAAACACATTCACCTCAAGTGCAACAACAAGATTAAACTCTATTGAGGGTGTATCAGGTAGTTATGCAACAACAGGTTCCAACTTATTTAAAGGTAATCAAACAATTTCAGGTTCAATTATACCTGCAGTTGACAATGCCTACGATTTAGGTAGTGTTACACATCAATTTAGAGATTTATACCTTTCATCGGCATCATTATACATTGATGGAACAAAAGTTTTAGGTAGTACCGCACAAGAATTACAAATTACAACTGACACAGGTCAGTCATTTAAGATATTAGAAGCTGGTAGTGATAACATTACACTTCAATCTGCCGATGGTAACATTGAATTAAAATCAAGTGGCGGTGGTGATGTTATATTAGACCCAACAACGGGAGTAATTGCACTTAAAGGAACAACCACATTATATGCGGGAAATAAAATTTTATCAAGTGATGGAAACGCAATTCAAATTGGTAATAGTGCAACTATAACTGGTAGTTTAATTGTTACGGGATTTATTGAAACTCAAGAATTAAGAACAACTTATATTTCATCATCTATATTATATAGAAGTGGAAGCACAAAATTCGGAGATGAGTTAAGTGATACTCACACATTTACTGGTAGTTTATTGGTTAGTGGAACGATTAGTGTTCCAGGTTCTGGATTAATTTCAGGATCATCGCAAATATTAAATGGTAGTGGGGTGTTTAGTGGTAGTGCACAATTGCCATCTGGTATTGTTTCTAGTTCCGCACAAACAATTGCAAATTTACCGAGTGGAGTTGTATCAGGTTCTGCACAAACAATTGCTAACTTACCAAGTGGAACCGTAAGTGGTAGTGTTCAAGTTGATGTAATGTCAACAACAAATATTGCTCGGTTGGCAACAACAGGGTCAAACACATTCACAAGTAATCAAATTGTTAGTGGTAGTGTTTATATATCATCAGGTAGTTATTTTAATGTTGGTAGAGGTGCGGATAATAGTTATCCATTTAATGTAACGTCCCAATTTGCAAAAACAGATACTTCAGGTAGAGGTTTAATGTTTTTAGGTTCTAACGAATCAATTGCAACTAATCCTTTTGGGTTGGTTGTAACAGTAACAGGTGCAGCATCGTTAGCGGGTAGAACGGTAACAATGGGAACCACTGATTTTGGTTTAGCTAATGGTGGAACATTAAATTTGAATAATACATTATATGTTACGGGATCTAATATTGGTATTGGAACATCAACCCCAAATGCCTCATTAACAGTATCAGGTGGTGCAATATCTTTTCCATCAAATATGTCATCAGGATTTGTTGGATATTCTTTATTTCAAAATGGAAGTAAATTAACTATTGCAGGTGGTAGTGGTGGTATTCAACTCAACAATACAGCAAATTCAGCGGGACTTGTGAGTTTATTTGATAATGGAAATTTTCTAATAGGAACAACAGGAACAGATGGAGGATACAAGCTAGATGTTAATGGTACAGGAAGGTTTAGTGGTGATTTATATATTGATAATTCAAGTGCATTAGGATATTCAAGATTATGGTTAAGAAATAGTGGTGCATCTAATACTAACTATTTAATTGGTGTTGGTGGAAGTACTTCTGCAAGAGCAAATTTATTTTATATAAATAATACTACTTCTGACACTACTTTATTTAGTATGACATCCACAGGAGCAGCCACATTCTCTGCTAAAGTAAGTGCAAAAGGTGGAAGTGCTTCAGGTGGTTATTATATGGATTATCAAACGGATGGTTCAAGTAGAAGTTTTAGAGTTTCAAGTGAACATTTAGTATATGCTGATTTTGTTATTCAAAGATCAACTACAAGAACAGGAACTACCTACGAAGATTTACTTTATTTTGATGCAAATAGAGCGGCCACATTTTCTAGTAGCATAACGGCAGGAGGTGCAGTTATAGCAAATGTGGCTTCAGGATTTAGAAGCAATACTTACCAAGGTGGATTAAATCCTATTTGGTGTTTTAATACTGCTCCTGCTTATGGTATGGGGTACTACCAAGTTAATACCGATATTTTAGGAATTGGTATGGATGCTATTGGATTTTTCTTTAGTAATACTTCTGCCCCTCAGTTTTTTGTTAAAGCAAATGGAGGTGCATATTTTGAAAATAGTGTAGGTATAGGTGCAAAGTTTCCAAGAACAAGATTACAAGTTACACCAGCATCAAATGCTGAAACTCCTGTTTTAGGTACAGCAACTGGCGCTGTAACATTTACATCTGCAAATACAAACTATGGAATACAGTTTAATAGTACATCAGATGGTTCATATTTTATTCAATCTCAAAGATTTGACGCATCAGCTACAGCGTATGCTCTTGGTTTAAATCCAGTAGGTGGATATGTTTATTTGGGTAAAGGTTGGGGAGCAGCAAACCATAGAATAAACTTAGAAGTAGCACAAGGTAATAACATTCTTGTAGTAAGTGCATATGCTGGGGCTTCTAATGATAGTGTTCTTATAAGGGCGGCATCTGGAGCTAATCCTAACGATGCGGGTACCACAATGGGGGTTACAACTAACAGTGCAACGGGAAGATCAATATCAGCAGGTGGGACTATTAATGCATCCGGTAATGACTATGCTGAGTATATGTTAAAAGCTGTTACTGATAATATTTCTAAAGGTGATATTGTTGGTATAGATAATGAAGGATTACTTACAAATATATTTTCTGATTCTGTGTCGTTCGTGGTTAAATCTACAAATCCTTCTTATGTTGGAGGCGATGCTTGGGGAACTGTAGTTGGTAAAAGACCAGAAAGAACAACAGACCAAACAGAAGAAGAGTTTGCACCAATATTAGCAGAATTTGAAGCTAAATTAGAAGTTGAAAGACAAAAGGTAGATAGAATAGCATTTAGTGGTCAGGTTCCAGTAAATGTTACGGGATCAACCGTTGGTGATTATATTATTCCAATATCAACTGAAGACGGAAAAATAACAGGACAAACAATAACAAACCCAACATTTGAACAATATCAAATTTCCGTAGGTAAAGTATGGAAAATAATGGAAGATGGTAGAGCATTTATTGCAGTTAAAATCGGTTAAAACTATTTATTAATATGGCATATAGAATACAAAAACAATTCGTACCGGTAGACACCAACAATGGTGATCCAGATTGGGCAAAAAGACAAATATGGGTATCAAAATTAAACGCAGAAGATTCTGTGGATGAGTTTGATACATTAGAAGAAGCTGAAACCAAAAAGGGTGAATTGGAAACCGCAGATCCGTCTGAAAGAGTTTACAGAATTGTTGAGATCTAATCGGTCAATCGGACTATTTATTTACATATGAAAGTCCATAATCTCACAGTAACGGGTTCCCTAACAAGTGGTGGGGAAGTCATCACATCAATATCTTCATCCACCGTAACTAAACTTGGAAGTTTATCTTCTTCCTTGTCGACAAGTATCGGTCAATTATCATCATCGATGGCATCGTCAATGACAAGTCTATCTTCGTCATTAACGTCAAGTATGGGTAGTTTATCGTCCTCGATGGCGTCTTCTATGACAAGTTTATCTTCGTCATTGACAGGTAGTATGGGTAGTTTATCATCTTCGATGGCAACTTCGATGAATGACCTTTCATCTTCAATGGGAAGTATAATGGCCACCACTGGTAGCAATCTATTTAAAGGTAATCAAACAATATCAGGTTCAATCATACCAGCCGTTAATGGTTTATATGACTTAGGTTCAATAACAAATGAATTTAGAGATTTATATCTTTCTTCCGCATCATTATATATCGACGGAACAAAGGTACTTGGAAGCACAACACAGGAACTTACAATCACAACTGATACAGGACAATCATTTAAGATATTAGAAGCCGGTTCAGACACAATTACATTACAAGCAGCAGACGGAAATATTACACTTGCAACATCAGGTGGTGGAGATGTTATATTAGATCCAACAAGTGGACTTATTGCACTTAAGGGAACAACAACATTATATGCTGGTAATAAAATACTATCATCTGATGGGAATGCAATTCAAATCGGTAATAGTGTAACAATGACAGGTTCATTAATAGTAACCGGATTTATTGAAACACAAGAATTAAGAACAACATATATTAGTAGTTCAATTTTATATAGAAGTGGTAGTACTAAGTTTGGTGACGAATTAGGTGACACACATTCATTTACAGGAAGTTTAACCGTTAGTGGGAGTATTAGTATACCTAGTTCAGGATTGGTCTCAGGATCGTCCCAAATTACGTATGGTGGATTAAGTGGTGTACCAAGTGGTATTATAAGTGGTAGTTCACAATTACCATCTGGATTGGTATCGGGTAGTGTACAAGTATTAAACGGAAGTGGAGTGTTTAGTGGTAGTGCACAATTGCCATCTGGTATTGTTAGCGGTAGTGCACAAACTATTGCTAATTTACCAAGTGGAGTGGTGTCGGGTTCAGCACAAACTATTGCAAATCTACCAAGCGGAACCGTATCTGGTTCTAGTCAAGTATTAAATGGTACAACAATCCATTCTGGTTCATTCTTTAATGGTATCAGTTGTATCTGGTAGTGTGCAGGTGGATGTTATGTCAACAACAAATATTGCTCGGCTCGCAACAACTGGTTCGAACGTATTTACTGGTGCTCAAACAATCAACGCAAGTAATGTGGGTAGAATAAATTTAGGAAATACAACAGAAACAAAAACAGCGGGTGCAATCATCGCACAAACATCCCCATCATATGGTGCAACCGGTAAACTTGGGTTTAGTGTTACAACCTGGGGTGTAAATACTGATTATGATTTAACCGAAGTAATGGCGATAGATATGAGAAGCGCCGATACAAAGGGTGCTATAATTTATATGAATCCATTTGGTGGTGGTCGACTTGGTGTGGGAACACAAAACCCAACAGAAATGTTGCACGTATATGGTTCTGGTTCAGCAACATCAATCAAGGTAGAAACAGCAACAAATCACGCAACATTTTTTGAGGCTAGTACATTTACCGGAACAACTAAAACAAGACTTCAATCTAATTCAAGTGCTGGATTTGTTGGTACAATAACAAGTCACCCATTTGATATTTTTTCTGGAAATGCATTTGCCGCGAGATATAACACGAATGGTAATTTAAATGTTGGATATCAAGGAGATCAAGGAGCTAAATTATATGTCCAAGCAAACCTTGCCTCATATGCTGCATATATTGAACAGCTTGGTGGGGCCACAAGTTCTTATGGTGGTTTAAGAATTACAACAAATAGTACTGGTGTTAACTCTTTATATATTGATAACGCAGGTACTGAACGTTTTTCAGTAAAGGGCAGTGGTGTTGTACATATACAAAACGCTCTTGGTGTTGGTTACAGTGATCCACAATACACTTTACAGGTTCTTAATACAATAGGTTTAAGAGCTAATAGTCAAAACATTAAAGCAATAACAGGTACCGGTTGGGGTTATAGTCCGTCTACATATAAAGTTGTTATGCTTGGTGACACCGCTAATAATGTTACGGTATCAATTGGTTATGATCCATCTGGTAATGCAAATAGTGCATTTAATGGTGCCGGTGGTGAGGTTTTATTTAGAAATGGTGCGTCATTTGCAACACCAAACGCAGCAAATACTTCATTTAATTTAAACACATTAGTATTAAAGGATGGAAAAGTTGGTTTTGGTAACGCCGATCCAACATACGGTGTGGATGTTAGTGGTAATATTAGAATTAATGCTGGTGCAACATCATATCTTTATTTTAGTTCAACAATAACAAATAGATATCTAGCATATAATGGTGCGGATTCTTATTGGAGAAGTGATGGTGTTCATTATTTTGAAAAAACATCTGGATATAAAGGTTCTTGGGATGCTAATGGTAATTTAACAGTAACGGGAACAATAACAGAATCATCAGCTAAAAGATATAAAGAAAATATTAAATTATTAGAAAACTCTTTAGATAAAATCATAAAACTAAGGGGTGTGTCTTATAATAAAATAGAAAGTGGTGATAAAGAAATTGGTTTAATTGCGGAAGAGGTTAATGAGATATTACCTGAGTTAATTACCAAAAACACAAATGGAGAAATTGAATCTGTAGCATATGGTAGAGTGGTTAGTGTTTTAATTGAGGCAATAAAAGAATTAAAAATTGAAATTGAAGAATTAAAATCTAATTTATAATGGCGTCATTACAAGGAACAACGGTAACAACATTTAATGCAACAACATCAGCCACAGCATCCTCTATTTGGAACACATCCTCAGGATCTGTTCAACAATGGGCCGGATATGTTGGTGTACCAACACCTTATTATGAACCATCAAATAATTTTGCTAATTTAATTGGAAATAATAATGGATATGCTTGGATTATGGGTCACGTTTCAATCCCAGCAAATCAATCATATAATAGTTGTCACGATTTTTGGTTTGCATTATCAAGATATGGTATAAAAACCTCTTTTGTTACAACAAACGATGGTTTATTAGGTTTATCACATTATCAAGATCCTGGAAATGCAAACATAAATTATTTAAGAATTACAAATAACTATAATGCAAGTTGGGCTTATGGTAATTATCACGTGTGTGCAACAATCTTTACCGGTAGTGCCAATAACTCGGTCATATCATCAGTTTTAACAAGAATTAATTAATATGGCAACGCTAATAGCATCATCAATCAATGGGACATTAACAGCAACTACTAGTATAGTTTCCCCTAAATTATTACAAACATATTCAACACAACAATTTAAAGAGTATATTGGTAGTGCTTCAATACCTAGTTCTGCAAATAGCGCAACAAATTACATAGATTTGTTTGGAAATACGGGAGCACACGAAAGAATGCTTGGGTATGTTTCCTGGACCGTTTATCAATCACAAATACATACAGGATCATTTATGTTTCAATTATCTGAATATGGTTTAAGTACATACAACTTACAGAATAGTGGATATTGGTCACTCGCTAGACATAATCCAACTTATGGTACTAACTATATTAGATTTACAAATACTGTTGGTACTGAATGGGGTAACGGAACATATTATTTTGTTGCTAGAATAACCGGTTTAGGTGGTCACTCATTTGTATCATCATATTTAACAGAAAGAATAAGATAGTATGGCAAATTTAATAAGCACAACAGCACCAACAATATCAGCGTCTTTAATAACATCACCATTAACATATATGGAGACGGGTAACGGAATGATTGAATATACTGGTTCTGTTTTCTTAAATAACAATGGATCGGTGGATATTTTAACCAATAATAGTGGTTATTCTAGAGTTGTTGGTTTAGGTTATTTTATGGCGGTTAGATCCAGCTCTTCTTGGTCTTTTGGACACTTTAGTTTTCAATGTTCAAGATACGAAACCTCATACACAAATTTATTACAATCAGATTGGGGAGGGTATTCAATAGCTAATTACCAAAATCCGGGTAATGTTGACATAAACTCCGTTAGATTCACAAATACTTCTGGTGATAGTGGGACGTTTTATTTTAATTTTTTATTACAAAACCACGTAAGCGAATCATCGGCAAATTTAACAAGAATTAAATAATTATAATTATGACACATCCATTAGACGACGGAACCGAATTAATAAATCCACAAGATGGAACACCATATACCGAAATTCAAAGGTTTGGTTTTTACACTGGATTACAAGAAGTTTTTGATACGGAATATCAAAGACAAAGAAAGAATGAATATCCACCAATTGAGGAGTATATTGACGGTGTAGTTAAAGGTGATCAATATCAAATTGACGACTATATTCAAAAATGCTTGGCGGTTAAATTAAAATACCCAAAACCAACTAATTAATATTTCCGCCCCATAACCGATATCCCAAGTATTTATAGTTAAACTATAAATTAATGGAATTATACGGTTCGTTATTAAACATTTCGGGGTCAGTAACAGCCTCAGCATTTACCGGTTCCTTCAATGGAGATGGTGGAGGTTTATATAACCTTCCAGCGTCAGGTGTTACAGGTTTAAACCTATCACAAATAGCAAGTGGAAACGCCACAGCATCAATTTCATCATCGGGGTTTACGGTTAATAAAAGTACCCAAATTCAAGGTGATTTATCCGTTACAGGGTCAATTATTGCAACCAACTATATTGTAAGTTCATCTGTAACTTATATGACCACAAGTTTTGCTAGTGGTTCATCTATGTTTGGTAACGATGGTAATGATGTACATCAATTTACAGGTTCCGTTCAAATTACGGGTTCAATATCATTAAATGGACAAGCAATTGGTACGGGTAAGTTAGACGAAACAACATTTCAATCATATACATCATCAATATCAAGTTCAATTGGTTCATTAAGTTCATCAATTGCATTAACAGATGTTTCACAAAGTAATAGATTAACAACGATTGAAGGTAATTATGCAACGACTGGTAGTAATTTATTTAAAGGTAGTCAAACCATATCAGGTTCAATTATACCATCTGTAGATAACACATATGATTTGGGTAGTTCAACATATCAATGGAGAGACGTTTATATCTCTTCAGGGTCATTATACATCGATGGTACTAAAGTATTGGGAAGTACCTCACAGGAACTTACAATTACAACAGATACAGGTCAATCAATTAAAATATTAGAGGCAGGTTCGGATTCAATTATATTACAATCTGCCGATGGTGATATCGAATTAAAATCATCAGGTGGTGGAGATATATTATTTGACCCAACAAACGGTCTTATATCAATTAAGGGAACAACACAAATACAAGATGGTTTTAAAATAACTTCATCAGGTGGAACCAACATAGTTTTTGGTGACACTATAATTGTTAGTGGTTCAATAGATTTAACAGGTAATGTTGATGGTATTGATTTACAATCATTCAGTTCTTCGGTATCTGCAAGTATTAGTTCATTGTTAGGTGGAAATACATCATTAAGTACTAGTATTGCAACCACAACTAGTGGATTAAGTTCTAGTATTGGTTCATTAAGTTCATCGGTTGCAACAACAACAAGTGGATTGAGTTCTAGTATGGGAAGTTTATCTTCATCTGTTGCAACAACAACATCAGATTTAAGTTCTAGTATTGGAAGTTTGTCATCTTCTGTGGCAACTACAACATCAGGATTGAGTTCTAGTATAGCAACAACAACTCTTAACTTAAAAAATCGGGTTGATTCTATTGAAACAACAACAGGTAGTTTAAACACATTCACATCAAGTGCAAGTGGAAGATTAACATCTATCGAAGGAATTACGGGATCAATAAGTTTACTTAACACATATACAGGTAGTAACAATACTGTTATTGGTACTTTACAAACAAGTACAAGTTCATTAAATTCTTATACAAGTTCTAACACAACAAACATAGACGCGATTCACATTTCAACGGGTTCGTTTAAATCGTTTACTTCATCATTCGATACTGCATTTGGAATGAGTGGTGCGGACGTTACCGTTAAAGGTAATTTAACTGTTTCAGGAACACAGACAACGGTCAATTCAACAACAGTTGCCATTGGTGATAATATCATTCAATTAAACGGAACGGGAGCGACAAACGCAGGTTTAGTGGTTAGAGACGCGACCGCACCAAATACCTTATCGGGATCATTATTATGGGATAGTACCAGCGATAAATGGATAGCAGGAACTTTAGGTTCCGAAGATGATATTGTATTAAAAACAGCAACTCAAACATTAACAAATAAAACAATTAATGCGTCACAATTAGTCGATGCATCTGTAACAAACACTAAATTAGCTAATTCATCTATAACAATAGCTGGAACATCAACATCATTAGGTGGTACAATATCTGCAGCGACAATATTATCAGGTACGGGAACTGTATCGGGGTCTGCACAAATTGATTTAACCGCAACAGCAAATTACGCTTCAGGTATATTAACAAGATTAAATGCGGTTGGTGTATTTTCTGGTTCTGCTCAGGTTACTGGAATTGGTAATGCACAATTAACAAATTCATCTGTAACCGTTACTGCAGGTACAGGTATGAGTGGCGGTGGTGCAGTATCGTTAGGAGGTACTGTAACATTAACAAATGCGGGTGTAACTTCATTAACAACTAACACTGGTTTAAGTTCAAACGTAAGTGCAACAGGTGCGGTTACAATTACAAATACAATAACTAATAATAACCAATTAACCAATGGTGCGGGATATATAACCTCCGCAGGTACAGCAACTAATGTTAGTGGAATAGTTGCAGTTGTAAATGGTGGTACAGGTGCGTCAACCACATCTACAGCAAGAACAAACTTAGGATTGGCAATTGGTTCAGATGTTTTAGCATATAGAACATTTGGAACCGCAGCAAATAATAACACAGGCGATTTTGCTTTAGTTAATGCCACACATTATGTTGGTACAACAGCAATCGCAGCTAACAGAGCATCCGCATCACAAACATTAACGGGAGTGTCAATTGATGGTAATGCTGCAACCGCAACAATTTTTAATAATGGTAGTCTATATATTTCAACAGTAAATGGAAATACCTTAAATTCGGGATTTAGTAATGCAGGAGATGGTAGTGATATTTGGATTAACTATAGAGGATATAATGACGCTCAGTTATACTTTAGAGATTTTAGGGTGGGTAATGGAAAAGGTACGCAAATTGCTTTATTTACCGGTTCTAATGGTAGTTTAGCGGTAACAGGTACCATAGGAGCATCAAACTATAGTGGAACACATAGTGGAGCATCTTCAGGAACAAATACTGGTGACCAAACAAATATTTCGGGTAATGCTGCAACCGCAACAACTGCCGGTAGTACTGGTACATTATCAAGTAATGCTGTTACAAATGGATATTTGGTTATCGGTGGTAACTATTCAAACAACGCATATAATGGTGTTGCTGGTGGAACAAGATTAATGTTTGGTGGCGGTAACTCTGATGCTGTTGATAATTACTACATTGGTACAAATATGGAAGATTATGGTGGTAACTACAATAAATTAGATTTAAGATGGCATACAGGTATTCGTATGGGTGCACAGGCGGGTTATGGCGGTATTAGATTTTACAATAATGAAGACTTAAGTTCCGTTCTATTTTCAATCGGTGCCAGTGATGGTAACGTTAGAAGCCACACGAATTTATTACCATCTGCAAACAATTCATACAATTTAGGTAGTGCATCACTTAGATGGGCTAACTTATACACCAACGACTTACATTTAAGTAATGAAGGTAAAGAAGGTGGAAATGAAATAGATGGAACAACAGGTGACTGGACTATACAAGAAGGTCAAGAAAATCTGTATATTATAAATCATAAGAACGGTAAGAAGTTCAAAATAGATTTAACTGAAATAGTATAGTATGCCATTAAATGTAGAAGGTACAATATTTGGAGATAAAACAATCACACCAGCATCTGGTACATTGTCATTACCAAGCACATCATTGGCAATTAGTGGTTGGCATAGAAGAGGTATTAATAATCCAATATTTAGAGCAAATGGATCATTACAAGCGTGGCGGTACCCAACTGATTCTGGTTGGAATGGAGCAGCAACTTGGAATATATTAGATTCAAGAATTGCATGGGTAACAACGGATAGAACAGGTAATTTTAGCACATCAACAGGTAGGTTCACCGCACCTTCTGCTGGTTATTATCATTTCATGATGAATCTTTATATGTTAAACGATATTTCCGCACCATACAACACCGGTGCCGGTTATATTCACCCACAATTTGCAAAAAATGGTGGATTAGGTTGGAATAATGGTCAAACACCATATACAATTTACACATATGGTGCCGCAGGAAATTATCCCGATGGTATTGATATATCTGCGGTTATGTCTTTAGCTGCGGGTGACTATGTTGATATTAGAGTTTACATTAATGCGAGCACAACTAGACTTTATGGTGCACACACAGGATTTTGGGGGTGGAAAATTGGTTAAAAATTAATTATATTTATAAAAAACAAAAAATATGGCACAGTACACAGTAACATTAACAGACGCACAAGAGAAAGCATTAAGATGGGTTGCAGTAGATCCACAAGATTGGTTTGAAAATTTTGTATTTGCGAGATGTGAATCCGCAATTGATGAAATTGTAAGTAATGAGATAACAAGAAAATTAGCTGCGGGTGAAACAATATCAGGGTCAAAAGAAGAAATTGTTATGGCGTCAAACATTGTTTCGGCTGAAGAAAGAAGTCTAATACAACCAGATGTCTATAACGATATGATAAACCCAACACCAGATCCCTTTTTATAATGCCAATTTATTTAGGAGGAGCAACATATAGTAACAATACAATCGCTGGTGCCAGTGGTGCGCTAGCGTTGACCGGTAATTTGGTTCAACCATCACCTTCGGCCTATTCAACAACTATTGGTGTTCAACCAGCATTTAATGCAAATGGTAGTGGAGCTTGGATTTATCCATCTGCATTTGGTGGTGGAAATGCTTGGAGAGAATTGGGTAGTCCAATTGGCTGGGGTGTAACGCAACAAGGTGCAGGATCTTATGGTTTTAGTACGTCTACTGGTAGATATACGGCACCCGTTGCGGGAAAGTATTATTTTCATTCCTCAACATATTATAATATTGATAGTAATAGTACATCAGGGTATATTCATTATCAATTAGCAATAAATGGTAATGTAACTTGGAACAATAGTAGAACCCCATATAATATTTATGGTCATGGAGAATTAGCGAATCACTCAGATGGTATAAACGTATCGGCAATAATGAGTTTAGGTGTTGGCGATTACGCTAGTGTGATTCCATATTGGGGTGGTACGATTGGTAGACTTTATGGTAGTTATACATTATTCTGTGGATATTTAATAGGTTAAGTTATGGCAATATACGTAGGAGATACAACATATTCTGAATCAACAATAAATCAAAACTCTGGTGCGTTTGATACGGGAGTATCCTTGAATGGTAATTTAAGTGTTGGTACAAATTTACGGGCATCAGGACAACCATCTTTTAATGCCTCTGGAACTGTGGCTACTTGGATGTACTCCGCAAATTTTGGAGGAACTGGATGGAGAGAAGTTGGTAGTCAAATGGGTTATACTTCAACGCAAGTTGGTTCCGGTTTTAGTAATTCAACAGGTAGATTCACCGCACCATTAGCTGGTCATTATTATTTTTACGCACAAGCATATTATTACAATGACAACAATTCAACATCTGGATATATCCATTTTGGATTCGGTAAAAATGGTGTAGACTCTTGGAATGAAGGATATACCCCATTAAACATATATGGTCACGGTGCCGTTGCGAATCACGTAGATGGTATTCATACACACGGTATTATTTATTTAGGTATAGGTGACTATGTTAGTGTTAGACCATATTTTGGTGGGGGTGTTGGTAGATTCTACTCAGATTACTTTTTATTTACGGGAATGTTTTTAGGTGCTATGTAATTTACATTCTAATAAAAATTATATATATTTTACCTATGAATAACATAGGATTTGGAATATTTTGTTTTGGTGAAGACTATTATTATCGAGGAACCAAAGAAAAAATTAAACAACTATTAAATGCTGAATTATCTGTTTACGTATTAACAGACAAACCTGAAGAATTTATAGAATACCCACAAGTACATGTTATCCAATACAATAGACACTTAAAGTCATATTCAGATAAGATGATATTACCAAAATACATCTTAAAAAATCATGATATTTGCATTTTACTTGATGCGGACACACACGTCACAGATTATTCATTTTTAGAATTATTAAAAACATATAGTTTTAATAAAGGTGTATCATATATTGATACTTTATTGAATCATAGTGCAAAAAAAGGTATTGTAAAAGATTTGGTTAATCAAACCAATCCCGAATGGAAAACATATGTTGAATACGCATCTAAACTATATCCACCATTCTTTAATTTTGAAACAATGTGGGAATACTTCTTAGTTATTAATAAAGATGGATTTGATGTGAATTCATTTTACTATTATTATGAGAAATTACAAGTGGTAAAAGAATTTTCAGACTTACCTTTGAAAAAAGAAATAAGTGGTGCGGGTGAAGGTATATCAATACAAATAAGTTGCAAATCTGCTAATATAGAAATACAAAGAGATCTCGTATTGTATGGTTTACTAGAAGGTAAGATGATAAGTATAAGTAGAATACACACACCACGACATTTGTGGCCAAATTGGATGAAATGATAACAAATAACGATTACATAAAAAACAATATTACCAACAACGGTGATCAACCAGTACCATATAGATGGACACATGGGGCTACCGATTTACATATGGGTGATGGTATTATTGTATATTCTATGATTCAACACATGAGAGCCAAAAATTGTGTATGTATTGGTTCTGGTGGTGGATTTATACCTAGAATAATGACACAGGCTAGAATCGACTTATATCACGCTAATATCTTTGAGGGTGATGATAACCATAGTTGGGGTGATATTGGAGCTACATATGTTGTTGATGCATGTAATGGTATTGGAGGACCAAATGATTTAGATGATAAAAATTCCTTTTATAGAAAAAATTTTAATCCTAGGTTTATTAAAGAAACCTCGGAAGCTGCGTTTTATAATTTCTTTATTAGACAAGATATTAAAATAGATTTATTATTTATCGACGGCGATCATTCATACGAGGGTGTTAAGAAGGATTTTGATCTTTATTCTCAAATATTATCACCCAAAGGTGTTATCATCTTACATGATACGGACGATGAATATGAAGAAACATTAATTGTTTCCGAAGACTCAAAAAAAGATCACCATAGATTTGATGGCCCAAGCAAACTGGTTAAAGAACTCCAAAAAAATTCTGACTGGAACTTGATTAATTTACATAATTTCCGTATATTAATGGATAAACCATCATCTAGTGGTATAACCATTATTAATAGGAAATATGATTAGGCTTTTAACAGTTATTGCTGACGGAATTGAATTACTTCCACACTTCATAAAACACTATCGACAATATGTTGATGAAATCAATATTGCTGTTTATGAAACAGATGCACATCCATTATTAGGTAATGAAATATCACAACTCATTGGAAATGAGGAGAATGTTAAGATAGTAAAGGTCATTAAAAACAAAACATATGATGTTGATAAGGCCACTCTATTATATAATTTTATAAAGTCACAAAAGCCAAATGATTGGTGGGTTATTGCTAACATTAATGAATTTCATTTATATCCACACGACAATCTCCGTTATATGATTGATAATTGTGAAGAGAATGGTTATCAATTAGTTAGAGGTGGTGTAATAGATAGAATTTCCACAGATAGTCAATACTCACAAATTATTGAAGATCAATTAATATTTGATCAATACCCAACAATGGGTTTTTTTGCACACCCGATGAATAAAAAAAACCCTAACAGAGTCTGCGTGATGAAAGGTCATATCGAATTAACTCCTGGTCAACACTATGCCAAAATAGATGGTGAAACAACATGGAAGTGGCAAGGATGGGAACATCCATTAATAGCTAAAACATACACAGTTCAAGTACATGATTTCAAGTTAGATTCTAAAACTACAGACCAATTAAGAAAAAATAAATTTAAAATAGATTTAAATAACCCAGATTTTATGATTCAGGGTAATGGAGAAATACCTAAACATCGGGTTTATAGAAAATGGGATAAACTAATAAAAAAAATAACATCAATATGAGTACTAAAGCAGAAAAAGAACAAGAAGAATTGCTTTTGGAACAACGCAAAGTAAAAGCATTAGAAAAAATTGCAAATTCAATGGATGCCTTAACCGTTTGGTTTGAGGAGGTTGATAAACAAGAATGGAGTGATAGAATTCAACATTACTTGGCTGAATGGCACAAATCAATACAACCTAAAGATCCAACAATAAATGGGTAAACATAAATTAGGTATCATTGTTCCGTATCGAAATAGAGCAAATCAACTTGGTCTTTTTAAAAGAAGTATGTCACATTTTTTAAAAAAAGAACACATTGATCATGAGATCTTTATTATCGAACAAGATGGTGCAAAATTATTTAATAGAGGTATGATATTAAACATTGGTTTTAACTATGCGGTAAAGCGTGGTTGTGACTATGTTGCTTTTCATGATATTGACATGTTACCACTATATGTAGATTATTCATATTCAGACGTTCCACTTCATTTAGCTACAGACTTCGAATTTGAAAAAGGGGAAAAAGAAAGAGAAATTTTTGAAGAATATTTTGGGGGTGTAACATTATTCCCGGTTGAAGCATTTAAAAAAATTAATGGTTACTCTAACAAATATTGGGGATGGGGTTATGAAGATACCGATTTATTATTAAGATGTAGAATTAATGATATTGAATTAAATACCCTAAAAATAAAGAACATGGGTAAAAACGGGAAGGCGTTAAAATTCAATGGAGTAAACACCTATGTTGAATGTGAAAACACGATTGATTTAAATAATGATGCAACATTTTTTATTTCCTTTTGCCCAGAAAATATGATATTTGATCATAAAAAAGATAGTGATGAGTTTACTGTCTTTAGCATACCTGGATGGGATTTTGCAATATCCTATAATTCTTTTTGTAGATATAATTTTTGTGCATTTGATAGTAAACATACTCCACATTTTGTTAATTCAGAAATTAAAACCAACTATAAAACAAACATGGTTGTTGTTTTTAATAGAGATGAAAAATTTATCAAGGTGTATCAAGACGGTGAGTTAATTGGAAAAACAGAATGTTTTAAAAGACTTTTATATTATAAAAAAGAACCAAAATTTTATCTAGGCGCCGGAAAGCCAGAAAGGGAAAAGATACCAAATCACTTTAAAGGAACAATAGATAGTTTCGCCTACTTCGATAAGATGTTGTCAGAAGAAGAAATTAAAGAAATATCTAATAATGAAACATTTTACTTGAATGAATCTTTTGGGGAATATAAATCTAAAAACGATCTTAAAATTTATTACGATGGTGATTTTATTGAAAATTATCAGTTAGTTGATTTAAGTAATAATGGTGTAAAAGGTAAAATATTTAATTGTGAAATAATAAAACAAAACTATCCAGAATATACCGAATTAAAAGTTCCGCATAGAAGAAGATCAAAATTTAAATCAATTAAACATGAGGAAAATGGATTTCTGGGAAATAGATGGAAAGATGATAATACCAGATGGAATCAATTAAGATTTCATAATGAGGTTTCTTTAAATAATAATTTAATGATTGATGATGGGGTATCAAGTGTGGAATTTGTTCAACACGCATTCATTAAAGACAATAATACGTATCAAGCAATAGTTGGAATATGAGTCATAAATTAGGTATATGTATACCATATAGAAACAGAAAGGATCACATTGAAAGGTTAATACCTCATTTAACAAAACATTTAAATGAAAAAGGTATTGAACACGCATTTTATGTTGGGCATCAAATAGATGATAAACTTTTTAATCGAGGTGCAATGAAAAATATTGCAGCTCATTACGCATTTGAAGATGGTTGTGATTATGTGGCTTGGCATGATGTCGATATGCTTGGGCACGAGGAATCTGATTATTCATATTCAGATGATACACCGATTCATATCTCAACAAAGTTATCAAAATACAACTATACCTTAGGTTATGATCAATACTTTGGTGGTGTGGTATTATTCACAAAAGAACAAGCATATAAAACTAACGGTTATTCAAATGAGTATTGGGATTGGGGTCAAGAAGATGATGATTTATTTTGGAGATGTCATTTTGAAGGGATGACAACTGGTAGGGTTATAGACACTGAAAAAAACAAACTCATTGCAAATTTCAATGGTGATGATTCTGCGATTTATATACCAACTAATCGTGAGATCAGTTCGTGCTTACACAATGATCATACAATAACATTAACCTTTAACGCTGAACAACAAGATGATAAAGTTCCCATTTTTAGAGTTGGTGATAAGAATAAAAAATTCATAGAATATCCAATATTAAGAAAAGACGGTAGTTGGACCTGGGGAGTTTCATTTAACAATTCTAGAGCAGTTACTATGTCGTTATTTGATAGAGATGGTTTAAATCATTATAACTGGGCTAAAAGATTTGAGGGTATGTGGACAAAGGTTACTTTTAGTTATAGTAGTGAAGAAAAGAATGCATATTTTTATATTAATGATGAGTTGATTTCACAAATAAGTGGTATAAAACAAAACGCACCATTTCTTGTAAAGAATGATCTTAAAACACACGATTCAATAAAGCCGTTTTTACTAGGATTTTGTTCACATGTAAACACCAGATTTAAAGGTAAAATATCTGATTTTAAAATTTATAATAAGTATTTTAGTGATATAAATCTAATATCACAAAATAAAGAAAATATGGTATTGGAAATGGATCTAACAAGTGATGGTATAATTAAACAAAACATAAACTTAACTAACGAAGACATTGAGATCTTTGAAAATGTTGTACCCTTTAGAAGAGAGGGTAGGTTTTATTGTTTACCACATGTTGATGAAGGATTTATTCATGGTAACTGGGCCAAAGGTGAAACAACAGCAAAAAATGAAAAACGCTTTGTTACAGAAATGCAACAAGGTAAATTAAACTATAAAGAAGACGGATTAAATAAAATATTAGAAGTGTTAGAAATTGATAATGTTGATGAGACACTATACCCTAATACTAAATTTATAAATGTTAAAATGATTACCAACTATGCTTAACCTCGTAACAGTAGTTGGAAGAAACACTCACATATTACCTCATATGCTAAAACACTATGAAGGTATGGTAGATAAGATATATGTTGGTGTTTATAGACAACACGAAAACGATGGTATCTTAGAAGAAGTTAGAAATCTTGGTATTGAACCATTTATAGTTGTTACTGAACCAAAGTATAATTGGAATAAGGTAACTGAAATGTATAATACCATTAAGCGTACCAAACCTAATGAATGGTGGATCGTTTCAGATGATGATGAGTTACAAGTATACCCATATGATATCAGAGATATCATTAAAGAATGTGAAGAAAATAATTTTACATTTGTAACCGGTGGATTTTTAGATAGATTAGGGGAAGGTGGAACATTTCCTATTGTTGAAAGAGATAGTGATATACATAAGCTATTCCCATATGCTGGATTTTTCAGATACCCAATGTCAAATGCGTGCCCGAATAAAGTCACACTAATGCTTGGTTCTCAAGATGTTACATCTGGCCAACATTATGCTGATTTTGGTAATAATAAGAATAGTTGGGGTAGATGGCATAGAAAAAGAATGCCAATTGATATTGTTTTCACACAAGTACATCACTTTAAATGGGATTCTACATGCAATACCAGAATTAAGGAGGTTGCGGATACTAGAATTGATTATACTTGGTTCTGGGAGTATGAAAAATTATATGAAGAGTTAGAAAAGAACAAGTGGATTGTAGATATTAATAAACCTGAGTTTTTATTTGAAAAACTAGATAATTTTTCGTATATTAACTTTAATGACTATTCAAAATGGGATGTCTTAAGAGATAAAATTGTAACAATTTAGATAATGAGCAAAAAAACACCAGTTAGTGATACTTTCTGTATTTTACCATGGACGCATTTAATGATACAACCAAATGGTAATATACAACCTTGTTGCATGACCCCACATGATATGCCAATCGGTAACACCAAAGAAGATACCTTAGAGGAAGTGTGGAACGGATTTGTTATGAAGAACATTCGTAAAAAAATGTTAAAGGGAGAAAAACCTATGCTTTGTAATAGATGTTACATGATGGAAGATAACGGTGCGGTTAGTCCTAGAGTTAACATGACTGAAAAGTTTGGTGCTGATGTTGATAAAATGATTGCAAACACAAATAGAGAAACTGGCCACAATAATGATTTTTCTTTAAAGTATTGGGACTTTAGATTCTCTAACATTTGTAATTTTAAATGCAGAATGTGTGGAACGTTTGCTAGTAGTAAATGGGCGGATGATGAAATGGCTATTCATGGTCAATCCAATAATGGGTTAATGAATTTTAGAAGTGAATCCAGAGAAGATATCATGAACTATGTGGATAAATTTATTGGTGATGTCCAAGAGATTTATTTTGCTGGCGGTGAACCACTGATCATGGATGAACATTATATTATTTTAGAAAAGTTAATTGCTGCAGGTAGAACAGATGTAATTTTAAGATATAATACAAACTTTAGTCACATACAATTTAAAAAATGGGATTTAAATAAACTATGGGAACCATTTATTAATTGTGCTAAAAATCCAAAGGGTAGAGTGCAATTATTTGCGTCGTTAGATGCAGTTGGGCCTGTTGCAGAATTAGCTAGACATGGCACTGTTTGGGAAAACGTCTATAAAAATATTGAAACCGCGCTCAAGTTGGGTGTTGAGGTTTTTGTTTCCCCAACAATTAGTATACTAAACGTCTTTCATGTTACTGATTTATTTGATGCGATTGTTAAATTAGGAATCAAACCTTCATATATTATCTTCAATAATTTTTTAACAGATCCACAATGTTATGATATAAGAATCTTACCTGAAGATCTAAAAGAAGAATTAATGAATAAGCTAGAATCATATCACAAGAACTTACCAGAAGGTGCATACAAAAACGCTATTGGTTCAGCAATCGGTGCCTGGGTTCATTTTCTTTATTCTGAAATTAATATAGATTTATTACAATTACAAATCAGTAGAAGAGAACTACTAAGAGTTACAACAATATTAGATGTTAGAAGAAATGAAAACTTCTTAGATGTTAATCCACAATATAAAGATTGGTTTAAAGAGGTTAGAGCAACGGTTAAAAACTATGAGACTGAAGAATTTTTCTTTAGAGATAGAAGTTTACCTGACCCACCTAATGAAATACCTAAAACAATCGAAAACTAAAATTTATGTTAGATAAAAAAGATTTTGTTTGTTTACAACCATTTGAGTTCACCGAATTCTTTGATTACAAAACATATATGTGCTGTCCTAATTGGTTACCAGTTGATTTGGGTGATCCAATTGATATTAAAAACACCTGGGTTTCTGATCTAGCAAATAAGGTTAGAGAAAGTATGATAGATGGTAGTTACAAATATTGTATTGAAGCTAGATGTCCTAAATTAACGGGGTTAAAAGAAGGTAAAAGCGAAGGCTTTATGCCAAAGGAAGAGTTCTTAAGAAAAATCGATCAGTTTAAAGATCCGGTACCCAAAAGTGTTAAATTTAATTTTGATCAAAGCTGTAATCTACAGTGCCCTAGTTGTCGTTTAGAAAAAATAAATTATGTTGGGGAAGAAAGAACAAGAACGGAATTGATATTACAAAGTATTGAAGAACAATTGTCTGAGGGTCTTGAGCATATAGAATGTACCGGATCTGGTGATCCATTTTTTTCTAGAACATTTAAGAAGTGGTTAATGACATTTAAGCCCAGTATGTACCCTAATTTAAAAAGTATACACTTACATACCAACGGTACTCTTTGGAACGAATCTAACTGGTCTAAAATGACAAATGTGCATAGATTTATTAAGTCTGCTGAGATATCTGTTGATGCAGCAACAAAAGACACGTATGAAAATTATACAAGGTTAGGTGGCAAATGGGAAGACATCCAAAACAATCTTAGGTTTATTGCAACATTACCCAATCTAGAATATGTTACCATGTCTTTTGTTGTTCAAAATTCAAATTATAAAGAAATGGAAATGTTCTATAAGATGTCAGAAGAAATATTTGATGACACACATATCAATTGGCAGATATTTTTTAATAGAGTTGTTAACTGGGGAACATTTAAAAGTGAAGAATTTAAAATTGTTGATGTTGGTAATCCAGAACATCCAAACTACAAAGAGATGATTGAAATATACCATAGACTACCTGTTTCTAATAATATTAGACATAATTTAACAATAGAGTAATGATTGAATGTAAAAATTTAACAAATGGTTTTAGAATCGCCACCTCTGGAGGTTATTTTGCGTGTTGTCACACGTTTAATAACCCATTTAAAGATGAAAATGGTGATGAGATGGTAGCTAGCACACATTCAATTGAAGAAGGGTTAAAAAGCCCAACTAGAATGAAAATGTTAGATGATTTTAAAAATGATATTAGGCATCCGGCTTGTGTTGTTTGTTGGTCAGCAGAAGATGCTGGATTTGTTAGTAAAAGACAAAGAGATAATGAGACATATAAAAAAATACTTGAATTTTACCCAGAAAGAAAAGATTCTGATTTATTTTTTTTAGAATTAAATCTTGGTAACACATGTAATCTTGCATGTAGAATATGTCATATATCTGCATCATCAAAATGGAAAGAATTTCATCATGTAACAGAAACCGATGTAACTGAAGAAAGATTAGACTTTTATGTAGATAAATATTCAAAAGCATTTAGAGACAATAGTATTGTTTGGGCTGAATTAATGAGTATACTTCCTGAAGTTAGAAGTTTAGACATATATGGGGGTGAACCAATGTTGATGAAAAAGCAATGGGAGATTTTAGAAATGTCCGTTAAGTTGGGGTATTCTAAAAAACAACAAATGAGTTTTAACACAAACGGTACAATTATAAATGAGAAGTATATTGATATTTTAAGTTCATTTGCACAGTGTAGAATTGGGTTTAGTATTGATGGCGTTGGTAAAAGATTCAACTATTTAAGACATTTTGGGAAATGGGATGTGGTTAGTGAAAATATTAATATTTGGCAAAATAAAGTTAAATTAATTCCAGACAATAAAATAATCTTTGAGGTATGTTGTACTATATCAATGCTAAATGTTCTTCATGTTTTTGAGATGGTTGATTTTGTTATTGAGAACCATTTAAAATTAATGATAGCTTTTGTTTACAACCCCAGACACTTACACATTGGATATATGCCAGAGAAGTGTAAAAAACTTATTTTAGAAAAACTTGAAGCCGAGTATGATCTTAGGATTACACAAATTAATGATGATACAACAATAGATGATTCTGAAAAACAATATAGATGGGATGTAATGAGGCAAGCACATAAAGTTATAAACACATTAAAATTACCTGTTGAGGGTACACAAGGTGATTGGCAAGAATTTAAGAGACAAACATTAGCATTAGACATTTTAAGGAATGAATCTTTTGCTGATACATTTGCGGATTTAGAAGAAATATATAATATTACAAAAACAACAAAATTAATATAAGATGTCAGAAAGACTATTAAAATTTAAAGAAGAAAAATTAGATTCAGTTAGCTGTAGCTTCTGTCCTGCTAAGTGGTATAATGCAACTATCGATTTAGGTAGTGGTTATAGTAGGTCATGTTTCCTACCATTACCACACCCAATTGATTTAGAAGAAATTAAAACAAACCCATCAGCATTACATAACACTTCACATAAAAAGAAAATGAGAAGAATGATGTTATCAGGTATTAGACCTGCTGAATGTTCTTATTGTTGGAAGGTTGATGACATTGGTAGAAACAATATTTCAGATAGAGTTTATAGAAGCATGGAATACAAACATGAAGATATTGATATCTTAAAAGATTTACCTTGGGATGCTGATGTTAATTTGAGAACCGTAGAACTATCATTTGATAGAAGTTGTAATTTTGCTTGTTCATATTGTAACCCAAGCTATTCAACAACCTGGGGTAAAGATATTGATGAACATGGACCATATCAAAAATTTAAAACATTAACTGCTGGTGCATATCAACAAAACGGTTCATGGGCAGATCCTGAAAATAAATTTATTGGTGATAACCCATATGTTACAGCATTTTTAGAATGGTGGCCAGACTTATCAAAAGATTTACAAACATTAAGAATCACTGGTGGTGAACCATCAACTAGTCATAACTTTTGGAAATTCTTAGATAAAATTAAAGATCAATCATATCCTAATTTAAATCTATCTATAAATTCTAATTTAGGTGTTAAAGATGAATTGATTGATAAATTAATTAGAACAACCCACGAATTAGATATTCAATCATATGACATCTACACAAGTTGTGAATCATATGGTGATCACGCAGAATATCTTAGAGATGGTTTAATTTATTCTAAATGGAGAGGTAATGTTGTTAGAATGATTGAAGAGGCTAACATTAGACAAATTGTAATCATGATGACTGTGACTGGTTTATCATTAATGTCAATGACTGAGTTCATGGATGATATGTTGGAGTTAAAGAAAAAGTATGGTCCTAATAAACCAACAATGGATCTTAACTTCTTAAGATGGCCAGGATTTATGTCACCATTGAATTTACCAGATAATATTAAGATTGAAGCTAAAAATAAAATTCAAGTTTGGTTAGATAAGAATAGAGATTCTGGTTTATTATTAGAACATGAGATAACACAAACACAAAGAGTAATTGATTACATTGATGTTGTTGATCAAGGACACGCTAGAGCTGAGTTCGATAAAGATAAACACTTCCATGACTTCAAAAGTTTTTATGTACAATATGATATTAGAAGAAACAAAGACTTTAGAAAAACATTCCCAATGTTAGTTGATTGGTACGATTCTATTCAAATAGACAACTATATACCAGATGTTAAATTGTCTGGTGGTGGTATGGAAGGTTGGGAGCTTGGTGAATATAAACCAGACATCATGGCTAGAAATGAAGCCAGACAAAAAAATGATTTAAACTAAATGGAAAAAAATTATAATAAAGAAACCTTTTGTGTTGCTCCATGGATTGCATCGCATTTAAGTACATTTGGAAATGTTGTTCCTTGTTGTTTATATAAACAAGAACGAGTTTTCGGAGAACTTAAACAAGGTGTTCCATTAAATGAAATGTATAATTCTGATGTTGCAAAGGATATTAGAAAAAGATTGTGGAATGGTGAGAAGATAAATGAGTGTCAAATTTGCTGGTATAGAGAAGAGGTTTCAAAAGGGAAGAGCCAAGTTGATAGTTACAGATTTAATTTAAACAAACAGTTTGAAGATGAAATAGAAAACATTGTGGATAACACAAATGAAGATTTTTCATTAAAAATTATACAATTTAAACACTTAGATCTACGTTTTGATAATAAATGTAATTTAAAATGTAGGATTTGTAATCCCGGTTTTTCATCATCATTATATAAAGAGTATAAAGCGTTAGGCTTCAATAATTTTAAAGATTATGGTCAACCATATAGTATGTCGGTTGATGATGATGAGTTTAATTTTATTTTAAGCCAATTAAAGCATGTTAAGTCATTATTTTTTGCTGGTGGCGAACCATTAACACAAGATAAACATTATCAAATATTACAATACTGCATAGACAATGACTATGCTAAAAATATAACAGTGTGGGTTACAACCAATTTCACAAAATTATATTATAAAGATTACAATATAATTGAGATGTGGAAGAAGTTCAAAGCTGTTGAGATAACAGCGAGTATAGATGGGTTTGAAGAGAGAGGTCAATACCTTAGAAGCGGATCCAAATGGTCTGAAATAGTTGAGAATAGAAAAACACTTTTGAGAGAACTACCAGATACTTTTTTTGGAATTGTACCAACAATTAACATAATGAATAGCTATACCATAATTGATTTATATAAAAATTGGATAGAAAATGGCTACTTACTTCCCGGTAAAATCCATATTAATTTATTGACACATCCAGAACACCTTCAGATAAAAATGCTACCTGAAAGACATAAAGAGGTTCTTAGAATATTGTATAATAACCTTATAATTTGGATAAAAAATAACATAGCGGATAACAGTGAAGCACAACGAGACATAGGACAATTTGAATTTGTAATAGACTTGTTAAATCAAGAAAGAGATGAAGAAATGTTCCAAAAGTTTTTAAAAATGACAGACATGGTTGACACATTCAGAGGTGATGATTTCTTTTCTGTGTTTACTGAGTTTAGAGATTTTATTGATCCAAATGTTATCATTGAATTACCCAAAGATGATAATGTAAAATTATTATAATGAATTCCATCTCAGAAAAATTTTGCTATTTACCCTTTGGTTCAATTTATGTTGGGGCATCTGGTACACTATCACCTTGTTGTATTGCTTCTCCATTTAAAGAGAATATTCATTTCAAGGATTTCAATTCTGTTGATGAAGCAATTAATAGCGAACCATATAAACGTATTAGAAAAGAGATGTTATTTAATATTGCGCCATCTGAATGTGCGGAATGTTTTGTATATAAAAATAGACACAAAGAACATAGTAATATTGAGTTTAGAGAAGAAATAGCGGACCCATCATTATATAATGAAGACTATAGTGTAAACAAAATTGTTTACACAGATTTGAGACTTTCTAATCATTGTAATTTTAAATGTAGAATGTGTTTTCATGGATCATCATCAACCTGGTTTGAGTATTGGGGATATGTTCAAAATCAACCAGAATATGATACCATCAATACCAAGTACTTAACAGCGGGTGACGACGCTCTTGATAAGTTTTCAGAAGAAAATATTGATTCTATTCGTAAAGTTTATTTAGCTGGTGGTGAACCATTTATAACGCCAACAACATTTACCTTGTTAGATAGATTCAGTGACGAACAGGCTAAAAATGTTTATATATTAATTAATACAAACTTATCCACACTAACATACAAAGGTATTGACATACTTGATAAACTTAAACGTTTTAAAACTGTAGACATCTCTTGTTCATGTGATGGGTATGGTAAAATTGGTGAATATCAAAGACCAGGATTTAATTCTGAAAAATTCTTTAAAAATCTGGAAACGCTAATTAAGTTTAAAGAAACCAACGACAATTTCAAAGTTTCTATTGATTATACTATTTCAACAATAAACATGTACCATTCTTTTGATTTCATAAAGTTTGTTGAAGAAAATTACCTCCATTCAGATCACATTAGGTTTCATACTGTGACTCAACCTTTTTATTTTGCACCTGGAATTTGTAAGGGTGGCATGAAACAAGCGTTAATAGAACTTTATGAAAACAACATAAACAATTTAACATCACTTTGTAGATATACGTTGATTGAATTTGTTAAATATTTAAGAAACACTGAGGATGAGGAAGTTTATAGCCACCTATTAGATAAGAAGAAATATGTTACTATTTCACTACCGGAAACCTTAAGGAGATTTGACGAAATTAATAAAACCGATTATAAGGAAATATGCCCATGGTTAGGTGATATTTTTATTGATTAAAAATTGACTTTTCAACTTGTTTTAGCTATATTATCATTATGATATACTGGTTAACTGGACAACCCGGAGCAGGTAAAACAACCCTAGCAAAATACTTGGTGGAATATTTCCCTCAAAACGAGGTTACTCACATTGATGGGGATGATCTAAGAGACATCTTTAATAATAAAGACTATTCCATTACAGGAAGAAGACTAAACATCCAAAGAGCACAATACATTGCGCAATTCATGCATAGTAAAGGACACAATGTCATTGTATCCTTAGTTTCACCGTATAGAGATCAGAGAGAGGCATTTAAGTTCAGCACATCGGTTGTTGAGATTTATGTTCACACCACAGAAGATCGAGGTAGAAATCAATTCCACGTTGAGGAATATGAACCACCATTAGAAAATTTTATAGATATAGACACAACAATAAAGAACGAGACAGATTCATATTATGAACTGTTAAAAAAATTATCATTATGAGTAAAAAATACGCAATGTATGTTGGTAGATGGCAAAATTGGCATAAGGGCCACGAATGGCTTATTAACCAACAATTAGATAAAGGAAAAGATGTGTGGGTTGCAATTAGGAACGTGCCAACGGATGAAAATAACCCTAAGACCGCACAGCAAGTTATGATGGATCTAAGTGAAGAACCTTTCTTTAGAGAAAATTCACAAAGAATTAACATATCAATTATTCCTGATATTGAGAGCATTAATTATGGTAGAGGGGTTGGTTATGATGTAATATACCACGAACCTCCTGCGGATGTGGCGGTTATTAGTGGAACGGCAATTAGAACCGGACATATGACACCCGATGGTACAATAACATATGACCAAACTAAAGGATAATGATAGTAGAAAAGAAAAGACATATAGCTAAAACCATCTCATATCGAATTGTAAGTACCTTAATTGGATTCTTATTAATGTGGATGATTAGTGGGTCGATTAAAGTTGGTGCGGCTTTTGGTGTTGCAGAATTGATTTACAAGCCAATACAGTATTATCTACATGAAAGAATATGGTATAGATGGATTAAGTATGGTCTTAAAAAATAATAAAACGCTATGATTAACACATATCAAAATTTATTATCTGAAGAAGATTTGTTTTTCTTGAACTCGATATGTTTAAATTTTGTGGAAACACAAGTACCATATAAAAATAATAACTATGTTAGAAAAAGTTTAAACGTAAAAGAAGAATTATTAGAATACCAAGAAAGGTGTTCAAAATATTTACCAGATGGGTATAAATTAAGTGGGTTATGGATTAATAAGGTAACCGAAGAAACAAATATTAATGATGATTTTCATAACGATGAGGCGGACTTAACTATCATTACCTACATTAATGAAGATTTTGAGGGTGGGGAATTTGAGTATTTTTTAAAAGATAAAGAAATAAAAATAACACCTCAAATAAATCATACAATTATGTTAAATAAAAAAACAAAACACCGAGTTTTAAATGTAATTAGTGGATGTAGATTTAGTTTAATTTCATTTTATACAACAATAAAAAAAGAAGAAAAAACACTAATATGATTGATAATATAGAAATATTTGAAAACTTTCTATCACCTGAAGAATGTAATATTATTTTAAATAAATGTAAGAGTGAATTAACATTAGAAACTGCTAAAGTGTATAATAATAAAAATAATAAAAATAGTGAAAATACACGTAGAAAATCGTCTATTGCTTGGATATCTGATTTAGGATTTTTAAATGAAAGATTAACAAGTAAATTAAGAGAGTCATTCAATATAAACGGAATGGAAGTTACTGGTTTAGGTGATTATCAATTCACTGAGTATAAAGAACAAGAATACTTTGATTGGCATGTAGATAGTACTGATTTGTTATATAGAGATAGATTCGCATCTATAGTAATTCAGCTAAATGATAACTACACCGGTGGCATATTGGAAATTAAAAACAGTAAAGGTGAAGTTGTACCAATAGAGAATAGAATTGGAACATTATATGTTTTTAATTCAAGATTACTTCATAGAGTAGTACCTGTGGTTGAGGGTGTACGTTATTCGTTAGTTAATTGGATATCATTGGTTAAAACCGATTTTAAAAAACAAAATTTAATATGATAAACGGGTACCACATATTTGATGATATAATTCCAGAATTAAATCAAAATAAATTAGAAGAATATGTTAAGTTTTCAAATTTAAAATGGAATTATCAACACAACATTACGGGGCTATATGGTGGAACGGATTCATTAGAATTACCCGCAAATGTTTTAAAGGGTATTGATATTACAGACACTACAATTCTTAATATAATAAATTCAATAAAGTTAAATTTACTAAATAAACTTAATTTGGAATTTGAAAAGGATTATCGATATAAAATAAATTGGACCACCCCTATAGGAAAAAAATATGATTTTAAAAATTTAATACATATTGATATGGATGTGGCCCATATTGCTATTGTTTATTATATAAACGATACCGATGGCAACACTATTTTTTTAAATAATAAAAATGGAAATTCTTCAGAATCCCATCAAAATAATTTTAAAGGTGTCAATTTGGATGATTTTGAAATTGTAAATAGAATACCACCCAAAAAAGGTAGGGCGGTTATATTTGATGGTAACATTTATCACTATGGCGAATACCCAACAATAACCGATAGATTTATAATTAATTTTGATTTAGTTGGTAAAAATAAGAACAAAAATAAATTAATATAATATGGAAAAGATATTTTTTGATGACACAACATACATTTGGAAAACCAAATTAAATTATACAGGTGATAAATCATCTTTTTTAAAAGAAGCGTACTCTCTTATAGAATCCCAACCTAAAGTTAAATCAGATGGATTTGGATATAAAAGAGAATGGAACGAACATTTAAATTTTATTGGTGATGTTAAGGTTGAAACAAAATTAGATGAAATTTTTAAAATCGGTATTAATAAATGTAAAGAAATTTATAATGAAAAAAATATAAATTACAATAAAATCAATACAGACTCTTGGGTTAATGTTGTTCGATCAAAAAATCCAGTACAAGACAATTTTCACAATGGTAAAAAATATCATATACATACCGAAATTAATAAAGGAAACAAACAATTTATTCCACACTATACATATGTTTATTATATTCAAATGCCAGATGTAATGAATGGCGATGATGGTGTATTGTGTTTTTTAGGTGAAAATAAGAAAGAATATTTCATCAAACCAGAAGAAGATGATTTAATTATTATGGAGGCACATATCCCACACTCTCCAAATAGTGCACCAAACTCCACATTAGATAGAATAGTTATGGCTGGAAACGTTGGTTTTGATTTTATTAAAAAAGAAAAAACAATATTATAATGCTAGTAGAAAATAAATTTTTATTTGTAAATCTACCAAGATGTGCTTCAACCTCTTTTCATATATCATGTTTAAGAAGTGGATTTAAAATTGAACATTACGGCCAATCATTTGTAGACAATTATCATACACCAATTAATTTAACACTTAGTAATGAAGAGCTAGCAGACAACATGGTTCATCTTCATGAAAGATTAGATGTGTTACTTTCAAAATTTGGGAATGAATATGATATCATATCCATAAAAAGAGATAAGTACGAAAGATTCTTATCATTGTGGAAGCATATAATCGATATAGCACACATGGAAGGTAATATCGAATTATATAATATATTTAAAAAACTAGAGTTAGAAGATATTTTATTTTATAATTATTCAGATTTAATATCGAATGAGGAGTCTGTAATATCTGAATTTGTGAGAAGAAATAAAATTGAAAAACATATGACAGACATTCTTTATACTATGTTAATTATTTTAGTTAGACATGTCTCATTTTGGCATAATAATAATCCCAAAATAAAATGGTTTGAATTTGGTGAGTTTACAGAATTAGAAGAATGGGTTTCTAATAAAACAGGTAAACCATTTAAAATGGGGAAATCAAATGGAAGTCAACATTTTGATTGCAAATTAAAAATGAATAGTGATTTCATAAAAAGATATAATAATATTTATGATTATTATGATTTTCAAAAAAATGTTAAGACACTAATATAACATGATTAACACCCCTAATATCGATTATAAAGAAATATTTGAAGCCTGGAAAATTTCACTCAAACCAACACTAAAACAAGAAGAATTGGCTAAACTTAGGCTTGAGGTTTGTTTGGGGTGTAATTATAGAAAAGAAGTGGTTAAGGGGTTAAAATGGAGCACTCTTTGTGGAAAATGTGGATGCCCCTTAAATAAAAAAGTGTTTTCCCCAAATTATAATTCCTGCCCAGAAAAATTATGGGGTGATATTGATTCTAATTATTTGGAACCTCTTAACCCCAAAAATAAAAACACTTTAATATAAATAGTATATATCTATATATGTATATACAAATTTTAAAATGGTGATTAGTGATATTTATATAATAAGAAATAAAAAATAAGATTTTATGAAAGCAACAATAATTGGTAGTGATTTTTTACAAAAAGATGGTTCGGTCAAATTTTTGGAAATAAATACAAACACCACAATCTATAATGAGGGCGCGGATTTGTTAGAATATGACGCGTTATTTAATATGTTAAATGTTAATAATATTACAGAATTTCATTATATATGGACGGAAAATGATGCATATAGCCCATTAAATCAGGCACACAGATTTGTGCAAATATTAAAAACAAAATGTGAGGAAAATAATATATCATATACTGATCATATTGTGCCAATGAATTCGGTAACTGTACCTTTTATTGAAGACGCTAATAATAAATTTATCTTAAGACAGTCCTTTGATACTACCGCATTGGTAGATGAAACATATTGTGCTGATAAATTTGAATTTTTTAATTTAATGAAAGATTCACAATATATCCCCAAAACACATTACACATCGGATACATTAAATTTAAATACTTTGGATGAGGTGAATTATACTGATACTGAAAACCCAAACGTATTAATAAAATATCGTTATCCACAATATGATAAATCATTATACCCGGCCCTATATGCAGTTTCTAATAATACCGAATTATCTGATACAATAAATTCTGCTGAAAGTAATTTTTTAGTTCAAGAATTTATATTTTCAGAAGAAAATTTGGTGGAGGGTAGATATTCGATTATAAGAGGGATTGATATCATATATGGGTCTAATTTAGATGTTATTAATATGGGTGGCTATAGTCAATCCACGATAATACCGGTTTTATTTGCAACTACAGAACTTATTCCCAATACAAAAAAATTAAACCAAAAAAGTAGATACAAATATATTACAAAAGATGTTGGTGGATCAAAAGGAAAAGATTATCATACCGATGATGATTCAAATATTTTAAACTATGATGGCTCATTAACAAATGTTAGTACAATACAATTGGGTGATTATGTTCGTTCTATTAATTTTGTGGATTCAAATGAAAATGAAGCTAAAGCTTTTACTAATGAAATTTTAACATACGGTTGGGATAGTACATTACAGCAATCAAATGACACATTAGTACCATTACAATCTGAATTAGTGGGTATGATATCATCATCAGTTGAAATGGTAATGATAAAAATAACATTAGAAGATGGTAGAACTTGGTCAGATACTCCTGCGTGTGTATATTATATTGAAGAAAAAGATTCAACAGCAACTAGGTTTGAAAAGGTAAATAGTCTATATGTTGGTGATAAATTAGTTATAACCGATTCAAATACTAATCAATTAACAACCATAACAATTACGGGATTAGAAATGATATATGAAACCAAAACAATTTACACATTAGATTTTGCACCTTCTGATTTATTCTTAGTTGATATTGGCGATTTTCAATTTAGTGTAATGCATAATGGTTGCTGGTGTAGTTATTCATATTGTGGTAACTGGTGTTATTCATCATGGTGTCCAACCTGTCAATATGGCGGGTTTCAAAAATTTCAACCCTAAGATTTTTAATAAAAATATAAAATAAAAACATATCATGGCAAAGACCCCAAAAATAAGAGAAGAAAGACCATCAACTGTTATCAAGTTAGTAATTAGTCCACTATCTACGGATGTAAAGACAAAAATATCAACAGCATTTCAAGCAGTTGTTACCGCTATAAAAGATAAACACTTATCATAAGTTAAAAAGACGAATGTTTGTTCATCCATTTATATATGATAAATCATTCAATCAATAATAACGTATTTACACAAACCGAATGTCTTGATATAATTGATTTTTGTATTCAACACGGTAAACCTTTTTCATATCGTCCGAATGAATTTTGGGATTGTAGAAGAATACATGATGAGGGATTTAAGGAACAAATAATTACTTCATTAATGAATAATTATAAAACCGGGAATTTTAATTTATGGTTTGATTTTGATGATTTTAATCTAAGGAATTTTCTTATTAGTTTAACATCTTATTACGATGGTAGATACCTAAATTTACACAAAGATATTGATAGTGAGTTAACGTCGGTAATTGTATTATCAAATGGATTTGAAGGTGGTCAATTCGCATTAAGTGATAGTAACAGACCAGATATTCATTTTAATAAAATGGATGATATTACTACTTATGATTTAAAAATTGGTGATATGATATCCTTCAATGGGTCAAAAACCTATCATGGGGTTTTACCGGTCACAAATGGTACACGATATGCCTTAAATATTTGGATGGATAACATCAATTCTGACCGATTAAAACGTAAAGTTGAAAAAACATTGATATGAGTATATTAATTGTTGCATTACCTAGAACCGGTTCAACTTCATTATTATATAAATTAGCAAAAGAAAAGGGATTAACTCCGATATTTGAACCATTCGATAATAGTGGAAGATTTAAGTATAATGGTGAAAAAAACGTAGTCCTTAAAACAATAATATGTCATCACCCAAACAATTTTGAATTAAGTAAGTACTTTGACAAGGTAATATTATTATCTAGAAAAAATATATTAGAATGTGTAGAATCTCACGCATACCAAATCTACTTCTCAAAAAAGAAAAATTACAATTCAAATCATCAATATTATTACGAAGAAGTACCATCTAAGTTATTTGATTTATGTTATAATGATGTAATGAAATGGAATAAGGATTTGAGTGAATTATCTTATAGACTTAACACCCCAATTACATATTATGAAGACATATATGATATCAATAGTAATGAAAGATTACGAAAAGGGAATAAAAGTGAATTTAATAAAAAACTAATTTAATTATTGTGAATTATACAACACCATATGATTTTTTAAAAAATTGTGTAATGACTAGAATCAAACCAAGTGGGGTACACGGTGTTGGTGTTTTTGCAATTAGGGATATTAAAAAGGGTGAAACCGTTTTTGAATTTTGGCAAGGAAAAACGGGGATATATGAAATTTCTAAAGCTGAGTTTGACACCTTTTCAGAGGAATTACAAGATTTTATAAGAGCAATGCGTGGTCACCCGTATAAAGTTAAACTTACAAATGGGTGTGTATATGGTTGTACAAATCATTATATTAATACAAATTTTGAAAACGGAACGGTTGATTGTTTCACATTTAAAGCATTGGCCGATATTCCATTAAATGAGGAGTTGTTTAGTAATTATGGGAATAACCATAGACATGAATATAAATTAATATAAAATGATTATTACAATACTATGTGAACCTAGAAGTGGATCTACAAATTTGGCCAATTGGTTTTTTATAAGAAAGGATTTCACGGTATTATATGAACCATATAATATTAAGTCAGAATGGTACAAGAACAAAATACCACCCCAAAACTGGGAATTTACAACTGAACATCTATTAATAAAGGAAATTTATTCAAAAGAAATAAATTATACCGATTTATTAGACATATCAGACAAAATCATTATTCTTTATAGAGAAAATGAATATGAACAATCGCTATCCTGGGAAAATGCTGTTGCAACAAATAACTGGGATAGGCCGTGGGTTTATGAAGAAAACTCTGAAAAAAAACAAACCGTAGGGTTGGATTATTTTTATGATATAAAAGAAGGTATTAAAGAAAATTATATTAATAAGAATTATTTCACAATATCATACGAAGAATTATATTATAATAATGGGTTTCAAAGGGTTGTGGATTACCTTAATATTGATGGTGTTGAGAACACTGGGTTCCCATATGGCCAGAAATATAGAATTAATACTGACAAACCCAGGCCATTAATTTAAATCCTTTTATAAAACCAATATTTTAATTACCATAATCAAAGGACAAACTATTTATCTATGTATAATACACATTTAGATGAATATATTTGATCCTCACATATCGGGCTCCCTATCAGTATCTGGTTCGGGAGAAATTTCAGGAGACTTAAGGGTACTGGGTACCATTTCTGGCTCTATTAAGGGAGACGGGTCTCAACTCTTTAATATACCCTCTAGCGGTGTTACAGGGCTCAATTTAACACGAATTGCTGATGGGGTTGCCACAGCATCCATTTCTTCAGCAAACGGCTTAAGAATTAACTCAAATACCGAAATTACGGGGACATTAAAACTTAATAAAGTAAACTTAGGTAGTAACAACATTGTTGATATTACTCTTACAGATGGGGGAGGGAAATATTTCATCAACGGAGTTAGAGCTCCAAGGTTATCCTTCATTAAGGGATTCAAATATAGATTTTATTTTAATAACAATAACGTACACCCATTACTTTTTTCTTTAACTAGCGAAGGGGAACACAATGGAGGTACAATATATACCACTGGAATAACAACCAACTCCGACCCTTTTTATGTTGAAGTTGATGTTACCGATGCCACAGCCACAACATTCTATTATTGGTGTGACCATCACGTTGGGATGGGTAATGCTATAACAGTATATTCGGATTTTATACATGGTCAATCTAGTATTGGTCTCATTAACGTAGATACAACTGCACTTGCCACAACCGGGTCAAATAACTTTACAAATATTCAAAGAACAAGTGGGTCCTTAGTGGTGACCGGTTCCGTTGATATCACAGGTTCAATTACATTGAATGGTCAAGCAATTGGAACAGGAAAATTGGATGAAACAACATTTCAATCATATACAAGTTCAAACGATTCAACCAACTCAACACAAAATAGTCGGTTAACATCAATCGAGTCTGCAACGAGTAGTTTGAATTCATTTACTAGTTCCATCGATAATACAATTAAAAATAAACTTAATACGGAAGCAGTTATAACTGGAAGCGTTCAAGTTTTAATAACAGGAACAACAGGATATTCCACGTTTAGCTCAAGTGTGTCTACAAGTATAGGTTCATTATCTAGTTCAGTTGCCACCACAACAAGTGGATTATCATCTAGCATTGGTTCTTTGAGTTCTAGTGTTGATTCTTTATCCTCATCAATTGCAACAACAACTAGTGGGTTAAGTTCTAGTGTTGCAACAACAACAAGTGGATTAAGCTCAAGTATTGGAAGTTTATCTTCGTCTTTTAGTTCCACTAATGATACTCAGAATGGTAAATTAACAAGTATTGAAACATCAACAAGTAGTTTAAATACATTTACTAGTTCTATTGACACAACAATTAAAAATAAACTTAACACAGAAACGGTTATATCGGGAAGTGTTCAAGTTATAATAACAGGAACAACTGGTTATTCAACATTCAGCTCAAGTATATCAACAAGTGTAGGATTATTAAGTTCGTCAGTTGCTACAACAACAAGTGGATTAAGCTCAAGTATTGGAAGTTTATCTTCATCTTTTAGTTCTACCAGTGATGCACAGAATAATAAAATTACAAGTATTGAAACATCAACAAGTAGTTTAAATTCATATACAAGTAGTAATATTACTAACATAAATGCAATTCATACATCAACAGGTAGTTTAAATACATTTAGTTCATCAATATTAGGTAGTATTGAACTTACTGGTTCTAATTTAACAGTTAAAGGAGATTTACTTGTTAAAGGAACAACAACACAAATCGATTCAACAACCGTAAACATTGGCGATAATATCATTCAATTAAATGGTACTGGTGCAACCAATGCGGGTATTGTTGTTAGAGATGCAACAGCACCAAATACCATTTCAGGATCATTGTTATGGGACACAACAAATGATTATTGGAAGGCTGGAATTGTAGGAAGTGAAGAAAAAATAATTCTTAATACTGAATACTCAACGTTCTCTACATCAATAGATTCTAGAGCAACTAGTTTACAAACATCAACAAGTTCTTTAAACACATATACCAGTTCTAATAATACTAACATAAGTGCTATTCACACATCAACCGGTAGTTTAAATACATTTACATCTAGTGCTAATACTAAATTTGGTGTTATCGAAACCTCCACATCAAGTTTAAATACATTTACTTCTTCGTTATTAACGGCAATAGAGTTAACAGGTTCTAACCTTACAGTTAGAGGTAACTTCTTGGTTAAAGGTACAACAACAAACGTTAATACAACAACGTTAGATGTTGATAATAATCTAATTAACTTAAATGGTAATGGTGCGTCATTTGCTGGTATACGAGTTAAAGATACAACAGGTCCAAATTTAATATCAGGGTCATTATTATGGGATGCAACAAATGATTATTGGATTGCGGGTCAATTAGGTTCAGAACAAAGATTAGTAAGAGAAACAGAATTTAACAATGCCGTTACAAGAGTAGGTAATGTTGAAACTTCAACAGGTTCATTAAACTCTTTTACGAGTTCTATTAATACAACCATTAAAACAAAATTAAATACTGAAGGTGTTTTAAGTGGATCCATTCAAGTTAATCACAATACAACAACAAATTATGTTGCAAATGAACATATAAACCATACGGCGGTTTCAATTACTGCAGGAAGTGGTTTAACTGGTGGCGGAGATATATCAACAACACGGACAATTAATGTGGGTGCGGGTAACGGTATAACAGTAAATGCTGATGATATTGCAATTGATACATCGTCAGCAACATTTACCACGGGTGTTAAAACTAAATTAAATACTGAAGGTGTAATATCAGGTTCTGCACAAGTTACTGGATTAAGTAACGCACAATTAACAAACTCATCGTTTCATGTTGGAACAACATCAATATCATTAGGTAGAACAAGTGCGTCTCAAACATTAACGGGAATATCAATTGATGGCACCTCAGCTTATGCCACTCAATGGGGTACTAGTGCTGGATATGCTAATTTTAGTTCAACTGCTATATCAAGTGGTGTAGGATGGGTTTTGGGTACTACAGGCAATGGTTATTATGCTCCTGTTTCACTTGCTAGTGTGTCTTCTTTACTAAACTTAAGTGGTACAAACACGGGTGATGAAACATTAGCGAGAGTAAATGCATTAGCAATAACCACAGTGGGCACAATTACTTCAGGTACTTGGAACGGTACTGCAATTGGAAATGCATATTTGGCAAACTCATCTTTTCATGTTGGAACAACATCAATATCATTAGGTAGGGCATCCGCATCACAAACATTAACGGGAGTATCGATTGATGGTAATGCCGCAACAGTAACAAACGCAACCTTCTATCGTCAGTTCACGGTAAGAGATGATAGAAGCGATGGAGGTAATTATAATTTATCAGGAAGAGCAACTGGTTTATATGCGATTGAAAGTTCAGGATCTAATGGTCCGGGTTCTGGGTATTTAAGTTTGATACACGTTGCTAATGGTACAGATGTTGCTTTCCAAATTGCGGGTGGATATACCTCTGATAATATGTATTTTAGAGGAACATCAGCATTACAAAGCGGAACTGGATATAGTGCTTGGAGAACGGTTATTCATAGTGGTAACATTGGTTCACAAACAGTATCAAACGTATCTGGAACGGTTGCAATTGCTAATGGTGGAACAGCAGCAACAGACGCAACAACAGCAAGAACAAATTTAGGTTTAGCAATTGGTACAAACGTTTTAGCATATAGAACATTTGGAACTGCGGCAAATAGTGCAACAGGAGATTTTGCAACAGCAGCACAAGGAACAACCGCAGATGCCGCATTAGCTAGATCGGGTGGAACCATGACGGGTAATTTACTATTCTCTAACAAGGGTATTAACATGAAGAGAGATAGTGGTGCGAATACAGGTATATCTTGGTATTCTACATCATATTCAGCGTGGTGTGATTATATGTCACCAGCAGCGACGACAGGTTGTGGCCCGAATGGTAATATTACCGCACCAGCAGGAACATATGTAACTTCGTGGGGATTAAGACGGTTTATTGAGGATAACGCGGGATTTGGTTGGACTTGGGAATCAGGAACATCAACTCAAGTAACACCAACTATTAAAGCAGAATTAAGAGCATCTGATGGTTTATTTAGTGTTGCTGGTGCAATGTATTCTGCGGGTAGTGTTGTGAAAACTGTTGCTAACTCATCATATTCAACATCATTTAGTAGTGTATCATCAGTAACAGTTACACATAGTTTAGGAACAAAAGACGTGGCAGTATTTGTTTATGACAGTTCAGATAATATGTTCTGGCCATCATCAATCGTTACAACAAGCACATCGGTGGTTACAATAACTTTTTCATCTTCTAGATCAGGTAGGGTTGTAGTTGTAAGATAAAATCCGTATATTATATAATATGTTAAGAGAAAATGTAGAAGTTAGTGGGTCCTTAAATGTTAGTGGACAATATATTATACCAAGAGGGCCACGAGCAAATAGGCCATCTAGTCCTGATATTGGATCATTATATTTGGAAGAATCTACTAGTGGTAGTTTTGTTGTAACATACACAGCCTCATCAAATTATGACGATGGGTGGGAACCTGTCGGTTCGCAAAACACAGATAGAACTGGGTTCAAATATAGACAGGTTATTAATTACTCATACTTAGCTGGTGGTTATAAATCCGCATCACCATGGAAGAACGTTCATAGAACAACCAATTCAACAGATCAAACGGTTCACTTAGGGGAATTATTGGATTACCCCGCATCATATACCTCCGGAGCGTGTAGTAAAAGTATTTTATTTCTTTGGTCAACAAATACCGATGGAGCATTTAAAGGAGATAATACTATTCATTCAACTTGGACCAGTGGTGTTAATATGGTAAATGAAACATCATATGCACACCAATCAAAATGGGATTTGGCAAATGCGAGAGATGACTGTGGTACTTTACATCAAGAAACAGAATTTGCTTGGATATTTGGTGCTGGGGTTGCTGCAGTTGAGAAGTTCAATTTAACAAACGAAACAATGTATAGTGTTTATTACCAAGCGGGTGTCCCATACATTACAACAACATCATCAATCACGGGTAGTGGCCCTTCTGGTGCATCAGGATTTTCAGATGAGAATTATGGTTATGGATGGACACAACAAAGTGGTACAAAACTATTCTTCGCAAATGATACATTCACAAATAATCAGCAGTGGGGTGCGAGTGGTCAACAAAAAGGTATTAGTTCAAAGGTGGGTAAAGGTTATGCGGGAAATGAAGGAACATATAATGGGGGTTATAATTTAAGAAGATGGAATGTTTTTACTGAAACTAATTTAGGTAATGTTTCAAAACCTCACGGTAACTGTGGTGAAGAAAACTTTACAATGGGACAAGATCATCAATATATGTTAGGTTGTTATGACGGTGCACAGGTAAATACTAGTTGGAAATTTGGTTACACTACGGATACTGGTACAGTAAACCCTAGTGGTTTGGCGCCAGGAGTAAATGGTGGAACATCATCAGGTCATTGCGGTTGGAGAACATAAAATTTATATTTATAAGATATGCTACACGAAAATATTGAAATTAGTGGGTCCCTAAAAGCACAAGGCGTGATAAAATCACCAATTGGAACACGGGCAAATAGACCGAGCAGTCCACAAACTGGTTCACTTTATCTAGAACAGGCAACTAGTGGTAGTTTTTTAATGGTTTATATTGGTGTAAGTAACAACGATAGTGGTTGGGTTAGAGTATCGTCTCAGGTAAATGCTAATGTTGGGTTTAAATTCAGACAAATTATTAACTATTCATACCTAGCCGGTGGATATAAAGATTCATCACCATGGAAGAATGTTCATAGAACAATAAATGCAACGGATCAAACAACACATTTAGGTGAGTTGTTGGACTATCCAGCATCATACACATCTGGAGCTTGTAGTAGGTATATCTTATTTATATGGTCAGTCAATACGGATAATGTGTGGAAATCTGCATCAGATATACACGGAACAACAACCGCGGCGGTTAATATGACCAATGAAACAAAGTACGCACATAATGTAAAGTTTAATATAACAAACATAAGGTCAGATTGTGGTACCATGCATAAAGAAACCGCCACCGCCTACATTTTTAGTGGAGGTAATGCAACCGTTGAAAAATTCGATTTGAATACAGAAACAATTGCCACCGGTTTTAATTTAACAACAATAACCGGTAACGATGGTGGTAGTGCATTCTCCGATGAAAATTTTGGATATGGATGGACAAGTAGTGAAGGTGTTAAAATGAGTTTTGCAACAGAAACATTCAGCTCAAGTGGAATGTGGGGAAACCACTCACAACAAAAAGGAATTAGTTCAAAAGTTGGTAAGGGTTACGCGGGTGCCGATGGTTCTTATAATGGTGGATATGCTTTAAGAAGATGGAGCAACGCTAACGATACTAATATTGGTAACGTTGCTAAACCACATGGCAACTGTGGAGAAGAAAATTTTACAATGGGGCAAGATCATCAATACATGTTAGGTAATTATGATGGTGCACAAAATAATACAAGTTGGAAATTTAGTTACACAACAGACACAGGAACAGTAAACCCTAGTGGTTTAGCTCCTGGTGTTAATGGTGGAACGTCATCCGGACATTGTGGATGGAGAGGATAAAACTAATTAAAATATGATATACGAGAATTTAGAAATTAGTGGAAGTTTAACATCAGATCGTGTAGTTAATAGACCACCTAAAGGCGTTAGAGCAAGTAGACCTGGTTCACCATTATCTGGTTCTTTATATTTGGAAGAATCTACTAGTGGTAGCTTTTTAATGTTATATACCGGAGTATCAAATATTGATAACGGATGGGAAAGAATTGCAGCACAAGAAACCATCCCAATAGCATTTAAATATAGACAAGTTTTATCATATTCGTACTTAGCCGGTGGTTATAAAGATTCATCACCGTGGAGAAACGTACATAAAACAACAAACTCAACGAATCAAACAACACACGTTGGTGAATTATTAGATTATCCAGCGTCTTATACATCCGGTGCTTGTAATAAAACAATATTGTTTATTTGGTCAGTAAATGATGATGGGGCATGGAAAGGTCCAGATAGTATTCATGGGACTCGGACATCAGCAATTAATTTGTTTAACGATACAAACTATGCTCATCAAGCTAAATTTAACACAGGTATTGCTAGAAGTGACGTTGCCACTATGCAAAAAGAAACGGAGTTCGCCTATCTAATTTCAGGTGGATCGACAACCATTGAAAAATTTAATCTATCTAACGAAAGTTATGTAAGTGGATTTGGTGTAACGTCAATAAATGGTAATGATGGTGGAGCCGCATTCTTTGACGAAAGTTTTGGATATGCTTGGACAAATAGTGGAGGTATCAAGTTTAATTTTTCAAATGAAACTCCCTCATCGTCAACACAATGGGGAGCACACGCTCAACAAAAAGGAATTAGTTCTAAGGTTGGAAAAGGATATGCGGGGAATGAAGGTTCATATAATGGGGGTTACAACTTAAGAAGATGGAGTAACTCTACCGATACAAATATTGGTAATGTTGCAAAGCCACATGCCAACTGTGGTGAAGAAAACTTCGCATTAGGACAAGACTGGCAATATATGTTAGGAAATTATGATGGAACAGGACAAAACAATACGTCTTGGATAATGGTTTATGCAACCGACACAGGTTCAAATGCCATTACGGGATTAGCACCACGGGTTAACGCTGGGACATCATCTGGACATTGTGGTTGGAGATAACATTTGACTTTATGAATATTTTTAAGTATATTAGATGAAAACAAATTAATTATGGAACAAGGTTACAAATATGATAGATCAAATTTTATCAATAACCCATTTGATGAAAAACTAATGCAAATTTCTGAAAGTATGTCTTTTGCATTACCAAAATATAAAGCATATAACTTTGTGGGTGGAGCACAAATCACACCTTACGCGAGGTTAAAACAATGGTTATTAGAACTAAGAGGTAGAGAAGATGCTGTAGAGCATTTGGAATATACCGTTAGAAAGATGGAACTTGAAATCCAAATGGATGAGGAAAGTAAAGAATTCATAACTGACCCCAAAAGAAAGGAAATGGTTAATATAACCATTGCTGATAAAATGATTGATTTAAGAAAGTTTAATAGAAATCTTAAAGATGCATATAGAGAAAGACAAGGGTTTATTGATTTGATAAAAGAATTCTTGGAATCTGATCAGGCGATTTTACCTAACGGAACGAAATTAATTGATGTATTTGGAAATCCCGAATTAGAAGAAAAATATGAACATGAATACTGGACCGTTCGTATGGCAAAGCAAGCTATGCTAGATATGATTTCATATGGTAGAATTGGTACTGGTAATTTAGATTCGATTCTTATGATGGACCCAGAACAACAAAAACAAGTGCTAGCATTAGCATCCGCATATACTATCTCAACCGATAAAAATATAAACCAATTAATGACAGAAGCAACAACAAACAATTTTACAATTGAAGAGTCATTAAAAAATCAGTTAAGATTAAGTGAACCAAATAAAACAGAAACAGAAAAATTATTATAATGACACATATTCTTTTTAAAGTACAGGGAGACGTTCCAGGTTACATACAAGTAGTTGGGATGTATTTAAATTACAATTATGGTAGAATTGCTGACGAGTACAACGATATGAGAGTTGAGTTGAATAAACTTGGGGCAATAGTTATACCAGAAATTGTGGCTAAAGGCTTTGTTTTTGCTGACATATATAAAGATTATATTAGCGTTAGAACAAACTCGCATATTATGGACGAAATTCCTCAGTTAGCCGAATCTAGTGAGTCTGAAGAAGAAAAAGTAAAATATTTTCTTAATGAGGATGACAAACTATCAGCTGTACTTTTTAATAAAGCTGCAATGAGAAAAGTTGTTGCTGATAGATTTTCAGAAAGATATAAAGAGTTAATGGTTGATGCTTCTATACTAGAAAAAGATACTTGGGAAGAACAGAAAAGAGAAGCGTTTGGTTGGACAGCTGACGAAGATTATCAAACTCCGATCATAGATATTTTATGTGCGGGTAGAAATATAGATAAAACATTATTTGTACAAAAGATAATTAACAATGTTACAGCATATAATGTTAAATTAGCAAATCTATTATTAGAACAACAACTATTAGAAGAAAGAATTAAGGCGTGTGTAAACATCGCAGATTGCCACAGACTTAAGCACGAAAAATTTGGTGTTGCATTGAGCAAACAACAAAGGGAAGATGAAAATATTCCAACAACACCTCTCACATTGAAAATGGATTTTTAATGAATTTAGCTATTAACGGGACGTGTGCCAAAGGATGCTCATTTTGTTTCACAAAAGAAGACGCAAGACTAAAACACACACTCGGAGAAATGGATATAAACATGGTCGATAAAGTTATCGACCATTTTCATCTAAACAACTCCAACGAAGAAATCACAATACTCGGAGGTGAACCAACACAACATTCTAATTTTATTGGGATAATGGATCACATTTTCTCTAGAGGTTATAAGGTAAATCTAGTTAGTAATTTTCTTTTTGGTAAAACAACCAGAGATTATATTATAGATAATATTAAAAACATTAGATGGGCCTTTCCTAATGCCGCGGAACTCAATGAGAAAAACCGAATGGTTGTTTTTAAAAAGAACTATTTAGAAATCTATAAGGCTTATGCTAACACATGGGGATTCGATAACCACCCAAGATTATATTTGGCACTAACAATGTCAAGTGATTGGAAAGATAGAAATTTTTATGAATATATCAAATGGTTATACCACGAGTTAGATGGTAATATAAACGCCATAAGACTAGGTTTAGACCTTACTGGAACATATCTTATCAACAATAAAGAGATGGGCGTTGAGATGACCAAAATACTTAAATTTGGACGTTATAATGAGATTAAAATAACATCAGATTGTCAAGTTCCGCCATGTCTTTGGGAGGGTAAAACAAAAGGGGCTGTGATGGAAAATTCATTAAACTTTGCTACGTTTAAAATACCTGAATATGAAACAATATGTGGGTTTATGCCATTGGATATATTCCCAGATGGTAGTTCTATTCATTGTTATCCATTAGAAGATAAAGTAAAGATCAATAATGTTTTGGAAATATCGGGAGAAAATGGTATATTAGGTCTTAGAGAAGAGTTCGATAAACTTTATATAGAAAACCATAAAAATTATTCAATACCACAAGGATGTTTAGATTGTGTTTTTTACAAGACAGAATGTAATGGAATTTGTGGTGGTTGTTTAGAGGGAACCAAATGACAAATAAAATATTTTCAATACCGTTTAATCCGATGCTATCGGAAGAAGTATTCTTGAAAGAGTTCTACCCATTCCTGGAAAGGAACAAGGAATCAATCTATGACATTTATTTTACCTGTAGAATACCACCTTTCACACAAGATGCGATGGGTGCTATCTTTAGAGAAGAGGATAGAGACATTGTGTTTGAAAACGCAATGATTATACAAAAGGCTTTAGGTATTAGAATTAGTGCAACGTTCAATAATATTAATGTTTCTCCAAAATATGAGAACTATAAATTGTTTGTTGATAATTTAAAACCATTATATGAAAAGGGATTAAGGTGTATAACTATTCCTCATGGTCATTGGGTTGCAATGGGATTGAAGAAACATTTTCCAGAGATGGAAATTAAAAATACCATATTAAGAAAAGTTGCAACCGGTCAGGACTTTTGGTACAATGCTGATCAGGGATTTGATTATATTAATCTCGATAGAATTTTAATGAGAGATATTGAGGAGCTTAAAAACATTAAGCGTGCCCAATTAAGATATTACGAAGAGAAGGGTAGGTATGTTAAACTATCACTCTTGGTTAACGAGGGTTGTTTAGGTAGATGCCCAGTAATGGATGAACACTATTCATATAATAACCTTAGGCAACCTAATGAACTACCATATTTTCATCATGAGATATCTAAAGTAACATGTGAATACAAATGGGAAAAAGAGATCAATGCATTCTTTTTTAAAGCCGCAACAATACCACCATTCAAAGAAGAGTTTGACGAATTGCTAGAATATATCGATGTCTTTAAAATGCATGGTAGAGATAGCTTTAATCGTTTAAATGAAACAATAGAGATTGTGGATTCATATGTTGCAGGTAATGAAATTTTATCTGAAACATCAAATCTTTATCTTGATGGTATACCACACGAAGAATTAAAAGGTTGGAGAAATAAAATAAAGAAATGTAAATTTCAATGTTGGGATTGTAACTATTGTGATGTAGTTGCTGACCACAAAAAGAAATCATATGGACTTAGTTAAACATATTGACGATTCAATTGAATGGGGTAAACTAGAGGTATCTAAATTAACACAAGACATTTTAGATATTCATGGGATTACAAGTAATAAAGTGAGATCATTTCTTAATAACATATGTAGTCTGGATAACGCAACTTATCTTGAGGTTGGTGTGTTCAGGGGTGCCACATTTTGTTCTGCGATATATGGTAATGATATTAAATCAATTGCAATTGATAATTTTATGTCACCTAATTTAACACCAAAAGGTGTTAGTCAGAAGTTAGGTAACTATTACAAACATAATATTGATATTTTACCACAAGAAGAATTTTTGCATAATGTAAAACGATTTGGTAATGTGAATAACATATCAGTATATAAAACTGATTACCAAACATTTGATTTTAAAACGCTACCACATGTTGACATTATTTTTTATGATGGTGAAACAAAATATCATGATCAATATGTTGCATTAACAAACATGTTACCAATTTTTTCTAAAGAAACCATAGTCATTATGGATGATTGGAATTGGAACAGTGGTGCTTTCGATAAATTCATTGAAGATAATAATTTAATGATAACATATTACAAGGAGTTAATCACATCTGGTGAAGACTCAAAGGATTTTTGGAATGGTCTTGGGGTATTTTTAATTGAGAGATAGTTGATTATGTGATATTTTTTGTTTATATTAATAATAATAATTGTAAGGGGAGGTGGGTGAGTGGTTTAAACCGACAGCCTCCGAAGCTGCTATTGGACTTAACATTCAATCGAGAGTCCGAATCTCTTCCTCCCCGCAATTTTATAAACTTTTCTTAAACAAAAACAAAATGAGAAAAACAATCACAATGCTATCGCTAATGTTAGCATTTTTGTTTATTACTAGATTGTCATATGGTCAGTATAGTAGTAGTGCAATTCAGAAAGGTTCAGAACAATCCTTAAAAGTTCAAACGGACACAGTCCCTAATCAATTACAAGAAATTGTTGTTACAGCAAAGAAGGTACCTTTAATGACCAAGGTAGGCCCTTATGGTCAACCACTTTGGACAACAATGAGAATGTTTGCATCCACTAGAGTTTATGTGATGAACCCACCAGGTACCGCAATGTACGAGAAGTGGTTTGACATTAGACAAAGAAGAAACGGACCGGCACAAATTAGAATGAGAGATGAATTCACATTCGGTTTAGGTAAGAGGCTTCAGTTGGATTTATATTCCCACACGGTTTATGACGGTAAAGATGGGGATAAACAATTCAAATGGAGAGGTTTTTCTTGGGAGTTTCGTTATGCTCTTGCTGATTGGGGTAAATTATGGGGTAATCCAACTCTATATTGGGAAACAAAAATGTTAAATGGTCGCTGGGGTATTGAACCAAAGTTATTACTCGGTGATAGAATCGGTAAAAGTGGTATCTGGGGTTTCAATGCTATCTACGAAGGTAATCTAGCAGATAAAAAAGAACTCCGTGAAGATGAATATGCGTATACCGCATCATATGCAAACATAATCAATAATGATTTGACATTAGGGGTTTCTCACATGTTTAGGTATAACGACTTCGATGGTGGATCACAAGAATGGTACCTTGGGCCACTTTTACAATATCGTTTTAATAACAAAGGTTATTTGAATATTGAGCATATGCCAGGTTTAAACCAAGACGCAAAACAATCAAGAACCACAATTATATTCGCATGGAGATTCTAATCAACGGACAAGTATTCCTTGTCTATTTAATATTCATTATGTTCGTAACAGGTATCCTCAAAGAAAGAGGATACCTTATGGACATCTTTAGATTACTGGAACAAAGAGTTAAGTCAAAGAGAACGGTGGTATTCTTAGTATCACTATTTGGTGGGATCTTACCAATCCCTGGACGAGTTGCATTATCAGCATCTATGTTAAACAGCATAGCACCAGTTGATAATAAGAAACGTAAGAAGTTTGGTATCATTGACTACCTAGCAACACATCACTATTATCTATGGTCACCTTTAGAGAAAACTGTTATTATTCCAATGGCTGTGTTAAGTTTAACCTATATGCAATTCATGTCATATATCTGGCCATTACTTTTAATCTCAGCGTTATATATTACTTATTATATCTTATCATTAAAAGATGATGAAATAGATATTGAAGTTAAAGATGAACCAATTAATATGCAAAACATAACGATGGTGGTTATACCATTTTTAGTAACCATATTAATGTGTGTGTTTTTTACTGAATACTATTTTGGTTTCTTCACAGGATTCACAATATGGTTAGTATATTACTCTAAAAGCTGGAGTAAAATATTGAGCTATATCGACTGGGAACTAATATGGATCGTTGCTTTGGTTATTATTTTAGGTAACCTTGTTGGATCTTACTATACACAGATAGAAGCTATAATAAAACAGTACAGTGAACCATCTAACATATTGATTGTCTCTGTGTTAGGTTTTTTAGCTTCATTTTTATTAGGTTCTTCAGCAAAATATGCTGGAATTGTTAGTTTATTAACTAGTGTATTTGGAATGCATTATTTTGTTCTATTCTTTACTTTAGAATATTCAGCATACCTAATTTCACCATCACATAAGTGTTTACCTATTGGCCAAAGGTATTTTCATACTGGGTTTCTAACATATCTAAAAGCATTAATAATTTGGATATCAATGATGATAACTTATGCAATATTTACAGTTCTGTAAGGTTGACTTTTTGAAAAATAAAATATATATTATAAAAGAAAATTAAAAATTTATGGAAAAAATCACATTAAAATTAGGAGACGTTCTACAATTAGAAAGTGAAATAAACGGGTATATTGAACCACAAACTGGAGAACAGGTGTTCGAGGGATTCAGTAAACAAAACCTTTCAATAATTTTGAAATACGAATTGAGTGACTTCTCAACGGAACTTAAAGGTGAGAGAACTAAGGTTGAGGCGTTAAGAGATGAATTAATCAAAAAGTATGGAGAAGAAGATGGTAATGGCGGTGTCTTAGTAAAAATGTACAATGAAGTTAAGGACGATGAAGGTAACGTAACTGGTAAAGTTGTTAACCCTCAATACATCGAATTTGATAATGAATATGGTGTACTTTTAAATCAAGAAATTGAAATTGAATACCCTGAAATTACAAAAGAAGATTTAAAGGATGCAGGTAAAACGAAAGACAAATATCAGGTGTTATTTAAACTGATCAAAAAGGAAGTAAAAAAAGAAGGAGCTAATTAAGCTCCTTTTTTGTGTTCATTAATATAATCTGATAGATTAATGATTGGATACCAATTCAATACAAATTTAGCTAAATTACTTTCACATAAAGTTTCCTGAGCTTCACCTGGTTTATCATCAAAATATAATCGATCTTGCTTAAACATATCCGCAACTTCATTTAACGAAAAGTTTTCACCTCTACCTAGTTCAAAAATATGCCCCCAAGCATTTCTTTCTTGTATCTTAATTAATCCATTAACAATATCGTCAATGTGTGTAAAATCTCTCCTCTTGGAACCGTCGCCATATATTGTTAAAGGTTCACCATCATCATATTGTTTTTCCCACCTACCAATCACAGTACTATAACCGCCATCCCTTAAATGATATGGGCCGTATACATTATAAAAACGAGTAATAGAAGCATTTAATTTAAAATGATCCTGATAAAGTTTAATAATCTCCTCACCAATATCTTTACTGAATGTGTATGGATTTTTAAACTTACCGCTATGGTGTGAACTACTTCCAGCATAAACTAATGGTATATTATTGTTAACACAATACTGTGCTATGTTTAATGTACCATTTGTGTTTGTTTCAAAATATTCTACTGGCTGTTCAAATGATGGTTGTATTCTAGCTATTGCAGCTAAATGATAAACCATATCAAACTTCACATCATGCAAAATACTTAAATCTTTAACGTCACCAAATATATAATTTGCACCATCTTGATGATTAGTTATATATCCACTTAAATAGTTATCAATTGATGTGACACCATGTCCATCTTTCAATAATCTCTTAATCAAATTGGTGCCAACAAATCCAGCACCGCCAGTTACAAGTATATTCATTAAATTATCTTTTTAATATCAATCATCATATTACCAATTTGATACTCTCCTGGTTCATAATGAGGGATTGAAAGTCTTAGTTTTTTAAGTGTTTCTAGATCCTGTTCATCAAATGGGCTGGTTTCATAAATCATCACGTCAACGTCCTCTGTAAGGATAAATTTCGATCTTAAATCATATTTGGTATTCTTCTGTTCATTCTCTATATAGTCCTCAGGAATGAGCCCTAAATTAATTTTATCAAAGAATGGTTCTATCTGTAATAAATAAGCTCTACTTTTAGTGGTTAATCCCATATTGAATGTTTTATATTTGAAGTCATTATCCTCCCAATACCTGATCTCACTAAACGCTGAGATGGGTAACCCCCATTTTCTTATGAAGTTTCTGTTTGATGACACTTCAATTAATTGTCTATTATTCTTCATATCATCACTAAATCTAGATGTCTGAGAAACAAAATGATATGTAATGGCTGAATCACAAGTCTTTAGTTCATAGCCCTTTAATTTTGCTCTGATTAGGAAGTCATCATCTTCACAGAAGCATGGTACAAAACTAAACCCATCAAAGAATCCAACATCCTCAAACATCTTTTTGTATCCAGACATAAAGAATACAGCACCATCAGATAACTTATCATTTTTATTCCATTGTTTAACATAGGTATTAAAATTAAAGTCATCGAAATTATCGAATCCACTTCCAAGATCTAACAAGACCTTACCAGGTCTTTGGTGACCTCTGAATATTGGTGGCTCAATAGTGGTATATGATAATAACATATTCGGTTGTAACAATCTTTCAATTGCTTCTAAGAATCCTTCACCAATAACCATATCATTATGTATCAAGACTAACTTATCGGTATCAACTAATTTAATACCGGTATTATAGGTGTCAGAGAATGTTAATCTATCATCATCATGAATATAGGACACATTATTATCCACTAATGATGATAACCATTCCTT